TTAACCCATGTACTTCGGATTAGCGATTGAACGCGCATCTTTGTTCATGATGTCAATCAGACCGTTATTCTGAATACCCTGGAGAGTAGCAGTCGGTTGTTTGAAGCCAGCAGGTGCAGCACGACCACCTGGGTTATGCAGAGGCATACGCTTCATTACAGCACGAGCGATCTCTTTAGCTGCCATGGTATCGAACTCCATCAGGCCAGTGAATTCAGTATTGATTTCACGTACAGCACCGGAGGCGTTGTCAACATCGAAGCCGAACTCATAGTTCGCACCTTCTTTAGGCATCTGAGCCAGAACGATACAAGCATGACGAACGTCCTGCCAGTTACGCGTTGGTTCAAAGTACACAGACGACATGGAGATTTCATCCAGCAGTAAGTCACCACCATAGTTCAGTGTGATGATTTTCGGGTGGCGAATCACTGGGTCGTTCAGCAGGTAGCTGATCCAGGTATCCATCAGTTTGGAGAAGGATTCACCTTCTGGATCCAGAGCCATGTGGCTAATGGTACCGAACTGACGGGTTGAACCAACAGGGAAGCTCAGGGTAGAACCACCTGCCCAGGTAATGTCATGGTAGTCGACCGATGTACGGACGGACAGACCCTGCCAGTTACGTGAACGAGTTTCCATGTAAGCACGCAGCAAGCCATGCAGTTCACGACCGCCTGGTAATGCCGAGAATGCCTGTGGGGTTGACAGGTTCACACAGTAAGGACGCTGAGATACGTAAGGTTGTTCCTGAACATAACGGAAGTTGTTCGGAGCAAAGCCATACTCACCACCAAACGCTGCGTTGATAACTGGGGTGTTACCAATATCAAACGCGCGTTTAAAGTCGGCGTTACCTGGCATCAGCGTCAGGTTATCGCGATGCGGATAGTTAGTACTCATTCTTTATCTTCCTTATTCTGCATTCAGGCTGTCTTCGTTGTACGCTTCCAGCACAGAGTTCAGCATGTAGATACCTTTGCCGAACCACAGACGTGTGATAGAGTACATGACAGACTTGGAAGTTGGAGAGTCTTCGCGGAACGAAGGCACGACTTCCCAGTTGGAGATTACAGAACCGAACAGATCACGAATACGTTTTTCAGCGCCGTCTTTAACGAAGGACAGATATCCTTCTTTACCGAGCTGGGTATCGCCAGAGACCTGAATCCAGATATCCTGGAGGATCTTCTCAACGACAACACACTTCCAAACGTTAGTCAGGTCTTTCAGCACACTGTTGATGTTACCATATACAGTAGGCAGCGCCGGACGGCAGAACTGAGATTCAGTGATTGGAGTTACAGTGATGCAACCCTGGATCAGGTTGTTGGCAGCCGGGTCATCAGCTTCGAACTCAACGAATGGATCGTGAGCGATACGGAGGATACGGTTACCTTCATGGTCAGGCATGTCAGCCGCATAAATACGACCATCAGCACCACCACCTGCTACTGCGAATGCATACATGTTCTCGATGTTCAGAGAGAAACGACCCCAGGTAGGTTCGTTGATGTAACGAGCGTCCCAAAGGTTGATAGATGCACGACACGCTTCAGACTTGTATACTTCAGATTCAGGAATCATGACGATACGAGTGTTCAGCATGGTAGCTGTGGAATACAGTTCGTCCTGAGTTTTCTTACGGAGGTACTCAGTTGCACAAGGTACGACAATAATGTCTTTACGCTTGGACAGGAACTGGATCATGATGTCTTTGATCTTCTGATTGTAACCAACGTCCCACATGAAAGAAGAACGGTTACGGATAACGTCTTTAACATCCAGTGAAGTGATGTAAGTCGTCAGGTAAGCCTCAATCAGCATCTGGTTCATTTCCCAGGCTTGCTTGTGGCTGATTACCAGATCAGGATCGGATACGTCTGCAACCCATGGACCATCAATAGCTGGCAGCCAGGTAGTCGGAGCTTCTGGGAACTTACCATCTTTATCAGCGAACGGGTTGATGCCGCCGTTAGATTGCAGATAGTGGTTCATAGAGAAACGAGAACCGGTTACTTTACCAGCTTGGTCAAAGTTACCACCGAAGACGATGTGTTTGTATGGTTTGCCGTTATGGTTGACCAGATCAAACATGTTCATGATAGCGTGCTTAGGCAGACGCTTGCTCAGAACGTTCGGAGGTTGGTTAGTTGGATCGTCAGTACCGTATTCAGCAGCGTACAGTTCCTTAGCAACATCGCTCAGGTTCTGGGTGTACATGAACACGTCGTCAAACGGTGCATCCTGAACTTCTACAGGACGGTTTACGTTATTACCAGTATACTGGTCGACAGCAACCTTCAGGCCGTAACGAGTGTTGAATTCGTTAACAGTGTCGAACATAGTAAAGGTAGTATCCGGGGTACCGTTGATGGTATTAGCCGGAACACGTAAGCCATTATCCAGCAGAACACCCATATTAAGGATGAATGGATAAGAACCGTTGGTCTGAACGAAACGAGCTACTTCGTTCCAGTCGGTCTGGAAGTTATGACCGATAGAAATCCAGTTAGCGTTGTAAGTGTCACCAATACCACCGATTACTTCGGCCAGCGGATAGAACTTACCGTTAGTCCCTGTAGGGATGCCTGGAGTTTCATCGGTAGAGGTAACTTCGAATGCTTTCGCTTCGCCAACTTCGCCTTCAGATTTAAGAACGCCCGTGCAGACCCACTTACCAGCGATGGTCGCAGTGGTTTCATCTACCTTAGGGTTACCAGCAGCATCCAGAACGTAATCGCCGTTACCATCGCGAAGATAGTTAGGGATATCACCGGAGAAAATGGCCAGACCAATAATAGTACGAGATTTCGCAGTATTGTTAGTCAGACGCTTGAAGCTGAATGAGGCTTGACCAGCCTGGCCCAGTTTCTGGATCGCGTACGTGACCGGGTTGTAATAAAGACCGAACGGGTCTGTCGTGTCACCAAACTTTGAAGTAAAGGTGCCAGTCGAAACCGTAGCTCGCTTGGTAGACCCACGAGGGGTTACTGCTGCGAAGTCCGGAAAGTGAGCAGGAGAGGAGATAACTGGGACCGCAGCCGGGAATGTCTCACGACTTACAATACCTTCATTAACTACTTTACCTGGAATCACTTTGTTAAAAGTTTCCATAGTAAAACCTCATTAATTTTTTTGATCAAAAAAATCAATCGTATGACCCAAAATTCGGGCAGATGGTTAACGTTAACACGCATAACATTATTTCAGGACTACAGTTATGATTATAAATGGTTACGACACCACAGTAGGTAGTCGATTTAAAGTAAAGGATAAGGTTTCTGAAACTCTAAAGATCTTACAAAGCACTGATAGACTTGACAAAGTTGACAATCGCGGTGTCTTTGCAATCGATCAAAAGAATGACTTCGGTCTTCCTCCTTTTGTATTCCCAATTTCAGTTTTCAACTATGTTCGGGAACCAATCACAATCATTGACCAACGTACCTACTTTAATAGTCAGGGCCGTAATATCAATGTTCCAGAATACAACGTTATGCTTCTTGCTGCTACTTTGCAACAGGACTTACAACGTGGTAATTTGAACCTGGTTAAATCAGTGCGCCCATACACTATCAAAGCATTCGCAAATGCGGTTGGTAATGCTATTGCTCGTGCGGTTACACTGGACATTCTTCAGAAGATCCAACTGCGCGTTATTCTGGCTCACTATTTCGTTTGCCTGGCTGAGAATCCTAACGTGGATTACATGTTCATTTCTCAGAACGCGGTTTCCCGTGCCCTCGGTTTACAACAATCACAAGTCCAGGAAGTTATCCAGGACCTGGGTTATTTGGGTTCATTGGATGATCTCCTGAAAGCTATCAAATCTCATCCTTCCCTGTTTGCTCTGAGTCGCCTTGATATGGGTGGTTTGGTTGCAGCCGGTTCTTCTGTGTTCTTCTCCACATCTGGCTTTAAGATGTTGATGGGTGCTGCGCTGGAAATGCCAACACTGTTCACCGCTATCTGCTGGGGTGCTGCTACTCAGAAAATCTATCAGAACACTGCGGTTGGTCAAGAACTGAACGTGAAGACTGATAAGAAGGTAGAAAACTTTATCGCTACTGTTGAGTACTACTTTAACGGTAAATAAGTTCAATCATCTTGGGGTAGACGAATGTCGACTGCATACATGCTTGAGCACACCCAAGAAAAAGCCCCACTTGTTGATTACGCAATTAAAAACATGTGGGGTAACCCTGAACTTGATTCACAGTTCCAGATTAAACTGGCGCGTGTATCTGGGCCCCAAGGTTTTGTAAACGACTTCGCATACTTAGGTAAGCAGAGATACCTGCCTAAGACTTTAACCTTTTTTCATGTCTTCACTTTAGGTGGACTTGATGCTGGTTTCTGGAATTTCGGTAGTCGTGGCAAAAGCTGGTACCCGATGGATCAGTGGGTTCGTGCTTCTAACATTGCCACAGATCGTGGCGTTGTAATTGATGTATATAAAGGTGATGGTTCGATGTTCCCTCGTGGTGAGACATATATCATGCCTTGCTTCGATGGTGTCACATTAGTCTGTGTTCCTATTAACCCGAACTTCCCGTTACCATTGGATAAGAACCTTTATATCCACTGTTACAGTTCGGACATTAATACGAAGAACCTGTCTCCAGAAAACAAACGTAAATATACGGTTGCTTATTCTGGCGGTATCTATATCCAACATGAGGATATGGAAAGAGTTAAGTTAAACTATGACTCTTGGAAAGCCTATGACATGGGAATGGTTGCTTTCTTCCATAACGGTAAGATCGTACCTATCGACTCCATAAGCCTACAGCCGGGTGATTTGATTGAGGCGTTTTACGACCCTTCCATCGAAATGATCCTGAAGTACAAATACAAATCGATGCCGGACTATTTGTCTGATCTCGATAAGAAAAGAAAAATCATTCTTTTCCCTGGTTTTGATGATTTACCGAAGATGTATCGTTATTATGACGATTGCCACTTCTATATTACTAACCGTCGGAACAATCATTCTTATTACTATCACCGTAATACGGAAGACTCAGTTAGACAGTTAACTCATCAAGACTATGGCATGACTGCCGACTACATTGAGTTCTTGGCTAATCGTCTTATTAAGGATGACACAACCAAGAAAACCACAATGGATGATATTGATATCACTGTGGCTTACCATGCGACTCGTTGGCAGTTTAAATTGGGACCAACCTCTTCTCGCATTAACGATCTGTATTTGTTAGAAGATCATAGCAAGATACTTCAGGCGATGACAGGTTCTAATTCCAATATCACGGAATGGACTGCGATTGAATTAGAGAAGTCTCCAACTAACAAAGTTCTGAATGCCATCTGTCCTAAGCTGACCACTGAGATGGTTCGTGATGGGTTGGGTTATAATGGGTGTTCTGTTGCGATGTCTAACAACGCACACTACATGCCTTGGAAAACTCCAGGGGATCCTGACCATGACCCTATCTATCCAACACCTCCTTATACCTCAGGGCTAGGGTACACCGTCCCTCCGACGTTTGTAGAGAGTTCTACTGCATACGAGTATGATGCTGATGGATTACTCCTGAGACTGGTTGGAATTACCAACCAAGAGTATTACGCCCCGGGTGAAGGTTGTACTTATGTGGAATACGCTTTAGGGCGAGCAACCACTTGGCTGGACTACATCATCACCAAGCGTGATGTCAAACTGAAACCTAACTATGGCTTCAGAGTCTATAAAGCTAAATGGGCTATCGATCCTAATTGGGAACCTCTCTTCCAGGAAATCCCTGTTAGTACTGATGGTGTTATCCCAAGCCTTCCTAACGGCGAGGAGATCAGAGCGCTGATGCGTGATGAAATCCCTGAGCAAGTTGATCCTGAATTACCAGAAGGTGGACGCCCAGTCCCTCCATGGATTGATATCACTGATGAAGTAGATCAGTGGCACATCGATGGTGACTACCTGGTATGGGATATTGACATGATCAACTGGGTTGGTTTAATTGTGTTTGACTCTGCTCATTTGTATAATGAGTTTGATCTCTCTCACATCGATAACTCTTTGACCTTTGCCATTACACACCAATGGCCAATCGGTGGTGTACTGCTTCCGATGGAACCAGGTCAGATTGATATCTGGATGAACCGACATCCTCTAATTGAGAACGTTGACTATATCTTAGATTTCCCCAATGTCTACATCATCAACAAGATGTGGTTGGTAGAAGGGAAACAGCATATCCAGTATCGTGGTGTAGGGCTCTCCCGTAATGGGTTGGTTAATACCAGTGAGCTTGGTTTTGTTGCAGATGGTGTTATCGGCTATAATGGTCGTTATAACCTCCGCATCGACAGACCAACTAAAACGATTATCAAAGGTCGTCTGTTCTTAACACCGACTGTTGACTGGGCTGAAGATATTCATCATGGTAATAACCTGGTTGGGTTAAATGGTTGGCCTTACGAGGTTAAGCATTATTACTCAGCTAACAAGTATGTAGACAAATGGAATACGTACTGGGGTTATGATGATGCACGGGCTCTCGATAAGAAGATCTCTGATTACTTAACCATTCATGCAACCTACAAGTCTAATGCTCCTCACAATCCGGTTTATCTGGATAAAGATAAGTACAGACTTTATAGTCCGTTCCTGAGTCTCATCGTGAACGAGCTATTACTTGGATTCATGACGGCTCCAGTTCCTTCTGGAACAGAGGTTCCGTATCCTCCAAGACTGGTTGATGAAATCACTCGCCCTTATCAATGGTTGTTGAAATACGATCCGATCATTCTTGGTCTGGACTTGGGATACTTCACAGTACACCCTTACAACAACTGGGATAAAGTCACATTAACACCCGACCAACTTACTTTCGTTAAAACCGTCAATGATTTGTTCCTAGATGGGAAACTTAAGATTGAAGGTCACTTTGAGGTGAAACATGTTTGATACTAAACCAATCCCTCCTGGTTCGGGTTCCCCTATTGTTCCGGGGAATACGCCTCAACGTCCCAATGAAGGTGACTTGAAGCGAGTATGGTATTTGGATCAGATCTTTGATCCAGACATCCACCCAGTCCAGGATATGCCTAAGTACATTGTTCCTTATGAAGGGGAACTTGTACACGACGTACCTAATAAACGTATGCTTGAAGTTAAGCACGTTGATAAGTACGCGACATGGAAAACAACGTTTGCTAACTACTTCCTGTTACCAGAGAAGTCAGATAGCGACTACGATCTGTTTCCACAGCACGAGTACGGATTCCTGCAAGGTGAGTTGGCCCTGGCCATCGATTACTCTGTACGTCCTCCAGTTGCTCGTGTTGACGCTAACGCTGTAGCGCCTGATGCTGCTTATGCGTTACTGTATAAAGGTGCGATCATCAGTGAGAAAGGTCAGATCATTTCTGCCTCTTACTCTGGTCAAGACTTTATCGACAACAAGATTACTGTCTCTCCAGTTGTCATTGATAACTTGGAAAACAAAGTCATTGTTGGATGTAACTCATTTAGCGTCCAGCTAAACAAGGAAGAGTTAAAGAACGGTACTCGTTGCACTCTGGTTTACTATGATGCAGCAGGTCGTCCTATTCCTCCTACCTATCCGGTAGTTGTTCAGCAGTGCGCATATCTGCGTGACCATCAGTTATCGAAACGTTATGTTAAGTCTATTGAACTGGTATCACCTTGGTTCACTAATAGCACTAAACCTAACACTCTGTTCGTCCCAATCAACTTACCGTTGAAACAAGTCGAGTTCAGAGCACGTGTTCACTATAACGATGGGGGTGTTGAAGAACATCCTGTTAACTCGTTTAACGGAACAAGTGGTTTCTCCCTGCATGGTGTTGATCAATACAAACCGACTACACCAGGTCAGATATCTGATGCAGTCGTATTGACCTACGTGTTCAAGGAACATGAACAAGCTCTGATTGCCGATCCTGGTCAGCCACGCCATAAGTCCGAAGTATATGAGATTGTCGCTACTCCTTCTAAAGGTGCGTACAGTCCTCGTATCTACACTTATCCGTATTGGGATGGTGCATCCGGTTGGAAACTTAAACACTTCCTTACCGACCTGGAACGTAAGTACTGTCGTGACGTTACCGATCTGGTAACACTGAATGAAGCATCTCCAGTGTTCGAAGGTCTGAAGTACGGTGAAGAACAGCCATTGATCTTCAACCTGAACATGCGTGATGTTTCCGCTACTTACGAACCATGGGCATTCGTCCAACACACTACCGTTACGCTTTACAACGGTGCGACCTCTGTTGGTCGTAAGTGGGATGTCCGTCACTCTTACAGTCGTCCTCCGTTCAATAACATGAACCTCGAGTTCTGGACTGAAGTAGGTGGCGTTACTAAGTCTCGCTTCGGTGATGTTACGGATGAAGCAAGCTTCCTGGACAAAGGTTATTGGGCATTCGAACCAATGCTGGATCCTCGTGCAGAAGTTAAAGCTCCGGCTGCTACTCACTTCGACATCGTCCGTGTTGATGGCACAGCTCGTACCGCAATCCCTATCGGGGAATGGGGTAACTTGCCAATCGGAAACATGGCACTGAACAACGGTGAAGGTATCTACATCCGTTGGACTCGTCGTGATGCAACTGGTGCTGAACTTCAGCTGGGCGTATCCGCAGCAGTTTGTAAAAAGATCACTGCACCATAAGTCATATAACCCTCTACTCTCCTTTCGGAGAGTAGAGGGAATTATGATCTTTATTTTTATATCATGAATGGCGAACGACGATTCATACCAAAACGAGAACCTTTAGAACGTTTCTCAATTGCTCGTTTATTACGCTCTTGTTTGGCATTATCAATGATCTCATCGATAGTGATAGTTTTACGCATCTCTTTAGGAATCAATTCCGAAAGTTTACGTATCTCCATTTCAATACGGGTAGCGAGTGTATTATTATCGGAGGTCATCAATTCCTTCGTCAGATCGTTTATACGCCCACGTATCTTGATGAACATATCCAACTGTGCTTTGTTATACTTAGGAGCGTCACCGGTGTCCTTAAGCGTCGTAATCTCAGTTAACGTCATTCCCTGAGGAACGTCGTAGAGATGTTTATTGTATCCGAGCTTAATGAACCAGAAAGTCAGTAACCAAGCAATAACCAAGTCATCGTGTCCGCCTGACTTGTGGTCTATACGCCCATCCTTATCAATCTCCAAACCAATCAGTTCGTCAATCAATAACTTATATCGAATACCGGCACCAGTAAGCGAGATAGCTTCATGAATAAAGCCATACATCTGTCTACGTGATTCAGGTCCAGTGTGGAATCCAAACTTACCTTTATAGCGGAGGTAGAATTCCTTACTGCGATACTTAGCGTTCATCTCCATGACTTCTTTGAATTCCCGTTCATAACGAATAGGTTTATCATAGATGTCATTAAAGATACGCTTGAATGGATCAATCCCATAAGCTGGCAACATGATCAACAAACGCTCGATCATGTGGGCTGCCCTGTTACGCTCAATGATGAGTAAGCTATTCGGTATGCGGAGTATCAATTCCTTAAGAACTTCCGTCACGTCATCCATAAAGGCTAGAGGATAACGGCCTGTTGCTATATTCTCACCTGTCCTCATTCGCCTGAGCACTAATGTCACGGCATCTCGGTTGTTCGCATCCGAGGTATCCATGCCCATCAGTATATATTCATCAGGGTGACCGATTAGAGACTCAGCCATTTCCTTGCTAATGAACCAGTCAACAAAAAGACCAGTTTCATTAATCTCTTCGCTGTGATCAAACTCCTTCTTACTATCAGCCAGTTTCTCACGGGTGAAGTCATCGAAGAGTTTGTTCATCCCCTCTTCAGTCCACATCATCAGTAAGTCAATCTTAGCCTTAGACCAAGACAGACCAAGTTTATCCATTGTCTCCTTAACCCAGGCATGACCGAAGCCGAGTTGGAGGTGGGTAAACATCATACCGATCTTTGGAGATGTGGTAGAGACAGGGGCTGCTTTAATACAACGTTGTACAAGGTGAGTTTCAGAGAAGCTATCAAAGAACGCTTCACGCCACTCAGTAGATGACATGAAGTCATCATGCATGTACTTACCTTCATCCTTGAGGATGGAGTTAGGTGTTGTAGCTTTAGCGGTAAAGTAAGGGATGCCTTTCTCACGCGCTTCTTTCTGAGCCGTCAGTGTAGCAGGGCCAGAACCGTTTATAATACCTTCAATGTATTTAGTCCATGCTGGTTCGTCATAGAGCAATACTTCAAAGGTAGAACCACGAGATACGTTCTCTGCGCCATCTTCACCACCAGAAGGTACACGTACTTCAAAGGTGTTCTTCTTATCGGGACCATAAGCCTCATAAGTAAGAATGTTACCAGCATCCTTATCTTTATAAGTCATGTTGGTGAGATAAGCTGGCATAGCCGAGCGCATCTTCTTAACTGCTTCAACGAACTGCATTCGGTTCGATGCTGCAAGTGTAATCAGACCGGAACGGAAACCACGACCCATCAGGTATTGCATTACTGTAACGAGTACCTGCATCCCAACTGTCTTACCAGACTGACGAGGCATCAGGATAGTTGTGTTGAGGTGATTCAGGCATGACCAGATGAAAGAGATTACAGCACGGTTAGCTCGGAAGCGTGAGGAACCGTTGACCTTAATAACTTCACGGATAACGTACCAGATGTTTTCATTACATTCGTTCAAGATCATTGAACGTTGTACATCTGTTAAGTTCTCATCCCAAGGATCAAGATCTTTAATCAGCGGGTTGTTAATCTGTAATAAGAAGTAATAGTTCTTAATACCCATCTGACGGAAAAGTTCAGCAGTACGCAAGAATGTCTTATTACTTGTCTCTAGATGGACACCGGCACGGTAGCGTTGGAAGTCCTTTAAGAAACGAACTGTTTTCAAAGTCCAGAGGGTATCTTCTTCATAGTGAGACTGAATTCGGACATCATCGTCTTCTAACTGATGTCTTTTGTTCTTGTCATCCATGAGGTACTCTGGAAGCTGTGAAGGTTTAAGTCCTAGGTGTGATAGGACCTTCTTAGCAATGTCCAATTGACTCATAGGTAAATCTACCTTGTAATGTTGGTGAACGCTACATAGGGCTTTACAGGAAGCCTGATAGCTTAACAAAGGATGGGTTGTTTTAGCTGGAACATATTTCAGATAGATATTACTAAAGTGTGTAACATAAACCTATTCAATTAAAGGATACCATCATGTCTACTTTCGAAACTAATGTAAACACCAATGACACTACCGTGGAGTGGGTGGTTGAGAGTAAAGGCGATTACCTTAAAGGTGATTGTGAAATCTCTGCTGTAATCAAGGGAACTCATGGGCATACGTCATGGGGGTGGCCAGATGATGAGAGTAAGATCATTGTGCTTAGTTGTAACAATCAAAGATCCAAACCATTACCCATCGACCCTCGCATTATCGCTGCTGCCGAATCAGTGGCATTGGAAATTGTTAACGAAAAGAATGCTGAACAAAAAGTCAATTAACCAATGAGATAATAAGTGTCTATTTAAAATAAAATAACAAAGACCCCTACCCCTCCTTTCGGAGTGGGTAGGGTTATCTTTAATTTATTTTTTTATTCTGGATCGTTCTCACCGAGTAACTCGAGGATCTCGTCTACCGAGGTATGTTCATTGATGTAATGAATTTTGGTTTTACCCTTTAACTCGACGATAGCTAAAGAACGTAGATACTTCTCACGAAGGTTATCCCAGTTCTCTTTCTTCTTAAGGAAGAGATCTTTCTCATCCACTGCTCGGTTACAGTTAGCCAGACGTTCTAAGAAAGTAGAATGATCAATGTCCAAGAAGAAGATATGGTCAGGATAGATATCGTGGCCTGCTGTTCTCAGCATCTCTTCATTGGCACGCAATACTGCACTTGGCGGCATGGTAGGAGTTGATTGATAAACCATCGAACTCACAACACATCGATCGGAGATTAATCCCCCTTCACGATATTTACATACTACCTCATCAAAGCAGTCAATACGTCCTGCAATGATCATCATCATTTCATAGTGCTTAGGGAGATAGTTCGCATTGTTCATGCGTTTCACTTCCGCAGCATGTTCATTACCAGTATAAGGTTCGTTAACTGTAGCCCAACCAAGGCGAGCAATTAACTTTTTAGTCAACTCAGACTTACCTGCAAAATCCAAACCTTCTAGGGCTACATATTTACCAAACATTTATACCTTTGACTCCATGATTAATGTACGAAGAACAATATAAAGCATCAGACTGGTACGGAGCGAAGTGATCTTAATCTCGGTCTTAATACCTGTCATTGCTTTAACAATCTCATCGCCTTCAGCTCTCAGTTTGAGAAGTAACGCGTTTGAGGATTTGCTCGACGTATAAGCACCACGTATTTTAAAGAACACGTGTTTAACATCCTGGTGCTTGATTCCATTTGCACTTATATATTCAAACAAGTGCGTAGTTACGTCATCAACAAACTCACGATACTTATCGCCCTTAGCATGTGCATACTGGGCTGGGAAATCCTTAAGGATTGATTCCAACTTATCTGCATCAGTTCGGGGGATTGCTTTGGCTGCATAAGTTGCAAGTTCCTGTTTAAAGAAACTGTTCTTATCGTTCAGAACGTTTGCAATATAGTTCTTAAACCGGTTAGCAGATTTCTGAACATCCTTGATATTCAGTTCACCATCCAGTAAAGCCAAGCCTGAGTCTGTCTCAACGAGATCAACGGAATCTTTAATCTCATAAAGCACTTTGGTGTAATCGTTAATAACACCTTTAAGACGGGACTCCATATCGTTCACCATGTAAACGATTTTCTTGTCATTATCCATCTTAGCAAAGGCATCAAAGTGAATACCCGTACGAGGGTCGATAATAAACTCACCACGAGCACGGAATAGATCATTCCATGAACCATAGCGCTTGATATCAAACTTCAAGGAGAGCTTGTTATAGGCCGTTATAGCGACGTTCTGTTTTACCAGATAGCCGAAGTAGTGGTTCATGATAGACGTCATGACACGGTAGTGGAATAACATGACCAGATTGATCAATGCTTCGTTCTTCATATTGCTAGGAAGATTGGAATTCCACACACGGTTCATTAGGTAGATAATAGACAGGTTGAAAGCTTCAGAAGAAACTTTAAAGTCTTTATTGATCCACTTGGTCTTGATCAGTTCATCACGGAGTCTTACTTCATCCACGTCGATAATGTCGCGGAAGAAAGTAACACGGTCAGATGTTTTAAAGAGTACACGATGAGTCCCCAGATAAGGAGAGCCAAAGAACTCAGTATGATCATTGTCTTTAGTTGCGAAACCATAGACATAACGACGAAGAGTCTGTACCCAGCGAGGAGTAATCTCTAAATCTTCAACCAGGTTATCAAAGATATCCTTAACTGCGTTGTCGCGGTTATAGTTGAAGTTGGCCGGTAGAGCTTCTAGCCCAGACCAGTATTCGGGGATATTCGCAGCGGATTCAAATCCACTAACCCAGCCTGGAGGAATTGCAGGAGCAAAGAAGTCAGTTAAAGGCTTACCCTCTAAACCAGCTAATAGCTCACGCATCTCAACGTCGGACATGGCACGTTCGTATTTCTCTTCATCCGTTAACTCAAGGAATCGATACTTTACTAATCCGCCCATGTGACTTTTAAAACGATCAGTAGCAGCAGACATTATCTTTTCCTCGGAACAGAGTACTTGATTTGGTCAGACTTGCCTTTAGGATCAGCGTACTGGAGACGTTTCTTAATTTCGTTCTCATAGAAGTCTTTAAACTCTCTGTGAGCATCAGCATAACCTTGGATATCATCCTGAAGGTCATCGACGGTTACACCGAAACGAGAAACGGCTTCTTGCATCCCACGGCGACAGTTCTTATAGATATAAGTTTTGACACCAAGCTCTACAAGCTCAGCAAACTTATCATACATCTTCGGTGGAATTACAGAGAAGTGGTCGTCATAGGACAATACCACTTTGGCAATCATGTTAAAGAGAGCAGAGCCAGCATCACGAATGAGGAAGGAGTTATTCCCCGTCATGGTGAATGTAGTAAAGGTACGTTGAACGTTACCATCATCAAGACCGTTGATCAGACGACCTAATGCGTTGTTCATTTGACCTACACCGCAGGTTGCATAGTTGCTGAAGTTATTACCGTTAGCAATAGCTCTGTTAATGTTTCCAGGGTACACTTCGATAACCTGGAGAATACGTCTACCACCTGTTAAGAAATCAGGTACGTTGACGTGGATAATCCCACCTTGGAGATTCTCAATGTTTGCACTACTAAGATCAATGATCTCTGTAGTACCACCTGCTACGTTCAGCAGAGGAGCAACCATCTTCAGAATAACCTTCTCTCTTATACCTTGTTCAATAGAGAACTCAGTATTGACAGGTCCCCAAATACCACCATAACCGTTGTTCGGATTATCGAAGGCTAACTTGAGTAAATAGTCAGAGATATCGGTAGGACCATTAATGACGTATTCAATAGAAAAGTCTACTGGGTTTGACATAATTAGTCCTTCATTTTTGTAAGCTTACAAAATATCCAAAGACAATCAAAAACCCCTACCCCACCCAAAGGCGAGATAGGGGCAGAGGTAGTGTCATTGCATACACCCTAGGGCAGACTCGATGGACTATATAGGAGCTACCCATAAATCCGACCAAATCTACCAAAGGCTGTCTACATTGATGTCAACAACTTCTCCCAGGCATGGGAGCAGACCGTTTGTAGCCTGCATCGTATAATGCCTTATACTGTCAGGTATGCTACGCTGTTTAGTCCCGTTAGTCTTTCGGGGAGTCGCTCACGGTTAAGGCGCGACTAGACATGACGGCTTCACTAATGCTGGAGACATTATCGTGAAGACCCGTTTCGTCTGCAATTTATATCCCCGTCAGACTCGTCAGATGTTCCGGGCGTTCTCTCCCACCAGAGAGTAGGTCGAGTGAAACGATGTCGCGAGGTCAACTGTAAGTTGCCGATTAATCCATCAAGTCTTTGACAAGGGATATTAAATTCGCTTTCGTTCGAATCACTCTGTTTGTTAGGGAAGCTAACCAAAGTTACTTTAACTACGGTCTGTGGATAACCTAGGGTTAAAAGATAAGTTTGACGGCTAGCTCCCTAATGGATTGCACCATCCTGTTCACTACGCTTCGAGTACTCGGGTATGAGATATTATTACTCAGCTTGAGATCGACAGGTGATGCAAAGGAAGAAGGTCCCGATTAGATCGTTACCTAAAAAGGGTGCGCGGGCTTGTCAGTAGGCGGCGCATACGCCACCAGTACCGGACCCGCAGCTATAGTCGCCATGCTGGCGACACCCACCAGGAACTACTACTGCGACAGGACTATGGCCTGAGTTCATTCCTGGATTTACGACCGGGAGGGTAAACCCCCGGTATTTGCCTTCCCATCGGCCACACCAGCCACGGAAGGTCTTACAATCCCAGCATGTCAACTGGCACACCCCTCTTAACCCACATCGCTATCCGCAGGGAGTTAAGCAAGACATACACTTCTCGACATACAATCGGGATATTGTCATTTCACCAGATCGTACTTAGTATCCATCTCGGCACGTTTGCTATTGCTTACGTATTCCTCAAAGGTACATTTATACCAGTCACCCTCACCGATTTCCCGGCTATAGAAGATAACTGCTGGGTCGTAAGCTTTCTTAGAAGGCTTATCCACAGGACGGTGAAACACTTGTAATGTATGACCCAATTCTGATATCAGATAGGCTTCATGATCATTACAGATAAACGTTGGCTGTACACCATGTCCGTGTTCCACCACAATAATGGTGTTCTTCGGCATGTCGGCATACTTACCACCGTACTCACCCATATTAGTCAAACGGTTAATCACCGAGTTATGAGTAATATGGAAGAATTTTTCCCGGTTGGCTATTTCGCCAGTTGGGTTGCTTGAAACAAGCTTCAATAACATAGTAACCTCAATTGCTTCTTATTGTTGGAGATTAAATGAAATTATGGTGGCCCCGGCGTGACTTGAACACGCGACCAAGCGATTATGAGTCACCTGCTCTAACCGTCTGAGCTACGGGGCCGGAATGGCGCGCCCTACAGGATTCGAACCTGTGACCAATAGCTTAGAAGGCTACTGCTCTATCCACTGAGCTAAGAGCGCCGAATTACTTATTCTGCTACCTTAGCCAGATTTGCTTTATGGGAAGCCACTACAGGAACTAAACCCTGGAACCCATGCTTGTTGTACTGACCGTCAACGAAGATCTGAGGAACAGTTTGAACTTTCTCTCCACACATCTCGCTGAGTTTAGCACCATCAATACCAGCTTCCACGATATTGACATATTCGTGAGTGATGCCTTCAACACCTTCAACCAGTGCTTTAGCGCGATCACACCATGGACAATTAGGCTTACCATAAATTACAACATTCATTTTGGGATTCCGTTTAAAGGAGAATGATAGAACATACCTCTGGATGGCATATTCAATATACCTGCTGGTTTCGTTGCAAACACGTTGTAGGGTTTACTTTCGCGGATACCTACCTCTAACGTTAATCTGGCAATCAGTGGATTAAAGAAACTAAAACCAGTAACTGTTAAATGTGGTTGCTCAGAAACATATTTAAAATCATTGGGAACAAAACCTTCTGGCACTTCCATAATGATTCCTTAGAAGCAGTGGTCATAAATATGGCAGAGAGTATGGGATTCGAACCCATGAGCCCCGAAGGACTGCCTCCTTAGCAGGGAGGTGACTTAAACCAACTCATCCAACTCTCTAATGTGGCGCTCGTGACAGGGCTCGAACCTGTGACATACGGATTAACAGTCCGCCGTTCTACCGACTGAACTACACGAGCTAAATTCTTGCCCCTCATTAGGATTCCGCCTAATGTTTAACCGGCTGGCCGCCGGGGTACAGTCTCAACAGAGTTACTTTAGGATTATTGTCCTAAAGACAATCATGGGGATTTTAACCCACACTTCTACTAGACCTAGTCCTCTACCAACGAGGTGGAGTCGATACCACCCTTCTTAAAGCACTATCATAATAACACTTTAAGAAAGGTAGGTTCCCGCTTCGGTATTTAAACCAGCACTGATTCTACTTGTAGACTGATCACTCTTTTGGTTTACCTGACACCGTGGTCAATGTATCACCTGAATGAGGCTACTTTCGAAGGGCAGCGGGAGTTTGTCTTATCCAGCATTAAAGCTGTTTAAAACGAATCCTTGAGGGTGGAGAGAGTTGTTGGACAACAACGTTATCTTTACAGTGTCTGCTGGGATTTTATCACAGCAACAATGATTGAATAACGCAGTAGCTAACCAGACCGCTCTGCTTTCTCTAGGAGCCGATACCACACAGGCATCGAATTCGTCATAACTGATCGAATCAGTTCTTTCAACAAGATATAGGTTCATCTATTTAATCCCAATTAGTGAAATAGGAGCTAATATGGCTCTTTATGTTTTTCGGCTAATTGTGACTCAAACCTAACATGTTGATTGTATCTACCAGATTGTGGTCCTGCACTATACAACACTGGCTAGCTGGAACATGTAATCACCAGTGAGATTCCTGCTCGCTGCAACGCGTCCCCAGGAAGGGGAAGTTTTGTACTGCTTAACAGAGTATAGAAACTCAGTTATTAAATTACTTCATACCAATCAAGAGCTTGCGCATCAGAGACTGATGGAACCCAGGTATTGATTGTTTTAGTTTCTTCGTTAACGATAACAAAGAAAGGCTGGATATAAGCAAAGTTTGCATCAAGAGGATTAACTGGATCAGTACCCTCAAATTTGATATGGTTGGTCGGAATAGATCCATGAATCTGAATATATAGGTGTTTGCCATTCCATCCTTTACGGGCAAACTTACGGGCCTTCTTATTTTCCAGACTTCTGATCATGAGATCATTAACCATCCCGTAGGATAAGAGAAGAGGGCCTTTAACTTGTTCTTGTGTCATGTTAATTTCCGGTGGGGTAAAAAGCTCCCTTGAATGGGTTTAATCAAACAAGGGAGAATGGTTGATCTAAGGAACACAGAAACCCTAGATCGAGGCTACACCTGCCCGGTGCGCTTTCTGATGGGGACTTGATAGATCCCATTAAAAAGCTGAGGACATCCATCCTCAGTTGGTCAAATCGACCCAATGCGTAAGCAGTTATATGAAGTATGCGGCGCGTACTTCCCTATGGTTATTCTGAAAAACAAACATAGGGTAGTGGGGTCAGAAGACCCCAGCAACCAACCTCATTCGTACCGAAAGTATCCATACCTTCTTTATAAGAACTCATTCGGTAGAGAACTTATAAAGAAAGCAAGTGGGTTGATAAGGTCCACTCACTCTCAGTATTCCTTAATCATATCGCCAAATATAATTAAGACGTGGCAACCACACGATTTTAAACTACTGTTACAAACTCGCTTTTTTGGAAAGAACACGCATGACCATGGCTTTCTTTATAGTGACTCATTCTAATAGAGATACCATAAAGAAAGCGAAGAGGGTGGAGGAAAAGTGAGACCAACCCTCTCAGCTTTAATTACGAGACATGAGAGTTATGCAATGAAAGTTAGCAAGCAAGCAGTACCTTTCTTTATAAACACTCATTCAAGTGGAGTAATTATAAAGAAAGAGGAAGGTGACTAGTCTTCCGCTTTGAGTATAGAGAGTTTTAATAATGATTGAATCATGGCAGCGAAACCGGATTCATTAAAGTACGATGGCGCGCACTTCTTAATAGGCACTAATCCATTCAATACTTATTAAGAAGTGGACATGTTTAATTTTACATAACATATCCATCGCCAGTAGAAGTTTACTGGAAAAGCAAATGAGCAATGGAATCTGGAAAGGGTCGCCGAAGATCCATTTAGCGTATACCTCTCTTTCTTCACATAATATAAATCACTGCACTAAAAATTAACAGACAGATATTATTAGATTGAAACCATACATAGTTTTTATTATAGAGGAATTACCCCATGCAAGTTGAACAATATCGCTCCCTGTTATCCGCCCAACTGTCCAAAACTTTCAAGGTCGACCAGATCCGTGCATCTGTTGTCCCACCTTCTCAGTTAAATGGTCCACTGCTTCGCAGCATGACTGTTTACTGCTACGAATTCTTTATCAATAGCTGTGAACGTTATTTCACATTCGCTGTTGAGTTGGACGGGAAAGTATTCTTTACACGACCTAAAGAAGGCATTCGTGAATATCTGACCCCATTGATCCGCAATAAGGATTTCGGGTTTGCTTTGACTGGTGAAATCCATAATCACAAAGACGTGGTTGGGAAGTTCATCGAGAGCAAAATCAACCGTGATGCCTGGACTATAATGGGAAATACACTGGCCGATGAATTAGGTGATGAGTCCATGATCAGTTTCGACTACTGGTTCGGGTTCAAAGTGACACGTCACCACAAAGAAGCTTTGAGCTTTGACAGTGATGTCGAATTAATGATTCGTCGCAAAGACAGCCCCGACATTGAAGTATATCGCGGTAACTTCGTCGATGGCAATATTGGAACGTTCCGTAATAAGTACAACGAAACTGTTACCATGAGGGAAGTTGCACGGAGGTAATATGAATATATATCTCTGGATCCTTGTATTATTCTGTATCGGTCCGATCCTAGCCTTGGTAATCCACTGGCGTTGGGCCAAATGTAATCACTGTCGTCATGAAAATCATGACGAACCACACTGAAGAGGAAATATCCATGTCTCGTAATAAAGCCACGAAACCTGCTAAGAAAGTAAAACAAAACGTTGAACGTGTAAACCGCCGTGAAATGATCCATATGGATTTTCTCGATGTTTATAACGAAGTCCTGAAGTACGAAGAAGTCATCGACCTGGATATTGATCTTATTCTCGACGTCACCAAATCGGTATTCGCCCGTGAACTGTCATTGTCCAAACTGGCCAGTTCTCCAACTCCGGAAGAACTGCACGATATGGCTACGAAGATCATCGATGAAATTCGTGGTCTGAAAGCTGTGGGCACTGTACTGGCTGAAGTATTCGCCAAAGGCAATGGTATCGCTCCAGAAGACATTGTTCTGAAACCAGCAGCATAACACGCACTCTCAGGGCTTCGGCTCTGGGAGTGTTCCCTATGTCTTTTAATTTAAGGAATTTCGTATGTGTGGTAACTGCAAGAAAGAAGATGTGAAATTAGGTAATCCCAAGAAAATTAAAACTGGGATCATCGAGCGCATCGATATGAAACTAACGCAGGGTGACGATGGAACTGATTTAAACGCTCTGTGTGATGTCATTCAGATGTTAAAGTCAGATGAGGGGACTCTGGATGCTAAACTCCCGGAACCTTATGAACTCAATACCTCAATTAAACTTTTTGATGGTTGTTATGCTAAGTTGATTCGTGGCACGACCATTGGGATATTAAGCGTCAGACTGGTTGATGATGAAGGCGTCATGTATGGTTATATCAACTATAACCCTGGGACAGATAACTTCACCGTTGGTGTCGTGTGGACTAAATATGAGAAAATCTATTCCACCACTGTGAGTAATAATGCTCATACCCTGAAGTACGTTCATCGTTTCTTAACCAATGAAAGCGAACGTGCCACAATGGCGATGGACGCCGTTCCCTACAAACGGAAGGAAGTGACTCCGCCTTCTAAGGTACATCACACCTTCCAAGAGGTCATGAAACAAATCCATGATTCTCGTTTAGCTTCTTGTGATCCACTCACCGTGGACTATGGATCAAAAGCTAACGAATGGACTTGTGTGTCTGACGGAATGTTTTTGGAACTGACATCTCACATCTGTGGGGTGGATGAGTGTCGTTATGAAAAGGTCTTCATTCGCCAGCGTGATAATGAGCTCGGTGCTGTCTGGTTCGAACCTAGCGGGGCTTTGTCTATTGAGACTAAGTTCTACAAAGGTAAGTTCCATCTGGTCCATCACACTACCTGGGAACCCGATTATGATCTGATCGAGACCCATATCAAACACTTCATTTTGAGAACGATATGAATATAACACCGCTGTCTAAAAAGAAGCTGGAAACGGCTTGTCTCATGCTGAAGTCCAAACGGGAGAAAGCTGTTAAATCAGTTACTCTCGGCACTGCTGGCGCACAGTCAGTAATGTGCGGCTTCAGGAACCTCGCCAAGGCGTTGGAAACGTCCACCTTACGTTTGGATGCCGATGATGGTAAACCTATCCTACTCGACGTTGACTACGTTATGGGTGGCGAAGGTTGTGATATCTGGGCCGTAATGATGATAGGAGTCAATGATGAAGCTCCTCTTATTAAAACCTGGTTTGATCAATCTGGCCATGCTCATATCCAATGTAATTATGGTAACTATTCGACCATGATTAAATACGCTACGGCGGAAGATGTATCTGACTGGATTGTGGATTATCTCCGACTTCAGGTTTAATTATGAAAGGCAAGCAGGGTACCATCGAAGAGTATTCTGACAAGGCTGTCGTTCTGCGTGAACTCATTGACAAATTGAGAGATTTCGATCATCCAAGTTTTACTGAACGGGTAGTGCTTAACCATCTAGCATTCCTGGTCATTAAAACTCCTGATTCATCTTTCATTGAAGTAACTTGGGTGGGGAGATTAATGGCAAGGATTAACGTGGGTAATTTAATCCTGCGTTGCCCTAGCGTTAGGATAAAAGGTAAAGTGGCTGAGTATTATCTCGACCCTACTATATCCACTCCCTTGCCCGTAGTCATTGATATCATTTCAGAATACGTTACTGGAGGGAAGTAATGTCCAGGATACTCACTTCAATTAAGTTATTTTCTTACTCTCATTCTTATATATTGCCATAGTGTAAAAGGGGAGGGGGTTTATCCGGTTAGGATAATTACAGGTAAACTACTGAACGAAGTGAAGTATCCTCTTCCAGGGATTACGTAAGTAATCATCACATGTTCTTTTAACCGAAGGTATTTACAGTCGGAAGGAATAGAGAATAATGGTTAATGAATTTTACAAGGGATTTATTCTAGGTATTGCATTATTGGTACTTGGAAGGATTCTTTATAACTGGGCTTTGAAACAACTAGGTCCAGAACCAAGGCCGGGAATAGATATATCTCATCTGGTACAGTTACCCAAGATGAATAGTCGTGACCTGGGTTTTTGTTTGAATCAAATCCTGTTGGATCCAGTACTAAGTTATACCATCAACACGGTTACCCCTAAAGACAAAGACGACATTGTCACCATCTGGTTTAATATTCATGATGAAGAAGGGAAAGTAACTGGGACTACGACAGTACGTTGTAAGGTAGACGAAGAACTTCCCGATACGTATCCATTAGGGTACAGAAAGAAGAAATAAATCAATACTCTGATAAATGAAACTGTCCTTCGGGATGGTTTCATCTCTCGTTAGTTGTTATTCCATCCATCACACCAATAAGGCAAAGTAATGTTCAACTATAAACACCTCCATGCAATTGCACTGCGTATGTTCGTAACCTTCCTGGCTGCCAACATTGCCAAAGTCAATGAATTGATCATCGCTGGTTTCTCAGATCCTAAGGTACTTCGTATCTCACTATTTGAGCTTAACAGCGTTGTCGTTTCTATTGTGCGGGTGGAAGGTAAACTTACTCTGAACATCGTAGTTCCTGGTTATGATACTCATCGTGTCAAACTGGGTAATCTCAAAGCGCCGATCAGTAAACGTGTGGTAACTGATCTGCAAGTTTATTTCCATCGTGAGTATCGCCTGATCCATGAAGACGCATTGAAACAACTTGCTGAATCAATTGATCTGGCTGACGTTAAGTACAAAGCACGGAACATTCCAGTTGTCGCTCGTTTGTTCAACAAGGTGAATGAATTCAATATTCGCCTGGACAACCAGCTGATGTCTGAACTGTTGAAGGTTACTGTCTTTATCCGTCGTTCCATCTTCAACAAACTGACCGTGGTTGTGGTAACTCACACTCCTGAACCAGCTGGACTGATCCGTGAAGTGATGCCGGTACATGTAGGCGTTACCAATACGTATTTGGCTGATGGACAATCCGACCCGGTTAACCAGTGGTTCCGTCAAGTACTGACTGATCACGTTGATACTTTCGCTAAGTAAACACATCGAGTGGGTGTCCTAACGGGCGCTCACTCTTTTATGTTTATTTTATTTTTCTAACAAAGTGAGGTAGTTATGTGGGTTTTATTTGTAGTAGTGGTTTGTGTGTTAACCGTATGGGGGATCTATTCGGTGGAAAGAGGTCGTCGTATTCGTTTTGAAGACATCGCAAAACTGGAAAAGATCAAAACAACGCTTTCCAATAATTTAGCATTTGACATGCTACGGGATACGCCGACAATCGCATATCAGGATCTTGTGACCTTCTGTACTAAGAAAGCACTGGAGCATAACGTCGATATCGTCCTACTGGCGTATAAAACTAAATTCACCATCCTTATCAAATATCAGGGTAACTCCGAACGTATCAACATCTCAGCATCAGCCATAACAGGTTTCGATGGTGAGTATGAAAGAGAAGCCCCTCCACTCCGGCGATATAAGTAACCAACCCAATATGGTGATTGGATAGTTCAATCGGCATTTAAGGAAATACGAATGAATTACTTCGAATACAAAATCTACGGGATAGTTTTACTGACAATAGTTTCATTGTTGGCGATTTCAGCTATCTGGTTATGCGGTGTTCTCTTAAAGGAAGCTCAAGATATCAAAGCAGCCTCTAAGAACGTTCAGTCCGCATTCACACTACTTGATGTGGAAGTCACTAAGAAGCTTAAAAACAATAACGCAATCCACTTCTATGATCTCATGAGGATCGTGGAAATGGTGACTCGGCGAATGCCGATGGTTAAGATAACAGTGGATAAGAAGTTCGAACGTAACCAAGTGAAGATTAGCATTGAGAAAGGGGATGTCAAAGCTAGCTACACATTCTTGGCGACCATAGTCGAAGCTCCTTACCACAATCAAGGTAAACAACCCGATCCTGTAAAAGAATAGTAGGGTTCTATTGTATGTAGTCTATGACTTCATCTTATCCTCACCCCAGGGATAAGAATGGGGTTATAGATTTTCTCTTCTTTTCTTTTACGTTTTGGGGATAATAGGGGCTTTTCTTCTTCTAGTTCTTCTCTTCCAGGTTTACCTGAATATATACTTATTATATATTAGTTATATATATATATATATATATAGAGTAAGTAGAGAAACCCTTTGACTCCGAAAAGAAAATCAATTAAATCTTATCCTGGTTACCTTCGGGTAGCTAGGGTAGGGTAATATGTCTTAAAACTGAAATCTTAATATATGGGTTATTAACATGAAGATGGTAGAACTGTTAATCGGGTACGACATGGAGAAAGTCTACTCTGGTGATATCTCTATTGGAAGTACCGATATGGTCACTGATATCCATGTTAAAAGTGATGATGAACTTACATCAAGTGAACGTCGTCAGTTTGAAACAGAATTATCGGAATTAATTTGCAAACACTTCGTTAATAATAAACGTATTAACGAACATGATCTTTTAAAGAGGCAATACCTCGTCAAGGATGTTTTAGAGTACGCTGTTAACTATTCGGGCATGTTAACAGAGGAAGAGGTTTACACTAACCTGTCGGGTGGAGATCCTAAATTACTTAAGAAATTTATGACAGGGGAAATACCAACAGTATCTCGCACTTATCTATTTAGCTATTGTGGATTTAGTTATAGTTGGTTAGATAAGTTTGAATCGAGCCTGAATACTGTTAAAAGCAATTTGGTCATTAAGGAAGAACAAGTTAGTTCCGCTGCCATCAGACACGTTTTTATGGATATCCTGGGGATGAGTTCAGACGAATGTCTTTCTATGTTAAAGAGACACAATCGTTGGAGTAGTCATGACATATTCATCGAAGATTATGATTACCTTGTCCCACTAAGTGAAATCCAGAACATGTTCTACGGGCTAGACCGCTCAAGAGACCAACTCGTAGCCTTAATGGTTAATTATACCAAAGATCATCCTATCGGGTAGTAAACATGAAAGCCAAAAAGATATTAAGCCGAGGTGAAAAATGCGCTGGTTAAAACGACTTATTCGTGTATTGGCAACACCGGCCAAGATCGAAGCAAATAAAGTAAAAGTAGCGTCAGAGTTAGATAAGGCGTTTAACTTACTTGTAACTGATTACCCTAAACAAAGCTCACACCGTGGTCATATGGGTTTCGACATAGGTCACTATACTTTCCAGGGTGGTTGGCTAAAAGACGAATTCTACTTTGACGTCTATGATCTCGATTATGAGTTCAGACTAAACAAAGAAGGTCGGATCTATGTTGGATACCACAAGTTCCCAGATATGGGCGTCAGGTGGTCAGTTCATAAATGCGGAGATAAAAACAAGGTTGTCGATTCATTGACTTTACATTCCCCCGATAATCTTTATAAAGGCGACTTCATCAAAAGCCTTAACTTTATCATTCCCGGTTTAGTAGAGGAAGTTGTAAATGAATCCGAGTCGTAAATTTAGTCTATCGATTGCTTTATTTTGCTTTTTCTGTATATGGGGCATTGGCCAGATAAATCCCTATATGGAATTCAAAACTCACAGAGTTGAGGTCTTTCAACTCTACAGTGGGACAAGTACGGGAAAATACTCTAAGCTGGAATTCATTGCCGTATATAAAAACCCAGAAGGCACTGTGTTTGATCAACGCGTATCACCATCTGAGTTCTCTCAACTCCATGTGGGAGATAAGGTAGATATCAGTGTTCGTCAATTTGACATCGAACAAACCACTCTTGACAATGTAGTTTGGTTCTTTGGGGCATTATTGTTCCAAGCAACCTTATTCACAGGAGGAGTGAGTTTCCTCTTATACGGTCTTAGTGCAAAATTCAGAAAGTGGATACGATCATGAAAGTTGGAAAATACTTGTTAGAAAAACATAACTTTGGCGATCCTGAAGTTAAAGCTCGATTCCTTGATCAGTTTGGTTACTCTGAAAAGATCCTTGAGAGTATCCTGGCTGACCGATATCCTTCATTGTTAGGTTGTCATATTCACGACATTGCGATCTTTACTGGGGAGGATCCTGGGTTCCTTCAAAGTCTGGAAGAATATGAGCAGTTGTCTGACTTTGAGAAACAAACACTGTCTTCCCCACCTATGGGTAAACCATACGTTTCTGATCCACCGGTGGCTAAGATCGAGTTAATGGGCGTTCCTTCTCAGGAGTCTGTTAATAAGGTCAATGAAATGGCAAATGAAATTATTGACGATATCAAAGCAGGTAACTCTTTAAAAGGGCCTATTCTCAATATTGCCGCCATCGCGGCAGGTAGTAGACCTTTCAATACTCGCCCTGTGAAAACAGAAGTCGGTATTAAAGATCTTGTAAGTGATGATTGGGACAAAATGAAAGAACCCGTTGATGGTGTAATGATTAAGCTGAATCTCTCATCTGGCGAACCTGTTGAACTAGTGGGTGTGGATGAAGACGGTATCCGTCGCTATGAAGAAGCGATCAATAAACTCCGAGCCTCCATGGATTATCCAGGCTTTGGTTGCTTAGTGGGCGATGATCCAGAAATGGAGTCTTTGATTACACGTCTAAGAGAGTACACCAAAGACAAGTCATTTAAGCTGATTACCCCTAAAGCTGATCTTGCTATCAGTGAAATGCAGTGCAAGTCACGTATCCATCGCGATCCAAGTGAAGTCGAGTATGTGGTAACCACATATCCTATTACTGGGCCCGAGTCTGTTAAGGTGGTTAAGGGTCGTGACCTGGGGATCGGTACTGGTGATAAGTATGTTTTCTCTAACCAGTTAAAACACACCATCAATAAACTTGGTTTGGATCCTATTGAAGGATCGGGCCCTTCAACTAACCATAAAGAAGGTGACCAATGAGTCGTTACGAAAACTTTGCCAACGAATTTGAACAGAATTTCATTAAATACCATACCGATGAAATCGTGATGGCTATCCATACTAGCGATACCCCAGATCCGATCACCACCGTCTTCGGTGAACTAGTAATCGGTGGTTATGACGACCATAACCATGTTTACCCCGTCCTGTTCAAAAATGAAATCGTCTTTAGCGTGCATAGCTCACGTACCTATTTTAAAGATGACATCTCTGGTGTTGCCCTTAGGCTTGCCTCAGTGATAGAGAACTCGGGATTTGTCAAAAAGCAACTTGATGAGATCCCCGTTAACTATGGCCCTGTCAATATTGGTGTCGATGTGGAAGATATCATTTCCATTGTCTTATTGTCAGAAGCGGTTTGTCCAGGCAAGTTACCGGCGTATGTAACTAAGCTGAGAAATGACACTTACCAGTTGTTATGTAGGAAGATCTCCGAAGTTGCCCAAACTCCCGGATTGATAACTGATCAAGTAAGTATGATCAAGAATCTGGAAAGTAAATTAGCAAAATTAAGTTAATCCATTCCCTACCTACTCAGATGAGTAGGTAGGTTTTACGGAGTATAGAGAGTAATGAAATCGAAGCACGTTAAGAAAGAGTTAGTTGAAATCATGTTCCCAATCATGCAGAACCTGAGCAAGTACGGAACTGAAGAATTCGAGTTGGAATTTAAATTCCAACATAACGGTGTTCCCTATAAAGTGGAACACGTCGTACAGTCAGAGCATAATCGCCTCGAAGTTAAAATTTGTGACTACTATGGGATCTATCCAATGTTCCACGTACCTATTCAGGTCACCAAGGACATTGAACCAAAATCAGCAGCTCGTGCTTTTGTGCATGAGAACCCACATCTCCCACAGACAGCTTATCGCATTCTTAAGAAGGTCCACTGATATGAATATAAAGGACGTTGTACTTGTTAATGAACGGTTTGGGGGAATTCTCAAAGACCGATTGAACCGTATTAACATGACCGTTAAGTTGTTTGCTTCCAATTTGAATATCGATAGATTGACTGCGGAGAATATCTTAACTGGAAACGAAGCCTTCACTTATCCCCACTCCTTCAAAGATCTTGATCGTCTCTTTGGAACATCTGAAGGTTATTGGTACCAAGTTTATAACAACGTGGTTAAATACGTCTCAGAAGGTATCGACCCTAATCGTCCAGATGTGAAGCTGAAAGAAGTCATTCCACACTTCCCAGGTTTTACGCTCAATATGACTCCTGCGCCAGTTGATCTGGATAACTTCGAAGTCCCTAAAACTCAAGCCTATTTTGGTGATCCAACATCAGGATTAGATTACATGGTTCAAGGACACGAGTATTTTGAATTGGTCGATACCGCCATTACTATTAGCGGTCTCCAACAAGGGATCATTGGTATCTCATTATCCAATCTGGGTACACGAGAGGAGATGGATTTTTACACTGGGTTGGTTTATCTACAAAAGAAATTACCCCATCTCAATTTCGCTGTTCTCCCAACACCTACCTTCGACATGGACAATAGCACCGATGTTGAATCATTGTCGCGTCGAGTGGAACGTGATGGGCTTGATGGTATTCGTTATAACCGTATCTTCTTCGCAGTTTACCAAGACTATGAAGTTCCCGACTTGGTGAGAAAGTCCCATGACCTGTTTATGGATGTTGAAGAACTCCATGGCCGTTATCAAGCTAACGTATCCGTAAAGGAAAAGAAATGAAACTCCCTTTATTTGTAAAGTCAGTATCTCTAAGCTTCTGTACTCCAGAACTTACTAATTCATTCAAAGCCCAAGCTAGAGATTGGGTAAGTTCAAATAAGTTAGGATATTCCAATGCGTTAAGTTTAGCTTTAAACTACCTGGATAAGTGGGATGGTCTCGAACCTGTAATGCCAGCTCTCGATGACGGGTCGTACGTTCGCATTCAATTTATCACGGGTCCGGATGGCCGTGGTTTTAAAATGGATACTTTTGGTATTCGTTTCGTAGTGTTCCCTGGCTCACCATCAGATGAATTTTCTCACTATCCGTCTCTACCAGGTAAGCTTGTAGATTTGTTGGTAACAATGCTGACCCCGGATATTAAGTTCTCGGTATTTGATAAAGAACTAACGGTATCGAATAACGTCAGCACTAGCCCTTACGATCTCTATAACCCGATCAAGATTTCTCAATCGGAACTCCCGCATATTGGATCTCTTCCAACCACCCATACGCTGAAATTTATCAAGAACCGTGAGGGGATCGAAATTGGGATATCGTCTGGTTCTCTCAAATACATGATGGTCCCACTCGAGTTGTTTGAGAATATGACCAGCAAGCTTGCTGAAGACAATAGTTATAATCCAGATGTTAACGTCGGATTAACCTTAATCAAAGATTTTAAAGAGGCTATCGATGAGTAATTCAATTCTCGAAATTAACCTGATCCATGACCAGTCAATTGAAAAGGAAGTTGCCAAACAGGCACTTGCTAATCGTGACTTCTCCGTAGTTAAAGATATCATCGTTAACAGTGACACTGTCATACTTAACTTTGAACAGAGTAATGAACTGAAGCGTTTGGTGCTGGAAGCTCTCCGTAAAGTTACTGCACCTAAAGAGGAAGATCCTTTTCTTCTTGCTGACCAGGTCTACCATTATCTCCTGACTCTTTACTCTGTTCGTGAGAACCCGGACAAAACCGAAATCAAATTTTCCAGTTGGTTGGCGATTCAATATCCGGAGATTGGTGGACTTGCAGAAGTTATTGCAAGTAATAACATCCAAAGCTATAGCAATTTCGCTTTAGATGCCATGGCCAAAGTAGAAGGACTTACCCGTGATCGTTGGTTACAAAAAGTGAGGGAAACCTGGGGTGGGAAATAAAACTAACGGCCACTATGAGGTGATAGACGAATCCAACATAGATGAGTTCTATTACAAACACTTCGGCGAAACCCATAGACGTTTCTATTGGCGATGGTGGATGGTTATCAAGTGGTTCTTTCAGGACCTACCTGATAAACTCCCTAAGCGTAATAAAGAAACTATGCAGTTTCTCCATCTCGATATCCAGCAACTGAAATACTATACCAAACAGTTTACATTTACCCGGCGTAGTTTGCGGTATGTTGGTAAAGATGGTCAGCTCTGGGAACGCAAGTTTAAGATATGGATTGGGTACTCCGATATTGAGCTAATGGAATTACCCAACTCACCTCCCAAGCTTGTTAAAGGACCTAAGGGACCAAGGACTTATAAACTCGCTGTCCACCATGGTAGTCACTATACCTGGTTCGGTTTAAAGCGAAGTAAGACCTGGAGACTCAGGTTAGGATTTATATTCTAACATTACCCTACTCTACCCATGTGGGTAGAGTAGGGTTTATCATTATTAACTTTTTTATCTGTATAAATTAACAAACCGATATTATCCTAGTGTATGACAAACATAAATTTTATTAAGGAATCTAGTATGATGAAGTTATGTGGTAAAACTATTCCTGAGTTTGCGGAACAGATTAAGAAATTCCTGGTTGAGGCTGTGGATAAGCCAAACGGGGAACATGCCTGGACCATTGGTGATGATTCCACATTGCCTATCTATATCGATGTTCAGCGCAACGAAGCATCTCGCATGGCTCACATCTATATTAAGATCGGGTTAGTCCATTTGGCTAGCGGCTCAGCACATTTCTCTACTGATAAAGGTAAACATAAAAACCTTCCATCTCAGTTGAAAGTAATTGGAGAAATGATCGACGATAATATCTGGAAAACCGTCAACATCATCCTCTTTGCTGACTCTGGTTTGTCTAACGGACTTCGTGAGTTGTTCGAATCAGGTGATGTCGATCACGTCGAATCTTCTTTGTACGGGATCCGTCTGAAGTATAACAAAGAAGAAGACTCTCAACGTTTGCTGATTAGTAATCTTGATGATCAGCCAATCTATGCCATTGAAGAAGCCATCGTCCCTAACTTGGGTATCGGGTTGACTAGCCAGAATGATCTAAAGGATAAAATCTTTTATACCTGCCTGGGTATGATCCAACAACCGACATTCGAATTTGACGGGGAGTTGTACAGTGCCCATTCCAAAGAAACATCACGAGCGGATTCATAAGTTTACTGAAATCTGCTTAGGTAAAGTAACTCGGGAAGAAACAGAACGTGTATTCTTCCTAAGAGGTAGGTTAGATAATAATTACACCATTGCTTTATATAGCACTGGTTTATTACCCCAAGGTAATGATGACACTATTGAAATATCCGGTGACTGTAACGACAAGTCCATAGGGAAATTCTACATTACCGGTGAATCATTAGCCTCCCATAAACTCGATGACAAACTTGTTAAAGATGTAGCCCAAGCTTTCATCAAACTCAAGATCAAGGAAATAAAATGAAGCCAGTTCATTATACCGTCGGTGCTATCAATAAACTCCAGCCACAGTTCCGGGCGATGTTGGGTAAGCTCATGATTCATATGGTTCAGCTGGATCCAATTACCCACACTGAGCAAGACTGGAATTATGACATCGATGGTAATACGTTTACCTGGAAAATTAGAAAGAACCCAGCGCGGACCATTCTTAAACATTTGGATGAAGCTATTCCAGGAAGTACAACTGCCTTGACAGCAGTCATCTATCTTAATGGTAGCCATTACGTGATGAGTACCGATTTTACCGATCATGAAGATCCTGGTACAACTATCACAGTAGAGATCTTGGATAAGATCACTGAGCTGTTCACCAGCTATGTTATTACCCGCATGGTCCGTCGTTGGTATGTTGAGGAAGGTATGCAGGAACGCATACATGACCGCGCCGATGCTGGTGACTGGTCGTATATCCATGAACACTGTGAAGGGCATATCACTGGGTTCTACGACACCAAAGGTTATAGCGTGATCGTCGAGTCAGAAGGACAGACCATCGCCGAAGATACTCACTACAACCAGTTTGGTAAAGAAAATCCAACTAACACCAATAAAGAAATTTATAAACGTTATCTGAATGAAGCGATCTGCTTCTTACTGGCTGGCGAGTATATCTTTAAAGGTCGCATCTCGGCGCCCATCATCTAATTTTCATTTAACCACTTTGTAACAGGACTATAGAAATGACTACCGCTATTGCATTAAGCGCACAACTGAATGACAACAAAATCTCCCGTCTGGTTTCCAAAGCTTGTAAGTTGTTGACAGACACCGAAGGTAAAGTCGGTTCCTCAATTAACTTCATTGCCAACGATGCCAATGTCACTACCACTCTCTGGGGATTCAACTCCTCTCGTACCAACCTGGTGGTGGAAGTAGCGATCAATAAAGTTGTTATTGAGAAGTTGCATTTCGTTCGGCCACATGGCGGGGACATGTTCTCTCAGAAACATAAGTGCGGGTTTGCTTTCCTTTACAAATTAAAGACTGGTCAGCAATTCGCTAAATGATAAACCCTACAGCCAGAGCTCGTGCTCACCGTCACTCCGAAAAACTATGTAAGGGATAACGGAATGTTATCCCCACATCCTCGGAGAAACCTTATGCAACGTACTCGTGCTTATCGTCGTTACAAACTGCAAGTGAAGAAAGTGAAAGTATCCCGTTACTGGAATGCCGGTGTATGGAGGATTGGCGGATGCCAAAGGCAAACAGATAAGGCGGTGATTGGCCGAGTGGCGAATACACCAAAAGCCTGTGGTTGCTGGATGTGCGCTAATGCCCGCCAAGTTTTCGGTGAACCATTTGCAGACGTACGTCGTAAACAACTTTACGTAGATCAGGAGTAATAAATATGCAGCGATTCGAATTTACTGTTAAAAAGAATGTCCTTGTCATTGACGACCTGGAAACAGGCGGGTCGCTGCGTATTAACTGTCGCCCACTGAGTAAACCATCTATCTCCCCGGTACTCGAAGCGTGGAATGATTTAGAACATGCAATTGAACACAACGAGTTATTCCTGTCACTTCACGGGATTAACACAATTACCGAAAGACGTGGGTTCAATCTGAAAGGGTCCGTGACACTTAAGTCATCACACCTTTATGATCCCACAGTCTATGACAGCTCTATCACAATGACTTCGATAAGAGCTAAGTCAACTATTCTCAACTCTGAGTTAAGTTCATTAGGTCTTACCCACTTCGGTAATGTCACCTTTAATGAATGCAATCTCAAGAGCACACCTATTGTTATACCTCGCAAGGGAAACCAAAGCGTGGTGTATTATCAGAATGAACTAATATAGAGGATTCATTATGTCACGTTTTAAAACCGAATTAGACACTGTTAAACGTACAATCACTATCACTGGTGATGAAAACGACGGAACCTTGGTTATCCGTCAGCAATGTTATCCTGGTTACTTCGATAACGAAAGTGAATGTGATCGATTAGTCGAATATGCGAACGATCTTCAGGGAGATTTGAATGAAGGTCGTATTGCGTTACAACTGGTTGGCGAAAACAGTATCGTGTTCACTGACAATAATTTCCCAGTGATGGACAGCGGTATCTATCTTAAGTCATCTGATCTTTCAAATCCAAGACTCAGTAACGTTCACCTTACTTTCTTTGATGCGGTGTGTTCTGAAGAATGTATCGTTACTAATTCCACCATATCTGATTTTGAATGGCCCCATGGTAACAAGATCCATCTGTCTCACTGCTTCATTAACCAAAAGTATAATGAAGTGACTTCTCGTATGAGTTACTCTCTGAACGAATGGCATTTGAATCAACGTGTCGATGGCGAGATGTGGTAATGAACCTCATTCCTAAAACAAACTACATTCCAGAGTGTTCAGCAGAATTGCTGAACGCCTGGATTAAATACGACGGATTAGCCGAACCTTATACTCCCACCAAAATGATGATGGCTAGAGAGTTCTACGCTTATCCTGATCCAGGGTATGTTGTCCCTATGGAGAAGAAGCCAAATCGCCGGTTATCTAATCCTAAAACACTGACCATGCATTTCTTAAACTTCCTTGATGAAAACTTACTCCAGTTAGGGTATCCGTATTTCTTCATGGAAGATTTCCCATACAAGTGCTTGAACATGGTTCAGGTACTCCACGAAATGAATCTCATCGTTGGTTATGATATCGACGAGAATGGATTCGTAACTTATGATGAAGAAGGTATCTAAATGAAGATCTTTAATGTGGAAACACTGACCAAAGAAATTATCGGTAAACTGGTTACTCGTGATGATTCCAAAGACTGGCAGGATCATGGCGGTAAGGATGGGGAATTACTCCAGCGTATTACCCGTAACTTCAAAATGGTTGAAACTGCATACATGCAAGACCAGACTGACGAAGAACGTTACAATGCAATCCATAAAGCATTCCGTCTGGGGATGTATGGGGTTCTGGTGGATATGTGGAAAGAGTTAGCTCTCATGGCTAACGGTGATTTCAATATCCTGCGCAAATGGGCGCTTGCCTATTATGTAAATGCCGCTGCGGTAGGCGTTTGTTTAAATGGGACTGAACCTTTCCTGCAATTCCCAGAAGAACTTAAACTGAGCGCCCAGCACCACCTGTCCAAAAATGCTCAGACACTTACCAAATGTCTTGAAGCTCTGCGCCGTTCATTTGCGAGTATGACTCGTGAAACCAATTGCCTGGTCACCAAAGAACGTGCCCAAGTAGAAATCTTCAAACTACTGAAAGCCAACCCTCTGATCCAGGAAACCTTCCTCAGTGAAGTATTGATCGAATCTGTATTTAATAAGATCAAAGAAGGTAATAGTGCGGTTATTCGTACTAGCCTGATGACCAACATCTTTAACCTGTTAATTGCAGGTGAGAATATAGAACCACTGACAGAAAAAGAACGCTTCAATTTCATTAAGTCAGAAATTCATCGGACTGGTTTCTTCATTTTTAAAAATGAAGATGAATTGAATGCATTCGCTAAATGGGCTGACGAAAATAACGTCTATCCTGATAATATCGAAATGGTTGTACACGCATCGGAAATCGATCCGACAAAACAGAACATCATGTTCGTACCTGGTAGCATAACCATTCCTACTAAAACCGAAATTAGGGTTCTGTTAGAAGAAGAGTTGGATTATTCCGGATTACAAGCATTGGGCGCGAGTGCAGATATTCTCCGTGTCATCGACCCTAACTTTAAACAAAAGGAAGAAGCTGTGAAACAAGAATCATATATTCAGTTCATGGGTACAGATCACCTGGTTGGCGGTGTTGAGCGCCATGGTTCTGAACAAGAAGAAGTTAATGTCATTCTTCAAGCCATGCAACCTGAGGCACGTAAAGATCGCAAGTTCTTTGTTTCATACATCCACCGTTCTGAACATCAGCGCACACTTACTGCGATGTTCTTAACCGCAGAGAACATGAAGACTATGGATACCCTTGATCCTCGTCATCGTTCTCTGGTCCTGGACCGTGCGATTGATATGCGCTTGGGTACATTGTCCCAACTCGAAAGCATCTTTGATGTCATGGGTGCTAAAGGTAAAGCCATTCCGCCGTCAGCTAATTCCATTTACAAGGGTACTGAACCTACCCGCAATGTAGCCGACAACATTATCGGTATTAACCCAATTAAAACAGAAGAACCTACCACGATGAAACAACCTAAATCCCGTATTGAAAATCTTCAGAAAGCGCTGGAAGAAATTCTGACAGTGCGTGCTAAAGCTCAGTTCCCTGGTGCCCCAGAAGACACCATCAGAAAAATTGTTTCTGAATCGAGCAAGGTACTTGGTGTAGGAACAACAATTGAGAAATTGCTATCCGATAACATGATCAAACCCCAGAATGCAGAAGGGGTTGATTACTCCAAGTTAGATTTCGCTTCACTGTTCTCTAACCTTACCCAAGCCGGATCCCCATCTTCAATGGATCCATTTACCCCAGCTCTAGGTACGCTTTACAACACACCTATTAACTTCCATACAGGTAGTCCTACCCCAACAGGCGCAAGCATGTACGCTAAGGAACAAGCTCGCCCAGCTAAAATTAGTCGGGTTCTGACTAATGAAGAAATTACCGTAGAAGGTCATGGTGTCTTCAAGATCTCTCGTGAAATTCCGACTAACCAGCTGAGCATCATCTTTGTAGACACTAACGGTAACTACGGCACCCAGTTAGTACAGGGCTGTTATAACGATATCGATACCAACTACATCATCGAAATGTTGTACGCGGGTATTGAAGCTGGACATCCTCACAAATCAGTTCTGTTGGCTGTACAGCGTCTTACTCCGCCAACCTTTAATGGCGGATACGGATTCGGTACTCAACCTGGTTACTCTTCTTATTAATAGCGTATAAACATTAAGTAAACTCTAGGTACCCAATTGGGTACCTAGAGTTCTTATTCTTTTATTTTCTTTTGGGTATAAATTTTCAGACAAATATTATCGGCATGTATAAGTATAGGAGTTTAACATGAACGAAAGGGTTAACTATTTAGTATACCTATTGGCTGGGATGTTTGAACAGGTAGTTAAAGCCAAACTGAATCAGCATCGTAGATTGTACAAAGATGGTCGTTGGCATGAACATCCGATGTTCCCATACTTCACCTTGGGTATCCAGCAAATAGAGGCTACAGATTACACCGGCAATCTGGAACATTACTATACGGTTTGTGCTCGTACCAGAACTACCAAATATCCAGTCGATGTCATGGACTTCGTTGTTTGTGATGAACTAATCCAAGTCAGATACAGCGGGATTGAATTACCAATCTGTGCAGTGGATGGTACAATGATCATCAGTCCTGAGCAGTTTAATAGAATTTTCACTGTGGCAATTGAGTCCAACCTAGATTTGATGGAAGCACTCAAGAATCACAAAGGGGGTCCACATGAAGCTAAGTCGACTGGTAAGTGAGATCCTTAATGACGCAGCATTCCAAAGGCAACCAAAACCTTATAAGAATGTTTACTTCATAAAGGCACTCAATCCCGGCGACGGAAAAAGCATGTTTGTCAGTTTCCGTTTCAAGACGAGCAAGAATGAAGTTCTCGTTGCTCATGCAGAAATCGATCTTGATAAACCAAGTAAGAATGTTTCCGTTGGTGTAAGTTACTTGTGGCCGATAAAAAGAGAATCGATAACGTTCTTCCGTAAACGTCAACAAGTATTACACAAGTCAATCCCAGAGATACTACAACAAGTAGTGGCTCCATTAATCATAGCAACAATCGAAAAGGTAGAAAATTATTATGTCACAGACTCAAGCAATCATTGATTTCGCTACCCTGAAAGTAACAGGCATCTGTACCGAGCTGAAAGGCAAGCAGATTCCTAACTGGTGGAAAATGGGTGATGTTCAAGGATTCGGATTCAAAGTAACTGAAGGTGAACTGAATTTCCAAATCGGTGCGGCGATCTACCCAGTAGAAGAAGCGGGCGAAGGCAACTTCTTGATCAAGATGAATTCGTGCTTCCTTTCTAACCCTGTACGTAAACAAGGTTACGAATTGCTTCAAGTTCCTCTCGGTGCTGTGCTGGAATTAGATTTCCCGATTTACGCTGAACACGAACAAGAGCTCATGGATGGCGTACTTCAACTTATTTCCGACGAAGCAGAGAACATTCTGTGTCGGATACTCCAATAAGCTCACAGAAACGATTCTACTGAGTTTAATTAAGTAATACTAAGATGTGTATCATGTAGGTACATAAAGACCATAGAGATCGTTTAAAGGGCTTTATGGTTTAACCGACGTTTTCAATCAATCTCAATCAAGGATATTTGTAATGAAAGATTTTAACATCTATGCAGTTGGCGGTGCAGGTATCAACGTAGTTAACCGTTTCCTGGGTGAAGGTAAAAATGGCAAGTTTGTTAAGCAGGTAGTTGGTATCGATACTTCTGATGCTAACCCTGTCGAAGAAGGTCTGTATCCGCTGGAGCGTTTGGAAGGTGCAGAAGGCTCCGGTGGTAACAAGAAAACCCACGGTGACAAATTCCCTGACTTCGCAAAACAACTGCTGGCCAAATACGAGCCAAACAAACTGAACATCGTCATCTTCTCCACCGGCGGTGGTACTGGTGCAGGTCTGGGCCCATATCTGGTTCGTAACATGCTCCAACGCAAAATCCCAGTTCTGACTCTGGTAGTTGGTGACATCTCAACCATTAACGAACAGAACAACACAGTGAGTACTCTGGGTTCTCTGTTCAACCAGACCAAGCTCGGTTCTTCAGTACTGTTCTCTTATCTGGAAAACCGTCCTGAACTGTCTCAGGGTCAGGTTAACCAATCAGCAGTTGGGCGTCTGGATAATGCGATCATGTTCTTCAACCTGTTGAACGAACGTATCGACTATGCCGACATCATCAACTTCTTCTTCTACAACCACATCGTGGATGCTGATCCAATTCTGACTCAGTTGACCTTCCTGACTGAAACTGAACTGCCTCAGTACGATCGTAAAGCTGTAGCGGCAATCAGCCTGTATCCGAACATCGACGATATCAAAGTCCCGTTCGAAAACATGTTGTATCGTAAGGCTGGTCTGTTCGGTTCTGATTTCCATGGTTTCACTACTGCCGTTCATGCAGTTCTGGATCACGGTAACACGATCGACAGCCTGAAAGAAATGATCGCTGATAAAGATAAGAAAGCAAATCAGCTGTCTGGGCAATTCCGTAACAAGGACACTAACCTGTTCGAAACTACTGGTGCAGCAGACGACGACGGCATGATGTAATAACCGGAGGCCCTAGGGAATTCCCTAGGGCTTTAAAGGGCTTATGCGAATTTTATTTAATCTAGCAAGCTACCGCACTACTTTCAATGTCCTATCTCAAAATGATGTAGGCGTTGCAGAATCTATTCTTACTAAGGTATGTTTGGATAACGGGTTCCCAGTAAAACCTGGGTTCTTTGACCGTAATCTATCTTTCAATCACACAGCAGTTTATGAACAAATTCGCGAATGTGTAGAAGAGAGACTGTTCCTTATCCCCACACCGGATATCGCGGAACTGAACCATCTTGGTAACCTTCAATTTTCACTCACTTTACAAAATCGGGAATGACACATGTACAGTATCGATAAGCGCGGTCTTACTTCGGCTATCGCTATCGCCCTAATACCTCAGTTCAAAAATGAAAATCCTGAAGAGGATCTTCTCACCTATAACTTTCACTTAGTGTTAGATATGGTGCTCGGGGTGATGAACAGCGATACCCGAAACATCGACGATGCTATTGACGACCAGTACCGGTTGTATCCAGAGGAAAGGAACCTTGCATTTTTAGCTGAGGTCATCCGACTAGAAGTCATTGACATCAAAAAGCAATTTATGCAAGCTGGATTCGATCGTCGATTGAAGTATAAGTTAGTGACACGGAATGTCGGTGCTCATAAGTTCTACGGGATTGCAATGGACCTCGATGCGACAACTATCGCATTAACCGAAGCGGAACCGGTAGTAGAAACTGACAATGCATTCGCCGTATCTCAGGAGCCATCGATCGATGAACTTGAAGCAGCTTTCAATTGGTAGGGAATTAATCAACTTCGTATCTTTCGATTCTCACATCATCGAAGCTGTTAATGAAAAGGCGATGTTTGCTCATCGTCTGGTTCGTCAGGAAGATATCCCCAGTATCGTGGATGGGTTAAGAGAATGGCTGATTCGTTCTGTTGGTATCTTTACGACGGTTGGATATTACCGCTCTCCTGATCTAAAGTTGTGGTTTGATGGTGAAACAATAATCGAAGAGTTTGATGAACTCCTTCTTAAGTTCAAAACCTTTCTTGAAGCTGAGAGAGGAATCGACTTAAAGGGTGAGTACAGCTTACTCCGTTATCGTGATAACCTGAACTTCATCATGTTCGCCGGTAAGCCAATTGGTGACGTGACCAACGATCTAGGGATGCCGGTTTTTTCTGGTTTCTTAACAGAAGAAGAAGAAATCAGGTTTGGTTATGCTCTGGAAGAAGCGAATCATTTCATCGAAGATCTTATCAGTCGGATGAATGATAAATTCGACGCTCTTGATAACGCAGAAGCATTTGTCAAAGAGTTGATTGGTGATAGACTTCCTGAAGTACTCAAACGCCACCTTTCCCAATGAGGTAATAAATGAGGAAGCCGGAACTTTATAGTTTCAACATCTTCCCATTACTTCGAATAATCGATAGATACAAGCTGGATAGTACTCTCTTCTTTAAAATCATTCTGAATTTCCTCTCTCATCGCCGGGAGGAAATTCTTAATGTAGAACTGTCCAAATGGTTTAGCCCACATGACGTTCGTATTAAATTAGAGATGAAGCCTATTTTATACCAACTCATGCATGAGTTGAATCATTCGGATAATGTGGAAGATTACTTCGTCTTAAACAAACGTTTCTATATTAAGGATCACCCTTATGACCCAACAGATGAGTTCGATGAATACACCTAAAGCGGTTTATTCTCACTCGATACAATTTCCAGGTGTGGCTTTCACCACCCTGTTGAATTCCTGCATCCTGTTACTCAACGTCTATGGTATCAAGCACACGGCTCAGTACGACCCAAGCTTCGATACCTCGGCCCTCACATCGGGCAACCCGACAGCAGACGCCAGATTCCAGAATGACTACATGAACTTCAAAATGATGTTGGATGGGCTACAGAGTCAATATTCCGATATTAGTTGCGACCTTCAGTCCAATGGATCTGTCCTGTACATGAAGTTTACCTGCAACTAGGAAAACGTATGTATGTTAATCTGAATTGCTTCGACTACAACAAACTGTTATCGGGAATAGTCGAGCATTACAACTTGCAAGACGATTTAACAGATGAGACCATTGCACAGGTGTTCCGTAATCTGTCGAATCTGTATAGTTCCCGTGGTGATCTAGGAATCACTGAAGAAGAAGTCAAGATGGTTGAAAGCTTCCTTGGATTAACTGTATCGTACATCTCTTTCGAAGGCGAAGATTTTATCGCCATACAGGAACAGATCGATGACGGTCTTGATTCATTAGAAGCCCACTTAACACAGCAGGTCGATCAAGTTCCATATGGGAGCTTTATTGAAAAATGGGTTATCGGTAAGTTTCTTAATGACGTGGATGTTGAGTCCTGCGAGTACTTTGAACAGGTCGCTCATTTCATAGAGTGTTTCGACAACATGATCCACCGATACATCACTGCGAAATCCATACCTGATTTTGGTCCTGGTGAGTTATTCGTTTTGGGCGAGATTGAGAAATACACTCATCCCTGTGAAGTAGTCACCAATATTAATGTGATCGACGTTCCTGGTACCAAAGTTCGCTATGGGAATTCTTTGATTACCTTCCCTCTCATTTTGGTGAATGTAACCGAAACCCATTAAGGAGATCTCATGGCCAGCTTAAAAACTCTGAAGAAGGACGATATTGTCAACTTTGACATGCTTCGTCCTGGTATCTTCGGAGACCAATATAAGGGCGCGGTAATCGCGTCCATTGGTGATTTCAACGTAGCCCGTCTGGTCGATCCAGATGTCGCTCAAAAACACGCCAGCTTTTATCCTTTCTTCAAGGATAAAGTTGACAACGTCGATAACCCCGCTATCTATGATTACCTGATTCTTCAGTTGGATAAAACCAAGCCCAACTTGATTGCAATCGGGTTCCCATGGATTAATGAAGGGTCTCTGAAAACAATCACCACCAGACAAGCTGTTGTCATCATTCGTGAATTCCAAGAATATCATCGCGCTGCGCTGACCGATTTCCTGGAAGGAATGAACGTTGATTACACTTTGACCATCGACGATCAGTAAGAAAAATAATATCCTATTACTGGACCTACCATAAGGTAGGTCTGGTAATATTAAGATTACCCAATTATTTTTTTTCTCCGTTGAGGAAAGTGTATGTCTGGAGTAGGTCCTTTTCTCTCTGAAAACTATGAGAGCGATCGCAATCTGTTAAAACACGCGATCAGTCAGTACAGCATGATGGTTAGCCGTAGCCAAGGTTTAGATGAAGACGAAGTTAAACGAAACTTTGTTGAGTTCTTTAAAGGTAACAAAGATAAGTTCAAATCACTGAGAGCTAAGGTTATCGTTAAGAACAAGATGGAAGACCGTGAGATGAAAATCTTACCTTTGTCATCTGTCTTTAAATATGTTCAGGAAAAGAACTATCACTTATCTCCATCAATGGTGGCTTACACTCACTCTGATGAAGAAGAATGTGTTAACTCGATTGGTACCCGTCTATTCATCGATAACCGATCCTACTATAAACAGTTGATGCAGAAAGCCCGCGACGCCGGTGACAACGAAAACCGTGATAAGTATAAAGAAATCCAGAACGCCTTTAAGATCTTTAACAACGCCCAATCCGGTGCCATGTCATCCGAAGGTACACCAATTAACAATAAGACGGGTCATACATCATTGACCTCTACTTGTCGTTGCTTAACATCTACAGCTAACCTGATCAACGAACAGTTCATTGCCGGTAACCACTTCTATAACACACCAGAGAACACGTTACAGTCAATCATGGCTCGTCTACAGGTAACGGATTACAAGCTGTTAGAAAGCGTTATGGAGAAGTACAAGCTGCATTATGCAACAACCGAAGACTTGATGGAATCCATTCATTATTGTTCACGTCGTTATTGGACGTCAGCAAAACACATGGCGATCATCGAACACTTCTTAATGCACATTTCTCCGCTGGAACGTTCTGCGCTTCTTTATACCCTTGACCTGGTATCTTTGTTCAAACATAACAAAGAGTTCGTTAGTGGATTCTTCGATGAGTGGGTTTCTATGAATCCGCCTGAAGAAGGGAAAACAGAGAAAGATTACCTGGCTCCGGATAACGGTGACAAGTACGTACTCTGTGTATCCAAACTCCACCGTAAACCAAGTAAGGTAGAGGTCAACGCACTGAACACTCGACATATGGAAGTTGAGGCTAAGTACTCAGACTTCATGAAGATCTTCTTCAACTCCCCAATTCCACCGTCTGGTCTGTTCGATGTAACTTCCTCTATCCGTGACTGTGTATTGACTTCCGATACTGACTCCTCCATTTATACAGTGGACGAAATGATCGAAGCATATACTCATGACCGTGAGAAAGGTGTTAACCTGAACGGCGTTCTGACTTACTTCATCCGCATGATCTCTGTTGACCAACACCAACAGCTCTCAGCTAACTTAAACGTGGCTAAGAAGAACCTGCGTATGCTGGGTATGAAGAACGAATACTATTTCGGTGCTTATGTTACCACGCTGATGTCCAAACACTATTATGCTAGCCAGCAGATGGTTGAAGGTGTTCGTAACTCAGAACCTGAAATGGAAATCAAAGGGGTTCACCTTAAATCTTCTAAGATCGCATCGAACATTAAAGACTTCGCTCAGAAACTCATGGGTGATACTTTAGATGCTATCGAGCACAAGAAGAAACTCAGCCCAGCTGAAACGCTGAAAGAGATTGGTGACCTGGAACGTACCATCGTTGATGACATTCAAGCTGGTGATTGGAAATGGTTATCTCGTCAGGGTGTTAAGGGTTCTGCTTCTTACTCTAAACCTATGGCATCGGTATACTTCTATCACGAACTGTGGGAGAATGTATTCGCTGAGAAATATGGTCCGGCTCCAGAACTTCCATACACTGGCGTTAAGATGTCAGTTGATTTGGGTAGTAAGACCAAGGTTAAGGAATTCATAGAACGTCTGGAAGATAAAGCATTAGCTGACCGCTTCTTGAAGTTCATGGAATCCACTGGTCGTACTGATTTGGGTAACTTGGTTGTTCCTATGGAACGTATGCAGTTCCTTGCCGACATTCCAATTGAGATCAAACAAGCTATCGATTATCGTACAGTAATCAAACAAAACCTGAAGTGTGTTTATGAAGTTCTGAACTCCACAGGCTTGTACTTTATGAATGATTCAATCAGTCGTCTGGTTAGTGACGAACACTAATAATCTTATGAAAACAATTTGAAACTCTACCCGGGATCACCGGGTAGAGTTCCTGTTGTATGTGTGTTTATGAAACTTTTGCTTTAACGGTGTTCCAGAGATTGGTGAAGTGATCTGCCCAAACTTTATCCTTGATCTGTCCAACCTGAGTCTGTAATGGGAACTTATCGAAATAGATCCTCAGTTCAGAGTTCAGCTGACCATCAATAGTCCCAAGGAATACGTTATAGTCCAAATACTTCCTCACAAGCCCCAGAGAGCCCATTGTCCATATCCAGGACATCTGCATAAAGAAGATGGATTTAAACGCCTCAGGGAAGTAGAAGCGGTTCTTATCCACTATTGGGTTGGTGACTTCATTAACCAGATAGAAGTTAGTAAATGACTTCATCTGAGTGCCCATGAATACCTTCTTCTTGAAGTTAACGTAATCCGCTAACTTACTTTCAAAAGCCTCATAGTTCCAGCTACCTTTAATAGCCTGGATCTTACCTTCATACTGATTTAAGTAATTGAGGTTAACCAGTTCGTTATGGTAGATGTAACAGTTCATTAACGGATAACCAGCAAGATACCCATGAGGGGAATTACCCCAAGCTTTCCCTTCCTTCAATGTTCTCCAGAACCCAATGATCAACGCATAAGGGTCAATCTGGACAATGGTGTATAAAGGACGGCTAGCACTGTAGTTCTGGGTATTGAGGAGTTGCATGATATCTAACCGCTGTAATGTATCAGTGGTATAGATCGGAACCAAAGGAACCAATTCATGTAAACTCTTACTGAGGTATTCATTAATTTGTACACGGTCGGGTTTGCCGAACGGAACAACCAGAAGAGTGTTGTGATTGTCTTCTGGGTATATGGACTTGATGTGGTTCTTTCCTCTATTATACAGGCTGGTCAAATCAGACAAGCTCGCATACTGTTGGAGTTTATTATCGATCACATTAATTAAGTATTCCGGAGACCATTCTAGGTTAACCGAAAAACTCAACAAGAACTGAACTAATGGATGTTGGTTAGGGAGTGTCCGATTGCCAAGGTCAATATAGTCTTTAAAACTATTATTGTTCCTCTGCATGATTCTGCGAAGGTTTCCTAATTCGCCATAATTCTGTATCGGATTGCTCACCCCATTATTGGACAATGTGAAATATGACATTGATGGGAGCCCCAGAAAGCTATCAGTAATTTTTTACTGATAGATTGTATATTATGTAAACTAACATTCAAGCCACGTGCTTGAGTGTAAGACGGGAGTCGTACGTTTATTTGGCAAGTATACATACGATCAACTGTCAAATTTTTATGCGCCTATAATATTTGAAGTCTATATTATTATGGTGTATAAGGAAACAAATGTTTTCTATATTTCTCCCACTAGTGTAAATTAACGTTAATTCATATATTAAGTAAGGAATAATTATGTCCCTCGATACCATCAACAACGGCAACAACAACTCTTCTTCTAACAACGCTGGTAACTCTCAAATGAAAAGTTCCGAAAATGCTCTGTTCGCTCTGCTGGGTCAATCTAACCTGATCTCCTCTACTCACAACATCACCGAAGTTTCTGATGTTGTTAAGTCCCTGGAAGAAATGGTTAAACACCTGGATAAGAACACCGCAAGCCAGGCGCAGAAACTGTCTCTGCCACGCAACATCCGTAACGTCACTTCCGACATCAGCCCGCAGCTGCCAGGTATCATCCTGTCTACCGTTGTTAACGCGACTGCATACGTTCAGCCGGTTCTGTTCTTCAAAGTGGGTGTAACTGAAGTTACCGAAACTATCGTTCTGGCTAACGAAGCAATGCCACGTGGTATCGCTAAAGTTCCAACTTCCTTCATGACTCAGGAAGTAATGGAAAAAGTGAAATCCGCATACGCATTCGTTGACAGCAAACAAATGGACAAAGTTGTTATCCTGTCTCCAATGGTTCTGAACCTGGAGAAGTTCATCAAGAACTCTCTGAAGTACGAAGACATGATCGCCGACGTTCGCAACGTTCTGCTGAAAGAGTGGAACACTGGTCTGTACAACACCGTAGTTCTGGATGTTGCCAAAGCTGGTGCTGAATTCCCTAACCCGTTCAAAGACGGTAAACTGTTCGGTAAAGACGATGCAGCAGTAGCTCGTATCGAACCTATCAACAAACAGTCTATCGACGGCGTACCGGTTCCGTACAACCTGGCAGTTAAACTGGCTACCACCAACAAAAACAACACTCAGAACATGAACAGCAACAACACTAAGTCTGTTGCAACTTCTTACCTGACTGTTAGCCTGGAAGCGATGTCTCAGCAGCAGTTCATGGCTGCGAAGATGGCTCGTCCTGGCGCAAACGTTGGACCTCTGGTTCCAGTGATCTCTACCGGCGTAACCGTACCAGGCGAAACCCTGAACAACAACAACTCCATGTTGACCGCAGCACTGGGTCTGTACGCATCTATCGGTGCAAACCAGATGCAGTTCTTCTCTGAAGCATTCCGTGGTAAAGAAGTGGGTCACCGTGGTAACCTGTCTAACTTCAACTACTACCTGTCTCAGATCCTTCAGGGCGCGTACAGCACTCCTCAGTTCATCACTGATAAGAACATCACCAACGCCAACGCAGTTAACGACTGGCTGCAACGCTATGTAGCTCCGAACGCAGTATACGTTCTGGATCTGGGTAGCTTCGGTGAAGATGTTTCTAACTCTGATTTCTGGTGGAACGTGATCGTTAAGCCTTCTGGCTCTACTTATCACCGTGCGCTGGTTAACCTGCTGGACGTTCTGTCTGGTGGCGCATTCAGCAAAATCGCTGCTGAGAACGCATCTAAGCCAAACCGTGATCCACGTAAAGACTGGGCACCTGGCGATGCAATCCTGAAACCAACCAACATCATCATGCCTTCTGGTATTGCACAGGGTAAAGATGGTAAGTGGTTCGACCTGGCAGAAGTTGACGGCATGTTCCTGCGTCAGGACAACTACTACGGTCAGAACGAAATCGCTGTAAACGAATACCTGGGTCTGGTATGTGGTTCAATGGGCGGCGATGCGAAAGTTCGTCAGTTCAACATCTACAACCGTCTGAACCAGCTGTTCGGCACCAACGTAATCGTTGATGGTTGGAAACGTCGTTTCGTGTGGGAAGATTCCTTCTTCAACACCTTCGCTAAAGCGATGGCTTCTGCTGGTATGCTGTCTATGTCTGCATCTAACCTGGGTGCAATGTGGACTCACCAGTTCAGCAACGACTACCTGACCAGCACCATGACTGCAATGCTGTCTCAGAACTTCGGTTCAGGCGCAATGGCATTCAACGGCGGTTACTCCCACTACTAATACGTAGTGTGTAAGTTGTAAAGTGTAAACGACAAGGAGAGCGGGTGCAAGCCTGTTCTCCTTGTTTTACTTTAGAGAGGTTTATTTTTTAATGACTAATACCGTAGCCGACATTCTGAACAAGTTCTCTGATGAGAATATGATTCCTTCTATCTTGTTCGATACAATGTTGAAAGACACCGGCATTAAACATCCTGGCGACGACGAAAGTTTCTATTCACCACTGTATCCTGACTTCGAAGACTTCGATCTCAAACACGATACATCTATAGTTGCTCCGGTATATCTGAATGACTTCGACTTTAACATCGAAGAAGACCGCGAAGCAATCATCGAACTTCTGCGTACCGAATTCGAAGGTAACAACTTTGACACCGTAGCGAGCTGTCAATGTAAGAAGTATCGTTGGAATGGTTATCTGGGTTCTGAGTTCGTTTGTGATAACTGTGGGCATAAGGTCACCAAACCCCTTACTGCTCGTATTGAAACCAAAGTCTGGTTAAAACGTCCAGCTTATGTATCTGGATTTGTTAGTCCAGCCATGTATGCTGTATTCTTTAGTAAGCTCAATACCAAATCTCCGAAAGTAAACTTAGTTGACTACTGGGTGAACTCTCAGATTCGTAATGAGAAACGTTTTAAAGATCCAGCCAACAATGCGTTTAAGATTGCGGCTAAACTGGAAGCCTTCCGCAATACACTGGGAATTGAATTCGGGTATAACAGTTTCATCGACAACATCGACCTGATCATCCGTGGTGCAGTTGAACACGATGTGAGTAAGGTACTGGACCTGACTGAAAATGACCGTCGTCATTATGCGTTGTTCTGGGAACGTTATCGTACCAAAGCTGTATTTAAGTATCTCCCACTCCCTAACAAAATCACCACAGTCGTTGAATCGGATCAACGTGACCGCTATGTAAACAAAGAGCAAACAGATCTGGATAAGATCTACTTTACTCTGGCTGACACCTATCCGATCGATGATGTTCGAGCTGATGAGAACGAAGACTTAATGGGCCAGAACCTGAAACCATTAGTCGATGCATTAGCTGAAGTACAGAAGAACATTCTGTTCGGTAAGAAAGGTATGATTCGCTATCATGCTGGCGCAGGTAAGTTGCCATTTACTGGTCGTTCTATTATTACCGGTGAATCTGGCGTCTGTCGTTCTGATACAATCATTCTTCCTTGGTTGTATGGTCTGACTTGTCTGGATAAACATCTTACGAACTGGTTGTATCGTAAGGGTTATACTCCGATGAAGATCAAGGAGATTATCCGAACAGCTGCTCACACCCGACATCCTGTAATCGAAGAGTTCTATAACTGGATCGAAACCAATCGCTATGCGATGGCTACGGCTGGTCGAAATCCATCGATTCAATATCTGTCTGCTCGTGGGTTCTTCGTTAAGTTCAACCGTGATCTTGACGATAAGTCCATCCGTATTCCAATCACCACCGTTAAGGAGTTTGGTGCGGACTTCGATGGCGACCAGATGTACGTTATCTTCATCCCGGATATGATTTCTAAAGCGGAAGCATATTCTAGCTGGGGTCACCATCAGATGTTGGACCCGAATAAGCCATTTAAGGTTTCTCGTTTCGGTACCCATACCAAAACTAACTTATTAAATATCAACTCGTTGTTACTTAACGAACCAATTGAGGAGAGTTGATGAACGCAACAAGTGCATTCACTCGAGCTTGTAGTGGATCCATGACGGAAGCTTCTGCTGGAGCATTCAATAACTTTATGAATGGCTTCTATGAGAAGTATGACAATCTGTCGGGCTGGCTTGGTGAAACACTGACTTCCGTTAAAGACGCTCATAATAACTTTATGAGTAGCCGTATGTGGGAATTCAGTAACCGAGTCAATGGTAAAGATGGTACATATGTAGGTCGTTTCGAAATCGGCTATCTGTCTGAAGTTAAGTATCAACAACAGGCGACTGGTTTCATGCGAGATTACATTATGGCCAACCCACTGTTGATGGGTCTTTATGAAGAAGATCGTGTATCTGGTTATGACGGTGATTTCAATGCCCTCTGTTCTGGCATTGGACGTGATAACTATTTCTTCAATAAGGCTAACGACGGTAAGGTCATCTTCGATGCAGAGAAAGAAACTCTGAACAGAACTGTCTATACCAGCTCACGTGATCAACTGACTCACCTCGGATTCTCTGAGCGTGTTGACATCCACCGTACTTGGCAGGCTACCAATCTCCATATCGCTAAAGGTCTATTTGACCCAACTAGCATCACTGGTGGGAATATCCTGTCTCTGGAAGAAGTTGAAGAACTGCGTCAGCAACGTGAGGAGCGATCGAGCTCTGAAGAATAACTAGAATTGTAATAGGGTGGAAACACCCTATTACTTTTCACACATCGCTTATTTTTTTTTGTTTCAAACGGAGAGTTATGGACCTCGTAACTAACACCCACCTTAAAGTGCCAAACATTAAGCGTTCTGATGTAGAGCGTTTAATCCTTGAAAATAAAATAGATGACGAGGGTAGAATGCTTGTACATAAGGACGACCTGGTTAATGTAAAACGCCCAGCCGATAACCCAAACCGCTTTAAAGCTTATAATGCCAAAGGTACCAAATTGGGTGTTATTGAATTTCAGCAAGGTTTTGTGGATGAAGAGAAAGGTGCCAATGGTTTGACTAATGAAGCAGTCATTGCAATTGCATTAGACCGTATCAAGTCACAAAACCAAGGCAAGTTCAAATCCCCACAGAACGATGCTGCCATCGAATGTCTTCAGGGTGCATTAGTTGCCCTGCGCCATCGTAATGATGACCGCAAAGAACGTGGTGTATCTAACACGGATCAAAAATAAGGTATATAAATGAAAGGCCAAGGTTACTGCGAGTTGCAGGTTGATCTTTCCAGCGGACTTAAAATCTCCAAAGCTATCGGCAATATCGCCGATGATTGTGGTGGAGCTATTCCCGCCAATAAACTTCATGCAACGATTATGTACGACGTCCGTAATCCTGATATCTTTCCGCCGAAATCCAATGCGGTTTATAACGCTAAAGTTATCGGGATTAAGACACTGGGTAAACCAGGTGACAAATGGTACGCCTGTGCTCTGGAATTAAATTGTCCAGAAATACATGCCCGCCATAAAGAACTGGTTAAAGCCGGTTACGTTCATTCATACGACGACCTCCTTCTTCATGTCTCTTTGTCTTACGGAGAAGCCACTTCTGTAATTGCACCACAACTGGAGCAGATGTTTGCAGAAGGTAAACTCCCAGAGACTATTACGTTATGTAATGAGACATGGGATACGTTGGAAGATTGATGGATGTAGGAGGGTATGGATACTCTTCTTTAATAAAAGGAGTTACCCAGGGAAGTGAATAGGTTTCCGATTTCACTTGGATGATTTCTCAGACCTATATTACCTAAGTGATAAACCTAAACAGTTTAAACCTTATTTCAATATAGAGAGAAAACTTATGTTCTTTAATAGCCCAGATGACCTCGTTGTAATGGCCTCAGCATTCTTCACCGGTATCGGTGCGTTAGTTTTCGGATGTGCCGGATACTACGGTATCAAAGGCGCTATCCGCAACATGCTGCATCCTCAGAATGTTCAAGCTGTACGCAACAAGCATTAATCCAGGTACAGCATCCTCCGTTAGGGGGATGCTGACCTATATCATATGTTTATTTTTTTTTGTCATCTTTTGATTGATTATCTTTGATGAGGAAGAGACAATGCCAAAGGGTGTCGTTGCCACAATGGATACCGTCGGGTTTATACAAGAACCCGGTATCAAAATAGACCGTGCCATCGCGTACTGGTTTGCTAACCGTATTGACCAATGTATCATATTGAGGAATGTTAAGTCCTATCAGTATGTTGTCGCTAAGCACCAAGATGACAAGAAAGGGGAAGAAAGATTCCTCGAAGATATACAAAAGAACTTGCGCGAGTATCTCTTGCAAATCTTTGATGCTGTCTCTGTCAATGCCTGGGCTAAACGAGAACAAGAGGGGGACAAGATGTTCTCACTTATTCTCTCTGGGATAGTTGAGCAAGATGGTAAGAAATATGACCTTGCCCACGCAGTATCTGTGAATGGCGAGACTTATAAACTAATTGATATTGGAAGAGGTTTACGTTAATGGCTTCAAAAGAAGAATTCGCTGGGATTGATAAGATTAAGCACGGTAAGCTTATCGAGTTTATGACCAATAACTTCCGTAATGTGGAAATTGCAGGTAAGCAAGTCATCCAGACCCCTGATGGTGAGTTTATCGAATACGTTCTGATGGAAGAATCCTACTTCGTAGAGAACTGGCTCGTTCAGTTTGCTATCGGGCACGTCGGTGAGAAGAACTACTTCAACCACCAGGAATGGTCTCGCCTGACCGATGGGTTCACCAAAGGTGCTATTATCTTAAACGAAGATAAGCAACCTGTATGCCTGATCCGTAAATTCATTGATATGGACCTGGGCGGTGAATTACAACACCACATGGACCACTTTGCCCGTATGGCCTCTCAGGCTGCTCACGTTCCTGATAAGAATGAAGCTGATGAGATCATCGGTGCATTTGCTAACGCAGTAGAGCAGATCGCTTCTCAGAACCCAGACTACGATACTCTTACGGCAATGATTCCATATGAGTATTACCTGCGCCATGGTATCGACCCAACTGTAGTCAAGCAGTGTATCTGGATCCGTGATAACTACACCTTAGGTGGTGAGCCTATTGACGCTGACAGCGACATCATGAAGGCAGTTGAGATTGTTCTCTATAAACACGCTCGTGGTGAACCTACCACTGAGAAAGAACGTAATCTCGTATTCCATCTGACTAACGGTGATTTTAATTTTGACGGGAAGATGAATGAGGTAGACACCCAAAATTCTCCCGCCATTGAAAAGCCGGATGACAAATTCGATCCATTAGCTGACTAACAGGTCTAGTGGGTCTAAGGAATACAATGAAAAAGTTTAAAGGTCTGTTAACCACTGACCACCATTGCTTAAACCCACGAACACCTACTCGTCACATTTTGGGGAACCTGGACACATTCTACTATAAAGAAAATAACTTAGCTGATATTGACTTTAGTGTGATGTGTGGTGACTTCTTCGATGACTTAGCTCCGGCTAACGATCCGAACATGATGATCTGCCAGCGCTGGATTAAAAAGCATTTACAGATCTGCCATGAAAAGAAAGTACACGTTCGTATTTTGGAAGGGACGTCGTCGCATGACTGGGGACAACCAGAAATCTTTGATATCCTTAAACCAAAAGACACCCCATATATAAAGTACATTAATACCTTATCCATTGAGTATATTCCTGAGCTGGATATCAACGTAATGTATGTACCGGATAACTTCGGTCATATATCCACCGATACCATTTACGAACAAGCTCTGAAATTAATGGCTGAGCATAATGTTTCTCAACTTGACTTTATCTTCTTGCACGGTGGGTTTGATTATCAGCTCCCTCCAATAGCAAACAAGAAAGGAACTCTTTACGATTCTGTCAAGTGGAGTGCATTAGCCAAGCACGCCATATTCAGTGGACATATTCATAAGCCATCTCAGAAGTTAAAGATTCACTGTGGTGGTTCGTTTGACCGTATCTCATTTGGTGAGATGCACCCGAAAGGTGGTTATCGTTTCCAGTTCAACAAGGATGAGTTCAGCGCGTCGTTCTGGGAGAATAAGAACGCACTTATCTATGATAAGATTCTGATCAATAAGGAAATGGATGCTAAACAAGTTTCTAAGGAACTTAATAACTACTTGTCTAAACGTCCACCGACTAATACCCACATTCGTTTAGTAGGTGGATTGTCGTCAGTTACCAACCCTCTGATTAATGAGTACAAGGAACAGTACCCGCAATACATCTTTGATTTGGATAACGTAAAAGAAGATAACATCGAAGTAGATGATACTCTTTACACACCTGAGATGTATAAGGGTGTTGCGTTAACCAGACATAACCTCAAGGATAGTTTGTTCAACTTTATGGAATCCACTTTTGTGCAAAATGACACGATCGATATGTCATTGATCCACGAAATAATGGATGAGGCTATGGGTACAGAATGATAGTGAGGACTAAGGGTACGCTTCCCATAAGCGTCGGTACGGCACTTGCCATTGAAACACTACCCAGTGTTAAGATGTACAAGTATCACGCCATCCTGTTCAATCTGAGAACGATTATCCGTAATGCCAGACAAGCGTTTGAAGGCGACGTCCTTCCTTCTGTTAGCGAGTTGTTTGATGCTTGCAAAGAAGACATTGTCGGTATTGCGGAAGCCATAATTGCGATGAAGATTCGCACCGTGTTGGAATTAAAGATTTACTACCCCAGCTATCGGTCGTTAGAGTCAACATTTCCATTAGGTAAAGTTATCGATGTTCAGAAGAACGGTACCGATAAACAGAAGGCCATTTATAAACTCGATAAAGAAGTAGCTGATAAAGTACTTGCTGAATTTGGGAAAGGAATAACCCAAGTTGATTCGAGAGTTCCACAGTTTTCTGGTGATGCGTTGATCATGACTCATCATCCAGTCGATTTGGTTACAACAGAATCTTACTCCAGACTCTATCTATTAGAGTCACACACTGGAACAATCAAAAACTACACTTTGACTTATTCCAAGTTGACAGGTTCTGATAAGTTTAACAACATACCGTTAAACAAGATTACGATACAAGTATTCGGGGACAAGTCCTCTAACTTCTATTCGCAGTCTATAGGTTTAAAGAACACCCTTAAACAGTTAGCAGACTCGGCGCATTGGTCAACAGCCTCTACACCAAGTATGGTAGCAAGATCTATTCGTTCTCTGCCGGAATCCCCAGAGAAAGATATCCTCATTCAAATGTCTAAATAAGAGAGTAATAACATGAGCCAGCAAAATAACGGTACTTTCGTTCGTCGTCCACAGACCATGTTCAACGACTTCCGCTATCCGATGCCTAAGTCTGACAAACCTGTTGAGGGCGCTAAGTACCCTGCTACCTGGACCTGGGAACTGGGCCTGTCCGGTCAGATCTTTATGAAGATCAATGACGGCGTCTGGGGTAAAGACGACAAGAACGCTAAGTCTAAAGAAGTCGAATTGTCCTGGGCTGACCGTAACGCTCTGTTGAACCTGATGGAAGAAGCGTGTAACAACCCTAACTTCGGTAAGGCTCAGTACGTTGTTCGTAAAGTTACTTTCGGTAACGGCGGTCGTATGAATGACCACCCATCCACCATGGGTACATTCACCGTAATCCGTGACGGTCAAGGTAAGATCCACGTAGGTTACACCAAAGGTACTTACAAAGTAATGTTCCCATTCACCTCTCCTTACGACTCCATCATCCTGGTTTCTAAAGACGGTGAATCCGTAGAAGACAACGGCCTGATGTCACGTGTTTACTGTAAGGCATTCATCAACTTCTCTCGTAAGTATCTCGACCAGTACGAGTGGGATAACTTCAAACCACGTGAGAAGAAAGGTGGTGATAATAACGGTAACAACAATAACCGTGGTGGCGGTAATAACAGCTGGGGTGGTAACAATAACTCTGGTGGTAATGGTGGTGGTAACAGCGGTTGGGGTGGTAATAACTCCAATAGCGGTGGTGGTCAACAGACCCAGCAACGCCAAGCACCAGCAGATTTCGATGACGACATTGATTTCTAAGGACTAGCATAGTTGATTAACCTAGCTCGGGATGTCCCGAGCTAGGCTTTCTTTTATGTTTGTCTAAAAATTAACAGGCAGATATTATTAGCTTGTATATGACAGAGAGGATTAACCTATGCGTTATGACAACCGAATGTCTGGTAAGAAGGCAATCGATGCAATAATCGTGACTCACAATGGTGAAGAGATTATCTTCCGTGGGGCACAGAAAGTAAATGGCGGTGATGCTGACCAGGAACTGTTTGAATTTCTGAACGAATACTTCCAGAGTTGCTCTGAAGCTACTTTGGATAAACTGTGGGCTTTGATCAAAGCCGGTAAGCGAATCCTGGAACCAGGTTATTTCGAAGAGGTGGATACTCCAGAGATTCAGGAACTTCGTAAGCGTAATCAGGACTATAAGTTCTTGACTGAAAAGTTAGAGCCTATCATCCGTGAAATGTATACCGTTATCACACCTGCTGAAATCGGTTATGCTGCTCAGGTTACTGGACGTTGTGAAGCACCGAAAGATTTGATGGCAATGTCTCAACTGGGCGACTATCCAGAAGAAACAACTATCGACGCATTTAAATATGCCGAACTGGTTAAGCAAGCATTCGCCGTTCAATTATCCTTCCCAGTGGTAAACCAACTACTGGACCATGTGTCTAGCATTACCGGTAAAGATTACAAAGATGTACCAGCCGGTACGATGATGGCGAACATCACAGCTTTAACCGATATGCCAGGTTGGCGTATTCTGGACGTATATGTCCGAGCATCATGCCTCCGTCAGGAAGCACGACGCAATAGTATCGGTGTGGTCAGTGATGTGAAGTACATTGACTATATCGTATATAAAGGACTGTTCAATAAACTGTGTCTGACATTCTTACCGAGCAAGATCAATGGTAAGAACTTGTCTAAAGAACTGAACTCTCTGGTAGAGGGTGAAATCCGTGGCGGAGCCGATATTAAGTTTAAGACTTATAAGGATCCAAAACCAGGTTCTGATGACCAGTCTATTCCAGAATCATATCGTATCGCTCAAGCAGTCAACGGTACCGATGAAATTGCGCAGGCCGAGTACTTTACTTTTGGCATGTATAATGAAGTCAGAGGGGAAGATCAATGGGGTAACCCTACTGTACGCTTAGAGAAGAAACATAAAGACTTCTTCTATTATCAGTGTATGGGTCTGGGTATTAAGAACCAAGCTCTCGCAGAACGTTTGTTCAACACTCTGCCACGGCTCTGGGACTTCCGTCTGACCACGGTACATATAAAGTTACTGCAACTTGTATTTAGCGGCAACATAAACTACTATCTGATTCCGGTACTGAATTACGACCAGTTAATGGCCGCAATTGTATTGGCTCAGGTTAAGCTTTATGAGATGGGCTTTGAGAATCTGGCGACTCTGTGCGCTATCGTTCGCAACCCTTCTTATCATGTCGTTTATCTGGATGACGATTTTAAACTCACCACCAAAGATCGTGAAGTATTGACCGAGATGTGTGATATCTATTCCGGTCAGTCGACATCGACTACAGAAAACATTCTGGTTAAGTCGGTATCTGATCTCCTCGATGAACTTGCTACCTCAGGTTGGGATTCGAATATCGAAGCCGGGCTGTTGGGTAATGAAAAGTTCGTCAACGCTATGAGTTCCGGTCAAATGTATCAAGTGGACTTGATACCTGAGATGAAACGTGAACTGTTAGCATTAATCAAATTAAATAACTCTACTGTAGACGAGGAATAAGAATAATGAGCATGAATCTGGTAAAAGCACGTTGTGGTCTGACTAACTACTATCACCAACAAGTTATCCGTAACCCTGTTCTGAATCTGGAAACGACATTGATCGACCAGCTTACAGAAGAAAACATGATGGGTGGGGTGAATGGTTCCACTCTGAAGATGGCTGCTGTAATGGGTGGTGGTCTGAATGCTCAGGCTTCTGGCTTTGCAAACATCATGGATGGTTGGAATGACTCCAAAGGTCTGATGATGTTGGATTTCTGTTCCAGTGATTCCCCTGTAGCTGTTGAGTACATGCACGTTATCGGGTATGTAACAAACAACGGTGCTGAACAGGGCCTGACTATGGATGCTCTCTTTACTCCGGTAATGAGTTGGAAATCCCATGAGTCTATCACTGCATCGGGTATGCTGGATAGCCCAACATCTGTACGTCGTAAAATGGGTGGTCGTACTGACTATATCCTGAACGATGGTTCTCAAATGGGTTCTGTCGTATCCCTTCGTCCTTCTGACATTATCGATTATTCTATCGAGAAAGCGTCTTCTGACGATATCCTGGAGCGGATGCAGGATGAAGGTATGGACGGAATGGTTCCTCAAACTACCGTGGCTGCTTCTGACATCAGTCGTGTCGGCGTTGTTACATCAAAACGTGGTAACCTGAACCCAACCAACTATGCGACAGATATGCTTGTTGCCGGTACTGGTTATCAGCGTAATCAACAACTCCAGTCCAACATGATGGACAGCATGGGTGAGAACACTACTCAGTTTGACGGGATGTTTAATGACCTGTCTCAGCTGGCGTATCAATCTCGTAACAAAGAACCTGAATTACTGCGTGATGACTTCTTCCGTGAAATGATGGAAATGATGGGGCAAGCTCAAATGCGTGGCTTCCGTGGCTATACCATCGGTGATCTGGAAATGGCATTCCCGAACATCAACGAAGTTCTGGATTTAACCTTCATGGATAAATCTGAATTCGTGGTTAACGATTTTACTGCTGATACAGAAAGCATGGGTACTTCCCAGCTGGAAGAATTCGTATCTCAGGAAATCACCATGAACATCATGGACCTGATGATCAAGTACGGTCTGTCTGAAATCAACTTCCGTGGTTCAAACTGCGATAACTACGGTGGTGATGGTGCATTGTCTAACGTCGTTGTTCTTCCATATGGTTCTTTCTCTCTGGATGCCGATGACTATCAACTGGGCCAAAAGACCGAAGCATTCGTAGATGATCTGACCAATCAGATCTTTGCGAAACTGAATGGTCTTCGTCCGGCAGATATGACGCCAATTCGTTTTGATGTCAGTGCTGAACTGTTCGGTACTTTGATCGTTAACATGGTGCGTGTGGACGATAGCAACATCGGCGGCGGTTTCGATATGTCAGCAGGCGGCGTACCAGCAGGTATGGGTTCTCGCGTATATCCAACTTACGCAATTAACAACTTCGGTACGGTTACTGGTGATAAAGAACAAGCTCAAGTAGCGGGTTCCAACTTCTTCTCTAACCTGTCCTCTTATTTCCAATCTTAATCTGGAGCTGTAACAAATGAACAAGCTTAATAAACTGTACGAAGCCATGCTGAAATCTTGGGGCTGTACTCTGTCTGCCGACGCAGCAATCAGCCTCAACTTCAGCGGCACCGTCGTACCAGTTACAGTAGAAGAGAAACAGGTATATCTGGCTACATCTGAAAACCTGAACGGCGTGACCATTGGTAAGGTATTCTTCCACCCGGCATGTGAATCCATCATGTCTAAAGAAACCGAAATCTTTAAGGTCATCCGTAAACTGTCTACTGCCAAGATCTATGCCGTATTCCAGCCTATCTGCGAAGTTCTGTTTGCGGTAGCAGGTAAGAAATCCGGTAAGACCCTGACTGGTAAAATGATGGAAATGCTGGAACCGTTCAAAACGGTAACCAAAGCGGTTAAGCAGGAAGTACTTGATATCATCAAGACTATCTCCGTAACCATCGAAGATCAAAACGTGGATACTCGTCTGATCAGTTTTAACCTGATGAAAGGTGGAAAGACTGAAAACGACGAACCTATCTATTATACCGCAACTCCGAGCTTCCCGTTCTATACTGAACTGTATCGTACCGCAGCACAGAACGAACATCTGAAAGCTGCTGACCGTCTGAGCTTTAATGGGCTGAGTGTTTCTATGCAGGCGATGCGTGTTGTTATCGCTCTGTTCGAAATTGCAATCCCAGCGGTTATCGATCCAGCTCGTCATAAGTATGCAGCGACTACTCAGGACGCAGCGCGTCTGACAGCATATCTGCATTCCTATGGTCTGGTTGTATCTGACATGAACAGTCTGATCGGTAAGTTCCGTAAAGAGTTCGATGCTATCGGCATTTACGGTATTGATATTGACTGGTTGTCCGAACTGGACGAAATCAGCGAAATCAAGAAACTGATCCCGGCCCTGGATTATAACAACTACAACATGGGTTCTGCTCCAGAAGCACCAGCGGCTAATAGCGGCGCTCGTATTTCCAGCTATAACCCAGTTGCAGGTATGTTTAATTCTTCCAGTCAGTCCAACATCAATCAGGGTTCTGCAAACACAATTGCGTCTGCTCCGAAGATCCCTGATGCGATGCCAGGTGAGAACTACATCGGTTGTGATTATTCTCAGGCTAATGGTATTTATGAATATAAATTCCAGTGTAACAATGGCTTGGTTCGTGTACGTCGTCTGGCTGAAGATGGCCGCTTCATTTCTGAAGACTTCCAGAACCCGATGATGACTAACATGAACGGTATGAACAACAATGGCGTTCCTCCACTGGGTATGGGTATGCCAAACATGATGATGCCTGGTATGGCTAACCCAATGATGATGAACATGATGGGATCTGGTATTCCAATGTTCGGCATGGGACAGCCTGGGATGGGTGCAATGGTTCGTGACCCATATACCGGTCAAATGGTAATGGCAGGTAACAACCAAGCTCAGAACAACGGTTTCCAACAGCCACAGAACAATGGCATTCAGTGGAACACCGGTATTGATCTCGGTTCAACTGCTGGCATCAACGACTACTAAGTCATAATTAAAAAGTAAATACCTACCTCCTACTGCATAGTAGGAGGTAGTATTCTTTTATTCACTTTTTCTTTTATTCTCTTCTTACTCGAGTAACCTGTATTACCGAATCGACTTGTTCTTTAGTTACCGTAAAGAGACCCGGTATCTTAGTAAAGTCGGCGTTAGGGTTTTCCATATTGTTAATAAAGGAAGTGACCCAAATGAGTTCTTCTGGAATAGTAGGATTATCCCCACCAAGGTTACGTAAGAACTTATGGAAGTTATACTTATAAGCAAACTTTATACTGTCATCTGCAAATGCAGAAAACGCTGCTTGTGATAATAAGATTTCTTTACAGGAACGAATAATCGTTTTGAATTCGTCTGTATAATAGTAGGAGTTTCCATACGGGATAGCTACGGGCATTTTATCACCTAATAAAAGGATGGGCCAAAGATAATCAGGCAGATATTATCTATACGTAATGACAGAGAGGAATTACAATGAGCAAGCAAACTAAACAAGTTAACCAAATCAAACCGAATACCGCAGGTGTGGCTATCGGGATGAACGCAAACCGAGTGACTAACTCGTCAGCACGTCTGTACATGCTGGGTAAGAACCAGGGCAAGGCCGCTGTGATTTGGGGAAGTACTAACCGCAAATACAGTTCCGGTGATGAACAAGAGTATGCGGCAACTGCTCGTAAAGTAGAGGTCGACTCTGATGTAGAAGTCGAAGAGATCTTCTTTGTTAAGAACGTTCTTAACGATAAGGAACCAAACCTCTGGGGAACATATCAAGTCGTTGTTAAAGACCTTGAGACGGGTTATTACGACGTGATTGAAATGCCTAAGTTCAACGCTCAAAATATGGACCTCGGTTTCGAGTACCATTATGACAATGACCTTATGCGTAAGCTGGTGAAAGGAGCAAGATTCTCCCGTGGTACGATCTTTGCAACATCTGCTCGTATCAGTGAGAGTAATGAATGGTGTCCTGGGGTTCAGACTATGGTCGCGGCAATGTCGCATGCCTATACTGAAGAGGACGCCGTCGTTATCTTTGACCATTATGCCAAGAAGATCGGTGTAACGTTCAAACGTAGTTTTGATCACCAGTGGAATGAAGACGAATACGTTCCTCTTAACTTGTATAGTGACGATCCTGATAATCCACAGATGTGTCCGTTGTCTGGACAACGTGTGCGAGATGACGGTATCGTAATGGGCTTCCGCCGTAAAGATGCAGATGCAGCTATGGCGAGTATGACCAAGAAAGCACTTATGACCCCAGATCCAATTTATGATACTCTCTTCTATGCAGCTCCCGGCTGTATCGTGGCAGACATCTTAGTTGAGACTGAACGTTATAAGAACCTGTCCAACAACAAGCGTGCTGAAAAGCGTTCACAACCTCATACACGTATTCTGGAGCGTTTAGAGGAAGAACAGAACGCCTTCGCTAACTCCATTGTGAAATGGTATCGCGATAAGCAGCGTCAGTATCTGGATAAACGCCCACCACTGACCAAGGCATTATGGAACCTTATTATGTTCCAGGGTCAAGGTGCGATCACCCGTGACTTTACCACACCAAGCAGCAACGGTAAGTTCACCAAGATCAAACGTAAGATGGGTAACATCCAGCTGAAAGACTGGCGCGTTCAGATCTTCCTTAAAGAAGATGTGGAAGGCAAAGTTCGTTTCAAGAACACTGGTATGGACGGTAACAAATCTGTAATCATGAAGATCCTCCCAAGCTCTATGGCACCGGTAGATGATCATGGTAATATGGCGGATATGATCGTGGGTAACACCCCTGGATTCCGTCGTCAGATTTATAGTTCGTTTATCGAACTGGATGTGAACTTTATCAACATCCACCTTTATCCTAAGATCGTTGAAGCATACGAGAAAAAGGAATACGACAAGGCATTCAAAATTGCTCGTGACTTCTATGACACCGTCTCCCCTGAACAAGCGGCGATGCTGGACGAGTTGGACGAGAAAGGACGAATGAGTCACCTTCATTGGATCATGAAGGATGAAAACGAATTTGCAGCACTGGGTAACAATACCAATGACCTGCAAGGCGTTAAGATTGTCGAACGTTTGGTCGATAACTATCCTGAGATCCAACCAACACCTGTAACTTATATGAACGAGTTCGGAGAACAAATCCGTACCCGTCACCCAATCGTGATTAGTTCCGTCTATTATATCATGTTGGATAAGTTCGGTGATGATATCTCTTGTCAGTCCACTCCGAAACTGAACATCTTCGGCTTACCGACCTCGTTGTCGAAACATGAGCGAGCCCGTGATTTCTATCGTGCAACTCTGAACCGAAATGTGGGTGAAACTGAAGGTCGTCTGTATATCAACCAGAAAGGCGGCGCAGCTGCTGTTCGTATCCTGGCTCTGGCTAACTCCGCTGAGTTACTGGAGGAATCGGTTAAGCGCTTAATCCGTGCAGATAACCCATTCACTATCGAGCGTCTGGTTTATCCTGGTGAAGAGAAGAACAACCACTCTCTCCAGGTTATCGATAGCATGTTGTCCGACTTTGGCTTAGTATTAAGGAAAGAAAGTGAAGAAGATAAAACTCCGGGAATTTGCTAATCTCTCTTGTCTCTCCATGCTTCAGTTCACTGAACGTCGAGTGAAGATTGAGGTTATGGACGATCAGGAACAAACGGTTGTCACCGATACATGGATGATGGCCCTAACCTGGTTCAGTCTCGTAGTACATCGTCACTTCAATAAAGAACCGTATCATATCGATGAGGTTGCAATACTTAAGTCGGAGAAAGGTCGTCAGGCATTTGTTGATGACAACTTACTTAAGAAACCAATCGATAACTTCCTGGGTCGTTTAATGCCCCAGTATGATGATCCGGTCTTCTATGACTTTGTTAAACAATTGGTGTTTACTTGGCACAACCAGGTTCACAACTATATGTGTATCAAGTCTGAAGATGCAGTAGTGTCTGCACGTGCAGTTGATATCGTTCACGTATATCGTCATCCTAAGGTTGCTGACCTGAAGAAGCGAGTGCGTGAGCGTACAACGAATCTGGCTGATGCAGGTAAAGAGTTCGAGCAGATCATGATGACGGAACCGGAATTCGATAAATCCGTATTTGGTCTCCTGTATCGTACTCGTTCGGTATCTTCTATTCAGTCGTTCCAGTTGGTGATTGCTCGAGGTGACGTATTCGACCTGAACAACGTTATCTTACCAAACACCGTAATGACGTCTTATGCTGATGGTATCACAAACCTGGCTGACTCATTAGGGGACTCCAAAGGTGCTGGGTTCTCACTTATCAGTAACGGCTCTGCACTACAGGACTCCGAGTGGTTCCATAAAAAGATCCACAACGTTTCCCAAGTTGTTCAATCTGTTCAGTATCAGACGGACTGTGGTTCTCAAATAGGACCTATCCTGAAGATTATCAGCAAGGAGTTTAAGAAGTCCCTGGCTGGTCGTTGGCGTATATTAGAAGACGGCTCCAATGAGCTTCTGATTGGTCCAGCACTGGATAAGATCGAAACCGGTGACGTAATCCAGATTCGTGATGTGGCTTGGTGTCATCTTTCTCATAAAGGTAAACCATGTTCTAAGTGTTTCGGTAAAATGGAATCAGCTTTACCATATAACCCGTACACGAAGAAATCAGCAGTTCCAGGTTTGTTCTATGGTTCAACATTTGCTGAACCTATCGGACAGTCTATCCTGAAAACTAAGCACCGTATCGGATCCGCAACATCCGTAGGGTTCAAGGTGCAACGTCAGGATATGGATTATATTACCACGGATGAAGCAGGTGACTTCATTTACTTCAAGAAGGATATCTTGAACGAAGATGCCGATCCATACATTATCCTGGATAAAGAAACTCAACAGGACTTCTCTGACTTCCAATTCATGGATAGCTTAGATGACCTGGACACAACTCGTCTGCGTACTTATGAGACGATTAAGTTGCGCGTCAATATCGTTAACCCAATGTTCGATGACAGAAAGGCAACACACTTCCCGATTCTTACCACAACGGTCGCATCTCGTGATGCTCGTATGACTAAGACACTGGTTGAGTATCTGCTTTCTAAGAACATGGAAGAAGAAGGTCGTACCTTTAAGATCAGTCTGAAAGACTATGATTTCAAAGAGCCTGCTTTTGAACTTCCTCAGGTTAACGAAGATCTGGATGCTTATCGTAAACGTGTAGAGAACTTCTTGAAGTTCCCTCATATCAACCGTCGTTGGGATGTCAAAGTTACTCCTGAGTTACATGGGGAGACAATGATCGCATTCTGGAAGGTTGTAGACGAGAAGTATAAGGATGCTAACTCTATCATGCACTCTATCTTCCTGTGGGCATGTATGGGACGCGATCCTGAAAATCTGGATTATGGTATTCCAATCGGTGACCAACCGCGTAACTTCGTGTCTATGCATGAAGCGATCCTTAACCGTGGTCTGGGGAACACCTTGTTGTATGGTTGGCAGGCGAACGCCTTATTAGGTAGTCCGCTTAACTTCCTGATCAAAAACCGTCAGGGTGGGGTGCTCGAAGCATTTACTCACCCTATCGCTAGAGAAGCATAACCCAATTAGGACAAGGACGTCCTTGGAGATTTAAAATGATTACGTTAGCAGATAACATCGATGCAGGTTTCCTGAAGAAAGTATTGCTGGGAAAAATTGAGCAATACAACAATAACGAATTGGCGACCGGTTATTACCAAGCCCATAAACAGTTGCCCCCACGTGCTGTTTCATTCGCTCATATTACGGTTCGTCATCCAACGTTTGACGAGAGTATTATTGATGCTTGTTTGGAAGAGTTCAAGAAACAAGCAGGTGACTTTAAACTGACCCTATCAGCACTGGATGTTTTTATCGGCGCTGGTAAGTTTGGTTGGGAAGTTAAGTTTGAAGTGTTCAAATACGTCGCTCGTTTAGACGAGGTTTAAATGGCCAAGCGTCTCCAGGTAGATGTTTCTGATGAAACGTTCGACAAATTGTCCGTAATAAAGGATAAGACTAACGCATCTCAGGGTGAGGTAGTCAGTAAAGCAATTAAGTTATATTCCCACATCATGAATGCGTTAAACGATGATGGTTCTCTTACTTATCTGAACGTAAATGGTAAGGAAGTTAAACTTATCATTCTTTAAGGAAATTTAAATGACCTTACTTGATAACCAGAATGATACCATCACTGTAACCATGAAGATGGACAGTGAAATGAAGATGCCAGGTCGCGGACCCTTTGCGGGATTCCCAAAACTTCGTATCGTCGGTGTCATCGAAGGTGACAAAAATACTGCGACTGACTTCTGGCCTACCGCCGAGTCTATCCCTAGTACACGTCATCCAAAAACTATCCGGTTGATTAATCTCAACTGGCAAAAGAAAACTGCACGAGTAGAATACGACGACACATCAAAGATCATTAAGGTCTTTGGTGGTAACGTTGATTCTGTTGTGATCAAAATCTCTTAAGGATTAGAAATGATAAAGAAAGTGCTTGAAGACTTTATCAAGGTTTGGACTGCGTACGAAGGCAATAACCTGGAACTAGGTGACGCTGTAAAACGTATCAACTCCGGGGATTGTGGCCTTACAGCCATTGCTGTTCATCACGTACTAAAACATAAGTACGGTATTGAAACGACTGTTCTTCTCAACCGTAATCATTGCTGGCTTCATTTCGGCGGTAAGGATTATGATAGCATGGCTGTTAACGGTTATGCTAACTCAGCTAATGAGGCATGGTCTGAAAAGGGTGATCCTAACCCAGTTCACGAGTTGACCTTTAAGGAAGCTTGTGATGAATGGATGCCGTGCGACACATATGGCGGTTATCTGGTCAAAGCGTTTGTTGAACGCTACGGGCTGACACTCCCTACTGAACTCCAGCACTGCATCGACAATGCTGAAGAGTATGAGGGCGAGCAAGGTATTCCTGCCATTCTGGTTCGTTATGAATCTGCTAAGGCCATTCCTTTATAAGTAGATATCATTAATTCGGTAAAGAGAGTACCTTTATAGTATGATGAGATATTCGTCATACACATAAAAGGTTACACCATGATTACCGCTATAAATGAAATGAAACCTGGGGAGTGCTTTAGTGTGGCTTCCGATGAAGGTGGAATTAAAAAGGCTCCTTGTCTGAGAAAGATATTAGCTGTAGGGAACACAGCTGTTGCATCTACTGAATTCAATGACCGGGGTTATACCTATAAACTGAAAATGGATAATTACTTGGGTAGTGAACCTATGAAGGATGGTAACACTCTCCATAAATTCAGCAAATAAGGTAACGCGATGGAATATAAGATCCACGAAATAGTTCGTCACGCCAAAGAGAATCAGGTTCAGATCAACTACATCTGGCATCCAGCCAGACCGGTTGCTCCGAAAGGACTCTATGGTTTAAAGATTCGTATCAAAGGTGCCCTGAAAGTATTGACGGGTAAAGCTGATACTGTTGTTTGGCCTGGTAACCAATAAGGTTCAGAAATGACCATTAAAGCAATTAGTGACATCCGTCCTGGTAACTACGTGTTCATCAAGTCTGATGCTATCTGTGACAAAGCTCCTTGCACTAAACGTGTAAAGGAAGTTACAGCTAAAGGTTTCATCTCCGATGATTCTGATGACGATGGTTACGAGTTCCCATTAGATATGGGTAACTACGACGGCACCATTGACATCGGTTCCACCGCAGAGAAACCACCAAAAACTATCCACCAGTTTAATAAATAACGGGAGAGAGGGGCTTCGGCTCCTCTCCCCTATGTTTGGAGATTGTCATGAAAGTAGTAACAATTAGTAAGGGCGAAGAGGTCCAGATTAGTTTGGCTGGAATCACTCACTTCTGGTTAAACACAATCGAAAAGGAGGACGGTTCTATTATCACCAAAGTCAAACCGGCCTACCCGTCTGAGTTTGATTCGAAGTCTCCTTTGCGTTGTAACTATAACTATGACGGCATGACGCCCACTCTTATTTACGACTCAGAAACCAAAACGCTGAAAGCGTCCGGTTGGGGTTATACAAAAATGACTTTCACTTTTAATAAGGAAAGTTCGTGATCAAAGAAGAACACATTAAAGCGGCTGCGGCCATTGTAGATAACTTAACTCAAAAAGGAACCACCATGTCTCATAAAGTAGCTGTAGATAACGTAGAACCAATCATTGGCAAATCAACCTTCTATACCGTTAAGAACGGCGAAGTGACCCCAATCACTGAAGATCTGCCTTCCAACGTTATCTTTATTCTGAACTGCATCAAAGTGACCCAAGACGATAAAGAAATCGTTCTGGGCAAAGAACAAGATGGTAAACGTTTTGTTCCTTCCTTTGAACTGTCTAAGTCAGAGACAGAGTTCATCATTAACTACTTTGCGGAGGCTACCGAAGACCAACCTGCGATCAAACTACGCGGTACCGTCGATCTGGAAACTCGCACCATTTCTATTACCGGTGAAGGGTTTGAAACTGCTGAAGTTGAAGTAGTTGAATTTGCTCAGCAGGACGCTCCAGAAGCGACTGAGTAATGATGCCTTGGGGTAGTTAAGGCTACCCCAAAAAGGAAGCTGTATTTAGTTACTGAGTTCGCAATCTGATAGCCAAGTATACTTTGGGCCTGCATGTTGCCTAGGTTCCTTAGAAACTATGTGTGAGGTTTATAAGAATGCGCCGGACGCTAGTTATCCATAAAGGGCACTCGTATGTCCGCCTGACTGACTATAAACCTGAACTCATGCAGCAAATATTACTTCCTTTTTGCAAGAGGAATTTTTACCGAGTTCAGAAAACGCCAGTTCCTGGTGGCGGACCAAATGCCATAAAGTGGGAAGTCAGTCATGTCTTCGCTCGTTTCAATAATGACAAGACAGAACTTCGGTTCAATGCTGAGAAACTCCCAGATCTGTTAAAGATGATGGAAGAGAATGGTTATAACAAATCTCGGATATTAATCGAAACAGAGCCAGAAATTGAAGGTGCCAATGCGGTCATCAAGCTGAAAGATCCGAAGATCAAACCTCGTAACGAATTGCAGGAAGATTACTGTCAGTTCATGCTAGGTCCAAAACCAGTTGTTGTGAATAACGCGACCACTGGCTTCGGTAAAAGCTTCATGGCTATTTGGACAGCATACATGTTACAGAAGAGAACACTGATAACCGTACTCCCCAGATATGTTGATATTTGGGTTAAGACGATTGCAGAGTTCCTTAACGTTCACCCCACGGATATCCTGGTGGCAGATACGTTTGGTATAGAGAAACTTCACCAGATCATGAAAGACGGTTTGGTTAACCCTTCCTTTATCATACTCCCTCTGACCAAGATTGACGTATATATTAAGCGCATGAAGGAAGATTCTTCATTGCCAGGTTTGGATGAAGTATTCACGGACTTGAACTGCGGCTATCGTATTATCGATGAAGCACACGAATCGATCTATTCGGTTTACATGTCCATGATGTTCGGTAACCACAAGAAGACCGCTGCATTGTCAGCTACTCTCTCTGGTGACGATGACTTCGTCAATGGTATCTACAGTCAGATATTCCCTCATCACGCGTACCTTAGACCTCCTGAGTACACCAAGTACATTCACGTCATTGCATATACTCACCGCATCGATGTGAACCGATACAGAATCCAAGCAAAAGGATTCGGCGGTTATTCTCATGTGAAGTTTGAACAAGCTGTGATGAAAAGCAGTCATGTTTGGGAACAGTATTATCAGATGCTTAAAGAGGCATTTGTGACTTACTACCTGGATACATATCGAGAAGGTCAGAAGGCCATGTGGTTCTTCCAGACCGTTGAGATGTGTGACCTGTTCCTGAAACGGCTCAAGAAAGACTATCCTGATTTAGATGCGATAACATTCACGGCAGAGCAGAGTGCGAAGAAGGAAACCAAATCAGCCTATAGAGAGCACAGAGTCGTTATTACAACTCCGGGTTCCTGTGGTACTGGTAAGGACATCCCTCAGCTCTACATCGTGTTCAGTCCTGTTTCGGTGAGTTCTTCTCAGCGTAACGACCAGATGGTTGGACGTACTCGTCCGATTGACAAATGGTGGCCTGACCTCGATCCGATCTTCTTGTACTTCGTATGTCCTGACATTGCGAAACAAGTTGATTACCATCGGAAACGTAAACAGATCTTCGATAAGAAAATGAAGAAGTTTACGTTGATAGACTCTGGATCGCGTATTTAATAACTGGACCTTGGGACCTTTGGGTTCCAGGGTTCATGTCTTTTGGCGGTAACAATGAATGTATTAAATTTAGTATCGTTTAATGTCCGTGCTCCAGAAATTGCTCAGCTAGACACGTTACAAGTTGTAGCCGCTGGCTTGAACATTTTACTGGACGGACATAAAGCATTAGGGTTGGATATGGAGGACTTCAGTTTAATGGAGAACGCCAACCTTACCATGGGTGATCATGCATCTGAACTCTGTAACGGTTCAGATGAAGACTTTGACCGAATCTATAAGAATGCCAAGAATGTGCTAAATACCGTGTTAGCAACTCAAGGTGAAGAGTTGGTTGGGTTCGCTGCTAATCTATTAAGCATCGATGACATGATGACGTTTGAGTATCCTGGTCTTATAAGACTCTGCGTGAAAGAGGGTAGCAGAAATGGAAACGCTGGAAGTAGTCTCCTTTACCTTACCAAATCCGCGTATTGTTCAGGCTATTCATACTAAACCTATCGTCCTCCACGAGATCGTTGTATTTGTGCTCGGCAAACAGTTGATTTTGGGACCTACTGAAAAGTATAGTTTTGATAACCGCATGCTTGAGTACATGGTGTCTTGTTTGGATCCACTGGATAAGACATCGGTTGTTAACGGCGATGACAATGTTACGTTAATTTACTTAGAGTTAATCGACATTATCGAAAAGATTCAGCAAGGATATGTTTATCAGTCCCTGCTGAATGGAGGAGAGGTTTACCTTAAATATGACTATGATATTGGAAGAAGGTTTTCGAAAATTAGGTTGTACACCGATACCTATGAATACGGGGACCCCGTTTTATAACGAACCACTCGATTTACTTTACTTAACTGGAGTATCACAGATGCCTTTGAATAACACAGCCGGTACATTACCCGCAACAGAACAAGCCATGGTCACTTATAAGTTCAAGTGCCCGGACTTAGCAGAGTTCTTTGAAACCCTTAACCCAGAGCAGTCACACATCGCTCTGGAAGGCGCTCTGAACATTATCTTTGCTAAGCCACCTATGTCATTGGAAGATGTAATGGCTCCAATGGGGGACGGTACAGAGGCTCCTGATGAGGATGAGATTGAACCGCCTCAATCAGAAGAAGAATGTCAGATGGACCACGAAGGTTCTGTAACGCAGGCAACTGTACTGGCGCTGTTCGACCACCAACAAGGTATCCTGGCAGAAGCTGCTGGTATTACCGACATGGTCCCAGTCGATGATCCTGAGAACTCCCCACTGTATCAGCAGATGGAAGAGATCTTTGGAAACATCGTGACTAAACTTTCTTCTGATATCACCGAAGATCGTTTCAACCAAGATGTCATTACTCTTTACGGAGAAATGGAGTTCTTCTCCCGCATCGAAATGTTCACCTATCAGTATAACACCAAAACTGATCAGCTGATCGTAACGATCTCTGCGTGTAACGCTTAAGACAATGAACAGTCCCTCCCCTACTCCTTAACCGGGGTAGGGGAGTGGTCTGAATACATTATTCCTTCCTAATTAAAGGAGTGCCTTATGCCTGTCATTATTTATAAATGGATGACTCTAGCCAACATACCTCCTTTAAGCAAGGAGTCACCCGAGATAACGGATGTTTATGCTCACATAAAAGAAGGACTAAAGAAAGATCCTAAATTTACTGTTTGGGAAATTCCTCAATATACCTCATTCGGTGGAAGAGTGAGTTGGACCGCGTCCAACTTGAGAGTTTCCATAAAGGGCATGATCGCATATCAAGTAGGAAAGTCTCTGCGAATGTCTACGGGGATCTTTAAGAACGGTGTACCCTCTGTTCACATCCCCACATTGACGTACTCTGAGTACTTTCCATTGGACCGTATTATTGCCTGTACATTCCTTCCTATCCCGGAGGAGTTATCAGAATACTCCAAAAGTGAGTTAAAGGTAGGGAGAATAAATGGTCAAAAACATCAAGTTCATTTGGCTAATTTGAAGTGGATGAAACCATAGTTACCTTGCTACCTCTACCGGGGTAGCAAGGGATAATACTTTGAACTATTATTTTTTTTATGGAGCAACAAACATGTCTTGGGAATTAGAACATTTCGCTACAATGGTATCCGGGTGTGAATCTATCAATACTCATTTGGCTAAGGGCACTGGCCTGTCTGCTGATGGTGAGTATGCCTTCACTGTACTTAAACTCCATGCTTCTGATGCAGGCTTTGTTGCAGGAACCGAGGGTTTCCTGGACAACGTTAAGAAAGGCGCTAAGAAAGGGAAAGAGTGGTTTATTGCTTTCTTCAAAGCACTGAAAGATTTCTTCAAACAAGGTTTCAGAAATGTAATCTCTAACCTGGGTAAGTTGAAAGGCGGTGATAAGAAACATGCAGCTAAAACGGCAGCCACTTCTTTATCTCAATTGGAAGCAGCGATTAACGTACTCGAAATTGTAAGTGATCGTGATGCTGGTCTTGACACCGGTTACTACCGTGAGATGTTGGCCTTTAAGAATGATGTAATCCATGCCAGCCAATTATCCAAGAAAGCCAATGAACACGACGTTGATCGTCTTATCAAGTTGGTTGAAGACGCTCTCTCTAAGGGTCAGCGGTTGTCAGACCGTATGGCAACTGACTGGGAACGTAATGTGGAGAAAGCCGATGCCGATGAGCACCAGAGAAAGTACTATATGGAGTTAGGGCGTGCCGGTGTTGATGTAGGGCGTGCCCTTAGCTTTGTTACAAGTGCTGCTCAGGTATGGTCTCGCGAACTACGTGATGCTGGTGTGAAAGAATAACATATTCCCCTTACCCTCCGAAAGGAAGGGTAAGGGTTATGTTTGTTATCTGAGTATTTGAGATAAAGACATGGTTATGGTTTTCAATTGAGATACGTGCATCGCTTTCATACGCGTCAGCATGAACTGTGTAAATACGTAAACGGTTTCTGCTGATACACGGGTTTTGATCGCACCCAGTTTCTCACCGCAACATGTTTTACACAAGTTGTCATCAGGCTGAGTACAATACTCAGGAACACGCATTGCGACGACTGTACCAATTAAGGATTCATGAGCCTTAGTCAACAGTACTGGCGTATTCCCTTCCATGATGTAACCACCCAACCAACCTTTGAAGTTAAACTTATTCAGCTTAATAGGTTCTGTGCGTTTGGTATCGCACATATCGGAACCAATCATCATACGGTTAGTTAAGAGAATAGCTACCTTAACTTCTGCACCACCTTCACCGGTTGCGTTACCACGGTCAAATGACGCAGATACAGCGGTGTTAATGTATTCAGGATAATGATCAGGATCCCAACCCTCATCCAGTGATTTACGCAGTAATTGATATTTACCTGTGTTGAAGTCAGGTACCATATCAAAGATGATGAACATCTTCTTACGGGCGTTATCAATGAACTTACCGTTAATGAAGAAGTCTTTAGATGGACCAGCGTATTGGATCTTAGCATCCAGCGCAATAACCTTATCAATAGCGATAGCTACTGCGGTAGGGTCATCTAGTTTACCTTCATCTTCTAACTGCTTCAATAGTTCATCACGGAGCTTGGTCACTTCAGGATGCACAGTGAGAACATCGATAGATGAAGCTTTAACGAAGACTTGGTTCATACCTTCAAGGTAGTCCAACTGCTTTGTTGCTTTCAGACATTCATCTACGGATGCTTTCCCTTCCGGTAGTTCTTCCCCTGGTAATGGGTTATCAACCATCAAGCCATCAATGATGCCTTGTACAACACCACCAGAGATACGACCATTTACATAACTGGTACGAGTACCGAATGACTCAAACAACACAACGATGTTAACAAGGAAGATACCGATAGTGGTTTCTTTCTTTTCTCTAACAAAGTCATGCACGTCCATGTCAATAGTCAACTTCTCATTCTTATAGAAGAGAGGTTGGTTAAAATCCTCGTAGCCAGTAATAATGACCTTGTTACCTTGTTCATCGATAAAGTAGAACTGTTTGTTCTCGTTATCACGAATCATCGCATACGGAACTTTCTCTAAAAGAGATTTGTTCTTAGGAGTATCGTGTACGAGGCTGAAGATGGACATCAAGAAAGTCTTACGAATGTATGCACGATTCTTAAATGCCAAGAACAGATAGTCGAGCTTATGCATCAAGCTTCACCTCTTTCAATATTTCATTTCCTTTATACACTTCCTCAATGGTGGAGCAGTGATCTTCGATTAATGCAGTGAACTGTCCGAAGATCTCTTTATCGCTGAGGTCAGAGATAATCATCAAGGATAATACCATGCCCAGATAAACGATCGGTTCTTCATCTACCAATGACAACGCTAACTCATTAGCAAACAGGGTGAAGTAAACGTCAATGTTTAAACCAACACCACCACCATTTGCTATGTGGGTACCAGCAAAGGTTTTCACCAGGAATTGCTTGTTACGGATGATGCGCTGTTTCAGTACGTGATCCAGAACTTGATCGTCGTCTTCATCAATCAGGTTCAAACCGATTTTAATACCACGAATGGTATTCATGGAAACGTCTTCAATGAAGTACTCCATGTCATCCAGCTTGTTCTCATACTGAGGCTGGGTTAGTCTGACGATTTTCAGGAAACGTTCTTTACAGTCTGCTTCATCGTCATCTAATACGTCAACCAAGCCGATCAGGTCAGTCATACCGTCGAACAGATAAATGGTATCGATAACGATCTTCAATGGTTCTAAGTGATCCATTGTTAAAAAGTCTTTATCAATGATAATACCCATTATCTGCAACGCGTCGATAAAGGTATCGATAAACAGTTTGCGGACATGAGCAATCAAGTCTGCCGTATCTAAACCTTCATCAATAAACAGATGTTCTAGCGTTGAGTCGATGTAACTGTCAGGGAATGACAACGTAATTAAATTATACGACTCAATGAATAATGTAGCTTGGGCAGGATGTACACGCGCTATAAAGTCCAGCCACATATCACCTAAATTTTCCGCACCTAAGTCTACGTTGGTAAGATCAATCATATCTGACATAGATTTGCCTATTTACTTATAAGGGGTCATAACATGTCTAAGAAGTCCGTTCACACTCGTGCTGTAAAACGCAATGCCCGCGCTAAAGCTAAACGTACATCAATCGCTCGTGGCAAGGCAACTCCAGCTGCGTTACAGCAGAAGAAGATGAACAAACTCTTTGACGTCATTGGGGATCGTCCTGATTTCGACAACGTGTTAGAACACGCGATGAAACAAGTACGTAAGGGTAAAGTAGAGAAGTCGTCATTTAAAGACAGTTCCGAGTTACTGGATGGTCTGAAGAAAATGACAGGCGAAGTATTCCGTATGTACTGTTATATTACTCTGGTTAACGAGATGATTAACAAGCAAGTTATTGTTGATGAGATCAAAGTTGACCTGCCTGGTATTACTCGCAAGCTGCTGGAAATCGACAACCGCATCGGTCAGTTGGTTTATCTGACTGAGAACCGCACTGAGATGGAAGATAAGTTCGGTGAAGGTTCTGACCTCTACATTAACACCGAATCTCTGGATATGGGCACCACACTCCAGACCTTCGCAGATATTCTGTATGAAGAAGTTGCTCGTTTCGAACCGCATTCTCTGGTATTCGAAGAAACATTATCTCGTCTGGCTGATGGCGAAGCAGAAGGTGATGAGAACCAACGTCGCTTCAAAGTACTGCAAACTATCGCTTACGCTTACATGGCTGACATTAGTCTGAAAGATAAAGAAGCGGAAGAACAGACTGCTTCAGAACTTCAAGAAGACAACACTGGTGGAAATAACGAACCCGTTGTTGCTTAATCCGTAATCCCTCAATCCACTCCTTATATAGGAATGTAATAATGTCAGAAGTTAATAACGACACACCTCAGACAGAAATGCAGCAGGAAGTAAATAAAGAGAAGTGCATTAAGATTCTCCGTGCTACACTGCTGGGAACTGCTGATGATCTTCAACCTTCCCTTCCTCTGTTCATTGGTACTCTGAAAGAAGAACATGCGATTATCTATCGTGCTGCAACTTCTTATCTGGGTATGGTAGATGCTCAGAAGAAAGGTAATGAACGCGCAGTAAATATCTTCAAGTCCCAGTTCGAAGAAATTCGTGCAGAACACTTCCCTGGTTCTGAAGATGCCGTTCTGTTCCCAATGTTGACCAACTACTTCCACTTCTTCTTCAATGGACTGGACCGTACTCTGGTTCGCGATGAAACCATTGATCTGGCTCAGACCGCTGATGTCGGTAACACTTTCCCAGGCAAAGCTGGACCGATGGCACTGGTTAACCCTTTGACTCCATCTGTTAATGCCACGATGGGTGTCCGTGAACGTATGCGTCGTAACTTCCTGCGTGCTTATGATCGCCCTGACTCTTTCAACCTGGTTCTGGAAAACTCCCTCATCTTTATGAAGGTTAAAGTTCCTGAGCCATTGGAACTGGTTCGTCTGATTAATGACATCGTCATTAAGCTTCGCCAGTACGGTGAAAAGTATCAGGTGTCTTCTCTCCACCTGGAACGTGCCGGTATTGGTAAGATCCTGGTTAACTTCATTCTGGACCGTCTGTCATACCACAGTGTTAAAGGTATTGACGATCCGTATGAACTGAAGTCAATTATTCTGGCTAACGACCTTAACCAGATTGCACAGACTCTGTTATGTATCACTCAGCCTAAGGGTGTTGCATTCCGCATGTACTGCCTGGCTAACAAGTGTAACTACTCAGAGAACGTTATCATTGATCCTACATCAATGTTACTGGAACTGGGTAACACTATGCCTGAGAAGCGCTGGGAGCTCTTACAGGACGTTGTTAACAATGGTCGTAAGTTATCCCGTGAAGAGATCGCTGCTAACCCTCCTGTCTATCTGGACAAAGAAGGTAAGGAAATCAAACCAGGGGTTGACCTGAAAGACGGTACTGGTCGCTTGCTGATTGGTGTTCCTACCATGGGTGAGTACTTCGCTGCGTTTGATGCAATGGCAGAACGTCTGAACCCTGAACTGCGTCAGTTGGCAGTAGACTTCCCTAATCAGAAGATCTACTCTGAAAAACGTAAAGAAGTGGTTGCTGCGTTACGTGGCGGCGAGTACCTGCAATGGTTCCGCGCTTACGAAATCTTCCCTCCTGTTGGTGAAGAAGGTGATAACGAAATCATTACTCGTGAAGAAGATCCTAAAGAGTTCGATGAAGGTCTGATGGATATCTTCAACAAGGATGACGATCTTTACTACGATGCCATTCAGCAGATCATTACTTACGCACCTCGTATGACATATACCTTCGTTGGTATTAAAGACGACGTGTGCCCTAACTGTAAGAAGAAAGCAGAAGGTGTTGACCGTGAAGCTACCCCAGGCTTTACTCCAGTTGACCCAGTACTGAATTTTTTCGACCATACCCGAATGATGATCAACGTCCAGACGTTCAACGGAACTTTACAAGAGGACAGTCTTTCTTAAATACTGAGAAAGATTTAAACCCTCAATCGGTTAATAAGGCGATGGAATTACTCATCGCCTCAGCCAATGAAGTTGATCCATTGAAGTTAGCCATAACCGATCATCGGATGTTTGCTTTGCGTCATGGGTACATCTCTGATAAGGAACCTTTTGTTAACCACATTAAGTTCAATACTCAGTTACGGGATTGTTATCATCCGTGGTCGGCTAGCTCTGTCGGACACACATACGGGATACGGGAATACGAAAAGGTTATATCTCTGAAGGACTACATGACTATGCCGGTAGACCTTACTGAGGATCTTTTGGAAGCCGTTGTTCGTGGTCAAGCTGACTTAGCTAAGCTTAAGAAAGAAGCTGCGGACAAAGCTGCACGTGCAGCAGGTGGATCTACCGACCCTGGTAAGTCTGCCATAACTAATGCATTAAGAGAGGACAAGCGTCATGGGTAATGCTTTTGAACCACCTAAGGTAGACAAGCGTCAGAATGCTGTCGCCGTACAAGTTGCTGCTGAAGTAAAAGAAGCTGAAGCACCACGCGTACCTACTACTCCAGCCACCATTTATAAAAATGGTATTGATACCTTCGTTCGCTTCCTGAAAGGTGAAGTGTTTGGTGGTTCCCTGGAAGAACGTAAGAAGTATCAGCTGCAATTCGTTGATTCTATCTGGCCTATGCTGGAACTGAGCGACGCACTGCTGAAAGACATTCTGGATCACTTCGTTATTCAGATTGTTGAGAACAAAGATGTATTCAACTACAATTCTGTTTGTGCTCCTCTGTTCTCCGTTGAATCAGATCGTGCAACCGATGTGATGACTCGTTACAAGCAGTTCATGCTGTTCATTATCATGTACGCTGAGAATGCTCGTGACCGTCAACGTTTCCTGGCTATGTACGATGTACCTCGTTTCACTAACACGCTGACTCCTATCGCGAAACAGCGTCTTACCAACTACGTGTATCGTTAATATAATTCCCTACTCCCTCCGCAAGGAAGGGGTAGGGGTTTATGTTTGTCTATTCATTTTCAAACAGATATTATTATAATGTATAAGTACAAATCTAAATTACCCCAATAAGGAATAACACCGTGGCTGATATTACTGATGATTTCTTCTCTGTTACTGAAGACTCTTTCAAAGAGTTACTGAAAGATAAAGTAGCTGGTATTGATGAGCGTAAACTTGTTCATTTGATCAAGGGTATTCGCAAACAGTCTTACTTCGGTGAGAGCATGTTCAAAGATCCTGCATTCGGCCAGGGCGAGCGCTGTAAGGTTGTTTACCAAGCCGTCCCTAACCCACTGACTGCTGAACAGTTCCATGAGCAATCTAACATCAAGGTTCCTTATACTGATCTGTTGGACGCCTTTGTCATTCCGCTGTGGGTTCCTAATCAGTGTAATGCGGTACAAGCTCGTCTGGCTATCTGCACCCCGCGATATGGGGACCATGTCATCGCTGTACAGGTCCGTTATGGCTTCAAACAAAATGTGTGGGCAACCATTTACTGTGATACCCAAACAGTAAAAATCGCCATCCGTTCAATCCTCCGTTAATAGGTATCCCCATGGCTAAAGAAATTACCGAAGAACAATTCAATCATGACATCCCTCCATCTATTCTGGAGAAGTCTTTCCGTGAGTTGTTGAACGAAACGTTCATTAAGGATAAGCGAGCTTATTTGATTCACGAAGTTCGTAACATGTCCCATCACTCTGGTTTTGAGAACATTTTCAACTACGAATACATCGATCACTACGAACGTGTGGTTGTTGAAAAAGATGCTATTGTCAATCCGTTCTTTGATGATAGTCCTGATCGCCCTGAGAAGCTCGATGCGCTGGTTATTCCGTTCATGGATGGGTATGGTTCAGTTTGCCATATCAAGCTGTGTATCTCCATTAGCGAGTACGAATATCCTACCTATGAACTTCGTTTCCAGGTTCGTGGGGTTCGCCGCAATATCCATCTTCCGGTAACGCCGAAGAACGCTCTGCCCACCATTAAGAAACTTCAGTACCCTGGTAAGTTCTAAGGAGAAGTAATGTCTATCGATAAAAGGAAGTGGGTTGTATCATCTAAAGGCCGACCTACTAATACCGTGGAAATATCTGCTGTTCAGTACGGTGCCCATGGTAATACCTCGTGGGGCTGGCCCGGTGTCGATAAAATAATTCTTCTTGACCAGCGCTCTGGGTATTCTCCCGATTTACCAAACGCCATGGAGCTGATCAAAGATGCTGAGGAACTCGCTCAGGTTGTCTGTGATCATAAGAATAAGAAGTTAGGTCTACTATAAAGACATATCCCCTACCCACTCCGTCAAGGAGGGGTAGGGGTTTATGATTATGCTGCTTTTTTCATTTGTTCGATGAATGGGATTACAGACTCTTCATAGAAAGAGTTGATTTCAGTTAACTGAGGCATCCCGTAAATGGTATTACACAATGTCACTGCGTTAGCGATCGGTGATGATGCATAGTTCACACCAACGCGACGGAACTCGAAACGGTCCAGTCCTTCAATCTCACACACTTCCATCTTAGTAGTCTTGTTAGACACGTTAAGTGAAACTGTGATATGAGGGTAGGCACCTGTTACGTCGATATCGTCCGTATCCCCACGACCACGTGAACGCCATGAAGGAAGTCCAGCATAGATAGCTTTACCTTTATCTTCATTAAGCTCAGCATGGAGCAGAGCGATCCAGTCACGCAGGTCTGGCTTGATCTCTTTCCAAAGATCTTCCTTCTTACGACCAACTGTACCCCAAACATAACCTTCTTTCAATGCGATGAATGAAAGCTTATCGGAGATCATTGATGGTTGTGATTGGTAAGACTTCAGTTCAGAAGAAGTTACCAGAGACGGAAGTGACAGTGAGTAGTCGTTAGTGGCACGGTTCAGATCTTCAATGACCCAGTTATCTCGGATGTTATACATTACGTATTCGTACGGATAATTGGCTACCATGAATTTGTGCCATTCAACAGAACCAGGTTGCAGATGTTCTGCTTCAGGAATATACAACTTCCCTTCTACCTTCTCAGCCTTAGCTGTGTTCTGCAACGAATAAGATTCCTTCTTACCCATAGGAGCACGTTTAATTGCATAGAAAGACATTCCGTCAAACCACTGCCAACGAGCTGGGGCTTGAACTACTGGGAATCTTTCTTGTGGTTCTAAAGGAGATTGTGAACCATCTACTTTACGTTTAAACTCACGACCTTTAAAGTAATAGTAATCTTGATACGGTTTAGGAATAGAAGGATCAGAATAAGTCTCAGCTAAATTGTAACCTTCATTTTCAAGAGCTTTCTCATTCTGCTCCATATCAAAGTTTGCGTTCCAGCTAACAACGAAGTCCATTGACATCCGGTGCCAAGCTTGTACGTTATTATAAACAACCTGACCTGGCGTGTTAGCCAGTTCCCACTGGATCGTTACACCGTGCTTGTCCATATAGTCTTTCAAGTGAATCGCCGCACACTCGTTCAACTTACGGATAATAATCGCGTCGTCTTTCTGATCTTCTTCTGGGAAGTAACTACGAAGACCCGACCAATAGGCTTGTTCCTTCATAGTAGTAGAAGCCATGTTGATTGGACCGACGGAGCCATCTTTCATGATGTAAGTTTCAACGTCGTATGCCGCAACCTTAAAAGCTTCTGCTGGTTGGTGGTCAGGGAATCTTTCGTAATACTTTTGTTTATAGATTACGGGAACAGATTCTTGACACCCGAATACATATGGGTTGTTCTTCATGTCAGAGATCTGAGCTTTACGATCTGGTCGACCAAAGAGACACTTACTGATCTGTTCTGCTAAACGTGATTCGTTGGTTGAGTGCTTGTCGCACTTGTTCGCTTCGATATAGTCACGTTTATCTTTAAAGCCTTGGTACTTCTTCTTAACAATATAGAAGTCGCGTTTATAGTTCTCAATCTGAACTAAACGGTCGGTACGTTTGCCGCTCTGATGGATATCAGTTACCTTGGCAGTAAGTAAATCATTACCACCGCTAAATTTATTGAAGGATAAGTAAGCGTGCTTACAAACGCGTCCAACAATAGGATCTTCGATTTTATCTGTCATGTCAATACCCGAATGTTATGACGTCATAAGTTGAATTTGCTACACAATCCAGCTTGCCCTTTTATTTTACTCCCGGAGTAACACTAGAAATGTTAGATATTAACTTTCTGAATCCCAAAGCCCCGCTGAACTTTGCGGGCATGGAGTTTATGGACTATGTTAGTTCTGACCTCTATCCTAGCCTCATCAAGTTTTTCAGTGACTATACTTTCATCGATGAAGAAACTGGACTTGAACGCATCAACGTAAGTAAAGAATCCGTAGAACGTTTCCATGACATCGTTTTCCCACTTACCGGAATGGACGTACTGTTCACCGAAAACGCACTCATCGGAAACATGGCGGTCGATGTAGGATACTTGTCCCCGCATAACCTTTTAAATATCGCTGCGCTGGATATGTACATCGATAAAGAAGAAACTAACGTTGCCCGTGCAATGAAAGTTCTTAAGACTGATGTTCTCAAGGGTTGGGTTGATACCTCTACCGGTAAAATTGGTGGAGATTTTAGCAAGGTACCTATTACCATTTCTGTCAACGTTTGGGCTGACGAGTGGATGAAACGCAAAGTCCTGGCTAAACTGAAAATCAGTCTCCCTGAAGCACTGGCTATAACCGTGTGTCACGAATTGGGCCACGTCTTTACTGGTTTCCTTTATGTTACCCGCACTTGCTTCGATGCCATTCTTCCGGTCATCGCTATTAAGCAAGTTTGTGGTGGAAGCATCTACGGTAAAGAGCGCGCAACTATTATTAACGATACATTGAAAGAGTTGGATATCCCACCAACCGCCAAAGTAGAAGAGGTAGCCAGAATGGAAGAAGACCAATTAGCGGTCTACTTCAGCAAAGCTATCAATAACCGAGACCTGAACCGCACCTTGTCAATTGGTGGTGCGTATCGTGGCTCTGAAGTATTGGCTGACCTTTATGCTGTCCGTATGGGCTGTCCTAAAGCAATGTTGGCTGCTGCGGGTGCGCTGAAAAGTACGTTCCCTGATAAAGGCACGGCTGTCCTCGGTGGTATCACCTTCTTCCTGGCTGTAGCCGGTACATCAGTCCTGGCAGGTTTTGCTGGTGTTATTTTTGCTGGTATGTTGCTTTTACGCTTTGGTGCGTACAACATCCCTAACCCTTCGTATGACGCTCCTTATCGTCGCATGAAGAATATCCTTCGCGATACCGTTGTTCGTCTGAATGATGATAAAGGGATGGATAAACGTGAAAAGGCTAAACTCCTGGCTTCGGCTAAAGAGATGGAGACTATGATCTCCGACTCCAAACCTTTCTTTGAAGGAACTGGTGTCCAACGTCTCGTGGGGTATATCCTTTCCGGTACTGACTTCCGGGCTGCTGACTTCGAGCATTACACCGAAGAACTCATTGGCCATACTCTGTCACTTTATAAAGAAGCTTTCTAAGGAATAACCATGTCTCATTTGGCTCACATTGTAAAACTTAAGCAAGACCTGATCGCTAATAAAGTGGTCGCTCCTGCTGATCAAATCGCAGTGGTTCGTACCGCTTATGTTAAAGCACTCATCAATGTTAACGCTGTTAACAAGTTGGATGAAGATCAGTGCATTAACTTTAACCGTTTCGTACTGGGCTACTGGAATGAAGTAACTCCTGTAAACGGTCCACTGGTCATGGCTATGATCGGTAAGTTCTTCCGTTCCTTCGACGCGTTTGTCGCTAGCACTATTACCGCCAACACTTTGGAAATCCAGGTAGTTGATAAAGTAGAAGGTGTCGACTTCAAATGGGAAGAATTGGATTCTTACCGTGAACTGGTACAGACTCTGATTGCTGAAGGTAAGCACAAGCTGGAACAATTCCTGCCTACCGATAACATCGTTTAATCTGGAGCTATCATGTCCGAAGAAAAGAAAGATCAAAAGACTGATAGCGAATCCGTAGAGCTGGGGTCAGTACTCCAGCTTCACCCTCACAAGCCAACCACTAAAGTTAATACGGTTGATCGTAAGGACGGAGAAGAATACATCTCTCTTGATGATGTATACGAAGTTACCGGTCAGGAATCACTTCAAATCCTTGCGGCTAACTGTCGTGAGTTTATGAATAACAAACGCCTGGCTCCATCAGGATACACTGTGCTGCTTCTGGCGGGCAATGAATCCATGATCCCTGGCTATGACCGTTATAATGCGGTTAAAGGCGGAGAGGGCTTCCTGGAAGCTCTGAAGAAAGGTTTCGTCATTATCATCAAGAACGCTAAGCGTTTTATTATCGCAGTGATCGATTGGGGTGTGGCGCGCTTGCGTGCTTTGCTGGCTTTCGAGAAAACTGAGAAAGAACTGGCTATTATTGCTAGCGTATCCAAAGAAGTTAAAACTAAACTTCTGGGTATCCTCAGTGAACTTGCTGATGGTGAGAAAGTTCCTTTCGATACAGCTGAACTTTACGCTGCCCTGCCAGGCAATATCACAAGTACTGACGCATTCTCCATTGTGCGTGGTGGAATCAATAAAGGTATCACCGCTCAGATGAAGAACTTCCAGTCTGTAGTGAAAGATCTGGATGCTGCTTCTCAGCTGATGATTCGTGCCGGTATGGATGCGAAGAACTCACGTAGTCGTTATCAAATGGCAGTGCGTAAATTACGTCAGGCGTTCCGTGACCGTGAATCGTTCTCTGCTGCTGATGTAACTGAGTTCCGTCATGCTATCGATAAAGAGCTGGTAGAAGCTCTGAACCCAGAACCAATGCGTGATATGCTCGATAAGATCATTACTCGTGTATATGACATTGATTTGGGCAACATCGGTCTTGATGGTGCGTTTAAAGATAACCTTCGCAAACAACGTGAAGAACTGACTAAAACTGTTCAGGTTAAAGTTACCCCTGAAGAGTATGAAGAGTATCGTGGGATTGCTAGTAACCTGGCAGTCACAATGCTCAAGCAGTCTTCCGATCGTTTCGATGCTAACCAACTTGCAGTACTGAAAGACGCACTGGAAGTTAAAGATGCCGAACTTATTGAAGAGATTCAAAATGCGTTCCCAGAACACGGCGTACTTTCTACAAGCTACACTGCTTATGCTGCTCATATATCTGAGTACGTATCAACCATGGAATACCTGGTAAACGTTTGCGGTAACGTCCGTCGTTCTATCGCTAGCATTATCAACTGGGGTAATAAGGTTGACCGTCTGATGTTCTCCTACATCACCAAAGACATCTCAACTATTCTGGCTGCTGAAGATGAGCTACTCTCTAAAGAGAAAGTAGATGATCTGGCCGCTAAAGATAAAGATGGTAAACGTGTCGATTCTATTTTGAATATCGATTACGATGCTACCTTTATTGCTAAGCACCCTGTCTATGGTCGAGCTATTCAAGCTTATCGTTTTGAAACCAGTAAGCTTCGTCAGAAGTTTAAAATGATTGATGAAGTGAATAAGCTTCTGAAGTCTATCGGTGCAAGGACTATCTAAATGCAGAAAGAAGATCTGTACGCACTCATTGACCAACTGACTATTGACCAGGAACGTTATAACAAGTTCAAGGACTATACGCTCACGTTCGTCAGAGATAAGCGTTGTCGTAAAGGCGCACTGGCGTTTGTAGAAGAAGTATTTAATCTTCCACAGATTTCAGGGCGTGATGAATTGGCTCTGAGGTTGTTCTCTGAAAAGAGTTTACAAAACTCCAGAATGGTTGAAGATTTTATCTTTACCCATCCTATCACCATTGGGTATTCAGAAGCCCTCAAAACAGCCAGACTGGATTTGATGAAGAAGGTCGGTGAATATATCATCGATATCTCTCGTCGTCTTACAGAGTCTGAGATTGCTGATAAAGATGAACGTCAAGTTTATCTTCGTCGTGCAGTAGCAAGACTGTATAAGGTTTCCTGGCGTCGTACTCAGGTCACTATCCAAGCTGATCAATGGCATGAGGTAGAACCTGAAGATATCCCTTATCTGACCGAGACCCTTGATGAACTGACGAATCGTATTTCTGATACCCGTCGTTTCCTGATTTGGTCTGATCAGTATGGTGATAGCTTTGGTCTGGATGATGAGAAGACACTCAAATCTCTTCGCACCTATTTAGACTATCTGGATACCTATCTGGAATACTAACAGCATAAATCCCCTACCCCTCCTTGACGGAGTGGGTAGGGGTTATGTTTGTTTCTTTTATTCTTCGATGAAGTGACGTTTGAACTGAACTTCGATATCTTCCTTAATGGTGAGATAACGGTCAGCTGTTTGGTCAATCACCTTACGAACACTGAATCCATTCGTGGTGTCGATGTTGGTAATGATGTCAATACCCATCGTGCCAGCATTACCGATAACCTTAACGTTAAGAACATCAGAGCCAGCATTCTGACGAAGCTTAGCAGTGATCTCACTGATACCAACAGTATCCTGACGAAGGATTTCGTTGATGATGCGGTGAGTTGACGTAATGAGACTATCTTTGAGGTTCTGGTTACGCAGACCTTCTTTGGTGAGAGAGTAAGTAACACCGAAGGTAAGATCTGTTTTGAGAATACGTTCGATTGCTTCGTTGTAAACCACGCGAGTGTAACCCATGGTGGAACGAGGTTTGAACACCAACTTAGTTTCATCGAGAGTAATGCGGTTGTATTCATCAAGCTGGGAAATAACTTCATCAACGAAGAAGTCATCGATACGATCCATATAGTTCGTATCATACTCATCCTGAGAAACCATATAGTTATAGTCGAACCCAATGAAGTCGAAGTAATACTTCATCTTGCGAGGTTCTAACGGAATAGGGAAACCTTGATCGTCGTACATGGTCTGACCCTTTGTAAACTTCCAGACAGGCTTACCGTCAGAAGTAAAGCGTTGGGTACCGGCTTTATGAACAATGATAGGTTTCTTATTATCATCTAATACCAGTTTCTCAAATGGCTCGCCGTTAGGCATAATAACCGTTTCAGTCTGGTAGATGTTTTCCGCGTAAGTATCAGGAACGTCAGCAGTATACTTCTTGTACTGTGCTTCACCGACCATAGGGCGGATACGAGAGTACAGCGATTCCAGAGGGCGACCAAATTCAACAGCATACTCGGTTTCAATCATCGAGATGGTAGTTGAACTAAACAGGGTCTGGTCAATCTTCATATCCGACTTAGACAGCAACTGGTTACCAGGACCGCTGTAAGTGAAGATGAAGTTAGCAATCGTTGACAGATCTACAAACGTATGGTCTTGTGGTCTACCGAACTGATTGAACCCAGCCATGTCAATTTGGTTACCGTCATCAATATCAAACTTAGTATCGATGCGGAATGAGAAGATGCGTTCTTTTGTATCAGCGTCAATACCATCAAACTTAGCACGCATCGTAGCAGGAGATGTTGTCCCGATAGGAGTAAGGCTAAGCTGTACACCAACAAGTTCATCACTGATTTGTTTATAAGAATCAGAAGACTGAGTGCGGATGGAGATCGTGTAACCTTTAGGGTCTGCCGCGATGTTGATTTGACCAACACCAACCTGCACACCTAAGTTAACGTTCTCGAAACGGAATGTCTGATACTTAATGGTAGGACGGCTAAGACGATAGATACGAACAGCTGCTCGATCCTTGGTGGTATCGAAGACGTAGGCAAATGGGTTATAGACCATCGACCGTTTAGTCATCGTATCAATCTTGTTCTGGTTAGTAGAACCTAAGAGCGTATCGATCTCATGCTTACTTACCAGGAACGGAGTTTGCTGTGTAATATCAAATGCCCCGCGTTGTAGCAGGGTGATACGTTTACCATTGTCAATCCCCCAACCCGTTCCAACAATCTCATCCAGGGACGTTAGGAGTGATCCTACATGCGTACCGATAGAAGAGTTGAAGCGAGTGAACGAACTGTCATTAAACAGTTTGTCTTCCTGAATAGGGAGATCTTTGGTTACACGATACAAACGAGATGTCACGTGGTCAATGGAGCGAACAGAAGAATAACCATTACGCAGCATGAATTGAGAGATGTCTGAGTTACTGACCGGAATCAGACGGCGACGGTGGCCGTAGATCATCAGGTTCTTCAGTTCTTCAAACGGAGTAGCGTCACGACCACCAGTGATTGGATCAATGGAGTCGATCAGTACATCATCAATACGACGGAAGGGTTCCTCGTAAGTGCTGAGTTTACCTTTGTCATTATTGTAGTTGTAATACTTCGCTGAATGATACTGAGTTTTAAGTGTGGTCAGATCTCGGTAGTAAACACCTTTGGTGGTGTAAACCAAAATTGACACACGTCCAATAGCAGAACCGTTCTGAATATAAACAGAAGGTATCGAAGCTTCAAATGTCGTGTCATCAATGACGTCAACAACCAGAGTCGGGAGAGTCGGGTTATAAACTTCATTGTTATAAATGACGGACATTTCATTACGCTGACTTGTTCCATCTGGAGTGATGAAAGCACGGACCGCATAAAGACTATCTTCGAAAGTCACTGGTTCTCTGAAACCTGTCGCGTTGTTGACTGGACGGTTTGGAATCTCAGTAATGTGTAGCTGACGTAATGGGAGTTCGATAGTCAGATAACGACGGTTGTCGATATCCAGATGACCGATCTCCGGGGTGTTCGTGGTTAGAGGTTTCAAAGGAGATTGACGATCACTATCGTAGACCACCTGATACCCACCGTGTTCCATCACACGAATCTCTACAGGGTTTTCCAGAAGGAATGGAAGACCTGCTACGTCGAATTCAGTATCCCCAGGGATAACCAGCTTACGGTAACGGTTGTTTAAGTTACCATCAACATTATCAAAAGGAATAGAAAAACGATCCAGAGACTCTTGCGAGATAATAAAACGGATTTTCGTGTCTGACGGCTCAGCAAATATACCATACCAATCCTCATCTGACATTTGTTTAGAGAGATCAGAAATATTTCTGGCATGAACCTTAAAGGTCTTGGCCTCACTGTCACCTAAGCGAGAGATGAAACCATAGTTAGTTCCAACTACCAAATCCACCGCATAAGCAAATGGATGGTCTGTGGAGTTGAGAGTACCAGCGCCTGCGCTGAATGCACTCTCGATATCATTAAACACGGTAGCAATAACACGTGAGGGGTTATTACTAATTCGTGCGAGTTCGTCAAAGTCCATACTCATCTTGGTACCCACCAGGTTAATTTAATACCCGTTCTTGCGACAGTACGTCCGCCCTCACCTTTTATCTCAGCAGTACGAGGAAGAAGCAAAGGACTGGCACCGTAGTTATAAGGTATATATTCATCGGACTTAAGTTCACGGTAAAGACGATTACGGTTCTCTGGTCGCATACCTTTATTATACTCAAAAGTATGTTCGTTGAATGATTGGATTAAGCCCCACTCATCCATGCGCATGCCAGCAGAAGAGAACTGAACTGTAAAGTCGTCTTGTCCTTCGCCACGGAGTGTGGTGGAGGTATTATCGATGTTCGCAATAGAACCGGCTGGGTATGTTACCGGAATAGATTGAACGGTAGCAAAGATATGCTCAAGGAACTCAGAGTCCTTGTTCATTATAAGGTGATAGATACGGCAATCGTAATCAATACGGTTACTCATCAAGTACCAGTCACGAGGACCAACTTGTCTGTCACCGGAAGTTACTTCAGAGATATAATCTTCCCAGTATTGGAACAGGGCTTGAATCACAGAAGGCTTCGGATTGTAGTAAGCTTGCTGAATAGTGAAGACACCATTCGACTCTAACTTACTGGCAACACGTTGATAAACCTGCTGTCTCATTCCTGGTTCACTGGTATCAATAGAGATTTGAAGATCGTCGAACCCAGTAGACGTTTTAAGATATTCTGTCAACACCGGTATAAAAGGAAACTGATTATTCAGCCCTACCGGGTTGTTTGCAGCACCCCAACGTTCGTCCAGCATTCCTCGGACATAGGCACCAACACTATACTGACTTGCGCCGAACAGACTAACCAGTTTCTCTGAACGACTGATGTTATCATCAGACAGATTCAGCTGGGGCCTTGTTACGAGCGACAATCCTATGGTGTTATCGGCCATAGGCATCATTGCCGGGCCTTTACCTAGTATCCTAATTCCTCTCATGGAATTAAGCATTGGTGAAATATAGCCAGGAGAAGTACCGGACAAGAGTGCAGCGTCAAATATGTCTTTTCGCTTTTCTAGGTTCTCCCCTGAATAATTTGTAAAATTATTTTCATCTTGATCCATATAAGACCTCAAAACGGAGCATTCAATGATTCCTCAACTCTTAACTTTTGGGAGCGTCATGACCCAATTGGCGACTACCATCGGTGTCGCAAAGGAAGGGGCGGCCGGAGCTAAAAAAGTTTTAGACACAGCCTCTTCAGCATACAATGTTTTAAACACGAACAGTGTATCGCAGTCCGCCGGTCGTACTCTCATCGCACCAATGGTTGCCGTAGAAAATACATTACTTCATCAGGAATACATGTCAGACCTGATGACTGTGATCAACCTGCGTGATATCAAAGATGCATTAACCCACCTGGCTATGCAGGGTTCTGTTAATGGTATCAAGATTGGTTCACTGGTAGATTCTATTAACCCACGTCGTGCTGGGCTGTTGTCACTGCAAGGTGCCGAAGCATTCGGCGGTGGTAACTCCTGGAATGCAGCAGATAAGAGCAACAAAACCATTGAGAACCGCGTGACAGTTGCCGGTAAACAAATGGCTGATCTTACTGAGTATACCCCACTGGCTATCGGTCGTACTGTAGAAGCATCTGCACAGATCGATGGTGTTCAGGTATCATTCCCTCTGACCTTCCGTCAGATTCCAGTTCCAGTATCTTCAAATGATCTTCAAACCATCTTTGAAGCAGCTCGTCCTGAAGATGGAATGTTTGCTCGTTTCATGATGTGGCGTGCTGGTGAAATCACCACTCCTGAATTCCTGACTGGTACTGACCAGATCAAACGTGAGTTCAACATCCGTAAAGACGATATGTCTGGCTACTATAAAGAAGCTATGGATCGTCAAGCTAAAAACCGTCTCGCTTCTCTGCGTACTGGCGTGCTGAGCATGAACACAATGGCTAACACCATTATCATGTCTTCTGACACGGCTCGCAATATCGAACTCGAACTGGGTGTTCGCTTCGATGGTGACGGTATCAACAAAATCAAAAAATCTGTACTGGCTAACACCATTGTTGTGGTTGATGACGGTATGGGTGTCTTCACGTTCTATTCTTCTTCGACTAACCGTCCTGAAGAATACACCCGTCGTGAAATCACCGTCGTGTCCAAGAAGGATACTTCTCTGGACTTGAACTCTCTGATGAAAATGTTTGGTGGGCGTTAATCCATGATCATTATTAATGAAACACCTAAGGGTGATGTAGTCGAGGCCATCAATGATGAACTTGATCATGTCACTGGTCTTCGCGATACCCTGAGTCTGCTGAATGATTCTGGTAAAGCTAACGTCGATACCCTGGAAGGTTACGTTCAACGTAACGCCGTTCTGAAGAGTATCGAGTCTCAGCTGAAACAGTCTCTGTCTCCACGTGCTACTCTTATTAGTGCATTAGAGAATAGTACCGAACAGCTGGCTCTGTGGATCCCTAAACTGTCCGACCGTATCAATAAAGGTAGCACCAAGGTCTTTGACCGTGAAACCGTTACCTTTAAAGAGAAAGGAATCCTGGACATCGTTGCAGGTATCAACTTCTTCAACCGTTACGCCACCATGGTTCTGGATATCCTCCTGAGTCAGGCTAACAAAGAAGAACGTCTGGAAAACTATCTGGGCAAAGTTGATTTCGCATTCTTCAACTCCACTTCCAAATACTTCGCTCACTTGCTGGTGAAATTCAGTGAGTCTGTTAAGAACCTGGAAGCTCAGATCGATGCACTGTCTGACGAAACCTACGATTCTGCATCAGAAGAGATCATTAGTGCCCAGCTGGGTGCTAGCGCTGTGTCCGTTAAGAACATGGCTCCTCATGAGCTGAACCCGCTGCACTGGTACAAGCGCCGTCAGATGAAAGGTGATGTTAAGACCCTGGTTAAATCCGGTCAAGACATTGACATGCTGGCAATGAAGATTGCACGTCTGAACAACCGTCGTAATGGTACTGACAACCCGGATCTGGATCGTCAGATTGAAACTTACCAGGATGCTATCCTGAAGAAACGCGCGAACATGGTTCGTATCGAGAGCAAATACAATGGCAACAGAGTTTAAGCATCTTAAATTCGGTCTGGTTCCATCTGCTTTAGATATGGGTGTTGTTGAGAACAGCGAAACCGTTGCAAAGAGTTTCCTTGATGCTTTCAACGGTTTTGGTCTGATGCAGGATAACAACTCTCACGTCGAAGTGTTCCAGGTCATGCGTCGTTACATCGGCAAGGATTTCCGTAACTGGCTGATCGTTAACTTCCGTCATGGTGCTGGCGCTCGTAAAGAGCTGGTAAGAAAGATTGTTGGTTATGTAGAAGGTCGTATCTCTGGTCGTTCTGTAATTGGGCAACTGAATATCGACTTCAACCGCATCCAGCATATCTCTGCCAACGGTGAACCGATCACTACATCTATCATCTATGATGAGTATGATGAATCCCGTAACAAGTACCGTGTAGAGGACGTTGACTTCAATTCAATTGATGATCGTCACCTGTACGACTTCATGGCACTCATTGGTCCAGAGATGGCTGCTAAGTTTATCCTGAGCATGGATGGTATCTTCTATGACCGCTAGTGTTCTCAAAGATCTGAAGATGGCTGAGATCTCTTTAGCGAAAGTTCAAGATGTCGGTAAAATGACGGATGAAGCACGTGACATTCTGAATAACTTCCGTACTGATGTGCGGATTAAAGAAACTGTTCAGAACGCCTTGGAGAATATCGAGTCTAAACAAGACTACGAACTGACTCCGAGTATTGCCGCTGAGATTGATAACGTTATCAATACTCACTCTGATATGGCAGTGCGTGCAGGCCAGCCGGTGATTGCCGGTACTGAAGCTTTCGGGATTTCTCTACTTCCAGCGGAATGGCGTCGTACACGAGCACTAGCTCTGCGCGAAATGCTTGATGAAACGTATCGTAACATCAAACGCTGGGCTAACCAATTGTCAGACAACTTCCAGCGTACCTGGGTTGAGCTACACACATCCACAGAAGTATTAGAAACTCGCCTGGAATCCCTTGATGCTACTATTGATGTTGTCGGGGAGATTAAGGAAGGTTTCAAAACGATCGAACTGAATGAGTTAATTGCTCGTTCTATTTCTAAGAGCGGTAAAGTTATCACTACCGATCTGGATCGCACTTTGCTGGGTGATGTAAACTACATTATGTCTTGTATTAAACTGTGGGAGATGGAACAGGTTCGTTTCAAGAACACCATCATCCGTTACTTCGGTAATAAGAACAATACAGACATCACTGTAATCAAGCGTGAAATTCCTAAGATGTTTGATCAACGCCTCAAGGCACCAGGTGAGGATATTTCCCTGTTGGCTATGGGTACACGTCCAATGCTGGATGGTCATTACTTCGAAGGTTTGACAGTTGCACCACAGTGGATCAAAGATAACATCAAAGGTCCTGAAGATGCAACCACTTACGCTGAAGCGTTATCTCACACCGGTTACCATGTAATCTCTGATGAGAAATATCGCGTAAATAAAACAACGGTTAACATTCTTACTTTGAATCAGATCTATGGTGTTCGTGATATCATCAATACGATCATTAACAGATTGAAATCATTGAATGTTGAAAGTGATCCGGTTAACTTTAACCCGGATGATGTTAAGGACGTCCTGAACTCTCTTCGGGCAGCCGAATCTGGTGAAGCACGTGCTTTGCAATATGGTACTATTACTGCTGACTATCAGTTTGATGTCAATGGTTTTAAAACAGGCGTCTCTGGAGCGTTAACAGTTCTGGCTAGTCATCTGATCACCATGTTGAATCAACATCTCGAATGCTATACCGTCGAACAATAATAGGCTAGGGGTTTCGGCCCCTAGCCCTTTATGTATGTTGTCCGATACTATGCTTAATACATTGCAATGTACATTGGCAGAACCAATTGGTTATTCATCTCCTTAAGGAAATAAAGAAATGTCATTTAAAGATATGTTCACCAGCATCGCTGGCCAGGAAAGCGCCGATCTGACCCCAGAAGTTATCGAAGTTGCTGCCGTTACTGCTGAAGAAGCAGCTGAAGCAATTATCGAAAAAGAACTGGCTGTTCATGAAAAAGACCAGGTAGAAGCTATTGCTCTGGTTGAGAAACACGACAACGCTATCGAAGTTCTGGAAGAGAAGATCGAAGAACTGCAAGAGTGTGTTGACGGTATGGAAGCTATGTCTAATGGCTCCCGTGACTTCAACGCCGAACTGTTCACTCACTTCCACAAAACTGCAATCAAACACGCTAACTCTTTCGGCGCTAAAATGCAGTACCAGGGTGTTGAGAACTTTGCTGACGTTGGTCTGGCACAGGTCAATGGTTTCGAAGCTCTGAAAGATCTGAAAGAAGTTGCATCTAAGGGCAAAGAAGCCGCTAAGAAATTCCTGGCTGAATTGTTCGCTCAGGTTTCAGCCGCTATCGGTGCTCTGTTCAATGGCGCTGGCGCGATGGCTAAGAAAGCTGAAGCCATGAAAGCTGCTCTCGGCAAGAAAGAATCCAAAGAAGGTGATATCACCATCTCTGGTCTGCTGAAAGACAATGGTGCTGATGACTTCCTGAACAAGCTGACCGGTGCTTTTGGTATCGTTAGTTCTGGAGGTTCCGAAGAAGGCGCTGCTGCTAAAGTTGCCGAAGCTCTGAAGTTTGGTGCCGGTGAATCTCGTTCGGTTAAAGCTCTGTCCATCGCCGATTGTGGTTCTCGTCTGACTGAAGTTATCAACTTCGGTAAAGGTATTCAGACCATCAAAGGTAAAGCTGAAGCTCTGGTTAAGAGCAACGATGCTGCGGCAGCCAAACTGTTCAAAGAACGTTCTGCTGACGCTACCGATAAGTTTGATGCAACCAAAGCACAATCCGAAATGCGCAAGTCAGTTAAAGAACTGCTGGCTGGTATCCGTACCGGTGGTGAAGTGCTGAAGGCTAAACTGAAAGCCGTGCAGGACTCTGTACAAGATAAGAAAGAAGATTAATCTTTCTGATTAACTATTACTAGGTAGAAGGGCTTCGGTCCTTCTACCTAATTTTATGAATTCCAAAATACCGTTAAGGAAATAACAAATGTCTTATCAAGATCTGTTTAAAAATATTCTGGGTGGTGAGTCGGCGGAACTGACCCCAAGCCAGGTTGATGTAATTGAGAAGACGGCAGAAGAAGTTGCCGAAGATATTATTGAACGTGACATTGCTGTTGCGGAGAAAGACTTTGCAGTCACTCAAACTACTCTGGAAGCTCATTCCGATAAACTGGAAGTTCTGGATGGTCTGGTTGAAGATCTGGAAGAATCTCTGGATGGGATGGAAGCCATGACTACTGGTCATTTCAACCCAGAACTGTTTGCGTCTCACTATAACAAAGCAGTTAAGATCGGTAATCGCTTTGGCCTGAACCTGGAACGTCATGGTGTGGAAAGCTTCTCTTCTAAAGAGACTGCTAACTACACAGTACACGCCGGTGTTGAATCACTGAAAGAAGTCGGTAAGAAAGCTGTGGAAGAAGGTAAGAAGATTCTGGTTGAAATCTGGAACTCCCTTATCGCGGGTATCAGTAACTTCGTTACTATTTTCAGCTCAGTCAAAACAAAAGCACAAGGGTTGCTGGACGGCCTGAGCGAAGACAAACTGGTTACCGGTACGGTGAAGCTTCCAAGCGATTCCTTCCTGCTTTACAATGGTAAAACGAATGACTTCTATAAGCGTCTGGTAAGCATCGCTAGAGCATTCAACAACTACACCCCAAATGAAGACTCCTATACCAATATGGTCAATAGCATAGAAGGTAAAATTGGCGATGGTGGTAAAGTGGTTGCTAACAAGGACTCTGGTTCTGTTTCTGTTGAGAAGGCTGGTGAAGGTAAATCAGAATCTCAGGCACTGGGTTTGAACGGTGTTAAGTCACTGCTGCTGGATGTTGTTGAAGGCACTGACGAACTCCTGAAAGCTCAAGCTAACACCAAACAGCTTCAGATGAAACGTGACCAGGCAATTGCCAAAATGGGCTCTGGCGCTAAAGAAGAGAACTTCGTTAACCAGAAGAAATACGGTCGTCTGTCTTGCAAACTGGTACTGCAAGCTATGGCTGTTCACACTCGTATTCTGAAAGCTCAGTTCGCTGTTGCTAAAGCAAACTTTAAATAATATCTAGCTAGAGTGGGGAATTCCCCACTCTAGCTTTATGTTTGTCTGTTGAATATTATGGCCTACTACTTAAGTATACTTAAAGGATTTATATATGTCTTTCAAAGATCTGTTCTCCGGTATCTCTGGTACCGAATCCATGGATATTATTCCAGATACTCAACCTGTGGTAGTTGAACAAGTTGTGTACAGCCCTGAAGAAGCTGCGCTGATTGTTAATGATCGCGATGTAGCTATTAACGACACTGTCGTCACCCAACTGACCAACGTTGTGGATAATACTGCAACGGCTATGGAAGTTCTGACTGATAAAGTTGAAGAACTCCAAACTAGCATCGAAGGTATGGAATCAATGCGTTCCGGTAAAGTTGAGTTTAACGCGGGTCTGTTCGCTCATCACTATAACAAGGCAGCTAAGATCAGTGCTCAGTTTGGTGCTAAACCACAACATCTGGGTGCTGAGTCTTTCACTTCCAAGGATGAGCTGGGTCAAGAGCTTCTTGACGGTTGTGAAGCCTTTAAAGATATCGCTAAGAAAGCTGGCGGTAAAGTTAAAGAGATGTTCATTGCTCTCTATAACGGGTTCCTGGACCTCTTCGATAAATACATCGCTGGGTATAAGAACCTGGGTCAACGTGCCACCACTCTGCTTAGTCAAGTTACTAAAGACGCTAAGGATATGGTTGCTGCTGATAAAGTTAAACTCCCAGCTGCATGTGCGTTCGTTGATGATAAAGGTCAAGCGTCCGATATCCCTCAACAGGTTATTGCATTGGCTAATGGTCTGAAATCCATTGGCTCTACCGCACATCCTGATGACGTCATGAAAGCAGTTGATTTCGCGACTAAAGGTATTCTGGATCTCGGTAAGAAATCTCAGATGGGTACCGATGAAACCACCGATACCTATAAAGTAGAATTCAACGACGTTCACTTCACTCTGGTTGTTCCTCGTGAAGTTAAAGGTCTGGATCAGTTGGCTCTGAAAGATATCGGTACCGATAGCAAAGCTCGTGAAGTAAGTGGAATGGCTCCTAACCAGTTGATCAGCCTGCTGAAAGAAATTGAAAGCTACTGTAAGAAACTGGAAGCGGTTGATCTTTCCCGTAAAGGTCTGACTACTATCCGTGATAACGCGATCGCACGTACCAATGCTGGCTTTGAAGCCAAGAACGTTCAGAACCTGCACGCTGGTATGCTGAAGCTGTGCAAAGGTGTATCTGAACTGTCTGGTCGTTCTATCAAAGGTCAGTTGGCTTTCGTACAAGCTCAGATCTCTCAGTCTACTAAGAAAAAAGAAGACTAACAAACATAATCGGATAGGGGGCTCTCGCCTCCTATCCTTTATGAATGCTATGATCTAAACTAGGAGCTTAACGATGGGCAAATTAATTCCGGATCCAAAAGCCCCGAACGAATCCACCGATTACATCTATGGCGAACGTTTGGCGCCGTTCGAAGAAAGAATGAATTTCTTTCAGAACGAAAAGGTCGTGGTTAAGAAAGACAACGTTAAGGATGAAGATAAGGCTGAAGTAGATGGCCTAGAATCGCTCATACAACGTTTCAGTGATTGGGGTAAGCTAAGTTTACCTGGGTCAGTTGAAGTGGCTGTAGAGGGCGGTACAGTAGCTGGTGTTGAGGGTAGTGATCAACCTATCCCTTGGACTAAGTACTTTATTCAGCTTGCTAAAGAAGCGGTTGATTTCATTCTTAACTTTATTAACAACCGTATTGCACGTATTGACAACCGAACCTACCGGACGTCTCTGAACCGTAAACGATTGGGTGTGAAATCAGTAGAGGTAACTTACCCTGCTGGTATCCGTCGTTTGATTGTTCCGCTGACTATCTCTACCGACCCTAATTGGGTTGTCGGTTCTATTGACACGCTGCGTGACTTCTATAAGCAGTCCATCCAAGCTTATCGCTTCCTCACTGCTTCTATTAAGAATGCCGGTGGTGAAACATTTGATCTAACTCGTTCGGTAGATGAAACTATCCGTGGTGTTGCCAAATGTTTTAAAATGAAAGCTCAGGGTGAAACGTACGGTACCGATATTCTTCCTGGTAACAGAAGAATGTACCTGAACGAAGTCACCGATGGTAGCACGGGTGGTATCGGCATCTATTTCTCATCAAGCGGAACTGATGCACGTATGCGTACCAATGTCTTTACCCCAACAGGGTATTTGATTGACAACACACTGAAGTCCATCGATTCAACGATCAAAGAGATTCGCTCTAACCAGAGTACGGTCTCTCAGTTGTACAGAACGTTTGAACGCGATGTGGTTAAGTACCAGACAATCAATAACCTTCGTATGGGTGCAGATGGTCGTCAGTATCTCGGGTGGTTAGTTCGCTTTGCTAAACGTCTCATGAACATGGTTCTGATTTACGTTATCAACGGACTTGACTGTGGTCTTGACTTCTGTAATGCGGGTATCCAGGATGACAATTGATATTATCAACGTCAATGGTCGGCATACAAAACAGCTGGTCATTGATGCATTCAATAAAGTCAATGGTACTCAGGTAAATCCTGATTTCCAACAGCTCGAGTTTGAAAGAACAGGTGACAGTAATAAGGTTATGTTGCATAACCCTGGTTCTCAAAAAGGAGCTCTTATTAATAAGATCTCTCTTAGTGACCTGTTCCCCAAAACTATCGACCTGAGACCATTCAAAGAACGTACGGGTAATCTACCCGAGTATAACGAGAATGCTGTTAAGTTAATTAACGATAGACACAACACAGAACTTGTTCACCCAGGTAAAGATGTTCTAAAGGGTCGGACTAACATTCTTGTTGATGATGTTAAGATGTTCCTTCTGTTTTGTCGTGTTTATGGTTTCTACGAACTTGATATTTCTGAAGTTGAGATTTACAACTTTGGGACATCGCTCGTTATCACACCAAACCAAAACAACCAAATCTACACTGGTACACTTGAGGTCTTAATATGACTTATGCCAATTCTGATAACTACCTACTGCTCAAGCAGCTACTGGTAGCTTTGAAGTTAAAGCATCTGGGTAGTATCGTAGAAGTTGGCAATATCGAGATTACCAAGGATGGTGGACTCACTGATAAAATCTGTGAGTTAATGGCTACCATGGAAGCTGACTTCACTTTACCATATGCTCTGCTACGCGACATGCCGGTCCATATCGACATGTATCATATCCTGGACAGAATGCCAGCACTACATGACACCATCATCACAGACGACGCTATGGCGCCTAGTTTGGATGATAAGGATGGTCTTTACCGTTTGGTATTCAGTGCTCCAGATATTGAAGGGTTCGGGATCCAAGCGAAGGGTAAACTGAACTCCTATTCTAATACTCGGTTACTGGCTGGTCGCTTAGTTGAGGCCGCTTCATTAGGACTGACTCGCGTTCGCAAATGGGCTGAGAAATCAGATGACCCTATTCCATTGACGCAGATGTTAACTTTGCTCAATGCGGTAGAAATCATTGACTGGCTCTTTGCATACACCAACGATTATTACGGGGTTCCTGAAAATGACCTTAAACGAGAATAACATTGACAACGAGTTCCAAGTAGTCCAGTTCCACCTGGATGGTTGTGAAGCTCTGAACAATGCTATCAACAGTAACGCAACACTGGCTGGCAATGAAAGTTATCTCCACCTTCATCTGGATGCTTTAAGTTATTCCGGTATGGAAGCAGGTAACAAGTATATTGACAGTCTGAAGGAAGCGGGCAAACGCCTCTATAAAGAAGTGACTGATATGCTCAAGCGTATTCGTGAGTACTTCTCTGGCGAAGGTAAAGATGCGGCTGACGCTCGTCTTAATGAGGCAAAAGAAACTTCCGATGCTCTCGGTAAGATGACGCCTACTGCTCCATTGCCTGATGACCACCCGGCTCGTAACCCGGATACTTACATCAAAGATCTGGAAGGTGGTGTTGACTTCAATGAACTGATTGAAGAAGACAGTAAACTTCGGGGCGCTATGGAAAAGGTACGTCGTGCCTTTGAACCTGTTAAGAATGCGGCAACTGTAGGTCAGTTGCGTGCAGTCTATGCCCAGGCCATTAAGGCATCTGAAGATGCTATCAATGTGATTTCCCGTAGCCTGGATGAAAAAGTTCGTAAAGCAGAAGCAGCGGCTTCTAAATTGCGTAATCCTAAAACACCTAAAGACACTGATCCTAAAGAAGTTTCAGATGCGGTGAAGCAGGAAAACCAGGAAGCTACCAATACGGCTAAGATTGAAACACGTCAGGCTCGTATTGTCGGCGGAATGCGTAACAAGATCGTTGCTGCGCTAGGTCACATCCAGTCATCTGGGCGTGGTCTGAAAGCCAAGATGCCTAAGTCCAAGTTTAAGGGGTAACCATGAGCTATTCATTTAAGGAAGATGTCACCGCCAGATTACCGGACGGTCACTCCTTAATACGAATGTACTCAGTAGGTGAATCCGAAACCCACATAGAAACTCTTAAGGGCTCCATTAAGCATACTTTCATAATGGCCAAGGTGGATGTCTCACCTTGGTTCCTTAAACTCCCTACAATCGCTCTCAAAGAGAATGCGACCTATAATGACCTTTATGCTTTAATTAGCGAGGTCTATTCGTTAGGGTTAGTTGAAGGTGTTGACTATTTTAATGCTCAGCCCGTAAACCCCACAGAAATCAAGCAGTACTTCGCATTGCCTATTTTGAAGGATAGCCATGGTTATCGTGGTGAAATGCGTTGTTATGCGATTAAGGATGATTTCTCGGGCATCAGTGGTCATGTACAACGTGATCTTACTGAAGTTGATATGTTGGAAGAATTCACTCGACTGAAGATTCGTAACTACCTGGCTGGTAACCTCTTTACTTATGACCGTCCTATGTTTATCGATGATCGGTTAAGTATCGGGTTTATCGACTATGTCTCTTCTTCCAGTTACGATGAGTTAGGTCCTATCGGTCCGGCTTTACTTCGTGAAGAATTAATTCAGTGTTCTGTTGTTGATGTGTTCAACGATGGTATCTCTGATGTCTCAATTCTTAAGACTGCGTCCAACGAACTATCCTTCTTACGTTATCTTTCTGAAAAGGGTGATTTACCTTCTCTTAAAAATTACGAGAGAATTGATCTTGAGATAGATGACTCGAAAGGGTTGCCTATTGGAGATAGTGATAGTAGTTCGGAGAATCCGGGTCAGGGGAAAGGGGATATTAATAACACGAACGATAGTGAGTTTCCTAATTCCTCTACCGGAGGTAACTGGGAAGTAGATAAACCAGTAGAGATTGAAATCATTTAACTAAGATCCTATTACTCCTTAATCGGGGTAATAGGGTTTTGATGTTATGATTGTAATTAAGAGGGATACAACACTATGTTTTCAGTTAAGATTCCTTCATTTGAAACTTACAAGACAGGATTGCGTCCAGCTGTTTTAACATCATTGGGACAGATACTGAAGTATTGTGATATCGATTTAAATCACAAAATCTTTTTCAATAATGAAGCTGAAGTCTCTAAGTTATTAGGTGGAGAGTATAATGGGAGACGAGGGGATGATGTTGCTACGGATGTTGGTTTTGATAACAAGATCTTCGTAGAGCTGGAAAGAGAGTTAGCCGGATATAACGATGAGTTGGATGGGAACACCACTGACGATACCGTTCCTCCTGTTTGGAGAGATCCTATCACAGGCTCCACTATTACTCCTAAGTACAGTACCCGTCGTTTCAACGTGACAGTTAACAAGTATTTCAAAGATCGTGTTAGTGCTGAGCGGTTCTATACCAACATTCGTTCTAAGACATTGGGTATCCATCAGAACAGTGAGTTCTCAACAGAGACACACTACCCGATTACTTATCCGATGATGCAGTGTTACAAAGAGATCTTCGACAGACTCATTGTTGCTAAACAGTTGCCTGATGATAAAGACTTTATTGACTGGATGATGGAATGTTCTACAGTACCTTCTGGTATCTTGAGAAACCTCATCGGTAATAACCCGGTCTTTGTCTTTAAACAGTGTATCGATGAAATCGGTATCAATATGGAAAACCCGAACATGGCTCAGGTCAATCAGGGTAGCTATATTGGTAAGTACGAGGTGAGTTTCCGTTATTGGTTCTTCTGGTCTGAACATACCGAATGGATTAACCGTTATCCGTTACAGGTATATCAACAGCCAATGCCTGAAGAGTATATTCCTGACGTGTTTGAAAAGAACATGGAAGATTATGCTACTCGTCGCTTCTTCGAATCAGCAGCTTCTGCTGTGGTGTTCGATTACAAGAAGAACAAAGATCCGTTCTATATCGTTCTCCCTAAACAAGACAACTGGAGACCAGCCCCGGAATACTGGATTAGTCCCCAGCTTCAAGTCGTTGTTAACATGGAAGACGTTGACCAGCAGGTGCTTCTGAATATCAAGGAAATCCAAGGTTTCGATTGGAACCCTAAAGTTCTTGGTTATATCATGAAGTACCATGATAAGGTTACGAACAGACACGCTAACCCGATGCAGTTCAAAGTGTATTCCGATGATATCCAGGTATTGGAGTCCCAGATTAAGTTATTTGATAACGGTGATTTGATCCTGACTCGTAAACCCCGGATGAGTAACATCTACCGAATCACTTTTAACTTCGACTACGCCCTCCGCCTTTACAGCGAAGAGTGTATTAAGGATTTCCTGAACGACCCGGAATGGGCTGAATGGATCATCGGTAATCTATTCCCGCAATGGCCTTGGAATCCAGGATTCGGTCAAGGTGGCGAGAATGATTGGTGGGATATCCATAATGGAATTGAAGTCGGGGATGGCGAAGAGATTCATCCATACTTCCCTTACGGTATGTTGTACAGTCTTATTATAGCACACCGTGAAGGACAGTCCCACGATCAATTTGAAAACCTCATGAATAAAGGTAACATCGATGGCACAGACTATTATCGGCAGTACTAAGCCCCCGGTTAAAGAAGAAGTTGCTTTACCGAAGGAGTACCGCCATACGTTAGTTGAGTCACGATATATTCCTCATACAAGTATGTTGTCCCACGTCCCTGGTACCCCAACCAGGGTTTGGTGGTATCGCGGTTCTTATGGTCGTGATGAAGAACAGCATCAGTTTGAGCCAGAGTCTATCGAGACTTATGCTTCATATAAAGTGATCAAAGACCTTATCGTTAAAATCGATAATGGAAATGGTAACTTTAACTTCATTCAACAGAGTGGTCAGTCAGATCACCGTTTGTCTGGTTATGTCTTATTTGATCTGACGCCTAACAAAGGCGACTTGTTCATTAAAGACGTAGGGGATGGTCGTGCTGGGCTATATGCTTTAGTTGAGCAACCTGAAATCAGAACCATCTATGCTGATAAGTGTTACTACTTTGAAGCGGAACTCCAAGCATTTATGACCGATGCAGTTCAGGCCAATCTGGACTCTAAGGTTATTGAAGTACTTCACTATTCTAAAGACTCAGCAGTAGCTGGCGGTAATGCGGTACTTACCGAGAATGACTACAGTCTGAACAAACGTCTTTACGATATGCAGATTGCCATCATCGATGACATCATGGCTAACCACTACTTCTGGGATGAAGATACGATCTGTATTCCTAATACGGAAGGTGATTGGTTGTACGATCCATATCTGGCGAAGTTCTTAAGCTACGTGTTCCCTACTAAGTTGGTCGGTGCTCGTAAGAAGATCACAACCCTGAGCGTTCAATATTACGTTGACGACAGGAAGATGCAAGATCCTATTACTGTGTGGGATATGTTCTATCGGAATGACTTCAGTAACCCAGCCCGATACAAACAGGACTACTACGTCCACCCTCGCAATAACCTGATCAACACCCGTTTCTATGGTAACGTATTCTTCTCTAAATTTGACAGAGCAATCGTTATCCACAAAGAGAGTGCTCCACGTAACCCATACCTTTATAGCGGTGCATTAGTGCCGTCACCAGTACCCAATCCACCCCGTCCCCCATCAGAGGGAACGAAGTGGGATTATTTCTTCGGAGATGATTTCTACAATGGTGGTGGTACTGATACTCAGAAGTTTATTTGGAAGATGTTCAAAGAGAAGACTATTGACAAAGCAGAGCTGATGAAAGTTCTGGAAGGTTATTGGTCTCTTGATGATGTCTCTAAACTTTACATGAGTGGTATCTACGTTGGGGCTATTAAGACTGCGCTGGTAACTAACAGCCAATACACTTAAGGCCAAGTATGCAAACTGAACGTTATATCCATCTTCGTAAAGAACTGGTTAGACTGTACAAGGTTCTTACTGAACAAACCTATACGGTCATTATCCCGTTATCTTCATTCCTCACTCTGAAGCAACTCGAATATGCAAAGGAACGTCCACCGATCGCAGGATTTGAATCGTTGGAAATCCCGGTAGAACGTCCATTCACCATTGCTCGTTTACTCACTGCTGTTGACGTTATGGGGGACGAGCTGGAGATTGGATTCCGATTCCCGCGTAAAGACATCCCTGAAGTCTACACCAATATCCAGGATTGGATTCGCTACTGGATAGAGATTAAACGAGATGCTGGGTACTTGAGGACCCCAAGCATTGATGAACTTGCATTAATGGAACGTCTGGCTAAATACGTATTCTCGGCGTACGCCCATTATCACCATGAGAAAATCAATAAAACTCTGAACGTTAACACGCAAAGCGAGATGACTTTACTTGATATTCTTAAAGGCAAGATGATGTTCGGTTCTGATATAGATGAACCGATCTCATTCATTTCTTATGTGGATGAGTGGCGTTCTTCGACTGGGTATTCAGCTCAGATGGAAGAGTCAAGGAGTTACAACGCGAGTATGTCTGGATTTGGCGGGGGTATGTAATGCTCGGTAATCAGATTCAGGCATTTCTTAAACAAGCCACACTAACAGCTAAGATTACGAATAACCCTGCTGAGACAATGACCATCCAAGTCATCATAATCACGCCTACGAACCAATATACGGCGTTAGGATGTGAAAGGATGGTAGAGATGGCTGACTTTGTTACAGGGACGTCAGAGACCGTACAGATTCGTGTGCGTCTACAACCATCAGTCTACTTCGACAAGATCGTTCCATATCGTGATGATATCAAGATTCAAGTCGTAATGGATTCAGGTACTGACAGGTTTGTAAGGGAGTACACCGGGGTTCCTCTTGTCGACAGGGACGTTCGTTCAGAGAGCAACAACACTGCTGCTACTAACTTGGAAGCACTGGATACCACTAACCTGGTAGCTTATGAATTCCAGTTAATAGATCCTGGGTATGCCGTTATTCGTAATAAGCCTGTATCGAACATCTATCAGATGGCAAACATCGAGAACGTGCTCGGTACAGTAATGGAAGAAGAAACTAAGAAGTTAGGATTGACCGGTTATAGTGCATATAAGGGAATGTACATGCACCGCCCTGTAGATAACACCAAAAACTATCCGCAGATCATCTTACCTTCCGGTACCCGTCTTAAGGACGTCCCACGGTATCTCCAGAATCATAACGAGTATGGGGTTTACTCTAAAGGGTGTGGTTGCTTCTATAAGCAGAACTACTGGTGGATTTATCCGTTGTTCAATACCAACCTTTCAGATACCCATCCTCGACCTATCGATATTCTCAGAGTACCAGAGAACAAGATACCTGATTTGGACCATACGTTTTATCGTTCTGATATCTCCATGACAATCATAGCTTGTGGTAAAGGCGATCATAAAGATAGAGCCGATATCCGTAAGCAGAATGATGGTGTTGGGCAACGTGTTGTTATGGGTGATTCAATAGCCGGTGATACTGGCTACCACTATAACAATGGACGTGCTATTACCACTCGTGCTGACTCCATGCAAGAGTATAAACTATCAGACAGACGTAATGGTGAGGAATGGACGCCAATCGATCTGAACCCTACTGGTAACGTTTGCGCACCTATGTCAACTAACGCCTTCAACGAAGGTGAGATAATTGAAGTGGAGTGGCGTAACGGAGATGTGGGTTATTTGGAACCAGGACACCCTGTACGCTATCAGTACATGCAAGATGAGGATACCATGTCACTTAGACGTGGCGTGCTCTTAGGGTACCGTACAGACTTTATTCCGATCACTACCTATGCAACACCGATGTTAAAACGCACAACTATATTGAAGTTGTTCTTAAAACGTCAAGAAAAGTATAAAGCGTAAAACAAATACATAACTACTAGAACAGGACCGCGAGGTCCTGTTCTAGCATTTGCTTGTTATGCTTCCATATCGTCGAAGTCTGAACCGCCACCCATTGCTTCACTACGGTGTGATAGTGATTTACGGAAAATCTTTTTCTCGAAGTTTACATCGTGGACTAAGCCATTATGAGGATCAAGAGGATAAATACCAAAACGGTTGCTTTCCATTGCTCCTTCACCACGCATCTTACCGACGTAGTAAGTAAAGAAGTTTTCGTTGTTCTGCATCTTAGCAACGTGGAAACCAATAACACAGTCTACTTCGTTCGTTAACTTAGTTGAACCTTCAGTCATTGACTTACCGCCAACATCACGGATGAAGTATGCTTCTGAATCGTCGTCCTGTTCACGAATGAACTTCTTAGCTTCTGGGTTAAGCTGATGCGGTGTGAGCAGAGCTGCACCACGAGAGGTAAAGAAGTTACGAGCACGGTTATACAAGTTCTGAAGTTTATCAGAACGAGATTCACCTTGACAACCAGACAAGTCAGCCATAGCCAAGTAGTCATAAGCTGCAACGATGATTTCGTGACCTTTCAGTTCCAGTGTGCGAATACGCTGCATGATTTCGTGAATGTTATCATGAGACGGGTTAACACGATAGAACTTAAATGCCCAACCGGACTCTTCAAACGTTTCGATGATCGTAGTCACAACTTCGTTAGTCGTAGCTTTAAAGAAGTCTGGCTTAGTACCAGTCTTAGCAGTAACGAACAGTTCATACATACGCTTAAAGATCAGACCTAAGCTATCCTCAGCTGACATCAATACAACAGTTGGAATCTTCGTCTTATTACGGAGAATCGGTTTGTTGTATAAAGGAACTGATGCGATGAGGTGAGCAAGACCAAATGACTTACCACGGTTAGTCAGAGCTTCGATCATGTACATCAAACCACGACGGATACCGCAGTCAGGATACAGAGCTTCGTTAAGACCAGCCAAACCAGTTTTAATAATACCTTCTGGAGAGATCTCAACTTTAAGCTGATCGATTACACTTGCAATACCTTCTGGGTTATCAGAACCCGTAGCTTCAACCACAGCTTTATCGAAGGTATTCTCATTCATGTCGTTAATCTTCTCAGAGATCAACTCACCCATTTTAATCCAATCATCTTTACTAAGGTCTTGTTCACCTTCAAAGAGGATTGGTCTAACCATACTGCGAAACTCTGCCGAGAATTTCCCACGAGTATCGACATCACGCAGTTCTTTAATAATTTGGAAGATAAGATGACGGGCATCTTCAGTCGCATAACCATCTACGAATGCTTCTCCCAGAACTTTCTCTAACTCAGGAGAAAGAAGGATAATCTCTGCAACCTTACTGGACAGCAATGATGTTATGATATTGGAGTCTTCGGGCTGCTCACGTATCCAGCCGAGTAGTTTACGAAGATACGCTTCTGTTTTCTTGTCTTGTTGAACCAAGCTCTCTTTGCTCTTAGGAACATCACCTGCGAGTAAGATGATTTCATCCATGAGGTCTACGTCTTTTAAACGCCATGCTTGATACATCGCAGTAGCTAATTTGACGAGACGAATCAGGTTGTTCATTTATTGCTCCTAGTAAAAATCTTTTAAAGGTAATTAGTATGATTTTAAGACTTGGTGAAAATGTTGTAGATGTACTGTTCCTTAACGAACAACACCTCCACATGTTGAATTCTTTAAATATTGAACTGAAGGATTTGCCTTATCTACCTAAGTTCAATGAAGTGTCCGATCAAGATTGTCTTGATTGGCTGGGCTTCCAGCGCGCTGTCGAGAAACAATACTGTGGTTTCAAGACTACAACTTATGATTACGCCAGTGATATTACAGTTGGTAAAATTAATCGTGAAGGCGTAGTTTATAAAACAAAATATGATGAAGTACTAAATGCAGACCGTAGTGTTAATTTAGGTTCGCACTTTGCTTATCATTTGTTCAACGGTAAACTCTTTATCTTGAGCTCCAGTAATACTGTGAATAGTAAAATGTTCACAACCGTGCAGGGGAATCTGGCCAGTTCTCTTTACCAGGCTTTACTGAACTCCTTCAGCACTTTTGAAACTTACGGCCGTGAGAGTAAAAATCTCAAGGAATCGGTAAGCCAAAGAAAGTATATTGATCTCGGTTTTGTGCTTTCTAAGTTAGTTAATTAAATAGGTGTAGAGTTACTGTTGATGCGTGTTACAGATACTTATCTATCTTATGCGTAAAAATATTAACTACTGCGAACAAATGCATTTGTTTTCAAAAAGACTTCTTTAAAGGTAATTTATAATGGAACAAAATAACGAATTCCGTTTTGGTATCTCCAAATCTGGCGTAGACCTGAAAGCACTGATGACTGGCGTTGTTAGCAACCAGCAGTCCGACGGTACCCTGCGTGGTCTGGTTGGCGCTGAGTCAATGACCGATGGCCTGAAAGCTATCGAGAAAGGCATGGGCTTCAACCAGAAGAACGCTATCTCTTCTCTGATCGCTGACAGCGGTAAGTTCAACAGCCGCGCTGAAGCACTGAAAGCAGTTGTAGCTCACGGTGGTATGGAATCATTCTCCATGCAGCTGGATGCTGGTAACGTTGCTCGTCAGAAAGCTGCTACCATTGAACTGAACGCCCGTTCTAACCGTCAGTGGGATGCTGCTGAAGCTCTGTACCCAACTCTGATCATTCCTTACGATCAAGAAGCTCTGGTACTGCCAATCGATATCGCTGGTGTTGGTGCTTATAACGCATCTGGTAACGCTAACGAAGCTTTCGAAGATCTGCGTCCAATCGCTTCCGTTCTGGCTGACAGCAAATTCAACGCTGGCGACGATCTGAAACTGGTTCCAGTATTGCCTGCTAACCCAACCGACGCTAACGCTGCGATGTTCGTACCGTCTGCTGACTGGGCTCCATGGGATACTACCTATGACGCAAACGACCTGCTGGGTCGTGAAGCTCATAAAACCAACTTCCTGGCGATCCGCAAGATCAACAACCTGCTGTCCCTGTGCCGTGCTCCAGGCGCGACTGCATTTGAGCAGAACGATGAGATCGAAGCATCTTCTATCAAACTGAACCGCATCCTGCTGAAACTGAAAACCAAAGATGGTGAAGGTTTCGTTACTCTGGACACAGCTTCTATGGCTGGTGTTGCAGCCCGTCCGTCTACCGGTACTACTGCTGACGAAAAACGTCAGATCAACTTCGTACTGAACGGCCTGAACGTTGCAAACCTGAAAGACAAAGACGGCAAAGCTACCGAGCTGTTCAAGTCTCTGACTGACGCTGGTCTGAAAGTATTCCTGTCTATGGAACTGAGCGCGACTTATCATCGTTCTACCCGTAGCTGGTCTCCAACCGTATCTCCAGTTGCAGTTGCATACGTAATCAACAAAGACGGCGACCGTCTGGTAGTTGGTCACAGCAACATGCCTGCTGATATCGCAACTCTGATCACCGATCAAGCAGTTGAAGCTTCTATCCACGGTGTGGATCTGAAGATGAACCACGCGAACACCAACCGTAGCCGTTACGGTACTACTGTTGTTTACGCTAACACCACCAAGTCCTACAACATCCAGCGCCGTCAGCCAATCAGCGTTAAGTACCCAATGCTGAATGATGACAACAACGCTGACGTACTGGCAATGCTGGTACAGCAGATGGACATCATGGTTACCCGTAACATGTCTCACGACGCATTCAAAGCTGCTAACCAGCACTTCGCTTACGTTTACGACAACAACGGTATGAAGATCGTTAACATCAATGACGACTCTTCTTCTGTACTGCCAGGTCAGCACTTCCTGGGTACCGTGGGCATCGAGTCCGAGATCGACCTGATCACTGAAGTTTCCACCCTGGATTCTAAAGACACTCTGGCGAACATCGAAGCTGCTCTGGTGAACAAGGTATACGACATCATCACTGGTCTGCGTGTACGTTCTAACATCTCCGCTCTGAAAGAGCTGGATGGTCGTGAAGAAGCTTACACCATCATCGCTCACGCATCCCTGGCTCCGTTCCTGATGCGTACTGGTGACTACCGTACCTTCGGTACCAATGTTAAGTTCAAAGTACTCGAAACTAACATCGATTCCGAAGTTGGTCGTATGTGGGTCATTCCTGAGTCTCAGACTAAGAATGGCGTAGTTGATATCTTCGGCGGCATGGGTATCTGTGTAGCTAAAGAACTGCTGGTAATCGAAGGTTCTGTAAACCAGAGCGATCGTCAATACCGCATGATCATCACTCAGCCTGCATACCAGCACCACAGCCTGTGCCCAGTAGCTGGCCGTCTGACCATCAAAGACATCGATAAACTGATGGGCGACGAAGGTCTGATCGCGCTGGTCAACAAACACCTGGTTACCGTTAACGGTAAACTGGAAGGCGCTGCTGGCGGTACCGGTAAAGAAATCGAAGTTGAAATCCCAGGCACCAACGGCTAAGCCATTGAACCTGTGAACAACAAATAAGTTACGCACTTTCCTCCTACCTCACCTTCGGGTGGGGTAGGGGGTTTTTGTTGTCTATTAAAAGATGCGGCTAAAAAAGTTTAAGCAGATATTATCCTTATGTAAACGTATGTGTGTTTACAATCACAAGAGGAAATAGATGTGGGAAACGTGTCCGGTGACAACTGGCATCACGGTATCCATACTCCGGTTGTAGAAGGAATTGAATATTTCAACTATTCTGATTTCGATGTGACTATCACTGACAAGTTAGGAATAGAAATTGAGATACTTAGGTCAGAACACCGACCTGAACGTCTGGAAGATCGCGGCAAGGTAATTGCTCGTGTAACCAGATTAGCAGATCCACGCCGAGTTAACATACCGACGGTTGATGCACGTCTCGCTGTTGATCGTGAATACCTTATGCAGTTTAAGCGTAGCCTTGATCATCAGAAGACACGCATTGGTGAGTACGTACCTGAAACTACCCAGATGCGTTTAGCCATGCAAGCTGAATTACGGTTTGACTTCTACACCCCTACAACGATTGCAAAATCGAACCTCTTAGGTATCACAGTCCGTGCCTCTTCTAACCGAGAAGCACAACAGTCTCCTGATACTCCTCTGGGATATATTCAGAGTGTTATCGGGGACGAGTTACGTGATGTAGATGTAGAATGTGACAATGGGGTAGATAAGGGTATCCGTACTCTGTTCTCTGCCAGACTAATAGATAATACTAATCGTGTAGGTCCATTGTGGACTAGTGGATTTGGTTCCACCTCTCGAGTAGTCCCAGTTAAAGATGAGGAGCAAATAGAAGGGCTATACTTAGCCGGTGGATTAGGATTAAAACATCAAGAGTTTATACCAATCGATGATCTCATGGATCAAAAGAAACTAGTCTCGTTAAATCTACATCGAACGGAGCTAGATGCCAAACGTCATAGCACAGGAGAGTTCACAACCTCGGTTATTACTGAGAGAGATAAATTACGCAAAGAAAATAAAGATCTTAAGAATGACAATGGGAAGCTAACAGGAAAAGTAGAATCCCTGGAAAACAAACTAGAGATCGAAAAAGTAAATAAAGCCCATAGTGATTTTAAACAGACACGCACTATGGAGTATATAAAAGAAAACAACGTTAGCAATGTTTTAGGCGGCTTTACCCGACTGTTCAGTACGGTAATGACCAACTTCAAAACGCTGATAGGTTTCTTGTCTGTTATTAAAGCAATGTAAGTTTAGGAGAGATAGATGGATCCGCAACTGCTCAAAAAGGTCAGGCGTGACCGTGGTGGCTTTACCCCAGAGCTTACAGATGGATGGCACAAGAAGGACATGGACAAAATTGCACCTCACTATGAGAAGTGCCTTGAGAACATGTTCCGATCTCTTCAGGAGAAGGGCTATTACTTTGATGGGATCGAAGAGGTTTGTCCTCTGGAATTCTACAATCAGATCACTCGATCTAGTAGTAGCGGTACCAAAGACTTTGAAATCGCTAAGAACAGTTTCTTTGGGGTTCGTATCAAGAACCACTTTAAAGATCCAGTTACTGGTGTAGAGTCAGAATTGAAATCCCCGCTGATCTTCCTGGCTTATACTAATAAGCACGGTGATCTGTATACACGTAACAGCACGTATTCACTTCAGTATGTTTTATCTGAACGTGGTCCTTCTGTTGATGGTGGTCGTGATAAAACCATCTTCATCCGTGTACTGGGATATAAGTTCAAAGTAACCAAAGAGATTCACACTTTCAACCGTGTGTTCCGTACGGGTAATAAAGTCCAAACTGGTGCGATCAATATGACGCTTCCGGCAAACCGCTTTTATAACTCCCGTAATGATCGTAAGATCACAAGTAAGAAAGTACCAATTCCATTGCTGGCTTGGTATGTGTTTGGGAAATATGGTTTTGATCATTGCATGAAGGAATTTGCTGAGTGCGATTACATGATCGATACCTTGGACACATTACTGTCTATCTGCCCTGAAGATGATGGGTGGCAAATCTTCTCTAACACACAGTCTATCCATCCGAAAGCGTTCGATCGTCCAAAGGGCACTCCTCTGTTAGAGGAACCGGCTATCGCGATCAAGACGCGTAATAAAGGTGGTGAAGTAAGTAACCTGGCTTTACAGTACTCTGCTGGACTGTTGTTCATGTTTGGTGTATTCAGTCATGAACTGGATATCCGTCGACTGGATGACATTAACTATTGGCGTTGGATCATCGGCCGGTGTTCTATTCGTCTCCCAGCAAAAACAGCACCTGATGTGTATCTTCGTCAAATGAACGAACACTTCAGTTCTGTTGAAGAGTATGCTGATGATATTACCATCGATAAGTATAACAAGTTCGACATCGAAGTTAAATCGACGTATGACCTGTTAAACTACTTGATGCTCAATTACTCTGCACTGATCAAACTGTACAACCCTGCTGATATGCTCCACAAAGAGCTAGCATCAATGGAGTTCCTTCTGGACTTCCTGATTCACCAGGCGAACGACTTTAAGTTCATGATCCGTAACAAGAGTAATATCACACCGAAGATTATCAACCGTGAACTAGACGCTCATTTCCGTCTGTTCAATATGGATAAGTCGGTACGTGAAAACAATACCATCTTAGAACAAACCGGCACTGATAACCCGTTCATTGACTATGGACTGGGGATCATTCTTCAGACTAAGTCTACGGTAAACCGTGGACCAGGTAAAAAGAAAGAAGAATTCGATCCGAACCACCCTGGCAGCGTTATTGATGCTTCCCAGCCATTTGTGTGTTCGTATCAGTATAGTACAAAACCAAACCCAGATAGTCGTGGGATGTTACAACCTCGGGTGTGTCTCGTGCAGGGTAAGTATACCTCACTCCATCCCGAGGATCGGGAGGACTACGAGGCACTAAAACATCGTCTTAAGTTTAGAGAGAGTTAAAATAAATGTCAGCGAACAATGGGTCACGTGTATTAACTGGTAACCGTCAAAATCCACAACAACCAGGCGGTTTAGGAAATAATCAGCAACAAGGGAACCAGAACCAGACCGCTCAGAATAACCCTATGGCGGGGTTGGCCGCAATGGCTCAGCGTTTGAGTGGAAATATCAACGGCCAATCTAACGGGACAAGTGGTCTCTATAACGTTGGTCCATCTCGCACTAACTTCTCTTCTCTGTTGTGTCTTGATGATACAATGGCTGAAGAACAACTGAAAGCCCAAGCTATTCAGGAAGGCGGTACATTAGCTAACCAACTTGTTATGCTCTGTGCTCGCCGTATTATCGCTAACCCGTACTTCAAAGTGTGGCGAGCTGCTTTAGAGCGCTTTAAGTCACCTAAGAAGGGAATGCCTCCAGAAGCAAACCTGGTTGAGTTCGTTAACGAAATCGACAGTAACCAGAACCTGTATAACTTTATCCTGGTTAACGCCGGTATTCAGTTGGGTTCTGTATTTGCGCAATTCATGGCAAGTGGTGATGAACGTATTCGTCAGCAACGCGATATCCTGGAACAGTGCTGGTATCAGTGTTGTGTTGATACCATTTATCTTCAGTATTATGATTTTCTCGGTAACCATCCTGATGGTGCTCAGATTTATTATCGCTGCTCTCCATTAGTGAAAGAAGTATTGATGGAGTTGGAACCGAAGGTATTTGAATTAGCACAATCTCGTTTCACTTTTGCTGGACAGCAATGTCCATGGCGTAAAGGTCAGTTAAGTGCAATGCAACAACGCAGTGTGGTTGATAACCCATTACTGAATGGGGTAACTAACTTCGTTGATATGGGTATGCAGGGAACTTACTTCGATCCTAACTGGAACCCGTCTACAACGGCTCCGGCTAATACGGATCAAGATGGTATGCGTAAACTGCAAGAGTATGTGCAGCGCACAGCAAACCAGGTTAAGAACGGAACCTATGGTTCTTATGTTAATAACCCGTCCATGCAAACTGAAAACTATCCACCACAGGTAACGTATGGTGATCATGATAAACCTGAGCTGTCTCTCGAGAACATTACTCGCGAGAACCGTCATCAGTATCTGATCAGCAAGTATGCGACTAATATCCCGGGTACAGATTGGTATGTAATGCCGGAGCAGTATGTCCGCTTGATTATGCCGACTATGGTCATGGATGATGGAATACCATTCCGTCTACGCGATACACGTTGCCTGGGTTGTCAGGTTATTTATCGTATTAACTGGCAGGAAGGAACATTCAACTTCCGTTTAGTGAAACACAATCTTCAGGACCTTGATATCATGTCCGCTCTGATTAGCGATCCGTCAAAGTTACTGCCGTTCATGTATGAAGAAGATGGTATTCAGAAAACTACGTTCGATCCGACCGTATATGAAACCAACAAATTCGAAAACGATGGCAAGATTTATCCTGTTGGTGAAGTGAAAGACCTGGAGAAAGAACCTGATATCCTGGTTGGTAGCAAACCAATGAAAGCAAACCTGGGTAACGAAGAGACTGTTAACCGTCTTAACGTTTACACCAAAACTTATGACCCTCAGAACAAACTGGATGCATTCGTTCTGCCAATGGTTATGACCCGTGAATGGAAAATGGAATCCAATGTTGATATGGATCGTTTCTATTCTGATTTCGGTATGATGGTCCACGGTAACACTTATGAACTGACAGACACTGCTCGTGTTCTTCGTGCTATCCGTGCTGCTGATTCCGAGTGTGATTCTGAGGAGTTCCGTTCTTTCGTTAAACCATATATGACCAACCTGGTAAACCGTTGGTTAGTAGAATGCCGTGGTTATGCAGAAACCCGTACAGAAGCTCAAGAAGCTAATGGACAACTGTCTTATCTGAAAGTCGGCGATATCTTTGCTGACCTCGAAGATCTGATTGAACATCTGCGTGATCAAGACCTTCCAACACTGCGTGCCTTCATGGACTACAAAACCAATACGTTTATGCGTTATGGTATTGAAGTGCTGGTACCGCGTGAAGAAGTGAAGAAAGAGTTCGAAGAGAAGTTTTCTAAGGAAGAAGATACGATCATGCGTAATGCGTTGATCGCGACTGGTGAGACCACCATTATCATTAGTCGTAATACTGTATTCTTCAACGTTCGTAAACTGATCGGTCCTCGTACTCCTGAAGCTGTGGTATTGAAACATTCTGGTAACCCTGAGATCTTCGCTATCGTTAAGAAAGCATTGAGTGTTTCTCGTAAACACTTCAAAGATCATCCTCAGGTATTGATTAAGTTCGATACCGATGAAGGTAATAAAGTTTGGGTAGCTACTCGCTCTGACTTTGACCCGGAGAATGTATTCGTATTACGTGCCCTTGATGGTGGCGTAGATTACACTCATGCCTGGCCAATGATCTAAGTGATCGACTTGATATAAGTTAAAGAGAGAATCGGGCTTAGGCTCGGTTCTCTCTAATGCTTGTGTATGTCTCTGTAGTGCCTTTTATTATGTATTCGAGTACTTATTCATTTATATACTAAAAGACGCTCATAAGCTCTTTTATAAACAATTTAACCATGTATAGGACTACTAATGAAAACCTTTACCACTTCCATTCTTGTACCTGCTAAACTGAAAGCCGAATTGAACGTTATGCAGCAAATGGAAATGAGTCGTAAGCTCGCTACCAAGAACATCCCAATTTCTGATGATCTCGGTACAGGTGCTTTAGACGATTTAGTTGATGGCGACGAATTCGTTCTGATCGTCAATGGTGAACATGAAAAACATCACCTACAAAATGAAAGTGTGTGGACATAGTGTTGGTCGTCCTCGTTTAATGATGATTGAGCCAGAAATGCCAGAGGTTAAACGTTTCCTCAGCTGGCGCATCGATCCAACGAAACTCATGGTGCAGAAAAGCCGCACTCAGTTCCAATTGCGTAACTTCACTACTGAAGATCTCCGCCGTTTAATTCGTTCAGCCTACGCTATGGGTGAACGTCATCATGTTAAATACCGTTAAGGAAAGAGAATAATGTCCGGTCCTGAAGATTTCGAAGATTACCTAGCAGCAAACCCTAACGCATCTTACTCAGAACTCCAATCTAAGATGGAAGAGATTCTGAATACCGAAGGTGGTGATCGTGGGGAAATGGAAGAGATGCTTGATGAGCATTTCGAAGACTACCAATCAAGCCCTGAAGATTTTGAGGATGAGTTATGAATACGTCTACCACCAAAGTTAATTCCCTGTTTTACCCTAAGACTCTGGAAGACTTCTTCCATATCTTCCAAGTTCTCTGTGTGCATAACCAGGTCATGTACCGTGAAGAAGCATTACCAATCATTGCTGAAATCGACCATACTCATCATACAGAAACGGCACTGGCATTTGAGGGTAAACGTTTGGTTACTGTAATGGAACCAGTTCTTGCCATGATGCCTAAAGAACCTACGCGCACTAATCCTGGTGATCTTTCCCTTGGCTCAGGAGAGTCGTACAAACTTATTCACTTGTACACCTTTGATGAGATATTTCACCCGGAACGAGTTGCTCCAAAAACCCCACTAGTAAAGGAAAAGGCAGAACGCCGAACTCCTATTACAATGGAGCAGTTTACAGCGGCCGATAAACGTTCTCTTACACGTCCTGAATGGATCTGTGTTGAAGACTTTATCCACGCCGGTGGGTTTGGCTGGCGTTGTGCTTTGAAAACCCAGCATAGGCTGTGGGGAGTTTTCCCGGGCGGTATCATAGACCATATCAGAACAGGTCTGGATAAGCTCGGATATGACCATACCGAGTATCTTTAAAATAACCGTGGGGTATATGAGGACCTCTTATAAAGCCCCTAATTTCATTTGAAAGTAAACTCAGACCTATATTACCTAAGTGTAAATACAAACAGTATTAACTAACTTAAAAGGATTCCGCTATGACGCGCCATCACAAATACTTAGGTTCCGACTCTAAGCCTGTAGAGGCTGTTGAAGCGGAATCAATCGAAGCAGTACAATCAACCATCAATCCAAGTGTAGAGGAAATTACCATGACTAACGTTAACCTGAACAACGAAGCAGCAATCGACGCAAACGTAGTAGACGAAGCAACAGTAGTTGAAACTGAAGCAACTGAAACCCTGCGCGATATCGCAGCAGTAAAACAATCTGGCGGGTTCCGTAAAGGTTCCGTAGCGTATGCAGGTATTCTGTCCGGTGCGATCTCGGCCATCGCTATGGTACTGGCTCGTTCAGCAAGCGATGATGTCAAGCTGAGCAAAATGGATATCCTGAAACGCACTGCTGCGACTACAGCTGCTGCAACCACAATCCAGGCTGGCGTGCAGCTGGCTGCTAAACGCGTTAACAACAACTCAACAGCTTCTTATGTAACTGCCCATCTGGTCGGTTGTGTAACAGCTCCGGTTGCAATGCGCGCTATGGTAGCTTCTGGGTTTGGTGCTGAAGGTTATAAAGAGCACGGTACAACTGAATCAGAAATGCTGGCTGGCGTATCTGGTCCGGAAGTATTCGATGCAGTTGAATCAGCTCCAGTAGTTAACGAACTGTAAAGACATAACTCCTACTCACCGTAATGGTGAGTAGGAGTATACGTTTAGTTACTTATTTTTTTTGTTAGCTGGTCCAAAGGTCATCACCGCCACCTTTAAGATCATCGCCTAACCCATTATCGGTTTGGACTTGTTCAACACCTTCTTCCTTAGGTGTACCATCGTCATTAAAGTTCTCAACGATAGTTTCATTACCTGGTTGTTCCGCATCCAAGTTTTCATTGAACATGTCGTCACTAGGTTTCTGAGGAACTAACCCATCGCCATTTTCATTGGTCAGGAAACTTTGTTCTTGAGGCTCAAGTGAATTCAAAGAGTCATTGTTTTCCTTTTCAATTTTATCTTTGAGCTTCTCAGCTTTAACATCACCCTTCTTAGTTCCTTTATGCCATTCGGTAAGGAACTTAACAACGTTCAGATCAAGATCGGTTACACGAGAAATGTATGTCAACATACCACCCGCATTACCGTTGCTCAGAATCTGTTCAAACGGCATTGGTAAGTTATACCGTTCGAATGCTTCAGTCAGAAGTACGCCTTTCATAGTCCCAATGATATTCTCACCATCCAGACCAATCTCTTCAGCACGTTTCTGCAACATCTCGACACCGCCACCCATGGTAGTCCAGACTTCAACCAGTTTCTCAACAGCTTCAATCTTGTCTTCCAGTTTAAGCAGGCTGTCTGTAATGGCGGGGGTAGGAAGAGTAACGAAGAAACTATTTAAGAAGTCTTTAAGGACTAACTCGATAGCTTCCATATCTTCTACTTCTACTTCTTCAGCACCGTTGTTATTAATTTTCTCAGCGGCTTCTTCTTTAACTTCCAGCGCGCCAGTCTGATCGGGTTTCTCGTATAGGGATTTGTTCTCTCTGATAACTTCAACCAGTTCAGCAATCAGTGGTTCGTTAACACGCATATGTTTGCGCATGATGTCAGTGAACCCACGAGAGAAAGTACGAGAATAATCCGTGGTTTGGTTACGCAACAGCTCTTGGTCAGCCAATGCTTCAATAGCAAAGTCATTACCATCACCAGTGTCTTCCAGCCAGCTACGTTTCAGACCGAAGAAACCAGAGATGGTGTTCAACAGGTTTTCACGTAATGACGGATCAATACCTTTAAGTGATTCACGTTCCATCTGACGTGCAGTGATGTCAGGGGTAATAGCGTATTTGTTATCGCTAGGGTTAACCTTGACAGTAACTGACTGCTCTTTAAAGCGGTCAAGTACCGCATCAATAGAAACGTTATTATAACCTAAGATATCGTGAAGCGTTGGGTTAGCTGAGAAGTATTCATCACGAATCATCGCAATGGTATTACGGATATCAAAGTCTTCTTCTTCTGGTGTGATTTCCAACAGGGTATGAGAGATAGAGTTCTCAACCTGAGCAAGAGCATCAGCGGTATCCAGAACAGCCAGACGAGTGATGTGTAATTTAGCTTCATCAACCAGTGAACGACCAACACCCAGACGAGAGAAGTCGATCGCAACGTAAGTTACGTACTCAGCAGGAACGAAGATAGCTCGAACACCCTGGTCACGTAAAGCACGCCCCAGATAGAGTTTCTTATTCTCTTCAGTTAAAGAGATACTCACATCTTTATGGAGATCACCATTGAGGAAACCTTCAATTAGTTCCTTCTCAAGTGTAGCAGATGAGAACTCTGCCATCCACGCCATGTCTTCGTTACATTCTTTACCCTCAGCCACAGTGCGGATATGGTTAACGATTTCGTTAATCGAACCCATCTTAGGTTGAGTGGCTTCGCCAGCACCTTTGGCTTTCTGATAGAATTTAACGTCTGAAGTATTCTTCAGTGGTTCACCTGTTTCCGGATCCGTTAAAAGGATGAATCCAAATGGTTTACCAATCTCACCGTTAACGTGAACGGGGATACAACCTTCAGAAGGCCAATGATAACTGATGCCAACACCACGACCATTCCCAGAATAGAACTTACCTTTACGAACGGAAGTGGACTCATTGAGTTCATATTCACGGTCAGGGTAAAGTCCTTTAATCTCTTCTTCAAGAGTCTTCTTAGAAACAGCATTGATGTGGTTATTGTTAACCTTGTGACGTTTCCGAGGATCTTTACGGAATACTGAACGAATAGCCGAATCCATGTCTTCCAGACCAGCCATCTTCTGCAAGCGGTCAGCACGCATACGTTGTGCTAACTCACCTACTTTCAGTACAAGTGGGTTATCCGTAAATGTCCACTTTAAACGATCATCAACGATGTTATATTCTGCTTCACGGTTACTGGATGGGTTGTAAATACTTTCAAAGCCTACGAAGCTACCTTTAGTTTCGCGAGTCTTACGAATGTAACCCAAGTTCTTAGCACGGTCCCAACTGTTCCCAGTAAAGTGTTTAGCCAGTACAGCTTCTGCCTGAGACTTAAAGGATTCAGATCCATCTACTTCCATCCCGTTAATGAGGTGGTCGAGGACGGAGTGTGAAAGAGAAACGTGTGCATAAGAGCCAGTACGGAATAGGACATCTTTAATAATTTGAGGGGCTAACTCTTCTACGGGGTATTTTGTTGTAAAGTAGTTTTCTACCTTTTGAATCAACATATCGTGCAGCTTGGCATTCTTGATATCTGATTGTTCAGTATCATAAATGAATAGCTGACGCTGATCCCCGTTTGGTTTCAACAGAAGAGTTGTCCAGATTTGTTCAGCACGCTTGATGTAGTGAGTAATAGTACGCAGGTCAACTGAAGCCTGGATATTATTACTGATTATGTCAGAAAGGTTCTTTACCTTAGCGACCGGTGGTTTAGTTTTGTTTTCTGCGTCTTTCTCATCCCTGATATTCTTATCTTTGACGAGTAAGGAACGCATGCTCTTATCAAGAGGAGATGGGTTATTTAACCGTCCCCTTACTTGAGTTCGATCAGTGGGCTTTATCCCTTTGGGTAAAGTAGAAGACATTGACAGGGCTCTCCTTTAAGGAACCTTTATGCTTAAGAATATCGAATTTAAATCCTACATCATGAGGACTATATCCTTCGCAAGAACGATCGTCATCAAGTGTGAGGATATCGCCTTTCTTGACAACAGGTTGATGGAACAACATTACGGCATTGTGCCTGGTAAAGATAAAACACAATGGCGTTATTACCTTAACCTGAATGGCGACTACCACGTCACCGATGATAAAATGCAAGTTCAGTCTCTGGATAATGGCGATACGATTGAGTTCACCAAAGCCAACTTAGATTTGCACTTAGCAACTAAGCGAGCTTATAGACAGGGATCCTACTACTACACACGACTTGTCGAAAAATACCCTCATCAGTCAAATCTTATTAATGGAATCATAAACCCAATTCCACCATCGGAAAGTATCCCGGCAAAGAATTACCAAATTCTCCGTTATAACACCGATTATGTAATGTGGAATGAGTACCAGTTGATCAATGCTCTACAAGATCATATCGACACAATGGTACAAGGTTCATTCAAGACAGAGTATTTGTATACTGATAACTTAATGTTGCCAATCATGCTGGCAAACCTTCATGGTTCATTAGTTTCAGCTATCCTAATGATTCGTAAAGAAGCAGACGGTACCCGTTATGCTCATGACTTCTATATCTGGAGTCGCTTATCTTCATTAGGTCTGTCTACCATTTATAAGAACGTGTTGAACCAGAAACAAACGATGTGGTTATACCGCAACCTTGAATATGTTCTCCGTAAACAAGGTCGTCGTAAAACGTTTGATGAACTGGTCGATATCGTATTGACCGAACGTCGTATTCCTATCTCCCGTTACGAAGCAATTCAAACAACGGAAGATATGCTGGAAACCTTCAAACCGAAACCGATGTTCTTAAGCCGCCCTGTTAACCTTCAACAGGAGTTCGGTCTTGATACTCGTATCTGGACTGTTCCGGAAGTTATTCGTAAAGAGCGACCATTGGCGCTTGATAACGAAGACGAAGAAGAACAAGGTATCTACGAAGCTGACTACAACATCAAGTACGGGCTTCATTCAGATATCCCTTCTAAGGTATTAGAGTCTAACATGACCGATACCACAGACAGGAACCCAGACAGGATTATGCGAGTATTGCATAACCACTGGATCTATCTTACGTCTAAGGGACTTTATAACATCAACGTTGATGTTACTGATATTCGTACGGGTAAACACTTCCGTGTTACGACACAGGAGTCAATCATACTCTGGCATTATCTTATCAACCGTTCACGTGGTGTTACTACGTGTACTGATATTCCTGAGTATCCGTATTACCATGTCAGAAAGATTACCCCTCCGACATTCCAGGAGTTACGGGAATTAGGGCATAAGGATATCTTAACTGAAGAAGTCTGTAAGGACATCCTGCTTAACAGAGTTGACTTCCCTACATTAATATCTCCTGATGGTTTCTTTACCAAGTGTAAAGAGGTCCAGGACCGGATGTGGGACCATAAGAAACTCTATTCGTACATTCTTAACCTCTTCCATTCTAGTCGTCGTCAGAACGCTGTGGAGGCTTGCTATGAGACTGGTGTTGCCAAGATTGGTAACTACAAGACTTATGACGAGTTCTTACTGAAACTTGATCTTGACTACTACGACTATACTCCTGATGAATGCCTTGATTTAGCTTGGGCCATTTGGAGTAAGGTAACGGGTTGGGAGTTTAACGACCACTTGAGTATCGGCGCTCAACAGAGATTGCTGATTAACCTCATGAAAGACCTGACCAGTTATACTGTTCAGTACATCGGTTCTACTGAAACCTTAGAAGGTCAATTCAGTTTACCATACATGATGTTGCTGGATGGTGACTATTACTTTGAAGATGGCGAAACTGCACTTGAGAGTCTCGACAATAAACTTCAGATCCCTGGTCACGTTAAAGGCATCCCAGAGATGTCGTTGGAAGCTAAGGAATTAACAGGTAGTCTACCTGGCGACAACTGGGGTCGTACTGATCCTGAGTCTATCGGTTGTGCCAAGATAGACTTACCTATGGTCCTTCGTCCTATTGAATTCCCTCCTGAACCGTCGGTGTATCGTATTATGAACTCCATGACGCTGAAGGAAGTTATTGATTATGGAACGCCTTAAGAAACAGTATTCAGATTCAGAACGTTTGGATGTCTTAGTCAACAGGGAGGATGAACTCCTCCTTTTGTTGGATTCGAGACACGCTAAGTTTGAAAAGCAAAATCTTTCCTTTATTGATCAACACCATGTGAAGACTAACCTTAAAACTCTGAGACCTTCGGATGTTGTGAGACTTGTTCGTCATTTGGATGTGGAACTTTACTCCACCGATATTGGATCTATCAATCAAGTACCTGGCGGATATCAAATAAGTATCCGTCCCGATTGTTTGATTCATTATGGGACATTCAAAATTAAATACCGTGAATATAACGAGGATAGTTAAGAAATGGCAGATAACGTAGACGCTGGGCGCGATTCCCAGAAACTCCCTAACCAGATCGTAACGCCGAACGGTATGGGTATTATTATCAACGCAGCCTGTGTTACTCGACAGACGGTTGAAATTCCAAAGAACACCACTCTGAACGAACTGTACGACGTACTGGCTGATGAATCCCTGGGTCGCAAAGCTGGTAAAGATTTCCAGCTGGGTTACTACGGTATTGGTATCGGTGGTTCTCGTTGTATCGGTACAGATGCAAACGGTTTAGAAGGTCGCCGCGTTTACCAACACAAAGCAACTGACTATAACGCATTCTACCCGATCCCGTTCATTGCTCGTAAGCTGGGCGAAGATATCGATCCCGTTCTTCGTGACAACTACCGTATGCGTGTTGTTAAGAAAGTCGGTGATGAGATGTATGTCTTCTATTACCTGAAACTGATTGACTTCACTGAATTCGACCCAACTCAAAAAGTGGGTGAACGTGATCCAGAGACAGGTAACGAAACAGAACGTCCGTACATTCCTAAGAAGGAAGACCTGACGCCTAAGCCTTACGAACTGCAAGCTACAAACTCAGTACCAATTACCAACACCTATATTAATGGTTCTGGTAAAATGACGCTGACTCTGAATGGCAATGACCTGGAAGAGATTCGTAACGTTTGCCGTATCCTGTTCAATGATAGCTCTAAAGCAGCAATCAACGAAATGTACCTGGCTTATGGTATTGAAACCCGCAACGATGGCGACATCACTGGTGGCGGTACTGTTAACTATAAAGAACTGCAATCAGCTGTGGTTTCATACCTGATTACCGAAGCTTATGCTCGTGACGCTAACGCTAACAGCAAAATGCCTTGGGCGTTCTGGTACGGTAACTCATTGCCGCTGTTGGTTTCTCCTGAGACTCTGGCAGTAGCTGGCTAATAACAAAGGGGCTTTGACGTGACAACCGTAACTGACAAGGTCCCTCCCGTTATCGTCGAGCTTTCAATAACTAAGTGGTCTTCATTCAAGGCCACTATCCCTTCCCTTATTGAGAGTCTTGGTATCGAGATTAAACCAGAAGACTATGAAGACCGTCTTGCCTTTATTGATACAGACGGTTCTTTGAAGATCACTGGCGTTAACCTCAGTACCGGTAATGTGGACTGGGTAATAAAGAACAAAGTAATAACCAATTCTTCTGAAGAATCCATTATGCTGGATAATCCCAAAGACTTCCACTTCAAGGAAGTTATTGAGAATGTGTCCGCATTGGTAAATACCGAAGCTGAATTGAGTTTCATGAAGAACTTAAAGTTGGATGTCCGTGATGACTCTGGTCAGATTGGTAACTCAACCGCAAGACAACTCATGCAAGTATTAAACAACTACCGCATTGGGAATGGCTGGACTGCCAACCCTGGCGCTGGTTGCACAACCGCCTACTTCGTACCTCGTTACTACGGCCCTGGTGCAGATGCTCCAGATATTTATAACTTTAACCGTGATGCTCGTTTACTGGTCGTGGTGGAGTTACTGATGTATGGGGGATATAAAACCCATGCTCTAGTCGTGAGATAGTATTATGAGTGTACGCATATTAGGGATTGACCCAGGGATAAGTAACCTAGGTGCCGCAGGCTTTGAAGTCGACTGTTATGAGCGTAAGCCTTTCAAACTCATATATGCAGACACCCTTCAAGGCGATTACAATGATTTCGGTATATCCAAGACTAACCCATTGCAGATTAAAGCATTGGGGTTGACTCGGGCATACGGCACGGTATTTGAGATCGTTGAACCTCATGCAGTTAGCTGTGAAGATAACTTCTTAGGTCCATCTCCCTCAAGTTTCAAACGACTCATTGAAATCGTTTCATTCATTCACCTGCATAATGCCAATACAGGAGATCGCGTTGGTTTTATACAAGTGCTCCCCCGGTTAGCTAAACAGATCGTTAATGCTGACTTCAGAGGGACGACCAAGGATGATGTCACCAAAGGGTTAAAAGCTTGTCCCTTCATTGATTTGAATGGGTTCGATCTCGACAAGTTAACAGAGCACGCCAACGATGCAATCCTCCTTGGCCTTTATAGCTGTGTTCAGTATTATAAAGAATTAGGATGGGATGTCTTTGATGGAAAGAATTAAAACTCTGACCGCTGAGACCCGTATACATCCGTGGGACAGAATCCCGATCGTGTTAAAAGCGATATCGGGGTTCAACTCATGCTTGACTGTATCAGTCACCAGCGCAATCTTTATCTGGGGTATCCATCAGTCAGTTACTACTGGTGTTGGAACGTGGCCAGGAATAGCCACCGCCCTGTTAATGATGATAGGTCCGATTATCATCGCATGGAACTTCGTAAACGCGAAATCCATTATAACTACAATTCTGACTCAAGATCCAGATGGTGCTGAAGGGGACACTATCCCTAAGCAAGTTGTTGTACCCTCAGCTACTCCAATCATCACGGAGTCTGACATAGCAGTAGAACGTGAGATAGTTGGTCCTACTACAGTTATCCTACGCGCTATCGCTGGTGCATTCTCAACTCACATCATCTGCTTCTGTAGTCTGTTGTTTACTTGGACTATCCATGATGCCATGATCAGCGGGAAACACCTTCCAAGCAACACTGAGCTGTTTATGGTTGTAGTTGGTCCGATTGTAACGTCATGGAACTTCGTACGCGCTAGCGCTACCCTGAGCACTGTAATGCAGGGTACGTCTGCTATATCGAAATGGCGTAACAAGTTATCTGGTTGGATAGCAACAAAATAAACAAACATATCCCTCTACCCCTCCGTAAGGAAGGGTAGAGGTTATGCATGCACAATTACTTTTTGATACTAATGCCTGGAGGTTTGTTATCCTGAAGATTATCAATAACAGAATTGATATTCCCAGTCATTCTATCCAAAGCTTGATTCAGTCCGTTGATTTGGTCATTGGCAGCATCCAGCTCCTTGGTAGTAGCAATCAACAAGAGTCTGGTTTCTAGGTAACAACCTTTGAAATCATCCTGAGTTAAACAGAAGTTGTTACCAAGGTAGTAATCCAACTTACCTATGTTGCTTTCCCGGTACTTCCAGTCCTTACTATAAACGTTAGCAGGGACATCAGTGAGACTATTTTTTAGGCTGGCTAGCTGGGTTCGGTACAGGTCCAGTTTTGCTAGCTCGGTTTTCATCTCTACGTACGTCCCGCCCTCCGTTATCTTCGGTTGGCTGTTGCACGCGACGAGCATAAATGTCAGCAATAGTAAGATTAGAGTTTTTGTCATACCCATACTTACCGTAAAGATCTTCATAATCGGCTTCTCGTTTCTGTTGGTTCTGTTGAGTCGCGTTCTGTAAATTAGCAGCCCACTCTCGTTGATCCGCAGCAACCTTACCAATGTTCTCCGAAGCAGCACTAATCCGATCTACAGCAACGGACAGTTTCTCAACGGTGTCTTTGTTAAGAGTGTTGTCGGGTTTAAAGAATAACCAGCCAGCAAGCAACAGAAGTAACAGCCACATGGCTATTGTCTGGAGTCCGGCAATTCGTACTTTCCATTTGTCATCCATACTAAGCCTTCCTAAGTTCTACACCATGAATCTTAAACGTGTATCCCCTTTGCAGTCTACCAACATTACCAGGGTTAGTTGCATCATTCAAGATGATCTGTCCACCCTTGGTCCCGTCAGTCATGAAAGGATAGAAACGATAGATTCGTAGGTCATGGTTAATCAGACGTTGCTTGATCCCGTAAGATTTCAAATAGGGAACAGGGAACATCCCGTTTTCCAGCAACACCGGATGTTGGAAACGATCCTCGGTGTGCAGGACATTTGGATAGCGGAAGGTAGTTAATGGAACTACATCCACCCCCAAACTTGGGTTGTCAATAAGTACGATGAAACTATTGTGAGAGAGCAAAGCTTCTTTCTTATAGTTATCAAACTTAGTGAGATTAGTCAACTTAGGAGTTCTGGTGTAATGACGATAGTTAAGGAAGTGATGACATACGTCAAAGGCCGTCAGATCAATCGTAAGACGATCATCGGCAGTACGTGATACAATCTCCGGGTCTACGAGTAACTGCCCGTTAACAACGACGTACGCTGTCTTAGAGGAGATGTTCTCATCTAACTTGTATTCCCATAACTTACCAGATGTGGTTTCCGTTTCAATAAGTTTATCTTTATCAAAAGGAATGGTTTTAACCTTGCCCAGTTTCTGGAAGTTCAGAGCCCCGATTCTGATATCGTTACGATTAGCGATATAGTCGGTACCAGCACCTAACAGATAAACGCCATCACTTCTGCCAACAGAACGAACGAACACACCGTTAACAGTAAACAGTGAATAATCATTAATTTTGTTATAGTCGATATTTTGATAGCGATAATGAGAAACACGGATATCTGGAGCCGAGTCCGCAAGCAGAGCGTCTTGCCTATCTTTTGCAAGGTTTAGATCTGCTGGATAATGGAAATAACCATAGGTGAAAATACGCTCGAGTTTGACATAGCTGTATTTATCACCCGGTGTTATGTCGGACGGCTTAAGGTTATTTCCGTTCTGAGTTTGCAACCACTGTTCAATATCGTACTGTGGGACTTCAGCGAATTCAAGTCTGTAATCTTCGAGTGAGATTGTGACATCCGAATTAAACATTTCATCACGAACTGTTATATAAAGGATATCAAACATCTTCTCAAGATCAGCAACACTATAACCTTTGATATCCACAGGGTGGTATCCAGGTCTGTAGTTCTTGTATCGCCCCGTTGAGTATTTGTATGTGTACATATAACAAAACCTTTTCAGAGGAATATAATTGATGCCAAATGATTCAAGATTGAAGGTATCTGGCAAAATGACTTATCCTTGGAACCCGTTCCAAGATGTACCCGGTGGTCATGTTGATCCAGAACCAGCTCACGTCCAGGGTGGCTCAGATGGTGTTATTATCGTACCTCGTGCTGGTCCATTCTTCTCTCGTGATTTTAAAATCAAGTTAGCTGACTCCGGTCGTGAACTTAAAATGGAAGCAGGTGAATATGGGTTCTTATTCCCATTCGGCGCATTCATTCAAAAGTACAACCGTTTAGCTTACGGTGCATTGCACGTTAAAGGTGTAACAGGTCCTACTGACTTCATCATTGAGTACGACACCATCGGTGGTGATTTTGTACTGGATGACATAGCTTATGCACAGGCTGTAGCTAACACCTTAACAGCACCACGTACGATTGACTGGTCTCAGTTGACTAACCTGCCTTCGGTATGGCCTTCTGACCCACACGAACAACCAGCATCAGATACCATGAACTATGGTGACTTGATTGTCTGGATGAAGTCTTATCTGGATGCTATTACAGCCACCGATATGAACTTCAACTTTAAGACTGCATTTGAGGCACACGTTAAAGAAGGTCTTCAGAAAGCCCACAAAGGTAAACTGGAAGATCTGGGTATTAACAACCTTAAAGACTGGCCAATGGCTACTGATGACGATATTCAAGGTGACTCTACCGAAATCATCGTCAACATGCATGTCTTGAAAGAAGCTATCCGTGGATTTGCTCGTGGTGACTGGCGCTAAATCATAAACTCTTAACCGGAATCTTCGGGTTCCGGTTAAGTAACTCAAGGTTACTCTAATGATCAAAGAAGATATTCCTCTTTATAAGTTAGACCTTACAGGTACTGACAAGTATAACAGAGTTGACCACGAATATGGATACCGAAGAGAAGTAAAGAACAACAACATCGTAATCCCTCCTAAAGGTCCTTTCTACCAGAAGTCATTTAAGATGTATGGTAAAGATGGTCAACCTTTAACTATGGATAAGGATTGGGAGTTCTACGGGATCATGGGTAAGTTAACCCAGTTCACCGGTAAACCCGTTGGCCTCTTTATTCGTATCCTTGATGACTCAATTACCGAATGGTATTGGGATTATCAAGTAGTGGGTAACTTTAATAAGATCACCAATGAAATCCTCAATATGCTTCACAGCATTTATGAAGATGACCGTTTTGTTCATTGGGATAATATCGAAAACAAACCACTGTGGTTCATTCCTGAAATCCACCAACATGATCTTGCTTATGAGATCTACGGATTTACTGACCTGGTTAAAGAACTGAGTCGTATTTCCGAAATGGAAGTGACGATGTTGCGTGCTGACGCAATCATCATTAAACAGTTGCAGGATAACCTGGACTATTACATCGAAGGCTTCAAGAAGGTACTCAAAGATCTGATTGACAGTCACGATCGTAATAAGAAAGATGCTCACGGTGTACGTAAACAACACATCGGTCTTGACCTGGTCGATAACTTCGCTACAGCGACTCTAGAGGAAACTCTGGACGGGTTACGTGATGATCTTCACATTACCCCTTATAACGCTGCACGTGCCGCAGAAGCTGCCGCAGGTCGAAATGAGCGACTGTTCCCATCAGGTTCTTTACCTATCCTGCGTTATGGGTCTGATACATTTATACCTCCAACTATCATGGGTAGCTTTGAAGGTTTAGGTGGGATAACCTCACGTTGTGGCGCCATTGTTGAAAACGACGGTACATTGCTTATTCTTAAGCACCGTAACAATGGTAAAATCCGTGGCCTGTATTTCACACGCTGTTCTAACTGGCAATCGGGCACTCCTAACTATGAGTTTACCTCTTATGTCTATCAGCACCCAACTGCCACGGCAGCAGGTGCAGTATTAGATAGCATCATCGGTGGGTCTAACCAATATGTGATGGTTGTGGGTGACTCTAAGAAGAACCTGTGGTGGTGGGCAGAAACTCACGGTACCTTTAACCCAGATGCACACGTCTTGATTCCATTCACAGGACAGTGGACGTCGGCTGATATGGATCCGGCAGCTAACACCCCTGCTGACATTTATAACTATCAAGGTTTGGCTTCTGTTTGTGCTGACGCTAACTATAAAGAACGTTGGTGTATTGTTCAAGGTTACCCGCTGAATAAAATCTGTGAACGTTTCCGTCAAGGTGTCATTCCCGATTACGATACGTTAGGAACTTTGGCTTGGGGCGGCGGTGCTGTTATCAATGGTGGGTTCAGTATCAACGTTGTCACCGGTAATACCATTCAACGCGTCCCTATTGATTACACCCATCCGGTATTTGGTAAGTTCAATGATAACTTCTGGACTCCACATTGGCCAGAAATAGTCGTTGAGGGTAATGTAAGAAAGATTAAATCTTATTACGCGAATTACCAACCCATGGCAAGATCCGTCCAGACGTATAACTCACCTCGTGCTTTCTGGGGTAAATTGAGCGGGTCTGGTTATGGTCTTCGAATTGATGCGTATTCCCGTGAATTTACTTTTAGTGGGGTGAACGTCGGCAGGGTAATGTCGATGAAAGCCAAAGTCGAGTTCGTGGATGTTAACGGTACTTTGACAGCTAAAATTACATCTGTTCCAGGTCAGGATAAGTTATGGACGATTAACCCTGAGGATACCACGGCGACACAACTTGAGTGGATTGATTATATCAAGAACTGCACCACCCAGCTTCAATATGTTTCTCAAGATCAGACAGGTCTTGTTCAAATTGGTAGTGGGGTTGGATTTGGATTGTCAGGTACTGGTAACGTTTCATTCCCTCCAGCATACTCGGCCTTTAAAGCCAGGTTTATGGAATCGGGCGATGACCTCCTGACCCAGGATTATGATTCAGCCAACATTACTTACTTCCATCGTTCGTATCGTGAAAACGAACTTAACCCTATAGGTATGGGTTCAATGTTTGCCTCTCAACGTTTCATCGTTGGAGACTACAAAAACCCAATGACCGCAGGGATAATGGTTCGCCAGTTGAAAGTTGGTAATAACCGACCTGATGGGTATCTGGAATGGTTCTATCGTCCAGTCAACTACATGAACACCAACTATGACCACGTCCCGCCTACTCAAGTGTCGACCTTCAACGGCAATGCGATGAAGCACTACCCATTTGTTTCTGATGGGGGGATTGTTCAGGGCCTTGGGTTCCAAATGCCGTTGATGATGCAACTTCCTACACCCGGTGCCCCGATTACCAGAAATCAGGAATTACTCAAGTATATCTGTGGAGCCAGTTCCGGTAGTCGGTTAATGGGCATCACTGATTACAATGAACTTCCAGCAGGCTATCCGGCTGTTCCCATGACGGACTATAAGTTGGTGTGGGAGATCACGTCAACCATGTCTGGTAAGTCACCAGTATTCAGCCCGGTTAGTGTGGTCGACATCAGATCACTCATTGGCGCAAATGGATCAGTAGCCAATATGTTTAAAGCAGCTGGTTACACTCAAGCTGAAATAGACATGACCTGGGTTATGGTCAGAGTTATCAGTCCATCTGGTCAAATGCACGCCATCTGGAAAGTATTCCGTGTCAAAGCAGATACGATGGAAATCGAATCAGGTGTGTTGGTTACTACCCTAACTGTATCGGGATATACCGCTCCAGCTCCTGGCGTCGTCTATGGGACGTATTCTGGTGTTGCAGCAACTCAGCTCTCGCAGGTTCATAAAACCATCAGCGAAGCAAATGCTGTCGGTGTGATTTACACCCTGCCTAAATATGACAGGGCCGTGGGTAACACTCCGGGCTATGGTTGGTGTGTGCCGTTCAAGAAACGTCAAACTCCTATCGATGCAGATACTTATACTGTACAGATCGTTCCCGATTGTCGTTGGCAGTCGCCAGGTGGACAGACCATGTCACCTAGTACCGTTGAGATTTCTGCCGATGGTCGTACCATCCTTAACCATACCCGTGTCAACACACCTGAATGGGGTGCTGATAGCGGTGATACACCAATGCCTTATTACGGTCGTGGTTACGCTGGTCAAGGTCAAAACATTTTCGAAGGGGCAGCAATATCGTGTTCTGTTAACAGTTACACGACTAACGTGTTCCAAGAAATCTTCCGTGGTCAGTATGAATCACAAATGGTAGTGGGAATGAGTAACATCCTTATCCCGCAATATACCATTTATTTCAGTGAGATGAGGAATATCCTACTAGCTGGTAAAATGTATGATATCCCTGCGACATATATCGATTTGTTGGTTCAGGATCCAGCTCCTCAGAATAAGACGTATTACGTTTACCTTACTTATTCTGGTGGTAAAGCTGAGTACTCTACTTCAACAGAGATTAGACCAGAAACAGCCGCGCAATCTATGATTGCTAAAGTTCTTTGTGGACCTACTCAGATCGATAACATTCTCCCGTATAACCGATTCTCTATGGATGGTGCTTCGATTAGTGCAGTCCGTCAGGGTTCGAGCATTCTTGCTTCCTCTGGCTCATTGTACGAAATTGGTAACACAGATAACATCTTGCTTGATAGTGATTTTATCCCGTAATAACTAAACAAAACTAGTGGGGCGATCTTTTGATCGTTCCATTAGTTTATTATCGAGGTTTAGATGAAAGATATTGAAATTATCGACATCGACTATTCTGCCACGGACCCTCTTTATAAGAAAGAGGATGATGTTGAAATCGCAAAAATCTCTGGGCCTTTTATAGTGCCTGAAGAAGGCCCTATTTATCAAGACTCCGTAAGGGTCATCGGGAATAGCGGTTTAGATTTAATCCCTGGTACGGATTTCGAATGTGTCGAACCAGTAACTGACTTAACCCAAGTCACTGGCAAAGCTGTACACTTATATGTAGAGCTGAAAGACCATATCGTTGCTTCTGGTGGTAAAGTTAAACTGATCTACCAGCGTGTCGGTAAGCCGGTTATTTCAGTTAAGACACTTCTGAAGATGTTGGAAGAAATGGTAATTGAAGGGAAATCCATTGACTGGGAAACACAGGTCACTGGTAAACCTTTAACATATCCTCCAGCGTGGCACAGTCACGATATTCAGAACAGTAAAGAGCTGGTAGGTTTTGGTGGTTTGGTAGAGCTATTCTCTCGTCTCACTTGGGAACATAAAGAGAGTGGTGAAAAGATGAAGGAACTCATCGAAGAACTCCAGACCAAAGTGTACGACCGCCTTAACTACATTCAAAAACTGAAGTGGGGTGCCATCATGGCCCACATCAGAAACTATAAAAACCCACACGGTGTTGTTCCAGCTAACGTTGATGCAGGTAACATTGCTAACAACGCAACTGCAACTCCACAGCAGGATTTGGAAGGTACTCGTACCGACCTATACTCAACGCCTAAAGGTTTCCGTCAGGCAATTGAGAACGCTGAACCGGTATCTGAAGAATACATCGCTCAGAACGAATTACCATTTGGTTATTATGGTTCTGGGATTTACCTCCCTCCTCCAATCACAGGTTCGTTTGAAGGTCTGGGTGGTGACGTAGAAAACTCAGCATTCTGTTTGGAAGGTAACGGTTGGTTAGTTGGGTTAATCCGTGCTTACGATGGTCGTGTTAAAAACCTGTACTATGTTTACAACATGGACTTCAGAGACACTAACCAGACTCGTAGCCCTTGGCTGAACACCTACGCCAAATATGATCACCCGGTAACTGGACCAGAACCCACGGATCCAAACGCGCCACCTAAAAAGAATATCAACTTTATTATATCGGGTTCTAACGACTCTGTTATAATGGTAGGTTCTCAGGACTCAGGCACCGGCATGGTTGATAATCCTGATAAGTGGTGGATTGGGGTTTCTAACTCAACGTTTGACCCAAACAGCCATACGTTGAAACCTTTGAACATGGCTGCTATTATGGCCGCTTGTCCTCAGAAGAATCTTACTCCAGGGCATACCACAGTTTCCCATGTAGGTGATTGGGTTTACTTATTAGTGGGTCAGGACTCTTTCGAAGGTGACAGTTTAGCTCCGGGCACCGACTATCTTAATTCGCCATCTAACTATCAGGTAAGGATGTTTAGGGTCCCTTATAAGGACTTGCTGGATACATCTAAGTTGACTATTAATTTTGTTCCGGTCAATGTAACCTTTGATAACGCGGATCGTCTTCATCGTACTAACCAGGTTGCTTTCTTCCCAGCCCAGATTAAACGCCCTACTGGCGGCGATCCATATGAAATCACGGGTACCGTTGTCAACTTCACAGCCAAGGTTAGAAACGCATACCTTAACCGTAAGCTTCAGTTCTTTATTGTTCCTAATCCCAACAATACGAGAATGGCCAAGATGAAAGTCTTGTGCATGCCTTATCAGATATATTACGATCCGGTACTTGAAGCGTCACGTGGTTTCCAAGCTAACGTCATGATGAGTTACGATTGGGATGTGGCTGCCAACACTATGTCTCTCGACAGTCATTGGATTAAACCTACCTACGACTCATTAACGGGAAATGTGGTTAACCCTACTCAGGTCCATAACGATTATATCGAAAGTGGTTACTGGGCATGGCACGCTTCTCGATTTGCGAACGTAGCTGGTTCCTGGGTTCCTGGTTTCGGATTTGTGTCAATGGGTTCTTCTCAGGCTGGTGTTCCTCCGTTTACCTTTGCTTTATCAAGGATAAACAGGGGCGATGATCCAGCTCAAGACTACGACCATTTCTCTAACTTGCCGATTAACTGGAGTGATAGCGCTGGGGTATTCAACAGCCGTCAGGCTATATTCAGGATGCGTTCTCCGTTTGGTGTTGCAGGTTTCCCTCGTCACTACAGTCAGTTGTATGCAATGACCGATGGAGTACGTCAATGGCCAATTGAGATATTCTCGGCTGAGAACGAGGACCAACGTCAACAAACCTTCTACCGTATAACTGAAGGCGGCGCTGATGATAACTATATCTACCGTGACTCATTGAAGTCCAAGTACATCCCTACACAAATTAGAGGTCGTAAGACTAACTCTAGTTTTGGCGTGGTAAAAGGACTTAACTACAATGTGGGTTACGTTAACCGCCCTAGACGAGCTAACGCCACATCCAGAGGTACTGGATTGATCAGTTGGAAACGACTAAAGGTCCATACTAATCCGGGCGCCCCTTATGAGTTTGGTCAAACAACCAACTATGATGGTAATGTGGTAGCTTCAGTTCAAGAGCCGGACGGAAGTCTGTTGGTTAACCTTGATGTAGACTATACCCTGGATCCAGTTGCAAGAACCATATACTGTAAAGCAAATAAGCTTAAGCAGGTTCGTCTACCTCGTTCATTCTGGGTGGATATGGTCATGCAGGCGCTAGGATCTCATGCCAATGAGCTGATTGATATCGCCACTAGCTTCTTCATTAACAGAGAGCCTGGAAATAACGCAGATCAAGCTACATCAATGTGGCAGTGTACCTACCATGTTAAATCATCTCCTAGTCGTACAAGGATGATTATTGGCACCTTTACCTGGGATGTTGCCAGTACGGGTGGTGATGGGATTCGTGTACTGCGTCCAGTCGGGATGAGTTATCCATTTAACGCTAAAGCCACAGGTCTCGAAGGTAACTTACTTCGTCCTGGTTCTGCTGATAACACAGTAGTGAATGGACACCATGCTGTCAATGCAGATGGTTCATGGGGTTATGTCGAACTTAACTCAGGGCTTGAAGTTAAAGCACAGAACATCCAGATCTTGGACTTTGATGCCGAAGGCCCAAAAGCAAGGGAACAGATTTGGGGACCTGGTGTAAGAATAGCCACGCCTGGTAACGCCAGCTCAATGAGAGTCTGTTATAGATTCAGGTCTGGTGCTGTTGCCGAAGCTAGCGTGATGTGGGTAAGTGGTCAGGCATTTAACGCCGAATACAACAACATTGTCTTTGCTAACAAGGACTACGGTTGGATGTACGGTGTAGCTCCACAGATATCAGGTGGTGCGATGGATCTCCTATACCCATGGTCCGGAACATACAGAGATCAGCCAACACCTGGCGACTTCTATGTAATGAACGGTGCTACTTACGTTGAGGGCAACTGGTCGATATTCATTAACGCTGATGTCCTTGTGACCTTTAATGGTTACAGCATGACAGCTAAGATGACTAACTGGGATCTCCGCGATCTTACCGATGTGTACAGGAGTCAGATATTCTATATCTACTGCTTCGCCAATGGTTCTGTTGCGGAATATGAGATAACTAAAATCCTTAGACACCATAACTCTAATGGAATTTTAGTTGCCACAGTGAGAACGAACGAGCTGGGTATTTTCAGTATTACCCACCGTCAGAGTTTCACTATTAGTGGTTTCCCATTAACCCGTTTACCTGACATGGGTGTTCCAGTATCCTCTGGTGCTCTTACTGAGCAAGGTACTTATCGATTCTTGAAACGTACTGATCTGTATCAAAACTAAAAAGAGATGGGGACTTCGGTCCCCTCTCTAAACAGGAGCAATCCATGTATGTAGATCCTAATAAACCTCTTCCGCCTGCCGATACAAAGGAAGACTATCTTGGATCCGTTCTTAATGCTGTTATCGATATCAGTAATAAAAGAACAGAAACGCAAGGTACTCCAGAAGAGTATGAGGAGAAGATAGCCGATCAGCAATGGGAAGCTGATCAAAAGTTGGATGCCTTTTCTAAATGGGCTGATGACACTCTACTTGCCCACACTAATAAGAAAGGTGCGGTTCATGGAGAGACAAAGGCTTCGGTTGGTCTTAATCTAAAAGACAACTGGCGCATGGCTACTATTCCTGAGCATGAAGCTGGTCAAGCTAAGAACTTGTTCTGCCACCCATTCGGTTCGAAGAAACTAATCGAAGCACGTTTGGTTATCGATCCTAAGCGTTATATTCGTTCTCGCATTATTCCTATCGCTTCTGGCGGTCAGCTGGGTAACGTACCGCAATGGCCATTCAGTTGGGAAGAGGGTGAAATCACTCAGTCCCTGGATGACCCGTTAGAGTTCTACGGTGAAACTCCGTGGCAGTTCTCTACCGATAACGGTGTGTTCCTTATTCCAGCACTGAACGGTGCAGATATCCTGACGCAGCACGTTGCTGACCCAGGTCGTCCTAAGCGCGCTGTAACGCCATTTGGCGGGACTAATATTCGTGTCTATAATAAGACCTTGGATATACGTCGTAGTCGTCCCTCTCTGCTGCGTGGGGAGAGTAGCGATGAACCAAGTAACTCTTTGATTAAAGGTTCCGCTCACCTGTTTGACAGGCACACAGCGTTCTATTGTGAGACTGACTACATTGGCGCCCGTGCATTTAACAAAGGTCGCTTACCGTTTGACGTTCTGACTAACAATGGCGTTACCAAGACAAACTGGGCCGGGATTCTGGAATCTCGTGAAGACATGTTGTACAACATCAATACAACCATGTTTAACGGAAACCTATCTGGCTGGGGTGACGACATTTACCTCATCTTTGAAATCGGAATGTGGCAATTCAGTCAGACCGGTTTAGATTCCAAAAATGGTTCAGGTCGTCCTGCTGAAACTATTGCTTCTTTAGGTACTAAGGTTGAGACATTAACCTTCACAGTTCCTGGTAACGGTAAATTCCGTATCCTGAAGCGCGCTGGTAAGTTGGACGCTATTGCAGTTAAGTTCCGTGATATACTGAACTATAATGCAGCAGATAAAGATTTGCTGTGGAACCAGTTTAACCATGCTCACTTTACTCACGTAGCCTTTACTTGGCGTAACCGTTTGAAAGGTGACTTCGCTCTCCGTGTTCCTGTTGGTTTCAGTAGTAAAGATGGTGCTTATTACACCAACTACTATATGGACATCAACTGTCTGATTAAAGAGAACATGGCGACTAAGTCAGCCACTGTGGTATTCAATACTCTTCGTGAAGTGGATACGAACATTCAGACATTGAACGCTAACTTCCAGGTTACTGCCACAGGTCGTTTCGTTCAATACGCCTATAACGTCAAAGGTGATATCTTCCACCCATTGGTGTTTAACGGGACGTTTGAATCTCAAGGTGGTCACGTCAAGGCGTACACGTTCTATAACCGTCAGTATGTCGGTTACTATGAACACAACGTTGATGGAGTAGGTACTTGGATCGCTAATGGCGATAACATCAAACCTACCTTGGTTAAGTACAACTACAGCCAGATCTCCAACCTGAACCAAGATGGGATGTACGGTGACCACTTACGCCATATCCCTGTGAAAGCAAATACTGACGGGACAACCGACTATCTGGTTTACAGTCGTGACTGGCGACATCAGTATCGGTGGTGCGTGGTTAATGTTAAGACGGACACCGCTCCTGAAATGCTGACCAGTACAGGTCACCACTTAGGTCCATGGCGTAATAAGGTTGAATGGATTAAACCAAGTCAATCAGCGTTACCTTCATTCTTAATTTCCAATGAAGAGAACTCGACTGTCTTTGATACCAGTGCTCTGGTGTTTAACACACAGAACGCATTCAAAGGCTTCGCTCGGTTTGGTGTTGATGTTTCCAATGCCGCTAATCCAGTTCAGCCTATGGACGAGGTTGATATCGATGACCCAATCCTGACTTGGATTGCTAATAATGGTGGTCGTTGGTCTAAAAGTCACAAACAGATGTTCTATTTCAAGAACAGACTGTTCTGGGTTTCTCAGACTACCGATGTGAGTGAAGTTAAAGCAGATGGTACCGACACGTATTACGGTTGGATCGCTGACTGCTATCTGGACGTCGTAGGTGACAAACGCATTATTAAAGTCAGTGGTGCTCTTGCTGACAAAGGTGTTGCTAAGCCACTCAAGGTAAACCTCAAAACCAGTCTTGCTGTTAAGTCTTCGGAAGTAACAGGTTGGGATGCTTTTGATTCAACAGACGTTTACACGATGCTGATGAGTCAGACGGGTTCCAGAACAAGTTACCTGGTTATGATGAACCTCGCTCCATTTAACAACTTCTACTTCGAATTCAAACTGGATATCGATACCGCACTAGCAACAACATCATTCGCTCCATTGAGCACAGGTGCTGTGGATCCAGTGTTCCCTTACGACCCTACCAATGGGTTCCAGGTAGATTACGACGCAATTACAGGTTACGGTAAGATCGCACCACACCGCTTCCACGTAAACTTCCAGACACCAGTTATGCTGAAGAAAGCCATGTGGGCATTCAGAAAGACACCTGGTCACTACGGACTGTTTTCACAATCAATCGGGTTTACTGTCGCTGAAGGTGGAGTCATGAACTCTATCGAAGGGACGCCTATTTATCCCGTTGGTTCTGTCGTAACTATTGGTGGATCTAACGTGGTTGTTAAATCACCAATCAGTGCCGCACAGTCTCAGTTCGGTGGAGACGAGGAACTACTGATTAAGCAATACGGTAGCTCTGATCCTTCTTTGACCTCTCCTGATGGTCTGACTCTTTACGGAGTTAAGAACAACTACGGGTTAGAGACTCAGCCTAACTCAGGTATCAGCCCTTGTGGTTTCTTGAGGAACAACAAGTTCTATCATTATGACCCTAACGGCTGGCGTCATGCTCTCTTACCAGTAATTGATGGTAAGCGTATGAGCTTCTATGGGTACGGTAACTCGTTCCCTGCCTTCTTAGGTGTCAATGGTTCCGGTGTTCCTGTTAACCGATTCTTCCTGCAAGCTCAGGCCACGATTATTCAGTGGGCTACTTCAGAAGGTCGTGTTATCTATATCGGTTCCGGTGCAAACATTAACATTGTGATCAGTGGGGAAACCCAGAGTTACGCCGGTGGTGGGACGTACACAATACCTGCTAAGTACACAGGTGCTGTGGATATCCAGATTACTGGTCTGATTACTCTGAAGTGGATGCCTGGTTTCGGTAACCTGAAACAAATCGGTAACACTGTCACTAGACTGGACTTCTCTGAGTCAACACAGTTTACAATTACTTCTCCATTGCCTTCACGCATTACTTCACTGCGTGGAACATTCAGAAATGCTAAAGGTGCTCAATACCCGAACATCGAGTCATGGGATACCAAGAACATTACTGACATGGCTGAGTGTTTCCAAGGGGCAACTGTCTTCAATGGTAACTTGACTAACTGGAACACGTCCGCTGTTACGACCATGGAAGGGATGTTCGATGGCGCTGCTGCGTTTAACCAGGCAATCGGTAAATGGAACGTACAACGTGTTGAGACCATGGGTAAAATGTTCAGAGGGGCGACTGGGTTTAAAGCCGACCTTTCTACCTGGAACATTACCCGTTGTGCTGTATTCGCAGAGATGTTTAAAGGCGCATCCAACTTCAACGGGAACATCAGTACTTGGAACGTTCTGACCTGTTATGACTTTACCAGTATGTTTGAAGATACCAACCTCTTCAACGGCGATATCTCTAAATGGATTATTACCGGAGCTACACGCTTCAGTAAGATGTTCAAGAATGCGAAAGCATTTAACGGAGCTATCAACATCTGGGATATGTCTTCAGCCATTTACATGGATGAGATGTTCAGCGGAGCTAGTGCGTTTAACAGAACTCTGGCTAACTGGAATACCAGTAAAGTCATCACGACTCGTGAGATGTTCTACAACGCCACCAACTTCGGTAAAGATGCTGCCTTCGTACTGAGTGCTTGGGATATGCGTCTGAACCTTGACTTGACCAGAATGTTCGCTAATAGCGGATTCAACTGTAAGGTCGATGGTTGGAGCTTCGGTAAAGATGCGAGTCTGTACGAAATGTTCCTGGGAACCAAAACGTTCAACCAAGACATCTCTTCTTGGGATGTGGGTAACGTTGATGACTTCTCTGGGATGTTCAAACAGAGCACTGCATTTAAAACCATCATCTCCAATTGGGTACTGGCTTCTGTTAGCAAAATGTCTGGTATGTTTACAGCATCGAGCTTCAGTGGAGACCTTATCGATTGGAATATCAGTTCCACTAAAGACATCATGATGGACGGTGTGTTTGCTGATGCTCCATTCTTTAACGGAGCAGGTATCGCTACATGGAACACATCTAAAGTAACCACCATGGCAAGAATGTTTGCCAATGCTGTAATCTTTAACCGTGACATTACGGGTTGGGATACCAGCAAGGTAACCACGTTCTTTGAAATGTTCCTCAATGCGAAGGCATTCAACCAAGCTATCGGTGTTTGGGATGTTTCTTCAGGTACTATCTTCCGCAACATGTTACGATTAGCAATTACCTTTGATCAGGATCTTGATAATTGGAACATGAGTAATGCTACAGACATTTCTGATATATTCAGAGAAGCTGCTGCGTTTAACGGTAAAGTGGGTGCTTGGGATACATCTAATGTCATCGCGATGAACGGTACATTTGTATCCTGTCCTAAGTTCAATCAGGACATATCTGGATGGAACGTGTCTAAAGTTGAAAACTTCGTTGGTATGTTTGGTTCGACACTTGTGTTTAACCAGGATATCAGTGGGTGGAATACTTCATCTGCTACAACCATGGAAGGCATGTTCAATGCTGCAAAAGCATTCAACCAAGACCTGTCTGGTTGGAATGTTGCTAACGTAACTAACCACACTAACTTCGATGTGGGTGCTACAGCATGGGTACTTCCAAGACCTAACTTCGTGTAAACGACATATACTCCCTACCCTTCCTTGCGGAGGGGTAGGGGGGTTATGCTTATGTTATTATGCTGACGGGGTATCTGTTTTACTACCACCAGACTGAACACCACCATGTCGGTGACCGAGGTAACGAATGTTGTCAATGGTCCAGCCACCTTCAACGCTACCTGCTCCACCAAACTGACTGAATGCTCCTTGAATACCGACGTTACCTTGTACGGTGTAGTTACCCAGTTGGTTATAGTTCCCTTCGTGAGTAACATTGCCCTTCATATAGATTTCAGGAGAAACCAAAGAGGTCTTCTGAGTTTCCATGCTGATGGACTTATCAGCTTTCAAGCTAAGATCAGTACATTGGATATCGATCTTATCTTTACCCTTCAGTAACATATTCTTTTCACAAGAAAGGGTGATATCTTTCTTTTCAATATTAATGAAAGACTTCTCATCATTAATGAAACTTAAAGCATGCGCCATAGAGTTCAGAGATAAGATATTATTCTCACCATCCACAATACTGAACTTCCCTTCACCTGTATTCAATTCGAATGCATATGAAGTAGGCTCCCCATTCCCCTGTCCAGTTAAGAGCTGAATCTTCTTCTGGTGAGTGGAGAGTAAAAGCATGTAATAGTTTTCAGGTGTAACTGGTGTGTTCTCATCTACGTTAGGTGACGCAGAGAAAGCCCAGATTATCGTCTCAAGACGCAGAGTCCCATCCATACCAAAGTAAGTCCATAAATACTTGCTCGTACCTTGGAACTTGTAGACGACTACCTTACTACCTTTACGAACATCCGGAGCTGTTACACGGTTAGTGTTTAAAGCCATCCATTTAGCAGGTACGGTGTTACTCTGTAAAGAACTACTGGATTGAGTATCACCTGTAGGTGTCAGCGTCGAGGTATTTTTAGTTTCTACCGTCGTCGTTACTTCACCATCGGATTCTGGGAACAAACCCTTGATATGGATTTGTACCTCATCAGTGTCAACGTCCTTGTCCATAGCGACAACGCCGACACCGTAGCATTCTAACACATTCATATTAGACCCTTGAGGTTATCATGTTAGTTAAACTGATTCTAAAGAATTACATTCCCTTAGCTAAAAAGAATGTGACTTATATCGAACTGAACACCAAAGATGTGTTTAACATCATCCTTGGTCGAAATGGGTTTGGTAAAACTTCTCTGATGAGACAGCTTACTGTATATCCACCAGATAACGCAGACTATATGCAAGGTGGTTATAAAGAAAGTCATCATGTCATTGGTAAGAATAATTACATCCTGAAATCGACAACAGGGAAGTCTTCAGAGCACCACTTTATCCATAACGGTAAGGAGCTTAATGAAGGTAACACATTATTGGTTCAACGTGAGTTAGTTAAGATTCACTTTGGTGTTACACCAGCAATCAATAATGTCATTACTGGATTAGATGTTCGTGACTTATTCACGACCTTATCTACAGCTCGCCGTAAAGACTTCCTGATGGCTGTTAACCCAAATGACACCTCTTATGCTCTTAAGGTATTTGAACGTCTTAAAAGCAATCTGAACTCGATTAAAGGTGGGTTGAAAACTCAGCGTCAGCGTTTAGTCGTAGAGGAAGGTCGTTTATCTCAGTTAGCAGCAATGGACTCTGATAAGCTGAACGAAGAGATTCGTGTACTGGATGACCAGATTAAGAATGCACTTCTTATTCATGGTGAGTTGTCTAATATCCAGCATGAAGATATCGTAGACCTCCGTACTGAGATTGGTAACATCCTTTCTTTCTTAATTGGTGCTAACCATTCTGTTAAACATGGTCGTCATCAGTTATTGAGAATGAAGGAACAGTGTGAAGGAACGTTCGAGTATTATAAGAGTCGTGAAATTCGTTACTCAACCACTTTGACGGAATTGACAAGTCAGTTATCTGGCCTTGACCTGGGTAATAATAACCTGGACAGTTATCGTCAACGTTTGGCTGTTAACCAAACAGCTATCGAGCTGAATACAGCTGAACTGGAAACACTCCAAAACCGATTTGACAAACACCCAATATTTAACGAGATCATGGGTGATGAGAAATTCTACCACATTGCTGAAGAACTGATCTCTTCACTGCATTCGGTCAACCGTGCTCGTGATGCGGATATTACTTCGTCTCGTTATGCTGCCAAAGTAGCAGAACTGAACGAGATCAAAATAGAACGAGATAACAAAAAGAATCAGGCTACTGAGATTCGTCATACATTGGCTCATTTCAATAAAGCTGATCTGATCAACTGTCCTAAGTGTGAAACTAAGTTTAAACTAGGGTTCGAGAACATCGACCTTAATAAACTTAATCATGATCTTGAAACCATTGAGACTCGTCTTAATGAATTACAAGAACGTTATCGTCTCGTGAATGATTACGTAGATGCTAACGAAGGGTGGTATGAGTCCATGATGGGATTATCCCGTTATGCTCGTCGTACTGAATATCCAGCATTCATTACTAAGATCATTGGTGAATACCGTGTGGGTAAAACGGACATCTCCGTGTTGATTGATCTTATTCGTTCAACGGTAGCCATAGCAGATGTCAAGAAAACGCTTGCGGTCCTTGAAGAAGAAAATAAGAATGTCGAGACACAGATCAAGTTTCTGGAAAGCTCAAACGTCGAACTGTTGTTTAAAAGGGCGGCATGGGTCGAGCGTGAACTGGCTTCAGTTCAGAATTCTTCCCGAAGAGTCCTTAAACAAATCGAAGGAATCGACGACCAACTTGGAACCATCATTCTCGATGCCCAAAAGAGAGATCGACTTGGTTACTTGATGGAAGAGTTAGAAGGGAAAGTTATTAACAATGGTAAGAATAAAATTCGTATGCGTGTTGCGGATGTTATTACTGAATTGACTCCTCGTAAGAGTCAGCTTATTAGTAACCTTATTCGTGCTGAATCCCTGAACTCAGTAATCCAATCTATCAAAGACAACATTGCAGACCTGGAACGTCGTGAGAAACACACTGCTTTATTAATGGACGGATTATCACCGACTAAAGGCATCATCGGTTATCTGATGAATGACTTCTTGAAATCGGTAGTTGCTAACGTTAATGCGATCATTCAACCTATCTGGACTAACCGTTTATCTGTGCTGAACTGCTCAACCAGTAAGAGCGACGAAGATGTAGACTTGAGCTATAACTTCCCGCTTATCTCTGGTGCAAGCGATAAGACCAGTAAAGATATTGCAGAAGGTTCCGGTGGTGAGCGTGAGATCATTAACTTTGCATTCCGTTTAGTGCTTCGTCGTTACTTAGGTGACCGTTGTTCTATCCCATTAATGATGGATGAAGTGGGTGTTGCTTTTGATGAGCTACACAAAGGACGTTTCTCAGCATACATCGCTGAACAGTTACGTCTGGATAAATTACCGCAAACCTTTATGATTTCTCACAACTATAAAGAGTATGCGAGTCATGCCGATGCGAACATCATTGCGTTGAACACCGATGGTATTCGTGTTGGGTTCGAAGTCAATAAGAAATCTGTAATCAAATAACAACGGGGCTTCGGCCCCATTAAGGAAGAGTGATGCAAAAGTTATTCCCTATCGCTAACAGAAATACCCGCCATCTGTTTATCGATCCACTGTTGAGTAAACCAAGCTTCGTTGCAGGTGAAGGTTATGTTAGTGGGGAAATGACCAGCTTTATTAAACCAGGTAAAGTTCCTAACCTGGCTGAGCTGTGCCGACCTGAAGATGTGAAGTTCACAGTAACAGAAGAACCCGATCCAACTACTATGGGTATCAGTGAGATCATGTTCGGCATGTATGACGAAAATAAGGAATGGCGCGTTGTATCCGTTACCGATCTCGATATTCCATTTGTTGCTGACGGCCCTGCTCGTTCGACAATCGATGGGTGCATGGCAGTCCAACATCCGTTCAAAGAAAAGGGTATGGTAAATATTCCAATCAGTCTTCTATATGAACGTGGGACTCGTGCGCTGACATTTAAAGAAGTTCCAAATGTCGGTTATGACTCTGGTGTTCCACAAATTCTGGGCATTAAACTGAACCTGGATTGGCGTGACGCTAAGATCGTTTAATACATATCGATTAAACTTCCTAGGATGATCCCTGGGAGGTTTAATCCTTGCGGTAAGGTGATTCATCGATAAAAATCAATCTTTTGTTAAAACACTCTTTATACGTCGCGAAAGCGGTGTGTAAAAAGTAGACCGCCAGTATATTTTAAGCAGATATTATCTTTATGTCTAAGCGATAGAAATATTTACTGCTCCGATCAATTTACTTATAGGTACTACACACATGAACAGGTTTATCTTAACCATCTTTCTCTTAATGGCGAGTACTCTGGTTTACGGGTCCGTAGGTGCTAATCCTGACGACTATACCAGAACAGTTGTAATGAAGCGTTTCGATGCAGTCAAGCATGACTTCTATGAAGCGTCCAAAGCAACAGGAATGGATATGGGTGATCTTGTTGCCATTGCCAGTATTGAATCAACATTAAATAAGACCGCCAAGAATAAAGCTCCCGGAACGTCCAGTGGACTATTGGGTTACACCAATGGTACTTGGCAATCGGACCGCAAAGCTTATCATAAAGATCTTGGTCTCTCAGCTAATGTTAGTAAAGGTAACGTCAGAGCCAATTTACTGATTGGTGGAAAAAGCTTAGTCGAAACAGAAAGATTTCTCATAGAAAATTCGCATTTGACTGTAGAGACAGTCAGAAAAGGCGACCTTTATATGAGTCATTTCTTAGGAACTACAGGAGCACTCCGCGTCATTAACTCGAATAGTTACACGCCGATGTCTAAACTCGTTAGTATTTCTAAGGCCAATCGAGTCCACTTTGTCAAGCCAAATGGTCAGGTGCGTACAGCACGTGAGTTCCGCTTGTACATGGACATGTTGGTGAAACGTGAACGCGCTTTTTACGCAGAGGAGATCCAGAAATATCAACTGGCTAAACTTACCGAACAACTTCCTTCTTCTGTAGCGGACTCCATCAATGACGTCATGTCAATCGCTACCAATAACACATCCAAGTATGTAGGTTGGTCGCTGTAAAAACTTAATATCTACGCACTGTGTGATGTTGTGAGAGGAACAATTTTTCATAAAGAGGTTAGCTCATATGAGCATTAGACAAATTAACTGCACTTTCGACAGGAATGGTATTTTATCTCCGGTTGCTAGTTCGGGTCCAAACACAACAGTCGCATTAGTCAATATCCAGGGAGACCAGGTTACTGGTAAGACTGGAACAATCAGTTACGCTGGTAGTGTTCGAGCATTCTTGACATTTGACCATCTCGGTTTACGAGTTGAATCATACACGTTAACGGTGCAAGACTATGCGACTCAGGTTTCTGTTGAAAATATCGTACGCGTTATTTAATATCAAAACTTAACTTGGGATGGGTAACTCCGTCCCAAGTTAACCTATGCTGTTCGTGAGGTATAATGGAGAAACGTAATAAACCTGCATCTATTTTCATTGAACATCCGAAAGGATTTAGAATGGATATTTTTGTTGACTTCACTGGAGATAGTACACTAACAGAAAGAGAAACAATAGCAAGAATTGCAAGAGTCGAAACGTGCCTGAGTAAAAATGGAATGGGTGTCGTAAAGGACTCATTTAATATCATGTTCGATTCGTATTACATGCTCATGACTGCGATCAAAGAGCGATACATTGAAGATATTACATTGCCTAATTTCGATACCTTTACCAAAGAAGATATTGAAGAAGCAATAGTCTTCCTTATTAAATCAGATAAAGCTTGTTCCTTATTCGATGAGATATTCGATGACGACCAGGCAGCAATCGTACACTAACCATAGAGAAATAGAATGCAAACTTTTGAAACGGTATTGTTCCACGAGAAGGATTGGAAAATAACGCTGGTCACTGAAAGAACGCCAGTGGATAAAGTAACCTCCTTCTTCAAAGTTCATTTCGTTGCAGGTGATGTCCCCCGTGTGGCTAAACGCTGTTGGTCTTATGACGGCTATCTCCACACAAAGAAAGTTTTTGCTGATCACGTAACACACCCACGTCGTTACACCCCTTTCGATATGCATTGGAAGTTAGATCGTGACTACGGGGAAGATTTCAAAGAGATGATGGTTAGTCTAATTGAGAACCCGTTCCTCATGGCTAAGATTTGCGAACACAACCGCAAGACCAAACATCAACCCCATCTATTAAAAGGACACACTTACGTTAATAAGGAAATGGACGAACATCTCTTTGACGTATTCGATGAGCCTGACGTGGGTATTAAGCTGTGGTTTAAACTGAAGTCCGAGAAAGCCAAAGCTAAGTTAGAAGGATGCATCCAGTTCGATGGTGAGAATTGTGAATTGGATATTGACCGCTTCTTTGAAAGTCAGACGCCTCTTCTGAATCCTACTGCTGTTCAGAATGCAGTAATGGGTTCGATTGTTGATGTCATGGCTCGTGCTCATCCTGATGAGCTTGATCGTAAAGATATCGTGGCAGAGATTGTCAAGTGGTTTGAAGAAAGCCGCTTCGGTCTCAATTTCTTATTAAATAAACTGAATAAGGAATACCCTGTACGCACTGCGACAAAATGTTAAAGGAGACGTAATGTCTAATAAGGTAAAACGCTTGCTCGAGTTACAGGCTCAGATTAAGTATCATGACTACATGTACTTTGATCAGGATAAGCCGGTGATCTCTGATGCCAAGTATGACGAGATGGTTGCTGAATATCAGGAACTCCTCGAAGAACACCCTGAATTTGATCCAGCGAAACATACTGTAGGATTTGTGGCTCCAGATCCCTCAATGGAAACCGTTATGATTGTCGAGCCGATGCTATCAATTGGCAAACGCAAGACTAAAGCCGATTTCCAGAAATGGATTACTCAGAATGTTTCAACCGATGCGATCTACGAAGACAAGCTGGATGGGATGGCTCTGCGCATCGTTTACCATTATGGTGAGCTTATGTGCATCCATACTCGTGGTAATGGAACTGTGGGAGCAGTTCTAAGTCATCGCCGTCATTTGCTGTTGAATGTCCCTGACTATATTGCCGAAGATAAGGAAGAACCCGTAACTGAGTATACTGGGGAAGCGTTATGCATGTATGCTGATTTTGAAGCGTATGCAAAACGCCATGAGTTAGATATTAAAGATATCGATACTCGTTCCACGGTGTCTGGGTTAATGAAACGTCAGAAGTCTTCAGATCGTGATGATCTTCCTATTTACTTCAAGTGTTATAACGCGAGCAGCAATGTTCGTAATCGTTACGGGTTTTATACCCAGCTACGTCAACACTTTATCGCTTCAGGTTTCGACTTACCTAAGTTGTTGTCACCAACCGCTGTAGAAGCTCTCCTGGACCTTCCAAGCAAACCAATCGATACTTATCCTGTCGACGGTATTGTGGCTAAGGACGACGATTTGAGGAGCTGGGATAAGGAACAGGATGCGCAGTACTATTCTTATGCAATCTGTTACAAATATCCAACCTTGGCTCTGCAAAGTAAAGTCACGGGTATTGATTGGTCTATCGCTAATAGTGGTGAGTTGATTGGTACATTGATGTACGAGCCTGTTGACTATGACGGAACTAAATTGTCCCGTTGTAAGTTAGACTATGCTGCAAGCTATTTCGAGAAAGGCTTGCGTATCAACTCCATTATCAGCGTAACGAAATCAAATGAAATTGTACCCAAGCTTGTGTCTTTGGTTGAGCCTGGCACTGGTCTCAAGCTTTCATATCCTGAGTTCTGTCCATTCTGTAATAAACCTGTTCGTATGGATGATGACAATAAGGTTGCTTTCTGCGTAAACCCTGACTGTGAAGGTCAGTTGTTGAAACAGTTAACCCGCCTGTCTGAAATCGATGCGTTCGATATTAAAGGTTTGGGTCCCAAACGTATTCAAGCATTGTTAGACCATGGATTCTTATCCAATCCGTCTGACCTGTTTGAGTTAACCGAAGAAGACCTTATCAATGCAGGAATTGATCTTGCCACATCAGGTTCCATAATGGAACAGATTGGTAAACTGGATGACAAAGACATCAGCCGTTGGCTGGTTGCTTTAGCTATCCCTGAGTTAGGTGTTGGTCGTGCTATTGACATCTCTAACTTAGCTGCAACGAACGGAATGAATGATGGATTGAAGTTCAGTAACCTGGATGATTTCATTCGTATCATGACTGACGGCATGTTCCTTAAGAATACGTTTGGATTGGATGGATTGGTTATCGGAATGCATATCAAAACGCATGAAGAAGAGATCCGTAAATTCCTATCCCACTATACGTTTAACAAGGAACGCACGGGCATCGCTCAGGGAGTCCCTGTATCGATCTCTGGCGGTTGGCCGGTGCTTACACGGGGATTATTAGCGGAAGGTCTTGCTAACGCCGGATACGTGCTCTCAGACACTGTCTCGCAGTCAGCCAAGGTGTTACTCACCGGAACTAAACCTAGTCCTGGTAAGATAGCCAAAGCTAATCGCTGGGGTATTCCGATTATTAACATTACGTCGGTATATGACATTGCAACCATTGCCGTATTGATTGCTAATGCAAATAAATAAGGTGGGCAAGTGATCTATCCAACCTGTAACCCAAGAACTGAACCATATCTCATTAAGGGGGTGGCCCCAGTTCAGCAAAACGGACATGAACTCTGTTTCTTTAAACCTGGCATTATTAACAACGCCAAAGAACTATTCATTGCTCCGTATGTCCCGGACTTTGAAGACATCACTATTGACTCTGAATCTCTAACCCCTGTCAGATTACTGATGGAAGGTATCGACCCCAATGGTAATAGTGTACGGTTCTTTGCTGGTAAGGAAGATGATAAAACGCATTGTTCTTATTTGTTAGGTAACCTAGAATTCGAGTATGAAGTGGTTCTCACTCATACCGACAAATCAGATACTCTTTCTATAGAGTTAAAGGTAAAGAACTGGACCTCAACTGGAACACTTAAAGCGTTGAGTGTGATCGGTGTGGCTATCGCCGCAAAGCTTAAGTAACAAGCAAATTAAATAAGAACTCTACCCGTCATTGGGTAGAGTTCTATTCTTTCTTTTATTAAGGAGTTTTTATGTTCCGTAAACATTTGGTTATCATCCGTGGTCAATATGCTGGCATCGCTCATGGTGCTCAGAAAGTTATTGATAAAATGCAGGGACAGGACGATATCTTTCTGATTGAAGAATCAGACCAGTGTTTCACCGTAGTTGCAGGTGACGAAGATTTCAACCGCTTCGCTAAGATGTTCATGGGTGAATGGCAGGTCAGTGTTGTTAAGACTGGTCAGTTACCTGATTACACGAACGTTCTGGTGTTCGGTAAGGTCATGGACGGCGCTCTGCAACAACGCGCTCAAGACATCGCTAAGAAAATGTTCTAAGGGGTAATCATGGAAAAACATTACGATTTACAGCGTCGTGGTAATGACGGTTGGATTCTTAATCGTGGTGACCATCAGATCCAAATCTTCCGTCTTCGTGAAGAAATCCAGATAGGTCCTCATTTTAAGAAGGAACTCTGCGGGGTAGCTTTCCGATATCAAGATTCATCAAAGAACGATCCACAGGAATCTATAACCCTTAGTCTGAAAACAATCGATCCGGAACATGATAATACAGATCACTCCCTTATTTATATGACCAGGAAGATATTAGAGCAGGTTCACCTGGGAACCTTTGGTCAGGAATGTTCACGTTTAAATGAGCGCACTGAGTTTCTGGAATATATCCTGAAGTTCTTGGGCGAAGATCCAAACGTCTATATCGACCGACCTATTCGTATCCCCATTGATACCCCTATTGGTAAACAGTGGTTGGTAAATTTGGAGGATGAACGATACTACGCAACTCGTAGTTATAGTCCAAGTGACGATTTATATACCACGACCATCCATCTGACAAATACGAAGTTTCAAATTGGTTCAGGTAAGTATAAAAACCAATCCATGACCTTCATGAGTAAAACTGCCGTCCCGCTGGACATTAATGCGGTAGTTCTGGTGTTTAAATAATTAGGATCCTCTGAGGGCAAGTGCCCTCAGAGGTCCATTAAACTAAAGGAGTTTTATTTCATGGGTGTTTTAAGAAAATTTGATCCAGAATTAGACCAATACTTCAGTAACGATGATCCCAAATATGTTATTAGGGATTTAATATATGAATCTGAGTTAGGGAAGACCAGAGTACAATGGACCAGGGGTTTGAATACGGTAAATGCCCCATATTACGATCAAGATGGAAACCAGGTTAAATTAATCGGCGACGATTCAATCAACATTAGTGTCGTGGGGCCTGGCTCTAGTATCATGTACGCCCAGTATCCAAGTGATGATTTGGATCCAAGTATCCCCACCTTGGAATCGGTGATTAACAAAGCGTATGAGTACCTAGTTCTTAGAACAGTACAGCCCCAACCTATATCCGAATCTGATCCAGATATCGAATGGATGGCCGGTTTAACTGTGGAGAACTTACTCCTGATGATAGACGATCTTCAAATTAACATATCTGATTTTTCCACAAAGAACCCGGTCATAATCATGGGGCCCAAATGGAGACCAGTTAAAGAGTGTGGATTAAACCACTCTAAAGAGTATTATGCTTATAATAAGGACGGATCCAATAGATACTCAGTTAGAATGAACGTCACTGATGGGTTTATAAATTATTATGTATCACAGTACAAAGAAGTGACAATCAAGCATGGTGATTGGGTTGTCGGTGTTATTTATGAACCGACAGAGACTAAAATTCATAAAGTTCCTCTTGCCGAGGCTCATGCCATCACCACAAAGCAAATAGGAATTTTATTTAATGATGATGTTGAACAAGTGTCTTAACTAATATAAAAGAGAGGTCCGTTTGGACCTCTCCTCTATGTTTGTTTGAAAAAATAGGGTTCTACCTATAATAAGGTAGATAATGTTTATTAATCTGGAGATTTCTTATGAAGAGTGAACTTCCCTGTTCCTCAGTAATTTAAGGAGGGGATGATGGATTGGCATATTTATACTGATGGTTCACGTATTGGTGATTCGACCACTGATGGTGGACCTGGCGGATGGGCATGGGTCTGTACCTATGGCGATATCCGAGCCGAAGATAGCTGTGGGTTCTTCAAGACCACGAACAACCGTATGGAGATATTGGCTGTAGTAGAAGCTCTTTCTCAATTACAGGAAAGTTCGTCTGTCAAGATTTATACCGACAGCCAATACACAATTGATGGTGCTACAAAGTGGGTATGGGGCTGGATCAAAAATGGATGGCAGAGAAAGACCCAATCTGGTGGTTTAGAAGATGTTAAGAACTGTGACCTGTTCAAACGTCTTCATGAACTTACCCGCTTTCACAAAGTCGAATTTATCAAGGTTAAAGCTCACTCCGGTATTCCTGATAACGAACGCTGTGATGTGTTAGCTAAATCTGCTGCCGCTAACCCTACCAAAATCGATGAGGGATTCACTCCTCGTCCTGCTGGTGAGAAGACAGGCGGTTATCGACCTTGGGGTGGTAAACCTCACTGGAAACGTTAAACTAATCCCACTATTTCGGTAGTGGGTTTTCTTTCTTATATAAGGTAGAAACAAATGTACGAACAAGTTCGGTTGATCCCTGTATTCAACTCAACTACTGAGGATGTATTTGTTCCAACAATGGATTATCCTCCGTTCGAGTTTACTTACGGTAACAACGATATCCTGGAGCGTCCCGATCTATTTTTCAAGTTACCTGAAAGTTGATGCCAATATCAACCTGCGTCATTTGGTATCCCTTGGTTCTGAGAAATGGGGCGTCAATGATCATATTGATTTGAGCCGTCTTTACATCAAAGGTGTTCTGATCAAAGTAACCAACGGTGATAAAGAAGAAGTATTGGAGCTGGATGGTCTGTTCGGCGTTGCTGGCACTGGTTTCCTCCCAGCTATCCATTCAAGTCATCAGGTGCGCAGAGCTTATCTGAGTATGAAGCATCTTGCAGCACGTTGTTTCAAACGTCCTGACCGTTATCCCCCAACGATCTTCGGTAATGAAGAAGCTCCTAACATCACCTTCGAGTTAGGTCTCTGTTATGATGATCAACAGGGTGTTGTTGAGACCACCATTCACTCTGCAATGAGTAGCGTCAAGTCAGCTACCGTTAAAGTGATCGGATACATTCTGGATATTGAACACAAGTCTACGGACCTGAACCTTATTTAATCCGCCATTTTATGTCATCTATTGTTGAGGTCTCAACATGCAACTTGTAACTTGTGCGTTCCCTGGAACTGGTAAGTCTACCATTTCTAACAACGCAGAACAATACGGGCTTATCAAAGCGCACGTCTATTATGATGACAGAGAAGGCGTTTGTGTCAGTCTCTTAAACTCTGATAAAGTTCCCGTATTTGACTCGGACAGTTCAATCTTTCCGAAAGAAAACTTTCCGAGCAATTATGTAGAACACATCAAGGGACTCCTTCGAGATTTCCCCGAATGTGTTATCATGGTATCAAGCCACGACAATGTCCGTGAGGCATTACGTGAAGCTGGTATCGACTATATCCTTGTTTATCCACAACGTGAACTCAAGGGTGATTACCTCGAACGCTATGAAGGCCGTGGGTCTCCAGAACCGTTCATTAAACTGATGGATGATAAATGGAATGATTTCATTGACTCTTGTGAGTCGGATCCTTCCACATCCAAACGTGTACTATCCGAAGGGGAATATCTCGTGGATAAAATTGAAGAGTTGAAGAAGTTTTGGCCTGCTAAGAAAGTAGACGGGAATGAAGCTTTCCCAACTGCTGTCATTTCAGGTACCGAGTCAATTGGCGATATCGTCAGTGATGGTGAAGGTAATGCAGTAGCTGTCTGGGGTCAGAATGGTCTGGAACCATTACCTGCTGATGACGGTGTTACCACTGGTGATGTCATCATCGACGGTGAAACTGGGCAGGTAGTTGGTACAGTAACTGAGGTTGAAGTAGAAGCCGAAGCTAAACCTGGCCAACCTGGTGTTACTGTAGAAGTAGAAACTGAAGTTCAGCCAGCTCCTGGCGTTTCTGCGGAACAAGTAGTTGAAGCAGTTGTAGCCGCTACTCCGTGCGAACCAGACAACGTTGATGTTGAAGTTAAACAAGACGGTACTGTTGTGGTGGAAGCTTCTGAAGTTATGCCTGCGGGCGAAGCTTCTGAAGTTGTTGCGGAAGTTGTTGGTGCTCAAGCTGATGCTCCAGAAACTGTAGTTGTTCAGCCTGCTGATGTAGTTGTTGAAGCAGAAGGTAGTTTTAACCCAACTGCTGCGATCTTCGCTGCTGCTCTGGGTGATAACCCTGCTCCTGAACCAACTGTGGCTCCTGGTCCTGCCATTGTTGATCTGGCAGAACTGAATGGTCCTGATACTCAGGTAGTCGTTGCTGCTGAAGAACCAACTGTAGCTGCCGTTGTCGTTGATGACGGTACTCTGACCTCCGAGGTTGTTAGCGTTCAGGCTGATCCTTCTGTTGCTCCTGTTTCTGGCGAAGTCATTGTTGACGGCCAAGAAGACGCAGGCGGTGAAGTGACTGTTGACGTCGATCCTAAAACCGGCGTAGTTGAAGTTGAAACCGCAGAAGGTACTGTTACTGTGACCCAAGAAGAAGTTAAAGTTGACGGTGCTGACATCGTTGTTACTGGTGCAGTTGAAGGCGACGACCTTGTTCAGACCGATGCTGATCGTGCTGACCTGATTGAGCTGAAGCTGGACATGCAGAACGATATCGATGCTATCGAGCCTATCGTAGCTATGGGTAAAACGGAAGAGCATGCTGGTAATGAAGCATTTGCAGCCGGTTCCGAAATCTTAAACAAAGCAGCTGCTGAAGCCAAAGCAACTTACGGCATCGAAATGGAACCTACCCTAGCAGGTCTGGAAGGTTTCCTGGAAGGATTGAAAGGTGCAGTGGGTAAAATTACTGCCGCTCTGAAATCCAAGCCAACTAAACAGGATCTCTCTATCGTTAAGAAATATCTTTACGAGAATGAGAAAGCTGCTGCGGTTTATTCCAGTGCTGATTGGCAAGGTAAGCAAACCTTCATCGAAGGCGGTAACGTCACTGTACAAACCCCTGCTTTGCTGAGTAATGCTACCACTCCTTCTGAAGTGGCTGGTGTGGTAAACTCCATGTTGAAGAATGCTGAAGATGCTTTCAGTAAACATGTTAAGAACGAAACTGAACGTCTTAAAGCCGGTGTGAAAGCTTTCAACGCTATTCGCAACCTGGGTAAAGATGCTCCGGTATCAGAGCTTGAAAAGCATCTACCTATCAAACCAGAAAAACTGACCTCGGGCGTAGCAGACGCTGGTCTGGATAAAGTAGAAGTTGGTTTGTCTGGCAAAGAGCTTCCAGTTCTGACTGCTGACAAAGTAAAAGAAGTTGTTAAGATCATGGATACCATTACTGATACGCTGGTTAAGTTTATCCGTATGGAAGAAAGCACTTTCGATCTCTATCCTGGTGATGAAGTCGAACGTTCTGCCTTTATCGAAGCGCATGAAAATACCGGTGCTGTTAAAGAACTGCTCAGCGTGATCGAGTACCGTTCAAGCCCAGTGTCCTTCACTGCTATCGACAAAGCACTCCATGAAAAACTGCTTCCAATTGCACAGTTCTTGGAAAGCTGGATCCTCAAATCAGTTAAATAAGGTAAACGTAATGGAACTGAAAAACATCGCTGACATCAAGAAAAAGATGCAGGGTGATATCGGAACCCTTACCAAAGTGATCTCCGCCTGTTCGCAGGCGGATACCCGCTCTGGTATGGAAGGCTATGAAGATGGCGGTAAAGTATTTACTGACGCCGCTAATCACTTCAAAACCCAATATGGTGTTTCCGTAGAACCTACCTTGGCTGGTATGGAATCTCTGGTTACTCAGCTGGCCACTGGTCTGAAGAAGATCGAAGATAAAGAAACTTCCGATGCTATTCTGACCCACATGTTAGTTGGGACTGAATCACGTAAGGCTGATTTAGTATTGGCTCAAATACGTGGTACAAGTGATCTTCACGTCCTGACCTCGATGATCTCTAACCGTCAGGATGGTATCGACGGGATGGAAGATGGTGGTACTCACTTCGGCCACATGGTTTCTACCATTAAAGAACACTACGGTGTTGAAGTGGAACCCACGTTGTCCGGTCTGGAAAGTTTTAGCTCTGTTCTTAAATCAGCAATCGGGAGCATTACTAACCTGATGAAAGGTAAGAATAAAGCAGAGAAAGCTCGTCTGATCAAACGTAACTTCGCTCAAGCAGAAGAAGCTGTTAAGCAATACGCTTCAGCTGAATGGCTGGGTAAGCGAGAGTACGTCGAAGATAAGACCGTTAAAGTCAAAACCCCGGCGGTCTTCAAAGATGTTAAGAACATCTCCGATCTGATGGGTGTTGTCAATGGTATTCAGAAAGATGTTGATTCTGCGTTGGCCAAACATACGGCGGTTATCAATCAGCGCTTGACCGCTGGCCTGAAAGTATTCAATCAGTACGACAACAAAGATCCTGGTGATAAGGAAATTACAAAAGAGCTCGATGGTCTGGTAATTACCCCTCCTTATCTTAAAGGCGGTGTTGACGACTCCAAGCTGAAAGAAGTTAAACTCGGGACTTCTCCTGTTGAACTTCCGACGCTGGATGAAGCAGGTGTTAAATCCGCTGTGTCTGCTTTGGGTAAATTAATCGCTGGTATCCACACTCTGTGGGCGAAACTAGAAACCATAGATAGTAAGCTTCTGTATGAAGAGGATATCTATCAGTCCGATTTCTGGAATAAAATGACTTCCGGTAAAGGTTTCGGTCAACTGTGGGATGCGGTCACTTATGACGCTGCCCGTGAAGTGAAAGAGATCGGGTTTGCCTACGACGACGTGGTACTCACCATTGCTCAGTTCATCGAAGGTTGGATGCTGGCTTCCATCAAGCACAACTAAGTAAATCTGTAACTAATCTGGGTATAGGCTAACCCCTATACCCATTTTGCTGTCTGTTGAAATTTTGCCACCTGCTTTAGCCGGACCAATAACGGTACCCGCAAAGCACACGCATATATAAGGAAGTAGTAAATGGCCCGTAGTTCTGACATTCGTATTTTCATCGCTAAGAAATTCCCTACTCTCCCAATGGGTCTCATCTACGTTGAACTCCATTCATTAATTACTACAATGGAATCAGCCAAAGACGCAGAAGGTTACAAACCTGAGTACGGCACCACTTTCCAAAATGAATGGGTCAAAGATACCGTTCATATTAAACCAGGTAATAAAGTTGCTTTTGTATCCAGTAAGGTTTCCTTTACTGAGAAGTCCATTTATCAGTTCCTGGAAGAACTGTCAGTTATCAGACATATTGACATGACTGGGGATATGACATTCCTGGACATGTATGGCGTTGTGCCGCTAGATGACGTGAAAGATATAATGTCACCTGCCGAAGTTGCAGGACTCAATGCTGAGGTCTACGCTACGCTTATGAAGCGTTGGTATAACCGTCATCGTGATGGGGCTAGCAATGCAACTATAATTCAACGTCGCTTGCGGAATGTTGATGCACATATTGAAGTGATGTTGGATAAGTTTGTCTTCCATCAAGACCAACGCAAGATGAGTTTCGATGTGAAGTATGTCGGTAAGACAGAACCTCATATCTTCTTGGTACCTGACTATGCATTTGACATTAAAGATACCAGCAGTAAGAAGTTCCGACTTTATCACCGTGATGTTGAAAAATACGTCACTGCTGGAAACATTAATTTTGGTGATGCGGTAACTAAGATATCTGAATTTACTGGTGGCGAGAATAAGCATATTGCTCATGCGCTCCAGGCGATCATCGGGGAGGTGATTGGATGTGTGGCTAGTGGCAACACCGATATCTTTGTTGTCGAGGGTTATCATCACGATTACACAATCAAAGCGGCGTGGGTATCTACTCCCCACAAAACTACAATCACCTTTAGTGTAAGACCTCGTAAACCGGCAGACCCGACTCATGTGGGAATCAATATCACTAGTGAGTTGAACCAGCTTATTGTTAGTATGAACAAATACGCGGGAGAATTCGAGCAGGCTCATGTTTCATATGTCGGGGGTTTGCTGGATGTAGCTACCAATGGCGCATTCCTATCTCAGTACGCGAATAAGCTCCCACCGGTATTATCCGACTATACCGCAGAGGTTGTTCAACCTAGTGATCTTACCGAGCATTTGGTAATTACACCCGCTGTCAAGAAAATACATGACCCTCGTCGCTATAACCTTCGATTCGTGACTCAAGGGACGCGTAAGCTAATCCCTAGGTAGCGTTGATCCAAAAGAACTCACTCAGATGAAGACGATATCTGATATGATGGCCGATGTCGATGATGGTCGTGTCGTGAGTTGGGAGAGTATCAAAAATCCTAAACAAACTGTTTGGTCTCGTTTAACCGGATTCTTCAAGAAATAACATACCCCTACTCTCCTTAACCGGAGAGTAGGGAGTTATGATTTGTTTTTCATTTGTATTTAAAGTGAAACAGATATTATCAAATTGTATAAACGTTTATATTAATATAGAGGATTTACTTATGAAAACTATTGACCGTAATGCATTTACTCAAACTACAATCGAAGCTATCGGTTATTATGTTTACTCTCTGATCGATCCACGTAACGGCGAAACTTTCTACGTCGGTAAAGGTGTAGGTAACCGCGTATTCATGCATGTTCAGGATTCCCTGAAAACTCCGCACTCTACTGACAAGCTCGACCGTATTCGTGAGATCCACGATGAGGGTTATGAAGTAACTCATTTGATTATCCGTCACGGCATGACCGAAGATCAGGCATTTGAAGTAGAGGCCGCTATTATCGACATGACACCAAATCTAACTAACTTAGTTAAAGGTCATGGTTCTATTCGCGGCCCTAAGTCTATCAAGCAGATCAACGAAATGTACGATGCTGAAATCGCCGACATCGATGGTCTGAAAGTTCTGATGATTAAAATCAATAATAGTTACGGCAAAATGGATCCTATTGATGCGACCTGTTTCTCCTGGAAGATCTCCGCAGAGAAAATGATGAAAGCTGATGTTATCCTGGGTGTTGCTAATGGGATCATCCGTACTGTATTAGAACCTCGTGGTTGGAATTTCTCTAACCCAATCCAACATGGTGAGATGTGGGAACATTATGGATTCGACCACATGGACCAAGAACAGCGTAAGCGTAAAGTAATCAAAGCTATACCTGCCGACATTCTTTTACATGAACGTTTGATAGGTAAAGCTATACCTGCTGAATACTCCATGAAGGGTTCTCAGCAAGCACTTCGTTATAACTACTAACATAGAGGAAAGTAGAAATGGCTAAATATAACGCACCGTCAGTAATACTGGCAAAAGAACTTATTGCTTCTCGTTTAAGTTTCGTCTTGATTCAAAAGCTAAAGACAACCACTCGAGGTGTACTCGCTACACGCATCGGTATGAGCCGTCACATGGTTAACCGATTAGCCCGTGGTGTTAGCAAGAATGTTTCACTGGACGCCATGCTGTTGGTTGCAGAGCGTTTAAACGTTAAATATAAAGTATCAATGGAATGGTCTGGTAAAGGACTGCCCGCCGTAACGGTAGAGTTAGTTGATCTTTACCCTGGACTGAAGAAACCCGTCACTAAAGTCCCTAAACACCAATCCGATAATGAATTCTACATAGGTTAGTCCCAATGCCTCCTAAGAACGTCACTGATGTACCAGAAACAATTAAGCGTGCCATCTATGCTCCTATTTATGAGGAGATGAGCCAACTGAAAAGAGCCACTACTCAGAAAGAGTTAGCTAGCACTTTCGGTGTAAGCCAAACCACCATAGGTAGTATTCTCAATGGTGGGATCCAGCACGTCAGTCTCAATAAGCTGATTCCTATCGCAACCCAGATGGGAATTGAAATGTCAATCACTACTTCTGCAAGCGGTGTTGATAAAGTAACCAAAATAACTAGGTGAGTTATTATGAAAGATAACAACGGTGTTGAGTATTATAATCCATCTGGGGTGGATGTCTGGTTTGCCCGTTACGAATTAAAAGCACCTGGAGATCCAACCCCCATGTTCTTTGATATCTGGGGAGCTGGTTTAGCCAACCCTAGTAGTAAACCCAGCATGCTGGAAACGCCCCTGGTAGATATAGTAGATGATATTCCAATGACTGTTATCGATTGTTTTGGGATATTCACAGAAGCAGAAAGGGAAGCGCATAAGGCATGGTTAGTACCCAATCTAACTCCGCAATTCGCTCCTATTCCTTTTGTTCTTCGTGAGCCTACTGATTCATTAGGAATGAGTAAAGTAGTCTGTACTCCCGTTCAGTACGGTGAGAAGAACTATCTTAGTTATAAACCAGTGGGTGATGATTACATCCTCCAAGAAGGAGAACGGTTCGTAAAACCTAAGAACCCTTCTTTCCCAACTAAATTCTGAGGTAATAATGAGCAAGCAGATTTGGAACCACAGTCCTTTCGTCCACAGTGAGTGGGTGGAGTTTACCGGACTACGTTTTAAGAACCCGTACATGCTCCGTCTTAAAGATGGTCGTGAACTACCAGGCTATCCCAATGCAGGTGCTTGGGCAGTTGAGTATAATGCCTGGATCGAGGATAGTGAGGTAACTCACATCATGCCTTTACCCGATAACTATCCTGGGCTGGGTCGCCAAATGCCCGGTGGTTTCAGGATTGCTCGTGACATCGAGTATTTCGGTAAGCGCTATCCTGTTTGGTGCGGAACCAAAGATGGGTTTGTCAGAGAAAACCAAATCCCTAAAGGAAAGGAAATTCTCCCAATCCGTATCATGGCTTACCGCGATAAGAAAGATACCACCAAGAAGGTTCATCTCTTCGTTACCCAGGGTTTGTTAGTTGATATTCATCCTTCTAATGTATCTCTGGAGTCAATGCAGAAATATACCGAAGTCCCTGGATTCTGGCCCGATGACGACGTTCAGGTATTGTCGTGTGACGAACTGGTACACTGTATCAACAATGCAGCTGTGTACAAACAGTTAGAGTCCACAGAACCATTAGTCCCAGAGATCACTAAGTATCTCCGCGAGGTTATTGGTTTGACTCCTCAACGATATCTTCCATTATTCGGGTTTGTGGTAACTCAGTGGAAAAAGGATAAGGAAGATTTCTGCCGTCAATTAGAAATGGGAATGATCGTCCAAGATAAAGTCAAAGACCGCATGGAGCAATGGCGTATCCTGGAGAAACCCAAGCTTACTAAGACTGCCCGCGCCAAGTTAATTAACTTAAGTCGTGGTCCTGAGGTAGATAAAACCTTCACCATTGAAATGTTGGAAATATCTAACTTCCTTAAGAACCCTCTCATTCTTCCTCCGGTCAAGTGGGAAGGAGCGAGTCGAGTATTCAATCCAGCTCATTATTTGAACTCACCTGGCCAATAAGGAATCGCATGAGCATAACTAAAATAAGATCGGGTGTCCGTGTCTCTGGGTCTTTAAAAACCCTTGATATGGATACCAGTATTTTAGCGCTAATAAAAACACGGCTGAGAAGACTGTACTCTGAAGCTGACCAGTCGGTCTTTGCCTACATCATCAATCCATTAGTGACCACCAGAGCCAATCAGTTATCGGACGATAAGTTCCGCGCTCGTGTTAAGAGTGAATTACTGAAGCACGCCCAAATGGTGTTCCCTGATCGTAATTATACCGAGGTTAGTGATTACTCGGTGTTGTATAATGCGATTGTTGATTTCATTAAGGAGCGCAACGATAAGATCAGCGCCTACCAAAGGAATAAATGATGGAAATAAACTTATATGTTGCTATGGGGTTAGTATTCTTGGTTGGCTCGGTACTTCTTATTAGTGAGGTAGTGTTTAGCTATACCCATTACGCTCGAGTGGAGCCGAGGATGTCATACGAAGAGGATGTCCGTTATTCGCGCATTCTTAAAGAGATGTTGTTCCGGCGAATATTAATTATTGGCATTGCAGTTAGTGTGAGTGAAGCACTCCTCATCGCTATGCAATTAGCCAACGTCTTTTATAAATAGAGGGAATTTGTGCTCAATCTCATTTTAGCTTTTTCCATGGTTGCGGCAGTAGTTATGTTTGTAGCTGTGCTTGTGATGGAATCTATTTTCCTTGCAAGAGATCTCGGTCGACGTATTAAGAATATCCCAGAGTCAGTTCGCTCTTTCCACCGTGCTTGGTTAATCAAGACGTTCCTTGTAAGGATGGGTGGTATGGGTGTTATCTTATTCCTGATTGAATCAGTAGGTTGGACTTATATTTATCAAACATTATAGAGAGCGCTATGAGTAAATACCCAAGTATCGAAGCTGCATTGGTGGATGGACCCGGATCTATGACCGGTAGCATTAACGAAGCATTCAGTGTTGGTGTGATGCGTGAGATCGGTGATTCTATCGATGGCGGATTAACCAGTTGGCTGAATGAAGTTGGTGTACCTCGTCGTTTTCACTTTGCTTTCAAGGTGAAACGTCTGAAGAGTTTAATGGTGGATGATGTTAGCACCCACTCATTCCTCTCTTTACTTAAAGAAACCTTCAAGCTTCAATACGGGGATTGGATCTCCCTTATTCACATTGATCCGCCAGAGAAGTATAACTCTTCTCATTTACAGAAATTCCTGATGTTTACCGTCTACAGTGCATTACTTGAAGATCTTAAAGATCATCATGCAGCGTTCAAGTCTACGCTGGTGTACCTCGATGATATTGAACATCATGTAAATCTGTTTAATCGTGTTCTTTCTAACTTACCTGATGCGACTATCATTGATGAAGTTATTATCAGCCAGGAGGTTGTACGGAGAGCAGCTAGAACACTTATCGATAAAGGCGTTATGCAATTAACCTGGGATACAATTGAATATCGTCAAGGTATTATACTGAGCTAACATACGAGAACCTACCCGTAATGGGTAGGTTCTCTATTATGTTGTTTGTTTTTCTTTTCGGTATAAATTTACAGGCAGATATTATCCTAGTGTATAACCGCAAACATTTAACCTGGAGATAAATGATGGATAAGAAAATTGGGTACATTACCAAACCAGTCATGCCCGTAGCAAACTGGGAAGAAGAATTGAAACACTTTGGTATTTTAAGTGACTGTGTCACCGTTGCGGAATTGGAAAGCATCAAACCAATTCGTAGTGATTACGATTCCTGGATCTTCAATGTTCCGACCGAACTCATGGAGCGTATCAATGCACGTATCCTTGAAATGGGAATCACCCGCGAAGAAGCTGAAACCATAGTTGGTAAAATGGTTGCTTGGGTTCAGTATTCATCCAGTACAGGTGCGGTGTATGAATTGGACTCTGTTCCCAAAATGAAGTTATCTCCCGAGTTTTCTTGGGCAGACTTCAAACCTAATCCAAATCTACATCGTATTAATGCGGACGCTTCTGATGTCGAAATCAAAGGTGTTCATTTGAAATCGTCACGTCCAACGGCTCGTGACAAGGTCATGGTTATGTTAGCCACTTTGTCAGAACTCGAATTACAAGACGACTTCCCAGGTGTGGAACATGATGTCTTGGAATATGTGGCTTATTGGGGCAATGATGATTATGTCATGGGTGCTGATATGGGGAAATACCTCGAGTCGGTCACCATAGATGGTAAAGCAGTGCATCCTCGTCACTACATCTACTGCAAACCACAGAAAGCTGTTATCTGGTTGGGTTACGAATTACTTCGTGGTAACCGCCCACAGGTGGTTCTGAAACATGATCCAGAAAACGACCTCCGTGAGTTCATTGGTTTGCCTGACGACCATCCGCTGAAGAAAGGGGTACTTGCCTTAGCCCGCGAGAACCGTGTAACAGGTAAAACACTTTACCGTGAAGTTGCCTTATCTGGTGGCTTCCCACTAGGTCGGTCTTTTGCCGAACCATGTACTGAACAATTTGTTGATGACCGACCTGAAACCATCAAAGGTAACAGTCGCCAGCGCATCGTCGATAATGGTAAACATAAATGGCCAGCTGCCAAAACTCGGAAAGGACATCGCAAATGAAAGACACAATCAACACTTTAACCCATGCGGCATTATTGGCAGTGGGTAAGAAAATGAGAGAGCAGGGTATCTCTGGGGGACTTATTTCAGATATACACTTCAGTCACCTCAGAAGACAACAGCCTATCTTTGACCAACCGCGCGGTATTGATCTCCCCACCAATGACGGGTTCCAAGAGAAACGAAATCGTCAAGTACGTCAGGGTAAGAAATCTGCCTGGCCAGTTCCTCGTGGGAAGGGGCATCGTTATTAATGAAATATGCTTTGGAGTACATAAGTAAGAAACGTGCGACACAACGGTGGTATCAGTCTCCGGAGTTTAGCGTGTTTCTTATTATATTAATCGCTACGGTCATTTCTCTGGCCGTAACTTATTTTGTCTATCGAGGACAGCCGTAATGAAGTTGACAGGTCCAAAGGTGAAGGCAGATTTAATCAAAGGAATTATTATTTTGATTATCTGTTTGTTTTCCGTAATCATCGGGTTCACCTACATAGGTTATAAAGAAGAACATCGCCGTATCGAAAAAGGTGTTAATATTTTAACTGGAATGGGGTACAACAAAACCGAAATCATCAAAGGCAAAGCAGTGTGCCCTAAAGGTGAATACGGACGCTGGTATCACGCTGTCAATAAAGACGGTAAAGAAGAACGCGGTGTACTGTGTGTAACCGGGGACACTGGATTACCATACACCATCCCTGCTCCTAAGGATAAATAAATGCAATCTGAATTACTCATTTTAATTCTGTCTCAGGTCACCCTTACCGGGATTGTACTCATCCTGGCTGTTCTGGAGGTGGCTAAAATGTATCACCGTATGTTCTATGCTGGAGAGGATGCTCGTAAAGCTAAGAGTGCCGTGGATAACTGTAAACACCAGCTCTGGACCATCATGGGTATCTACATGGTCCTGACTGTGGTCCAGTTCTACAAATCGGGCATTCCTATTTTCTAACCAGAGGTAACTATGACACAGTTAGTTGAAGGACCAAACTTCGCATATTCAAATTGCGGAATTGATATGGTTATTCCTTTCCACCCAAGGGTATACCATCTCGTTGATAAGATCCACCTTAATACGTGGGCTGCAATCTTTTCGGTAGCATTATATAACGTTGCCCATGAAGGTGAAGAACAAATCAACGAACGCAGTTTTATTCAGGATTCTATTATGCATCTTGAATTCGGATATGAACGACATACGGTCGCTGCTGACATCGCTCAGTATCTTGCCAATACTCGTGACTTGTTAAAGATGTATTACATGCAGTGCGTCAATGACTATGTAATCAAAGCCATGAATATTGATAAGACCAAATCCTCTACTCAATCTGGGGACTATACAGTAAGGAAGATTATTCATTACTGGCTGCGTACTGAGCTGAGTCATTTATGTGGAAAATCAACCCACCATACTACCTGGAGTACGGTATCTGATTTGTTCAAAGATCATGGTGTGTTGCTCCCAGCTATCTGGCTGGAAACATTTGGGTTATATGCTGAAGAACCAATTAGTCCGTTCGCCCAACTTGCGGCTGCTTCAATGAACGGTGATGATGTTACGACTATTGATGTCAGGGTGACTAACACTGATACCGGTGTTCATTTCGAAACCATGGACAATGGTAGTTCTGAATAATAGTTCGATTTCAGGAGCTTTAATGGCGACAATTCAATTTAAAGATGTAGATTTCTTTGGTCTAAAGTTGTTGGATAAAGAGAACTGCCGTTTCTGTGTTAGATCCGGTAAAGCCTTTATGTATATTAATAATCAACGTTTTGATTTTGAAGATACTCCGGCAACAACAGAAATCACTAAGTTCGGTTTAGACTTTGAAGCAGTAAACATGGACACCAGTAAAGATGTCACTGTTGAAGGCTTCATTTTCTTCTGGCAAAAAGAATCCTTTTATGCCGCCGCAATTATTGACCTTAAACGTAAACACCCACCTATCGTTATCCGGGCCGGTGATGCTTTAAAGGAAATAGAAAATGAATGACATGAAGAAAACCGAAGATGGGTATTACCAGTTGAGTGTCGGCGGACTTGATATAGAAAATGACAATGGTCGTATCTATCTCTCGCCAGGCGACTTTGATGACGATACTTATCCTGTTGACCATAAAGAATTGGCGATGGCTCAACAAGTAAGTAACCTGACTGCTGAGAACTATCAGAAGTTACGTGATGCGACTACTTACGAAGAACGTCTTGTCATTATCGAAGATGTTGCTACCTACAACCGCAGTAAGTTCAAATCCCTATCTAAACGTCGTAAGAAAATCTTTATAAAAGGATTTACGCATTACGACATCAGAACGGGTGATTTGATTCACTATAATAACCGTGGATCCATCTGGGTATTCCCAGCTCCAATAACTCACACCTTCGTGGAGAAGACCGGTATACCGTTCGAGAACATGATGGGTGCCTGGGTTAGCGAGTTGATGCATCCATAATACGTTTCAATCAACTGGAGTAATGCTCCGAAATATAACCACCAAGAGGTAATTATGTTTAAAGCAATTTGGAAAGGCGTTAAGTGGTTCTTCAAGCAACCGGATGATTCCAAACTTCCGGTACGCGGAAAACCGATGTTCTCCCAACCAGGTCAGGTTCCTCGTGTAGGAACTAACATCCCAGTCAACCGTAATGTTGAAGGACGGTTGGTTGCTGGTGAGAAAGAACAAGGGATTATGAGCTCTTATGCTCAAATGGTTGCTCTGACCAATTCTGACACGCAAGCTATTGAGCTGGCTCAGTCTAAACGTTTTGGTCCGCATGCATTAACCGAAGCTGAAATCGAGTACGTACTGGAGAACTCCGATATCGCTCACCAAAAGGACAAAGTTATTAAGGCAATCAACCTGGCACTGAACTTCCAATATGCCCGCTATACCACGGTCATTGACGAAGCCATTGCAAAGATTGATGCCGTTATCGAGCAGCCTTCTGTAGATAAATAACTTTCCAGTTTTAAAGCACTAAAATCAGGATAGGGTGGTGAAATACCACTCTATCTTTTTCCCACCTATTCTTTTTAATTTGTAAGGATTAGTGTAATGACTAAGAAAGTAAAGAACAGTTCTCAGCCCGGTAGCCTGAATAAAGCGCTCCCTGAGAAAGCAAAGAAGGCCGTTGATACCATCGTTGACGATATTAAAAAGGCTGATGGCGAACTGGACAACAGCCAAGACTCGTTTGGGTTTGGTGGTATTACGGTTGAAGCTAAACCAGCTAAGCCATTCGAAGCGACCGTCGTTGAGCCTGTGAATATCCCGCAGCGGTTTTCCAAATATGGCCGTCGTGTTGACATAACCAGAAAGCCAGAACTTATCGTGGGTGGTAAGGAAATCGAGCTGGTTGTATTAAAACCGGAAGAGTATCCGCGTGCTCTCAGCAGTACGTTCTATAACCACGATAAAGACAATATCCTGGTTGCTCCTCGTGATACATCCAAGCACTCTGTAGCACATCCAGGTTGCACTCTCGAGCGTAAAGACTTAAAGGTTTATAAGGCCATTGTCAATGGTACTGAAATCTTTATGACCGCAGGTTCTTCTCTGATCGTTAAGGAAACTGTCGTCAAAAATGGCTGCTCTGACCCGTGGGATCTTGAAGAAGGATTTAATTCCACTTCTATCAAAGATCAAGACCCAGTCCTGGTTCTTATTGGTTCGGAATTAACCACCAGTTTATTGAACGTCAACGGGTATAACTTGTTGAACAACTCTTCTCTGGAGTCCAAGACAACATACCTGATGAATTCTCGTGTGATTGCGTCCCGTCTCCACTCTGAAGAGACGATTGACCTGGATAGCACCAACCTGAACTCCAGCGTTATCTCTGGAACTAAATGGTTGCGTTCTTCTAAGTCTGACTTGGCGTTACTTAACCTCGGGGGTATCCGACATATTACTCTCGAGCGGGTTTCTACACGCGGTGATGGTTCGTTCTCTCTGACGACGTGGGCTAATAAAGACCGCTTATCTTTGCGCATTGCCGATATCACACTGACAGAATTCAATATGAACTTCTCGTCTGATGATCTGCCGCTGGATAAGAACACCGGACCTGATACGGTAATCAACATTAACCGTCGCGTAGACTATGGTTACTTCTCGGGGATTATCCACGTTCCATTCATCCGTATCAATAAGTTTGATATGCTGGTTGGTGATAACGTGTTTACTGGTAAAGAGCTGAATCCGACTTCCTTCCCTCAAGAAGAGAAGAAAGAAGAACTACTGCCAAATCCGAGCCCGTACGGTTATACTCCTCCTCTGTATCGCCCTGCCCCTTACTCTATGGGTGGAGCGCGTATGGATGATACCTGGAACAAAGCACGGAAGATCATTTCGTTCCAGGCTGCTGGTCATAACTATTCTGGTAAACAGAACCCACTGGGAACACTGGGGGAATCATTGGTTGACACATTAGTCGATCAGATTCGTTCCCGTAACAAACTGTATATTGAACTGTTTTCATTTGTAAAGTAAGAGAGGTGCATTATGGAGGCTATTAACAAATTAGTCGCTGAGGAGCTGACTAAGCTAATGCATAGCTTCGGCAACCTGTTCATACATGTTTCGGGTGAGGGTAAGATTGACTTCCTCCAGAAAGATGGGCCAGGTTGGTTAGGGATGATTAAGTACGTAGTCTCTGGGGATATCGGGTGTATGAAACCTTATAAGGGTTACGACACCTGCGCACTTGATCAAGCGATTGATTATCTGCTTAACCTGGAATACGCTCCTCACTTAAACTCATCCGCTAACGAAGAGTTTCTGCCTGATGATGAAACATGGAAGAAATTCATCATGGACATTAAGGAAGAATGTTCTTATCAGGGACATCCAAAGCCGAAGTATAAGTTCGAGCTGTTAGGTGGTGATGACGGTAAAACTGTCGTGACTACTGTCACACTTGAACCTATCTGCAATGAGTTCATTGTGGGTGAATACAAGGCAAGTCAGAAAGCTGAATTCATCGGAGAGATCGATGATTACGACCAGCCGAAGATTAATGGGTGTTGGGTGAAGGTTGGTGATAAGATTATCGATATTGAACTCGATAAACTGATTCATTTCCGCCACCGTAAATATCAGCCTCGTAAAGGGGACTATCTCCTGCACGATGAGAGTAAAGGTGTTTACATCATCCTTCCTCAAGCAGACTACTCAATCCACTAACGCATACGGTAAGAGGGGCTTCGGCTCCTCTTACCTATGTTTTCATTTGAATTATTTTTTAGCTCTACATTATTAGAGTGTATAACTGATACAATTTTACTTACTTATAGAGAAAGGAATTATGAATAATTGGACCCCGACCAAAATGGTTTCTGCATTAGCTGATGAAGAACATAAGCTGTATCCCCATCATTTAATTACTGCTGCACAAAACACGACCGTGGTTAATCCTATCGTCGATCATGCATTCTTCTACAACATCTCTAATCCGCCAGCGTCAGAAATGGAAAATCACTCTGTGGTGGCCAAACGTATGGCTGAGATTGAAGAACAGTTGACTGGATTTACTCCCGATGATAAAGTTCGGACATTATCAGACTTGCGTGATTTCTTCTACAAGCGTCTGTGTCGTGCTCAGCATTCTGGCATCCAAGCTGCGGTAGTAGAATGTCGTAACCTGTTACAAGCAACTCGTTTAGTTGAAACTTCACTGCTGTAATTCGTAGTACCCTAACCCACCCTTATATAGAGAGATTAAATATGAACACTTTCAATTCCCAACGTTGTGACTACATCGAAGTTCTGAACTCTTATCTGATCGAAGCAAACTCTGAAGAGACAGAGTACGATGTAGATGCAATCCGTGTTCGTCTCAACTTCTGCCAGCAACTGACTGGCGAACAGTTCATGTTGAACAAAGATTATTTACTGAATACCCACCCAGCTCTGCTGTGCAAAGGTCTGATGGGTGTTCTTCTTCCAAACCTGCCAGGTACCGCTGTAAACCCACGTATCACCACATACGGTTGTGGGGTCGATATTGACGGTGACTTCAATATCCACGGTGATTTGGTTATTGGGGTTGATAAAGCATTTGAGGCCAATAATCATATCTCTGCCAGAATTCAAGCGCTGGACCTTCTGTTTAATTCAGATGCACAGTTTACCGGTTATCCTTTATACCCTAGTGATTGCGCTCCACGTATGTCAATGTACGGTGGAAACAGAATGACTGGTGAAAGTGAGCGTCGTGACCCACGTGACATTTTCCATAAAGGTTTCGATGTTTCAGAACTGAACCTCGGTGGTGATTTGGTTAACTTGTTTACTCACGTTCCGAACCCATTCCCTAAAACAGATATTGTCGGAATGATTGCTCGTAAACATCCTGAGCTTGCTCAAACACGCATGCATCTGGATATGGAGATGCCAATCAGCGATGGCACTAAGAACGTCATGGATGCCGTTGTAGCACGTCATTACATGTCTGAGTTCTCCCAGGCCATCGAAGAAGCTGTTGCCCTTCCTGGCCTTGATAAAGAAATCAAGACTGGGCTCTCCTTAGTGAGCGAAGTGATCAATAAACATTTCTCCGGTCTTGCCATGGACAAAGAGATCCCGAATGAACCAATCTCTATGGTTCAGATGTGTTCCTTGAAACATCATCCTTCTGTTGTTAACGAACAATATCGTTCAAAGGCGTTCCTCAACGTTATGCCTGCTGAACATGCTGAGAAGTTAATGAAGAACATGCAAGTCATGCTGAACCTCATGAGTGAGCAAGATGACCCTGAGTATTACGAATCAGTCAAAACGGAAATTAAGCGTCTCCGTTATATCGCTGAAGGGGCAATCAAGTCTCATCGTGACGTAAACAGCAAATGGGTTGATTGATTCAACCCACTTAACCATTTAGTACAGAGGAAAGTAAAATGAACAACAACTTTAACTATTATCACAATTCTGGGTTTGGTACGCTTTACATGAACGAAATGTTTGGTCGCTCATCTATCGGTACCAGTCGTCTTCTCGACTGTGTTAATATTATCACCAGTGGGATACACAAAACAGTTACTGATAACTTCAACGTTATTGTGAGTACAATGGGTCGTCCCGAGGCTGTTGCTATTTTCCTCAACAACTTGGAAAGGGCCACTGACCGTGACCGACTCACGTATATTGAACAATCAGTGGCTCATCTTCGTGGTGAGGGCGTTCTCAGAAAAGAGGAGTCTAAATGGGGTGCGGATCTCTTTGAGGGGGATTACATGGAGAACTTGGCTAAGTCTCCTAAACTGGTCTCCATGTTAGCGCTGGTAACAATAAGTCGTACCATAACAGATCCTAACAACCCAGTTATTAAACTCCGTATCAAACTGGCCGAAGACTACAACAACGGCAACAAGGTTCATTTGAATCCAGTAGACGATCAACGTGATAAGCTAACCAGTCTGAAAACCATTCTTAAAGAGGGTGGTCGTAATACTCGTATGCGGAAAGCCACAATAACAGCTCGTTGGATTGAGGTCATTAAGATTTATGTTGACCTGAAGAAAGAGATGTTGAAGAACTCATTGGAAAAGACCATCTGGTTGAAAGATGAGAAAGCGAAAATCGATTCTGATCCTAAACTTCGTGCTGGTGTACGAGACCTGGTCGACGATATTGAAGATCTGATCCGGTTCACTGATGAACTCCCAGAAGAAGTGTTAGAAGTATTCCGTAAAGCAATCTAACATTACTTCACTCCCAATAACTCGTAAACAATTAAACCCATTAATTAAGGATTTAACCATGACTAAGATTAAAGCATCCACTCCAGACGTCGCTCCTAACAACCCGTTCAAAGATGTATTCGGTCCAGCAGCGGCAGAGCGCAAACAACTGATCAATAAGATCAAAGGTATCCACGCTAAACGTAATGAACTGCGTGGCGTGTCTGGCACCAAAGAGCAGTGGAATGCTCTCACTAAAGAAATGCACTCTGTTCAGAACCGCATTAATGAACTGAACGTTCAACTGGGTATTGAGGTGAAAGTGTTCCCCGCTCCGGTGGATAAGAAACACTTCAATGAACAGAAAACTGGACGCTTGCGCACAGATCGTAAGCAAGGCGAATTCAAACATTACAAGGGTCGTCCACAAGGTGGATTCAAACGTGGCGAGGCTATTGTAGTCGGTGCAGAAACTTCAGCTGACAAATCTCGGGTCACTGGTAATCTGAAGGACTAACAGGTAGGGGGAGGAAACTCCCCTATTATTTTGTTTGATCAAAGGGCGGTTAATCACTTCCCTTTTATGAAACAAACCTAACAATATAGAGAGGTCATTATGTTCCAGATTCGTAAGGTTCAAATTAGTAAAGACGGAACTGCAATGTCCGTCCCTGGTCGTAACTTAGCCGAGATCGTTACTATCTTGGTTACTATCAATAACCACATCCAAGCCTGGTCAACCGAATTCAGTCATGACTTCGATGTTAGGATCAGTACTGGGTTTGAGTGGAACGAGAAGATTGAAAACAAGTTCTCTCGTAAAGCTCCCGTCAGGTACATTCGTATTTGGGGTAAGTATCCAGATGACCTAACTCAGGGTTATCGTACTGTTATCGGCATTGAACTGGAAACGCACACCGGAAGGAAACACCTGGTCATGTTTAACGACCTGCAATTCCCAGAAGTACGTGATACCATCGAAAAGCTGTATAAACGTTTTCATAGCGAGTTGATGAAAAATGACATTGAACGAGCACAAGAAAGAAGTTGAGGCTTTGCTAGCTCATGCTAAACGTTACGGTGATTACCAAGGTATTACCGAACATGAACAGCTTCTCTCTGACTTAGAGAAGTTAACTGAATCCGAATATGCTTCTTATATCAAAGTAAGAAAAATGTTCGGGGCTAACAGTGTCAAACCTATAGTAAGGATTCCCAATGCCAATGGCACTTAGCAGAAAAGAGGTTGTTCTTATTCTTCGTCATAAATCCAAGACGTCCAAGAATAGAACAATGTCTCAAATGTTTGATTTGGAAGCAAACCGAATTGAACGTATGGATGACAAAGAGTTCGAAGCATTTGCTAAGGACTTTGTCGGTAAGCAAAATCAAACCACTGTAACTAAAAGGACAACACGATGAAACATGTTCGCTATCTGGATCAGGATTTAGGTACTCCTCTTCCACCTGCTCCAAAGGAAGATTGTTGGGATGCGCTTTTCAAAGGTGGGTTGTCTAAGGCTAAGAAGATCGATCTCTTCTATAAGCTCCAATCTCAGAAAGAAGCTTCTGAAGGTAATACCCGTCCGACTAACACAATTGAACGTCGTTTGATTGCCAAGCTGTTTAGTCGTAAGGCTCAAGCCATATGGATGAACTGTACTCTGCGTATCTATGATTACAGAAATGCTAATCTTCGTCCATCAGAAGTTGACATCCGTATTATCAACAAGTTATTTGATAATCACGGGGCAATGATCAAGGCTGGTACCATCTAACTCCGTATTACCGTAGTACCTCATTAACCATTTTAACCAAGAAGGAAAATATCATGGCTGCTAACAAGAAATCCCCACGTAAGAAAGGTTCTGCAACTCGTCGTCGTTCTGTACACATCACCAACGTGATGAACCATGCAATCAACCGCTTTTACATGATGGGCGATATGAACCATGATCCCATGTCGTTTCACACTAGTGAAATCAACATGTATTTGAAAGGACTTGACCTTTCTATCGCTTTGCAAGAATTGACCAAATTCTTTTACGCTGAACGTCGTGAATGGATTCTTGGTGTTTACCACTTCTTTAAAGTGGACGGGAGCATTCAAGTTGTTCCTACGGAAGTCATCATTCAGGACGCACTGCTGAATGAAGTAGCCGATGCAGTAGAGGGTCATATTAAGACTCTGAAAGAATCTATCATCGATGTTGATGATGACCACACCGAGGAGAACTACTTCTTCTACGGGTACTACATCAACTTCGGTAACGGGTTAAATATGCCCGCTATGGAAGAGGATATCATCCAGGCATTCTTTAAAGTTAACAATGACCTGAGTGATGTTAAACCAGAAGTGTGCGAGTGTAACGCTGAGAAAGTTCTTCGTGCCATTGCAGGTGAGAAATTCTCCCTGACCAACTCCAACGCTTTAGTAAGCACAATGAAAGAGGTTGTATAATGAGCAAGATGAAACTGGTATTCACCGCATACGAAGAACGCTGGGATAACTTCACTGTTGATGTCGTAATCAAAGCCACTCTGAATGGCGTTGAGTTGGACGCTACTTCTTTACCTATGTCGCACAAGCGTGCGACTACTGAAGTGGTTAACCGGGCTGCTATGAGCCAAATTCAAGACATCGTGGAACAATCCATCAAACGTCTGGGAATGCAGCCCTCTGATTATGACCGTAATCTGACTGACATGTTGAAACAGTTCGAAGTGTTCTTACACCAGGACTTCCGTGATCAATGTTCAGAATACGAAATCCCTTTCAAACATTTACTTGCCGCTTAACTTAGAAGGAAAGCGAAATGAAACAGACTCTTATCTTTACTGACTTCATCGAAAACATCGAACCTAATCGTTACAGTGTCGAAATGCTGGCTACTCTCAACGGTCACGTGTTAAAGTTCCTTTCTCCGTATAACGCTGCTGATATCACCAAAGAGAAGAAGGATCAGATCTTCCGTGTAGGTCTGAACACTATCTTGTCTAACGCCATTGCTCATCAGCGCCTTACTGACGACACTGTGCCTTCGCCGGTTAATATGGCGATGCTGGATAAGTTTGGTATGTTCGATATCAAACAAACCGTTACTTTCAATAACGATCTGAATAAAGCCGGTCGTGATACTTCTATCCTGTTGGAAGGGATCTGGTAATGGAAACTCGTGAATATCATTTACCTGGTGAATTTGATCTGCGTGTTCCTGGTGTAGACAAACGTCAAATTTCTTATGTTATTGGGAAGATCGTCGCCATTCTCATAGAGATGGATAAAGCCGTAGAACAGAGGGCGTTTGGTGTATTTGAGCTTGTCCTTGATTTACTCCCGATCAAACCTACCCGAATCTATGGGTCGGCTCCTGTTAAATCGATAAGGGTCACTCTTAAGGAATCTGGGGATGGTAAGCGACTCGTGATTCTACTCGGAGTCCTGAATTGTGTTAACGTCAGAACGGAAGATTATTTCTACGTTGAAGATCTAAAGGCAATCAGGGGCAAACTGATCCGTCATAATTTCAAATTAGAACGTGAACTTATGCTGGAGAAGGGGGACGAGGGGAGATAACATGTTTGATTTCTTCAGACCTAAACCGATAAGTAAAAAGAAGCTCTTTGAGATTCATCATGGAACAACACGTTCCGTGATTCTCTTTCATAAGTGGGCAATTAAAATTCCTCACTTGAAATCATATAAGGGGTTCCTTAAGGGACTCCTTGCTAATATGACTGAACGGTCCATTTGGCATTGTTGTCCTAACTACTTTCTTCCGGTCATCTGGTCTATGCCATTGGGTCTGGTAGTGGTTATGCCGCGTGTCAAAGCAACCAAACAGGTTACTTGGTATTTACATGCGTTCATGGCCGATTTATTTCATGCTAACAACGATGATAACGATGAAGCCCTTAATGCAAGGCGGTATTGCGAATACATCCCAAGTAATGTGGCGATGTATAAAGGTAAACCCGTTTGTATTGATTATGGTACCTATATTCACCCCGACGTCACGGAAAAGGAACTAGACGGGGAGATGTATTATTTAAAGTTAAAGACCAGAAACCTCGTAGAGGAAAAGTTTGGTCCTCAGGACTGGAGTCATTATGGAAACCAAGAAAATATTCTCGTTGTACAAGAATCCGCTGAGGTATGTTTGGAGCTATTGGATATTCCAACATTTACCGCTAATGTGGAAAGTAAGGATCGCAAACTTCCACATGGATTACTGGCAATGGAAAAGGCAAACGAAGGATCGGTTATTCGGGTCTCTCGGCGTGGTAGTGCTCCAGGAAGTGAATCCCTGGGGGACAATAACGTTATCCCACGGAACGTTCCGACTCAGAGACGTCCGATACCGGTTGAAGCGATCCAAACTACCGTGGTACTCAACTAAGACCGCTGTCGGTACGCAGTGTACGGATGAGGAGGCTCATCCCATAAAGTTATCTGGTCACAATCAGTTAGCTAAGTTCCTGAATGAGCAGTTAAGAACTGTGGCTAATCAGAAACAACATCAAGAGCTGAAAGCTCAAATCGTAAATCACAAATTCAAGGAATACAATCATGACTAAGCAACGTAAAACAGTTTACATCACCCACGCTTCTGCACCACACGAGGATCGACTCATCATTAAACTGAGTTCATCAGAAGCTGCTGTTCAGGGATCCTGTAAAGCATCAGAAATCTTCCCTACCATCAAATCACTGGTAGCGGAACTGTTTGCCGAAGACTGGAAGGTCGCTAATCAGATTAACCGCATGGACCGTGAAGAGTTTGCATCCAAATACCACCTCGGATTCACTCCCACGGTACGTCCAGAATTCAAAGACGACTTCCTTGTTCCTCGCCCTCTGCGTATTCTGGCCGAACTCATTGATGCTCTGCAAAATAAAGAAGACCGCCAAGAAGGCGTGGCAGCTGTTGTTGAAGCATTGGCCGGTGAAGCCAAAGAAGATGACAACCCAATTTCCGATGTCATTGAAAAGATGTTCGACACTCGTGATTTTGCATGGGCTGTTGCAGCACAGGGACAGTGCAAAGCGAGTGGTAAAGCGTGGGGCGCAGAATACGAATTACGCTTCACTCATGCTGTAGGTAACTGGTATGTAGAAGGTTATGTGGGTACCATGAAAATGCGAATTTTCAAAACTCACTCTACCATCCAGATTTATCTGACCACTATGGACTGCAATCAGTTCGATATGTCTCGTTGCGATGTCAACCTGAGCGTTCATGATAAGTTCGGGTTCCGTGATTGGATCAAAGCACTGGCTAAACGTCAAGCTCCTAAACAGGAAGGCTAATGAAAGAAGCTTTAATAATAATTCTCATGGTTGTGGTAGCGTTAGTGCTACCCACCATTACCGCCTTCTATGTCCACACACTGTTTGAAGAGTTAAACATTATGGATCTCTTTATGCTCTGGCTTGGGTGTGTTGTGATGTTCTCCGTAATCACCATTGGCATATTAGACGCAGTGTCCCCCACGTTAGTTCGTGGGGAATTCTCTAACAGAAATCATCGGGGTGTATAATGATTAAAGAAATCTCTACGTGGTTGATTGATCCTATTGATAATAACTGTGGGATCACGTTAACCGATGCTCAAATAACAGCATTATCTATTTGGTTGACATTGGCTTATAATGACCCTCATGTGAAACCTTTGTGGTTTGCTCGCTGTGGTGAGTTTGCAACGCGTGATGGTCACACCATCAAGCTGAAGGGCATGGATGGCTGCATGTCTATGGATACGGTAATTAAGTTCCTGAAATCTATCAACTCTATCTGTGGCGGACCACTACATCACGAATATAATCGTGATGGGCTCTACTCAGTTAAAGTGATAGATGAAATTCTGGGTTACTACGATAGCCGTGATCGTAGTTGTTCGTCCATTGGCTTACGCTATACCGATGACATGAAGGTTTGGTACGGGGTCAAAGCTAAAGTCTCTCAGGGTGCTGAACTAACATCCGTTAATTACAAGTTCGACAATTTGACTTTAGGTCAATTCTAATTTAACCATTCTCCTATAGAGGTAGTAACAAATGAAACGTGCGGTGATTCTCGTTGTAGCTATTAGTATGATTCTTACAGGTTGTTTTATGGAACCAAACTCTACTAATACTGAGATCAGTGCTGGCAGTCATTATTTAAAAGGTCAGGTAATAGCCCTAGAAGCGTGTTACAGCAACGCGACTGACGTAGGGTCTACTTGTGTGGGTGTTGTCGATAACAACGGTCAGAAGCGCGCTGGTCGCGTTATGGGTGATATACGGATAGGTTCAAACGTCTATAAAGAATGTACCATCAGTGAAAGGGGTAATACCTGTTCCAATGTTTGGAAAACCTCTGTGGGAGAAGGTTATTTGAAGGGCGGTGAAATAGTTAACTTGTAAACATAATAGAGAACCTACCCATTACGGGTAGGTTCTCTAGTTTATAATCTATTCATTTTTTTTTTATGAGTCAATACCGACCTGTATTATCACATCTTGAGCAGGTCCGTTGTTCTCACTCTCTTTAAAATTCAGTTGAGCGAGGTATGCGAGGAACCCTGTCGTGGGTATGTTAAACAATCCCATGGTCCTTATCCTGTATGGATCGCTCCACGGAACATCGAGGAATACTGTTGCACCACTCGATGTATTAATGCTCCCAGAACCCGTTATCGGAGTTGGGCTTCCGTTCTTCGTTCTCTTCTGGTTTACAGTAATCTGTAAAGAAGCAGACGTTGCACCCTTAGGAACATTGGCTGGGGTTACTACTGTACTCAATGGCTCAGGGGTGAAATTAACCACCACAGGGTTAAGGGTATATTCCTTATTACCGGATTTAACCTTGAACACCACGCTGATTTTACCACCTGCAAATTTAGAGGAATAATCAAACGCATATACCCCTGAAGCAGGTGTAACGGGATTCAGCCGTGTAGCAATGGAATCATAAACGTTTGTGTTCCCACTGACTACAGGTGTTGTCACAGCGGAAACAAATGTGACATCAGTAGCAGGAACCCCATCTTGATCTACGATGGTTATCTTTCGTTCACCTACGGTGAACGTGTTCAGGCTTCCAGATTCTAATGTCGCTGATAATGTTCTCACAACTTGCTTAGCGATGTTGTAAGTAATGGTGGATGTTAGATTCCAAGTAACCCCTAGAACGGTATACTCGTAACTAAAAGTGACTTCTCTAGAAACAGCTTCGACGGAATCATTAATCACCTCCCAAGCTCCAGTCTCTGGGGTAAAGTTAATATACTCGTCTGAAGCAGTTATGTTTTTAGCAGAAGCAGTTACGTTGGTTCCATTGTAGTTAGTTAAGACTAATGGGAAAGCTCCAGTATCCCCTAGTTTAACATCTATGGAAGATGGTGTTGCTGTTAAAACGGGCGGTAGTACAAATGTGTAAACAACGGTTAATTGAGCATCGTAATAATTGAACTTCAGATTCCCACTGATACTCTCACCGGGATTAGGGTTAAAGTCAGGAGAGATTTTAAACTTAAGTTCTGACGCGGTTTTGCCAGTGATATTAATGATACCGGAAGAATCGACTATTCCTAAGTCAAGACTATTGAGGTCTATTCTTTCCGTACCGTTCCAAAGAGTAAACGGAATGGTGTATTCAACTGCTTTATCAAATCTCTCTATGGGTTCGGTAGAATCCATTTTAAAATCTGGCGGAGAAACCTCAACCTCTATACTGAGCGTTGATATGTCTTCACCCTCGACACCTTCCTCATGCCCGTCATATCCAAATGGGACCACTATCGTGTTGGTGCCAGTCGCGATACCCTTTATATGAAGATCTATGTGTTTACCATCTTCGTTTATATCACCACCCGCGCCTTCGACGAGATCTTTGAAATCGACTTGGTCGTTGAGTGTCATAGTCTTATCTACAGCGTTCTTACCCTCAAACAAAGCAGTAACTTGGAACATTACTGTTTGCCCTTGCAACAATGTTACTTTATTAGCCATGGCGATTTCCTCGTTATGACTCCTGTGATATATCTCCGAAATAATGGGGACATAAAATCCTAATAGGAGTATCTCCCAGATGGGAGATACTCCTTAGTTATATTACTGTACGAACTGAACGTCGAAGCGATTAGTCGGAATTGACCCATCGTTAATGTTGGTGTTCAGAACAACATCTGCACGCAGGGTGTAATCAACACCATCGTGATTACCAACTACCAGCAGTTTAGCGGTTGCCGTAACAACTTCAGTAGTGGATGATGCGATAGATTTAAACGCAAAGTTACCTTCACCAACCACACCGCTGAACTCAAACTTATCCATAATTGCATCTGGATCGACACTAACGCCGGTGATGGTGTTGGATATATCGTTCTCAGCTTCGCCTTCACCTTTAACAACTTTAAAGGTCAGAGGTTTACTTTCCCAAAGATCCATGGTAAGTGGAGTGGTAACATCGATCAAGCGAGCCAGAGGGGCGGCTGCGGTGATCGTAAGTGCTATGGTCTTCGTACTTTTACCATAGCCTTCCACATCGGAGTTAACCCCAGCATCAGCATATTTGAATACCACTGTTGCTTCTTGGGTACCTTCCAGTACACCAGTAAGTGGTACGTCAACAACACCAGCACCGCCATCAACGAGAGCACCGATAGTAACCAGACCCTTGAGGTCAGAAGCATCGGAATCAACACTGATCTTATTCAGGGCAAATGTTTTCCCTTCAAAGGTAGGTTTGATTTGAAGAGATGCAACTGCTCCCACTTCCAATGTAAAGTCTTTGTCGGCCATCATTTTCTCCTGTTAGGGACCGAAGTCCCTATTGTTTTAAAGGAACTCAATATTAAAACGAGTAGTAGGAATACCACCCGAGTTAGGACGAGTACTCAATTTCACCTCTGCGGGGAGATCGAATACATTACCTTCATGTGTAACCTTGAACATCAGTGAAGCATAGTTAACCTGCCATTTAACCGGGTCGGCTTTAACAGATTTGAAGCCCCATGATGTATCAGAGATTTTCACAAACTCAAACTGCTGTGAAATTTCAGATGCGTTAACACAAGTAATCTCAGTCAGTTCAGAGGTAATATCTTGGTCACCTGCTTTAATACTAAATACTAAAGGCGCGGTATCCCAAAGGTCCATCTCATAACTTCCAGTCAATCCTTCTAAATGAGGACCGGTGGAGTTACCGATGGTGTACTTAATCTGAACGTTATCAGACCACTTCATCGCCTGTTCTGGAATACGGAAGGAGAATCTGAATTCACCAGTTGCGGTAGTCTCAGGGTCCTTCTTAATAGTCCAGGTACCATCAGGCGAAACATCAATATAGTCGTTAGGTGTTACCGACCACTCAACGGTAGCGTCTGTCAGGTCAAGACCAGGAGTCATCCTGGAAGTCACTTTAACAGGAACCTTACCGCTGTCGCCATTAACCCCAGTGATTTCACCAATCACTTCAACAGTCGGTGATGGGTTAGTCGTTTGGTGAGAAACTTTCACATCGAAGCTAACAGTACGTTCATGATAGGTAATCGTAAAGTTAGTGATTCTCGTGTTCATCCCCTGGTCAGGAACCCACAAGGATTTAATCGTGAACCCACCTTCGATATTCTTAACAATCTCCACTTCATCCGGTTTGTTTGTCGTAACAACTAAACCATCGGAAAACATACTGATTGTATCTGTCTCTGATGTCAGTTTAAGGGTGATGTCAACCTGGTCTCCGGTTTTAACGTAAACCTGAGGAATAACATCGTCTACAGTTAAACTACCCAAACAAACTACTGACGTTTTGACTTCTACACGGTCTTCACCAATAACACCTGTTGGGCTTCCGCCATCACGATAGAAGTTGAAAGTAATATCACCGTAGCGGTTATTCTGGAGACCTTCTACAACTACGTCATAGCTTCCATTGTCCCCAGGACCCTGACCGACAATGCTAACATGACTAGGGACTGTTGAAGTTGGCTCATCAAGATGGATAGGAATGTCAGTTCCTTCACCATTTATCGTTGGGTAGAAATTAAGCGTTTTCTGCTCACCCACTCTGAGGTTAACCTTGCTATTCCCAATCACATCAAAGTTGACAGGAGGAATAACATTAACCTGACACATCACGTCGACCCATTGGACGATATTGCCTGTGGTGTTCCAGTCCTCATCAATGGTGAATTTGAATTGTCCCGATTCCCCAACATTGCTGGACTTAATTGTCCCAACGTAAGTACCAGGCGCTCCTTCTTTAGGAACAAACTGAGTAATGATCTCAACACCCGGACCAGATTGTTGGAGAACCAACTCACCAACTACCGGCGCTGAAGAATTATTCAGTCGTTCTTGTTTAAGAGTAACTTCTACCTGGGTATCTTTATCTACGGTAATCGCGAGTGGTGTGACAGTAGATATGACCGCTTTACCTGGAGCACTGTAAGTCAGTGTATTCAAGGTGGTTTTGAAAGCACCCAAACTTACTTTAGGAGCAACAGTAAGTTCACATGCTACAGGACCTAAATCGACAGTCCAGTAATAACGACCAGGCGTACCCTCTACAGGGAAGAAGTTCCCACTGTCGCCCTGATTGGTACCAAACAGTGGCGTGACCTGAGCGTTTAATGAGCCGTCGTAGAGAAGACCAGAAACAGGAACATTATCCTGATCGACTACATCAAACTGAATGGTGTTCTTCTTAGAAGATTCCAGCTCAGTTGATCCGACAACCTTAGCAGTGAGGGTAATGGCTTTAACGTATTCGAATTCAAAACTGAACGGAACAGTTGGGTAAATAGATGCAGTACTGTCGTTGTTGTAAGTTCCACTGACAGTAACTTTACCAACCTCACCAGTTGATTTAATACCGAAGCTATATGTACCAGGAGTTTCAGTATTGGTTATTTGCTGACCTAACGTCGCAGGACCTTCGAAACCAGTAATTCTAACTGTTCCCACAGCTGGGGAATTAGGATCACTCGAGATTGCTTTGGTTAAGGCAAGAGTGATATCAGTTACTTCATTCAGCACTGCTGGAGCTGAATTTGGTACTGGAGTTGCAACAACCAAGGTCCCAGGGTTATTAAAGACCATATCGTCCAGGACGTAGGAATCTGTCTTATCTGGAACGGTAACGGTGAGAGTTACCGTTATCGTACCGGTTGTTTCACCAGGAGTTACTACAATGTAGTAACGGCCAGGAGTGTTAGGGTCCTGGTATATCCCACTGCCGTAAGATGTTACGACCGATCCAGTTCTTGGGTTCGTCACAAGCTTGAAATCAACTTTAGTGGCGCCGATAACTGGATCACCATTACCATCTTTCAGAGTAAAGTAAAGCTGTACGCGCTCAAAGGGAGTAAGGTCTCCAGTTGTTTCCAACTCGTAGGTTAGGACGTACGTTTCGATATGCTTATGGGTTAATGATAAAGGAACAACAACACGATGCTTTCCTTTATATGTAAAAGTTAGGTTCGGTGTATAAACAGTATCCTGTTCCACATCACCGGTAAAGGAATACGTAATCGTATCCTCACCGATGTCGGAAATCTGGACCCCTGGGGTGGGGTCCAGTGTTATTACCATTTCAGGATCTTTGTTAGATATCACCGTACCATTAACACTAGCGGCTTGCTTAAGTGTTTTCATGGTGACGATTTAATCCTTATTAACTTGGGAGGACGGAACTCTGAGTTAAGGTTAAAGGATGGTCCTTATCGCCTTCACCAGAAGTTTGGAATCCTTCCGAGAGTACCAGAGCAACTGATGTACTTTGTTGTGTCACTGTTAATGGACGATTCACCACTTGCGCGGCATTAGTACCAATCTTCATGCTATAATCAATAGAGGTTTGAACGACAGTTTCATCGAATACTTCCCCTTTGAATCTAACTTTGAAGCTCGTTGGGGTTAGAGAATTAGGAACCATTTCGATAGCTGCATTATCTTTAACAGTTACCGATACGACTCCATTATTATTGGTAGTTGAATTATCCAGAGTTAATGGGGAAGAGCCATAACGCATGTCAGCGTGAATTTCAATCTCATCACCAAAGACACCGGTGATGGCTGTTTCGGTCTGATTAACGTTAGTGGTGTTAGCGGTAAACGTAGTGATAGGGATGGTCAACACTGCGTAATCCACACCTTCCACTGAACCCGTTGCACCCGTTCTGGTGAAGGATATGATATTTGGGATAGCTACTGAGTTGCCTGGCTGTATTGGGCAGTCGTATAACTTAGTGTCACCCATGAAGTTCACACCTTCAATGGATTTGATATTGCCAGCCACCAGAATTTCCTTAACGGTAAATCCAGGGTTGCTAGATATCTTCTCACCTCTGTACCAGCCACTGACATTTATCCTTGCTGTTCCGCCTGCGGCCACAGTAACGTCACCACGAGGTGTGCCCGGGTTCATCAATTTAAGAATGAACTCGGCACCGTCGTATTCAGCAATATTAAAGGTACCCGATGCATTACGAACAACACTATCGCCAGTGAGCTGATAAGTGAAGTCGGTAAGAACGGAAGTAGCCGGAATCTCAGTCGAGGAAGTGATTAACCAACCCGCATCTTTCTGAACAACATGGTCATTAGGAACAACCTTCAGATTAGTTACACGGCTAGTAAGATCAGTGGTTCCTTCCATTACTTTAAATGGAGGGGTGGTTCCAAAATCCCAAACTTTAACGCCCACAGGTGCATCAGTTACAGTAAGGTTATACTCTCTAACGACTGGAGCGGTTACTGTGAATGGATACTTCCAATTACCCTCATCAGTAATCGTCCCTGTGATCACTGCGTTCCCACTTGTCACCAGATCAAGGATGATCCCGTAATATCCATTCTCATCCAATGCCAGTAACCCGGCGTTACTACCACCTGTTACAGTAATTCCACTGAGAGTCCCATTAGGGAACGTATACGGTGCTTCCACCCCATAGCGTTTCTGATCAAGTTTGAACTTGACCGTTACCTGATGGTTTTCATCTGCGGTGTAAGAAGGTGCATCTAACGTAGGTGTGACTGGAGATTTAGGTACGACAATGGTCGTATCCAATGACACTCTACCGCCTGAGTTTGGAGAGGTAACGGCACCTTTCAAGTTTAAGGTGTCTCCAGTATGCCCTGCGGTAAATTTCAATATCAGTCCATCAGCATCGTCAGGGTCATTAATGACACTATAACCTTCAGAAGCAATCATCGCATTACCATTACTCGGAGCCGGTATAAGTTTAGGGTTATACACTACAGGTGTTGTTAATGCGGTAGAACCAACCCGTAGTTTGAACTTAAGCTCATTCTGAGTTGCCGGTGTGGCAGTAACTGTTTCAGATGTTACAGCTATCCCTAAATTTCCTGATGTGGCATAAACCCAGAAGTTAGAGTCGGTAGCTGGAGGCGGTGATGGTGTCCAATCCTTACTACCTTCAGGGGTACTATAGTACGCTCTAATCGGGTTGAAATACCCCTCAGTCCCTCCGAGGGTTGGTCTGGTGATTCTACCCCATACAGTGGTTCCTGTTCCACCCACCCATTCCCAGGCTATGTTACCATTGGTGTTACCGGTCGCCTGACCAAAAATACTGTACATCGTAAGTTTGGTGTCTTCTAGCGGGATTCTAACACCGTTAAGAATTGCGTAGACTATCGCTGCCGGACCAGTCCTTGATCCGCTCCTCATGTATGTAACTTCGTTTTGCCGACCAGTGAAACACCAACCAACGTTATACATGCTGAGATAGTCACCGTTAATGAATCCAAGATCGGATGACCTGGTAACAACATCTTTACCTTCAACTGTTCCCGGAGTACCCTTAACCTTATACTTAACACCAGTGAGTGTTAAAGGCGTTGCCTGCTTATTAGGTGATGCATGAGTAGCTCTAGCCCTAAGCGTTATTGTCAGTGTTTTATTATCTTCGGAGGCTTCTTGTTTAACTAAGGTAGTGTATCCACCCAAGGTTCCGCCAAGATCTGACAATTCAACTTTATCTGCGGCAGGTTTGCCTTTATATATAGGATAAACTATAAAGGTTGTATCCTGAGCGATGGAGGCTCCGATCACCTCAGTAGGTTTAATGATTTCTAAAGTGACCCCATTCCAAGCAGCCAACTTAAAGGTAGCAGTTACCTGAGAGGTGAACTCTTTACCATCAACCTCAAAGGTCAGGTTAAATGTGGTCTTAACGTCACGAGCCGTTGTTTCGGCTGTTTCAACATACCACAGTTTTCCACCTTCGGTATCCGCAGTGATGTAAGTGTTAGGGACCATCTCAACTTTCTTGAGTTTGTCACTAGCATCTTCGCCGGCTGCGTTGGTGATGGTAAATGGTAATTCATCACCAGACTGCCAGATAGAAGTGGAGATAGGTTTGTCGGTGTAAACCAGATCTTTAATCAGGTTAGGTTGAACAGTAACATTGATATCCATGGTGTCAGATTTACCGCCATAAGTGACAGTCATCTTAACAGGATAGCTCGTTTCCTGAAGAACCTCTTTGATTATCTTACACGTTACATCGGTATCAGTTAAGAAACCTTTGCGCTCCAGGATATCGGCCGGAGCAAACGTATAAGTGATCCCAGTTGTAGCTGGTTTCAGTTCAGCGCCATTCCAGGTCAACTGGATAGGGATGTTAACGTCTTTGGTTTCAACCCCAGTGACATCTTGAGATTCAGGTGTTACTGCAAGAACATCATCCCATACCTCAACTTCTGGTAACCACGCATCCCAGTTTAGATGTTTGGTATTGGCAGGGTAGCCCCAGTTATTGGCGGCTTTAACCGCAATAGACGGGTGGTGGGTACCGACTGTCTTACCAACGATATTGATACGGCGGCCTTCACTGAGACCATATGGCATTACTTCATAAAGAACACCACCATCCGCTCCATTGGAGTTGGATGGATCTGGAGGACTGAGTGTGTCACTAGTAGCATCTTTGCCGCGATCAGTAATGACCACATTCAACATGCTGTTCTGACCAACCTTAAGTCTGAGTTTCTCCCAACGATCGACAGAGTTCGCATGAGGGCTCATCTTGAAGGCAACACCATCCCAGGCCGGAAGGTTGAATGTACCTGTTCCACTGTAGTCAGTATTGACACCGTCCACCACTAACTTAAAGTTAAATGTAACCTGAGTGGATTTAGGTGCAGTGTCAGCATAAAGAACAGCCCATGCCTTTTTGTTCACAGCAGGGGAGGTATCTGGTTTAACATAATCGTTAGCCGTTACCTTAAGTTCCGTTATCTGGGAAGTTACATCTGTTCCAGCCAACGTCACTGTAAACGGAGGAACATCACCCATCTGCCACATCGCTACCGTAATTGGGTTGTCAGTGATGACAGGAACAATCTTACTTGCTCTGAGCTTAAACTCAACAACCTGAGTCTCCCCAATCGGATACTGAACTTTCATGGAAACACTAACGTCTCCAAGTTCACCCATACCTTTAGCATTAAAGCTATAAGTACCGTCTTCCGTTTCCTTAACAGGAGAGGTGTCGGTGGTGAAGCCTTTACCTGTAACAGTAAGTTCGGTAATTTCAATGGCGTTAATAGGAGTGGTGACTGCTCCCTGTTCCTGGGTTAACTTAAAGATAACCTTAGTCACAGAGTTGTTAAAGTAGTTGATCTTATTATCAGTAGGTGTTGCTACAAATGGGGAAGCTTCAACAATAACTGGAGTAAAGGTTCCCGGTACTGAAGCGTAACCCGTACCTTCACCATTCTTACCTTGTTTTGGTGAGACCATTCCAACTATTTCAAATCGGAATTTCTTATACGGCATCACAGGTAGGTCGATTTGGACCACACCTTGCTGGTTAGCAGTATGCCCACCAAAGGTAATGTCTTCACCAATTTTAGCGTCAGTTGCTACATCATAGAGACGTCCAACAAGACCATCGGACTTAGCCCCATTAACAGTCCACAGAGGACCTTCCCCATAAGTAGGTTGAGACAGTTTCAATCTCAAGGATTGCGCTACGTTAGGAGTTATAGGGTCAAGCAATTCCATTGGAATAGAAGAAGGGGTTAATGCAAATACAGTAACACCACCTGCTATACCAATACTCGGATTATCGTCTACCGCGTAAGTGGCTTTCCATAAGAAACCAACATCTTTAGCGATAGGTCCATTTAAACGTACAGTCCACGAGTTCCCGCTCTTACCCACAATGGTGATGTTTGGAGGAGTACTCGGGTCAGATGCACTTACTGACACTGTCAGTGTCAGGTTAGCATTCCCATTAGGAATGGCGGCGCCCTTATACGTGATTACTGGCGATACCAAAATAGTATCTCCAGCATTACCGCTCAGCAAACGTTCATATGTGTTAGGGAATTGAATACTCAACCCAGTTCCAGTATCTACCAGACACAGGACCCCGAACTGAGTTAACAGCTCGCCTTGTGTATCTCTGACAACTACGTTCTTTCTACTATTACTGATATCAGTGAAAGTCATTGAGACTTTTCTAGCATCATCGCCTACTACAACGTCAGTAGCACCAGATACGCCATTACCAGGTTGATTCAGTAGCGCGGTGTCAGTAACGTATTCTGAAGGGTTAACCAGGATATTTCTTTTATAAAGGGAATAAGTAAATTCACCGGACTGGTTTACCGAGCTAATTACTGGAGTGTCATTCCCACCATGGATGCGTGCCTCGTAATCGGCTTTCGTCCATTTCTTAATGGTAACAGGAACATCTGCGGTTAACGTATATGGTTTACCTGCGTGTGTACCTGATACTGTAAATTTGAATGTGCTTACTACGTCATCGCTATCAGCAGTGATGGCGGTGAACATCATGTTATTTGTTTTTGCGAGATAACTGGTATGAGTACCAGCATTATCAACGATACTATCAATAGCGAATCCGGAAGTAAGATCCCGGCCAGAGACCGGGAGAATTACTCGGAACGGTGCTTGATAGGCTGAGCCTGCCTCGACTTCGATCGGTTTGACTTCTACGATAGTAGGTTCTTCAGCTAATGCCCGCTGAACGATATTCAGCGGGACTTCATAGCTAATGAGACCCATGTACGTAAAGGTCAAGTTGAGCGAGTACGTTGCGTCTTCATCCGGGAATCCATTAAAGCCGTAGGTGATAGTATCTTCACCGATTTCCTTAATGAACACGTTCGGGTTGGACTCAAGTACTATAACAAGGTTTGGATCCTTGTTGCTCAACTTTTTACCGTCAACCATCAGGCTTTGTTTCATCTTAGCCATTAGTTACAGTTCCTTTATTACAGGGTTGCTAGTTTAAGCGGATACTGATTGCTTAACCGTAGCAGGGTGATATACGTCACCAATGACGTCAGTCTCGAAATCATCGGAAGGAGTTAAGGTTGCCGGGAGTATACGAACGTTGAGTGTTACGTCAGCGAAGTCACTACCCTCGATAGCGTTACCTGAATCCACGATAGCTTTAACTCTAACTGTGATGTCTTCAGTACCAACAACATCGCCAGTGTAAGTCAAGAGCAGACCATCGTCAGTTGCTTTCTCTACCTTGGTAACGGTGATAATACCTTTACCATCAATAGTAGCAATGTCGACAGTTGTATCAGGGTACAGTTTGCCATCACCAAAAGATCCGCCGATGTGAATCTGACCGGTCTTACCTACAACTCCTACGCTGTCTTCGGCGACAGGTTTCAGGAGCTTACCGTTCCAACCCTTGACAGTGAACTTCACAGTTTGCTTCAAGGTTACCAGGTCAATACCAGTACCATAGGTAACGGTAAATTCTGGCATCACGGTACTTTCTGCCGTGGCTGCATCGTAGACTTCCCAAGTGTTACCTTCGCCTTTACGTACGTAGCTATTGGCGGAGATCCCAGTGAGAGTACAATCAGCAGTAATATCATTTCCTTTGAACATTACTTTAAATGGCAGTTCGCCTTTATCCCAGATCTTAGCTACAACGTCTTGGACGTCAGTAATTTCTGGAGTCGCAGCTGGTTGCTGGGTCACTGACAGGTCAAACTTCCCACTATAAATAGGTGGAGTTTTCGCCGCTACTGTTGTTGATATAACAGTGTGAACCGCAGAATCGACATCTGCCAAGAATCTGACTTTAAAACTATCGACTTTACCAGAACCCGGCACATATTCGATAACCCCAGCTGGTAAGAACGTAATTCCATTTTTCGCTTCAGAGTAATCCAGCCTTGTGTTACTGGTGTAACCAATCACATTAACAGTAAGTTCGTCACCCAACTTACCAGTGACAGCATTAGGTCCCTCTATGAAGATGTATGCAGGGCTGCTGTATATACTTATCGGTACTCGTATTTTAGCCTGCTGTTTAGGATCGGTAGAGCCAGTTACCTTAGCTGTAACATCAATCCAAGAAGCAGCATGGGCATTCCTATTCGGAGTGAATTGGTAAATCAACGCCGGACCAGTACCAGCATACACAGTAGGACCTGACATCGATCCTCCCTGACCTAACGCGACATGAGTTAATGAGGAAACAGGTTCTCCTTTATAGATACCGGCCACTCTCAATGTTGCATTATTCCCACCGCCACTGGAAACCGCCATGGTGTTTCCGTTGTTTCCATCTCCGGTCACTCTCAAGACTAATTCAATTCCATCATACTTCCCGATGTTGAACAGAACTTTTTGAGTCGGAGACTTCGTTACTTTACCGCTATTAACAGTAATGGTGTAGGTTACTTCCTCAGTCACTGCCTGTGTTTGATCACCAGCAATAATCTTCCATGGCTTAGTGATTAGAGGACCAGCCTCAACACGGTTGTTAGGAGACACCACAGAAATACCAGTAATCCATTTAGCTGGAATCTCATTACCACCAATCGCAGTTTTCACTTTGAATGGTAATTCAGTACCTTTATCCCAAACCTTCCCATCGATAGATTTAACATCAGTGACAATGAAGTTACCATCCCAAGCTTTCAGATGGAACGTTACATCAGTACTGAGGTTAACTGCGGAAGCACCAGAAGGAACAGACACAGTCATCTTAACTACGACATCTGTATCAGCTGCTGGAGCATTCAGCACTTGCCATTTACCATCTACCAGACCAATGTAATCATTGGCTGAAATAGTGGTCAATGTCACAGTTGATGTTTTATCAACACCATCTAAAGTCACTTTGAATGGCAGAGGTCCAGTATCACCCAGAGACGCGGTGACTTCCTGAACATCTTCTACTTCTGGGAAAGTGATGTTACTGATCTGAGTAGCAGCAACAGTGAACCATGCGAACTTATCTTCACCACCGACTTTACCAAACCCGATAAGAGCATCCTTGGTTATCTTAGGATCGGTAGTCAGCTCGCTTTCGAACCAAACGCTAATTTGGGTGGTAGTTACGTTGGCACCATTACTGGTGATCAACGGTCCTTTAACCCAGCTCGCACCACCATGTGTCAGGACAACAGGGGTGAGTCCGTAGCGGATAGAGAATGCTAACGGATACTTCAGCGCATTGGTAGGTGAGTAACGACCTTCTACAGCAGTTGGTTGTACCACGTCAGTACGAGGGTAATACTTGTCGGAATAATACACGTAGCAAGGGAGTTTAACCTTCACGTAGTCAACGTTCTCAACTGCGTTTGGATCATTCTCTTTGCTCAGTAACCCGAACAGGAAATACCCGTCCTCGCTCGCCATCATATCCGTAGCGCCTGCTGTAGTGTACACAGGTTGGAATGACGGACTAGCTCCGGCTCCGGCACCTTGCAGTTTCAGGGTATGACCAGGCATGGTTATGTTTTTAGCCCAGACGCCGTACTTAACGCCTAGGTCAGCAGCGACCATTGCTCTGGTACGATAGGACCCTTTAACGTAGAAAGTACCTTGAGCGCCAACGGTAGTAACCATCCCACCATTAAACGCATTAGGGGTATGGAGTTCAACCGCAAACTCTTTACCGTCATATGGCCTGATGGTAAACTGACTGGTTACCTCAAGAGTGACATCTTTAAATCCATCATTAAACACAGCAATAAACGTAACTGGCGTAACTACCCCAGCGGCCGTACCGTTGTATACTTCCCAGACGACAGTTCTAGGGTTTGCTGGATTATAATCAGGGTTTGTTCTGACATAATCATTTTGTTTAACGGTAACTGATTTGTACTGGTTTAGGGAGACAGCTTTACCGTTATGTTCAATATCGAACAGCGCGGCACCTATTTGCCAGACGTCAACAGTTGGATTCGTTATGTTCTTAGGTATGGTGGTGTCACCAGCGCCTGTACCTTTAATGAGAACTTCCTGATCCCATTCGATAGTAGCGTTGATTAATCTAGCATTGTAATAAGGGAGATTCAATCTCATCTTAACAACAATGACTTGATCTTCACCACGGTTATCCGCAAGGATTTTAATTCTTGCAGTAGTGGGTGTTACTGGCGCAGCTGTTTTTAGTACCTCAACCAAAGTTCCATTGGTAAGAACACTGAAACCAAATTGGTTACTCTGTGCTCCAGGCAAGCTGTTTCGCTCAATGTTGAGACCCATACTTAACGGAATAGGGATATCAACAATATCGTCCTTTTTACCTTCTACCTGTACAGGCGGAATGTTATCAGGGAACCAATACAGCTTCTCCTCATACCCCACCATTTCACTGGTTTCTTCAATGATTACCTTGTTCTTCTCAGGATCTGGATCAGCATCTGGTCCGGTATAATAAACCGGATACCGTACTTTACCAATAAACTGACTGATTACTTTAAAGGAGAATACACCCCAGTTAGCCGGGCTGTTAGACCCACGGGTAGCAAACTGCAAGCCTGGGTTCAATTGCTCGAACTCAGCTTTAGGAATATCCCATGTTGACAGGTTATTCATACTAACACTTCTTCCCTTATATTCCAACAGCAGGGACATACCTCCTGTCTGGTTATAAGGAATTTGCCTATTGCCAACACCGCTAAAGTTAGTCACTACCAGATCTTTACCATCCCAAGCTTCGATGGTAAACGGAACCTCTGCTTCCATAGGGAATGAGCGAACACCGTCAGTGAATGTGAAGATATACTTCGCAGTCAGCTGCTTCTCAGTTGGATCTGCTTTCACACATGTCCAAAGAGCACTAGGGTCCTTTTTATACTCAAGGTATCCGTCTGATTCGAGAACGGCATCATTCATCCAACCAGTGGTATAGGTCGGGGTAATTACCTGACCCTGATAACTAACTTTAAATCCAGCAGCACCACCACTCTTATACATCCTGGTAGTTTGCGGAGTTATCTCCACAATTTCGGGAACTGGATCAACACCACCAGTACCTTTGATCAATACCTTTTGATCATACTCAAGAGTATAGGTTCTCCCAGATACAGGAGACCATGACAAGCGAATAGGTAAGACAGTCTCAATATCGGAACCAGTGTTGTTATACGCGATTTTGATAGTGAAGAAGTCAAGACCTTTATCGTTAGTGCCGGTGCTGATCGTAGCAAGTGCGGTATTCAGACTGGTGACAGTAAATGTCTCGCCAGCTGTGTTGCCCGCCATGTTGACTTGGATTGCAGGACCGAACATTAAACCATTGGTAGGAACTTTAACCGATGCCTGATATGCACCTGAAACCTCAGCTGGAGGAAGATCATCTTTCCATGTCAACTTAGGATCAAAGGCAACATACTTGACAGGTATCTCGGCGGAGTTCTTTTTGTCGGTACCCAATGGATATCCGTTAATCGGAGACGTGTTAGCAGAGTTCCAATTCCACTCTAACCCTAACTTACCAAGATGCTCCCCTACCTTGTTGGCTTTAAGCTGTGCGTTTACTGAAGTACCATTACCACCGCCTGACTTCCAAGTATAGATTCCATCAGACGTAGAGTTAATTTTACTTTGGTTAACAAGAGCCGATGCGTTAGATATAGGAGCGTTAGTAGCGACTAGTGTGTTAGGTACGTAATTTGCACCAAGTGCTCTCCCCACAAGAACGACGGAACCTGAATAACTATCAGCGGCGCTATAAGGGAATGCAATGATTAAATTACCATCTTGGTCGTATACCGCAGGTTTTGCTTGACCACCGACGTTCTGATGGAACGCCTGAAGCGTTTGGACTTCAATCTTGAATTGGATTTGGTCCCAAGCAACAGTGCTAACCTTCTGAACAACAGTTAGATCTTTAGTCCCATAACGGGCAGAAGTTCTAACTTTGAAGGTCAACTCAACTTCTGAATCTGCGACGTCACACTTAAGCAGTAACCACGTAGGTCCGGCTGTCCAAGCTACACCACCCCAACTACCCGCTGAAGCGCCCGCAGTACCAACGTTCAGTTTGGCAACAGCCTCGGTATTTTCGTCACCAATGATTCCATTAGGGCCTGCAACGGAAATCAAAGTAACGTCAGTGGCTGTAATGTCTACATCACCGGACATCACTTTAAATGGCAGGTTATAACGACGGAAGACCAGTTTCGGATCACCAGGGTTCGGAACAGTCTCCAACTCAGGAGTCATCGTTACAGCTGGCTTCACACGGTTTACAGCATCGCGACCTTCTTCAGCCGGTAAAAGCTCGGTATACCAAACAAAGTTCATCACACCGTTATAACTGAGTTTAGTCTTCAGTTTCAGGTAAGTGATTCCGGCGTCTACTCTCTGACCCATGACTTCAAAGTACTTAGTCAATGGTTCATTAAGGTTAGCCGTCTTTGTCTCGTCTACTGCAAGGTAACCTGTCAAGTGAGGTTTGCCGTACAGAGCTAATCCGAATGGAACTTCAAACTCCTCACCGACCTTCTTAGTAAGTTGAGTGAATGTATTCGGGGTACACGTAAATTGCGCAATCGGTCCCGGCCAGTTCCAGTTGGTATCAATAGCAGCCGTGCCATCCACCCAACCACCACGGAATGGTGCTTTGAAAGTGAATACGTGATCTTTGTAAGATCCGGCTGTGTCGCCTGGGGCTTTACCTATGATGAATAACTGGTTCTTTGATGTCGCTGGGAAATCTGGGTTCAGTATCATCCAACCGAACTGGTCTGGCGTAGGAGTCAGCGTGAGGAATTGACATTGCTCACTAATATCAACGCCATTAGCTCTGATCCAGTTAGGGATCTTGACAGACTTATATAAGCTATCATAAATCGAGAAACCGCCAGATCTTGGCTGCCAGCGTGGATAGTCATCCGGGTCCTGAATCTGAACACGTTGTTCAGCAGTTCCTTTATGCACACGGTTAGTAGCCGGGTTGGTGTACACGAACTCCAACAGAGTTCCGAAGATCTCTTTTGGTTTATCCAGAGGAGCTGTGATCTCGTAGGTCATGTCAGTAGCAGAACGAGCAGTAATTCTGAAGATATCCTCATTGGCCGGTGTAATGGTCAAATCAGGATCGTTCAGAGGGATGCTCTTACCAGATAACACAACACGGTTGTTACCTGAGCTACGGATGTCCTGGTTACCAGCTAAGATTGGGTTCGTCAGTCCAGTGATTACCAGTGGAGGTGTGACTATTTCCAAATCAAAGTTAACAACAGCATAGTCCAAATCAGCAACACCAGGAGTAGGTCCGCCAGCACGTCTGAACGTGATAGGGATCGTCTCTTTGCCAGGATCCAGAGCACGGCAGGTATAGGTAGTCGTAGTACCGTTAGTGGTAACGGACTTAACTTCCATCAGCCCTTTCCAATCGGTTAATGTTTCATCGATCAGGTTAGTGGTCTGAATAGTGGCACGGTAGCGCTGACTAACGGTGAAAGTAAAATCAGTATCAACGTTAGGGGTAGCTGGGTTACCTGCTGTGAATGCAACGCGGAATGTTCTTCCATCCCAAGGTTCAACCCACCAGAAGGTATCGATGTCAGCAGTGTACTCCCAGTTACGATACGTCGCGTAGAAACGGAACGGAACGACCTGGTTAGCAATACCACCTACTTCAGAACCTTCGACAGTACACTGACGAGTCAGCGTGTTGTCAATCCATACGTATTTGCCTTTACCCGTTTCGGTATAGTCGATACGCTGTAATGGATATGTGGTGTTAACAATAGTAGTATCAGCACAAGTCAGGATCGGAGAAACAACCTGTGAAGACCACATTGTCTTAGGTGTTACTGAGCTACCAAATGTGTTACCACTGAGCGCTGTCGGCTTAGGCGTCGTATAGCTCATTGGAATTTCAATACGTCTGGTGTAGTTCGTACCACCAAATCTGTACGTCACATTTAAGAAGTCAGACACGTTAACAGTTTGGCCTGGAGCAACTGGACCGAACAGTTCATAGTCGAATGAGTCAGCATGCCACGTTTTAGGATTCAGAACAAATGCGTTAGGCATTGTAGAGGCGCCAGTCTCACGAGTGATCGTCAGGTTCCCAGCAGCAATCTCTTTCTGAATATCCAAAGGTAACAGACCGAACAACAGTTCGAGTTTGTAAGTACCTGTGTCTTTGTGAGTCCCTGTTAACAGGTTATCACGTTCACCTACTTCTAACGTCAGTTCACCCAGAACACGAGTATCAAGAGTTAACTCTACAACGTCACGTGGTTTAGGATTAGTACCGGCGTCAGGAGACCAGAAGACTACCTTAGTCTGAGCAACACCACCTTTCTTACCAGTAAAGGTAATCTCGTGGAGAATGCCATTGACGATAGCTTGCTTCACTTCCACTTGTGCTGGAATGGTTGACAGGTCTTGTTTAAAGGTAGCGCGAGAACCAACGTTCTGATCTTTATAGACAGGGCGGAAACTCAAGGTCACATCAGAGTCAATACCAGTTTCGATCTTACTCGGCGTGGCAATAACTTTAAACCGTACAGAGGTAGAGCCTGTGATGCGGAATGTGGCTTCAAATGCGATGACTTGCAGTTCAGCAACAGCGTCTACTTTATAGTAAGCGCGCATCGGAATGACTTGATTACCTGTGGTCGGTTCAGCACCAATGATTTCATAACCACGTGGTGGGGTCAGTTCCACATACCTGTTATCCGGGGTGACCAGTTCAAAGTGGTCAATGGCTACCGCTGATTCAGGTGTTTTAAGACCTTGCCAGAAGCTACCTTTATCCCAGATGTTAACAGCATGGTAATCATCGTTGTTGGTTACTTCAACTTCACCCATGGTAATTTTGGCTGTGAAATTGAAAGATGCAGTCTTAGGTGTTGGAGCACCTACTTCGTACTCGATGTCGAGTACGAAGTTAAAGGTTTCAATACCACCAGGAACGTTGGAACGCTCACCTTTGATATAGATACCGTTAGAAGACTTACCACCAACAGAAACGTAGTTATCACCTGCTCCATTCAGACCAGTGATTGTGTACTTCAAACCAGGGGCGTTCGCAGGGAGGTCATACTCACCATACTTCAGATTCAAAGTAAGGAGGTCGGTACCTTTCCAGAACATCTCTGTCTTATCACCATGATCGCCTAAGGTAAAGACTTCATCGCTTGAAACAGACTTGACTGGAACTGTTAACGTTAACTGGTCCATGCCTTCCACTGGAGTAGCTCCAGCAGTTGCCATTTTAAATACAAACTTAGCAGTGTCTTCTGCTTGACCTACCAGGGTGTAAGTTACCTTACCAGTCTCTGGGTCATACGGAAGAACAGCCAGGTTCTTTGGAATCACAGTGTTGGTGTCATCAAGGACTGATTCAGTATACGGCTTACCTTTGTAAGTAAACTCGAACTGAAGGTCACCCGCCATACCAGCTTTACCATCTAACTTCAATGGTGCAACTTCACCTTTATAGTCAATACCGTCGAACTTAGCGATATCGAACAACACAGATGCGTCAATGGTTCTTCTTAAACCACCATTGTCATAAGTCAGCGTTAATGGTAATGACGCCTCGATTGGTTGGGTTTTGGAACCCTGAACAACGTACCAACCTTGTGGTTCTTCAAATGCAATATAAGGACTCGTACCACGTGGAACGTATTCCTGAATCTCCACGTTAAGACCACGTTCATCGGCCAGACGAATTTTAATATCGCCATAGTCGTAAACGTTAACGTTCTCAACTGGGTTACGTTGAATCTCTACACGAGAGATACGAATCGTCCCAACCTGATCAAGAACTACGGTCTGCGGCTGACCAGTACCAACATCATTCCAAACGAGAGTGATCGTTGTCGGATACGTGTAGTCAGTGTCTTCATCCCCGCCTGCATCGAGAGAAAGCAGCAGTGATTCACCACGCATTTCAACTACGGAGATCGGATCAGCATCACCAGCATCGAAAGTAACTGACAGATTAGCGTTAGTCAATTCGATTGGAGAGCCAGAGACATTGAGCACCAATGGATATTCGATTTGATCTTTGTAGAAGCCCTTAAACGTTTCTGGAGCTGTTACAACGTTCAGACCATCTGGCCACTGTACTTTAGTGGTGATAGGTGCTGAGATTGTTTCAGAGCCTTCTGTACGTTTAAACACCAGGTTCATCGGATATTCCCCACCACGAGTAGTAGTGTAGTTAATCACGAAACCTTTACCTTCCACAAACATACCGTTATCTAACAGTTTGATTGTTTCAGGAATGGTGCTAGAAGCTAATACAAGTTCGATCTTGTCGGTTACGTCGTTACCTTTATATACAAAGTTGGCAACAATTTCACCACCTTCAGATGACTTAACATCGATGGCTTTTGGATCGTAATCAATACCGAAGGTAATCTGATCCCACTCGGCTAAGTTAAAGACAGCATCTGTCATGAACTCGCCTTTAGATTCACCAACTTCCCAGGTGATCTTTAAAGGAACAGTAGTGGTGATAGCAGTTTTCTCAGCCCAAGTAACAGACCAGTTATAACGGTTCACACTGATGTAGGTATTGCCACCAGGGACAGTTACTGTTCTAGTTCCCGTTGTCCAGTCTTTCGTACCAGCCATAAGCTTGATAGGGAAAGAACCGGTATCCCAGATCTTGGCATCGATAGGTTGCTTATCGTATTCCAGTCTCAGAGGAGGGAAGGTAATCAGTGCAGGCATGATCAAGACTTGCTTGAACGTGTTGACTGGATTCAGTGGATCGGTATACTCAATGGTCAGTTCTGTACCGACGTTATAAGTACGACCTACGAAACGCCACAGGTTGTCAATGACACGCAGGTGATCTTCTTCACGAGAAATAATCTCAACGTCAGAGACTTTAGTTTTGGTAATCTTCAGAATAGGATCGTTCAGAGGAACGTTAACACCTGCGAATTCAAATACAGGTTTGAACTGTCCTTCCTCTTCTACATTCATAGCCAAATTAGTTGGCCACTCAATTACCTTGAATGTACGAGCCTGTTCAATCACTGCACTAAACAGAACAACACCACGCTGCTCAGGTGCGGGTACCAGGATTTCCTTCTTAGCAAATGCGTAGCGGCCAGCGCCAGTACCTGCCTTCATCTTGGTATAGTCAAGTTCGAGATTACCAGTGGCATCATTGAACTTCAGCGCATTGAACTTCAGTTGTTCTGGAACAGAAGAGTTAGCGTCAACAATTCCGACCAGTTCTGAAATATCAACACCTTCTTCGAAGACCTTGAATTCCAGTTTGCCTTTCTCATCTGTTTTACCTGTGATGGAGAAACTAGATGGAACAGCAACAACCAGGGTGTTCTCGCCATCTTCCCCGCCACCACCTTGAGTATACTTTCTAACAACAAAGTCTTGCTCAAATGTAAAGCGAGTGTTAACGCCATCAATTACTACGAAGAACTCAAACTCAACTTTGACAGGTGTGTCTTCTGTCTTACTGGCCTGAAGCACACGCCAGGTGTTGGGAGCTTTAGGTTCATTATAGATGTATCCGTTATCACCAACAACGGCCAGGTTCTTAACCAGTTCAGTTTGGTTCTCGCCATTCAACATAAAGGTGAATGTAGTCTTACCAGTCTGGTAACGGTCAACGAACAGTGGTGTTGGACCTGGGACAACTTCATAGACAGAACGACGTTTGACTTCAACGTTGATCGTGTATTCCGGAGCATAGCGAACACCACGAGGGTCAACCCACGTTAATGTCTGTCTAAAGCTATCCAGAATAGATTGGCCGTCTATATCAGAATCGCGTAACAGTTTGAAACGCACACCTTCATCGGTTACTTCGAGGAACTCGATTAAGCGTTTATCACCTTTGACTCCAAGTTTAATACCCAGTTCTTTAGGTGATACTACTTGAGGTTCTTCTTCATCAGGTAATCCGTAAACTGCCTGGATGATCATCAGACCTTCTTCGTCTTTATAGCCACGAAGTGAAGTCATGATGCTGGTAACACGGAAGGAAGGTTTGACTTCTGGTTTAACAACGATCATGTTCACAAAAGCCGGAGCTTTATAAAGTGTTCCTGAATCGCTGTACTGGAAGTCAGCACGATACAGCTCAGTATCTTTATCCCAGTTCACTGGTAGATTACCGGTGATTGCACCACGGTAAGTCATAGAGCCATCTGGTAGAGTCTCGACATAAGCCAAGTTACCATATTTCTTCTTAGACTCAAATTCAGTAGCTGGGATGTTCAGAGTAACTGGATTACCCTGGAAGAACGCCTGAACGTTAACTTCAACCACGTCACCTTTAGATGCAGTGATCTCGGCAGGAGTCACCACAAAGGTCAAATCCAACTGTTCATCTTTCTCGATGATAACTTTGATACGGAAAGTCTTCTTAACCGGACGACCCATGTACATGTGAGTAACACGTACCACGATGAAGTCAGTCACTTCCTTATCAGTCGCACCGAAGATCGTTTCACCCTCAATGGACAGTTTGTCATCAGAACGTCTCGGAATGGTGTAACCCGAATCAGTAGTGATGTCAACCTGAGCAGTCATGGTGATATCTTCTACACCACCGAACCAATAGGTGTTCGGGATGTTGAAGTCTTTACCACGGCTAGAGGTGATTTCGGTTGGGAGGTTAGATGTAATCTCAGGGAGCATCGCTTCGGCTTTAACCAGTTCATAAATGAACAGCGGGAATTCACCCATACCGAATGCCGGATCAGTTACCTTAACCGTACCGGATTCTAACGTATCGTAATCGATAGAGGTCAGAGACTCACGAGTAGAAGTATAGGTATTAAAGAACAGCCCACCGAAAGCTTTTTGCATGCCAGACATGGTCTTGGCGTTTTCTTGGTTGAGCAGAACACCGTAAGTATTCTTATAAGTCAACCAAAGCAGTGTAGCTTCAACATCATCGTTTGCTTTAGCATATGCTTTAAGTTCGTCAACATCATTGATCTCAACAAAAGGAACAGCGAAGTCCTCAAGGATCTCTTTAATGGTAACGCGTTTAACTTCAACGTCAGCACGAGCAAAGCCAGTCTTACGAGATACGATACAAACACGGACGATACCATCCGGAAATGAGATTGGGTCTTCAATAACAAGATCACCCGCAATCAAACCGGTGTAACGTTGCCGAGCAAGTTCTAACTCGTCATTAGGATCATCGATCTCAAGGTCAGCAATACGCTGCTTCAGATATTTGATCACAGGAGTGAATAAAGGATCTTTAATCACTTTACTGTTGGTTCTTGTAATAATCGCCATGTTGGTCGATTCCTATATAAGTTGATATACTCTACACTAGTGTTTGAAGCAAAGTATTCGATACCCAGCACAGAAATACAGAGTCTACCGGGGATGACCCGGTAGACTCTTATATTAAGTTACACTTTTAATTTAAGCGTGGTTGGTTTATTAGCCTTACCAGATCGCACTTCAAGTTGAACTTCGAACTCAACCGGATGAGGGGGTGGGTACTTAACTATCTTAATCGTTAATGTACGAGCCACAGAGTTAGATGAAACAGTCAGTCCAGCAAATGTACCAGACTGAGTAATGACCTTCCCAGAAACGTCCTCAGGTCCAATCTGAGTACCTTCATAAGTCGCTGGATAAACGTACACAACTTCGGTATCGGTTATCTGAACTTTAGGTGTTCCTAACACAAGACGGTTGTACGGTTTATTGATTCCGTAAACAATCACGTCTGCTTCATAACTAACACCGTCTTTGCTAATACCGCGAACTTTATGATGGACATCTTGTTTGTCATTCAGGAAGACGATAAACTCACCGTAAACCAGATTGGTAACAGGATCGATAGCCAGCTTACCTTTAGCCAATCTTACATCCTTGGAGGCAGTCCATATTACATCGCTAAGTTCATTACCCATATTGGTCCAGTATATTCTCAGGACATCCGTCTTAGGGATTATCTCGGAATATACTTGTTGGGTATAACCAACGTTATCTGTGTTAGCATAACCGGATCTCAGAATAACTTGGTTAGGTGCGCCTTCGATGCTCAGAGCGATATCAAATAGAATAGCTTCGGCATCCACACCAACCTTCTGATTAAGTTTTAGAGTATCGCCAATTTGGACCAAATCAATAGGTTCCACTTTAGCTTTCTCACCACCAAACAGATAGTTGATCTTTTCGATCTTAGCAACACCCACTGAATTACCACGGGTATTCTTCAAGTCATAAGTAAATTCGAATGACCGAGTCGCATTATCCCATACTGGTTTCTTTGTGACCTCAACTGAAAACTTTGGTTCTTGAGGGGCCGAGCTCTCAATTACACCATCGAAAGAGATAGGGTAAACAGTAGTGTCCGGAGTAGGGAGCATGAATACGTTATTACCTGCGTAATACATATCCTTGCCACGGTTAATTACGGCAGGGAACTTAATGGTGAGTTCATTGCCCACTTGGTTCCACGATGCTACTGGTTCACCAGGAAGGTTATTCACTTGCTCTTTCCAGATGCGCTGATTCATACTAATGTATTCAGCAGGAATAGAAGACCAGTCGCCAATCACCCAAGTAACTTCCAATGGTCTAGCTAGATCGTCACCTATCTTCATGCTTTTGAATTCAGCACGACCAGGAACATTATACTGCTCTTTAAATTCCAGAGTCAGTGTGTTCTTCTGGTCAACGATAAGTGATAACGCTCCTTCGAGCACCTGAGATTTCAGTGGGTCATCCAGACGAATACGAATAGCGAAGGTTTTAAGTTCATCCACTGCGCGCATACTGACCAGTGTAGCGCCAGGGATATTAACATCGCCCAAGGTTACACTTTTGCTTTCACCTAGGTCATGTCTAACCACGCCAACACATATTTCTGTGTATCGGGTGCCCGACAAAACAGGATGTGCTAAACCAGCATATTCTAATTCAGCCTCAAACTTAGGCTCTTGTTTGAATTCTACCGTAGCAAGTTTATCAGAGAAGTCAGTGACGTTAGTATCAGCAAAGCGAATATCAAGGGAGTAGTTACTTCCTGACCAATCCAGCTTACCTAACTCAACGGTCATTGTCACAGCGCCATTCTTAAATGCAAAATCAGAATAGTTGCGGATTCCCTTGTGTGGATAAATCTCTTCCACGCTCACTACGTCGGTGATGTTAGCTGTGGGCATCCCATCCGGAGTACGCAAACCGAATGACAGCCTTACCCTATTACCATCTAACAGTTCAGATTTAACACCCGATACTAAATAAGGGTAGAAGTCAGAACCTATGGTAACATTGGTCTTAACTGACATCGGAGGTAATCCATAATCAGGGGTATTGATCAGAGCTGTAAATTCAAACTCGTCTTTCATACCGCTTGGGATAACGTCAACGTAATAAGTCAGATTACCCTCTTCACTAGAGTACTCCCACTTTTTGACTAACACTCTTCCATTAGGGGTTGAGACTTCATTAGCCATTGTTACGTTGATTGGGTGCGTTCCATCTTCCCACTGTAGCTTGGTTGTTACGCCAAGAGTATTGTCATTGACCAGCTTAGACATCACTGGGGTAGAAGTTAATTCACCCTCACCGGGTTTCAGGAATAGCTCAACCTCATCGCTGAAAATAATAGAGCGACAGTTATCAGAAGCAAAAACAAGTCGACCACCGAGAAGTTTCTTAACAGGTCTAAGAGTACGAGCCGCCCCTCTGAACGTAATCTTAACCACGTTCGCACCAAGATGTTCGAGTTCTGTTTCATACTGAGAACCTTTATTCTCGGCAAGTTTAACTGTGCCGATTGGGTACCCTCTTGAAAGTATGAGGGTCTCAACAACATCAGCTGTTTTGATTTCAGTGGCGATCGAATCGATAGCGAGGGATTTCAACACTACTTTCATATCGTAAAGGAAATCATTTCCTCTAAAGCTATAAATACCTAATGCTGAGAATTCGACATCACGACTATCATCTTGGCGGACATTCCACTGAAGGACTGTCTTGCCTTCTACAGATTTAACTGATGGAGATAAGATATCTCCCAGACCACGTGAAGTGAATGCATTACGCTGGTAATCATTCAACAGCGAAATAGGAACATTCAGTCCAGTTTCATCCGAAGTAACTGTAATCGGCAGATTGATTGTTTCGCCTTTAAAGAAAGGGGTACCGTACGCAATCTTACATTTTACTTGCTTAGGTGGGATCTGAACCAGCAGGCTAACAAAGTGAGGATCGAACTCATCGGCTGTGACTAACATACCCAGCTCATAATCCATTTTAATTAGATTATTTTCATTCACTTTAATAGATGCACGAAGATCACCAGTAAGAGGATTGTAATCCACTTTAGAGACCTTAACAGAACCACTTGGTACATTGGTAGCCGATTTCAGAGTAAGCGGTATAGAGAGCTTCTCAGGGGGTTTACCTGTCGTACCCCAACGGAAGTTAGCTACAAATGTTAAAAGACCCTTTTCAATAAACCCACCAACCACACGAGACCGAATCGTTCTGCTGCGAGGTACGGGACTTTTGACTTTAACATTGGTCGTGGTTTTAGTTTCTTCAACCGCTACTGGGAATTGGACATCGACATCAACCATGTTGCCCGTAAGCTTATCCATTTTGATGTTGACTGTTAGCTCACCGAGATTACTATCCCAAGTGTGCCAAACACCAGGACCGCTTACATCTACCCAAGCTCGTTTAGTTGGGCGACCGTCATCACGGGTGACACCAAGAACTACCTTTAATACCTCATCCGTAATACTGGATGAGATTCTCGTGACTTTAGGACCCAACTCGAGTTTGGACATGCGAGTCTTGAAAGTCAGTGTTGCGGTGTTGTCAGGAGTTTCAACAACCGTCTCGAACAGATATTCTAATACCTGGTCACTATTAGCGGAAGGTTGGATTTCCATAGTGAATGCAAACAAACCGCTCTCAGGTTTCCAATCAAACCAAATAGGGTATTTGGTTTTGTCTTTTGCATTAACCGTATTAATGAATGGGGTACGGACCACTGTCCCTTCTGGGATGGATCCTGTATCGTGTTTGATAATAGCGTGAAATGTTACTTGGTCTTTCTTGCTATTGGTTTCTACCTTTAACAGTTGGACCGAGAACGGTTCATTGGGATCTATCCCAACGCTACTCTCGTGACTAATGTTCATACCAGCTCCTGGAGTAAAGAATCGTCTAAGGACGGACATAGAATCTGAGAGCCACAGCCCCCAGATTCTAGTTGTAGTCTTTTATGAGTGCGGATAAGTCGCAGTGTGGAAGTACACACTGGTCAAATCATCTTGGTTACTAAAATAGAGACGATAATAGGTTTCGTTAGGATCCCAACCGATTAAACAGTAGAAGGTAACTGTTCTTTCATTTGGATTCTCTCTGCCCGATATCCAGCCTGTTGTCAGACTGTCATTCCCGTAATTATAATCACGTTCCACAATCACTTTATCAGAAGTGATGCCGCCCTCAGGAAGTCTAAGGGTAAATTGCATCATTTTCTTTTCTGGATCGAACTGAGCAGTTATCTCGCCTACATCAACAGGGGTATATGTGAATTCGGTATCTATATCTACCTGTTCACCATTGACCTCTAATGTCACTCGTGTCAATCCACTCGCTGGGCGGTTGTAATCGACAATGTGCATATCCAGTACGGCAGCTGTACCAACGCCATCAGAGATAGGGGATATATTACTGATGCTACTCCATATACCAGGCATCAGGTTCTTATTCTTCCACGTCGCTTGACCGTCAGTGATTCCATTTGCTTTGATCAGTTTGAATACACCACGCTTACGGTAACGAGTCATACGTTCCCAGTTCACCACTACACCTTCTGGACCAGTATATCCATATCGATGTTCGAACCAGGTGGATGGTTGTTTAATGTATTCGTAAGCAGTAACTTTGACTGTACTCAATACCGTTTGAACATCCACTTCCGATAAGTTAGTGAATTTTAGTTCATACCCTTCGGTTGTTTGAGTTATGTTGAATCTTTCACCAGATGTTTCATTCATTAACACCGTAGCATCGAAACCGATTCTTCCTTTGATTGGAGTTCTGGCTGGGTCGTTAAAGGTAATGGCTACTTTGGCTTTAAACAGATATTCCACTTCTGTTTTCTCAAGGGGTTCAGGAATAGCAATGATTCCAGTCGCACCTTCAGGCCAATTAAGATATCTGGCACCACTACCAATTATCCAGTTAGAGGTATCACCATTTGCACCGTCAACTAAGAATGAGACATTAAACTCACCCAACTCATTAAACCCAGGACCATCAGTTACCACAGTCAGTCGATCACTACTACCTGATAAACTAGTGACTACGGCTTCAAGATGAATATCTTCACCGCCTTCATTGTAGTCATAGAAGATCTTACCAGGTATTGTTAAGGTATTGGCCTGTACACCACCACCGAACCAATATTGACCTTGGATCTGTTTCCATACCGAAAGGTTACCGCAAGACATTGAGTTCCAGTTTGGTGGACTGTGATCAAATGACTTATCGAATTCAAACTCGACACCGTTGACAGTAACCTTTCCCTTTATCTCACGCTTGCCAGGATAGAAAGCCTTACGCTTTAATGTGAGTTTGAGTTTTGCAGTTTTACCATCTGGATTGATAACGAGTTCATCCGCATCAAAGTCAGGATGGGTGGCTGCAAGAACCCATTCAGCACCTTCAAGTTTCTTACCCAAAGTAAAGGTGAGTGTCGAGATACCAGCGACCATTTGTGAACGAGTGACGGTCATGTCATCTTCATCAGGTCCTATTGGACGATACTGGTCTCTGATATACAGAGCGGCGTTCTGTATACCGAGTGAAAGGTCCTCAACAGAAACACTACCTGATGTCATGGACTCCGGATCATAATCAGCGGTTAATGCCCTGATCTTATCGAACTGGATATTCCCTAACAAATCAGGGATGGTGTTGATTAATGCTTCGGTTTGGATGATAACCCCAAACGTTTGATTCCAGTCGTTATAAATAACATAGGAATCAACATCTTGCTTATTGGACAATACCGCTCTTAGATCGTCCTGAGTTTCCATAATTGGAACATGAACTTCGAACTCGTCCAACATTTGTTTAAAGGTAACTGGGAAAATCTCAAGATCGTATCGTGCAAATCCTCGGTGGCGTGCAACGAAACATACTTGTAATCTTCCATCGGGGAAAGGACAAATAGATTCTATTTGAATATCTCTATATCCCATTCCACCATAACGCTTGACACATTGATCATACATGGCTTGGTTACCTTCAGCCAGGTATTTATCCTGTATCTTCTTAAGCGCTATCTTAACACATGGCCAAGCAGGGTACTTGAGCAGTGTCGTAGAATCAAACACTTTATCCATCTTTACAACTCCAGATTGGTTGTTGGTTACCCAAGGGGCATAGGATCCTCCCACACCCCGTTAGGGATGCAGGAGGCTATGGTTACAGGTCTATCTCAATATCACCCTTGGGCTTTACACAACAAGGTAGGATCTCACCTTTGTTAATGAATGCTAGTGGTTCTCTTATCCATGTCACTTCTCCTTTGAGAAGCTTGCAACGACAAGAACCACAATAACCTTCACGACATTGGTACTCCACCTCTACCTGATTGGCCTCTAGGGCAGCAAGTAAAGAAGGATGTTCTCCTTTTACTTCAACTTCTTTATCTAGCTTAAATAGCTTGATCAGACTCATTACAGTTGGAAATCACCGAACTCGGCAGTATCTACTTCTGAGTCGATCTGACCTACCAGGTAAGAAGAAACTTCTACTTCCTGAGGAGCAACCTGAACGTTGTCAGTTACCAGCCATGAGTTAATCCATGGAATTGGGTTAGAGTTGGTTTTGAATGGAAGATCCAAACCGATCGCCTGCATACGGATGTTGGTAATGTACTCAACATACTGGCAGAGGATCTCTTTGTTCAGACCGATCATTGAACCATCTTTGAACAGATAGTCAGCCCACTCTTTTTCTTGCTGAGCGGTAGCAACGAACATGTCGTATGACTCTTGACGACACTCTGCTGCAATCTCAGCCATCTCTGGATCATCTTTACCAGAGTTCATCAGGTTGATGATGTGCTGAGTACCAACCATGTGAAGTGCTTCGTCACGTGCGATCATTTTGATGATCTTAGCGTTACCTTCCATCAGCTTACGTTCGGCAAATGCGAATGAGCAAGCGAAGGATACGTAGAAACGAATAGCTTCAAGTGAGTTGATAGATTGCAGAGCCAGGTACAGTGCTTTCTTAATAGCACGAAGATTAACATTAACCTTCTCGCCATTGACTACGTGGTCACCCAGACCCAGGTAATAGTACTGGTTGATCAAGGCAATCAGTTTGTCGTAGTAATGGGAAACAGATGCAGCACGTTTCTTGATATGTTCGTTATCTACAACGTCATCAAAGACAATGGAAGGATCGTTAACGATGTTCCTGATGATGTGAGTATAGCTACGACTGTGGATGGTTTCAGAGAAGCCCCAGGTCTCAGCCCATGTTTCCAGCTCTGGGATAGAGCAGATCGGGAGTAATGCAACGTTTGGACCACGGCCCTGGATAGAGTCCAGTAGTGTCTGATATTTCAGGTTACTGATGAACAGGTGTTTCTCGTGATCTGGTAAAGCCATGTAGTCAATACGGTCACGGGAGACATCTACTTCTTCAGGACGCCAGAAGAAAGAAAGTTGTTTCTCAATGAGTTTCTCAAAGATCTCATACTTCTGTTGGTCGTAACGAGAAACGTTGACGTTTTGACCCAGGAACATGTGTTCTTGTAATTGATCGTTTTTGTTTTGGTTGAAAGTTGAGTAACCTGACATGTCTAATTCCTTGAAAAAGATTGGGATTGAATTTGTTTAGCTAATGATGTAATCGTTGATAAAAACTTTACTGTCTAATGTAACAGTACTTTATTAATCCCTTCCCTATTATTTAGTTTAGATATCTCCGGTTAGGAGGGGGAAGGGGAGTTTGTTTAATAACGCGTTTACGAAGTAAACATCCTTTAATGTCCTTTCCCGGTGAGCAGCCTGATTCATTTGTATATGGTTTCAGACATATATTATTTACGTGTATAACATAAACCTATTCAAACTTATTAAGGATGTCATCATGTCTAACTTCATCAAAAACGTAATTGCTAATATCTTCTTTATCTTAGGCTTGATCATCGCCGGCATCCTGGGTTTATTTCTGGCTGCTTTTAAAGTGATCGTTATCGCGGCCAACTGTTACTGGAAAACAGTCTACACCATCAGCTCTTTCATGCTTGAGCATTTTGGCGCTATCTTCTCAGTGATCATCATTGGTGTATTTGGTTACGCTATTCTCTCACCACGTGACCCTAACTTCATTTCTCAAGATGACCCGCGTCATCCTTGCAACAACGAACTTTAATTAACCTATTTATAAGGAATCAAAATCATGACTAACTTTATTCTGAACGTACTGTGGATCATCTTCCTGGCAGTTATCTCCATTGTCAACCTGTTCCATAAAGCTGTAGTTGCAGTGGGTGTTGCAATCGTAAATACTTTCTTCTGGATCGGTGATCACTTCATCGAACTCTTCGCAGGGTTCCTGGTTGTGAGTGTAGGTTACCTGGTATTGAATCCACCTGTTGTTATTGAAGAGGAAGAAGTTGAAGAACCAGTTGACCTGGTTTTAGTCATCAATTTTTAAGAAACTATCAAAACCACTAAAGAAGGGAAATTGTAATGAAGAAGTTGATCTTAGCTGTGTGCGTTCTGGCTACTGTAAGCGCTCAGGCTGCTGTTGATCCTCAGCCGACCCAGATGTGTCGGGTGGAAGTCTGTAACAAGCTGGAGCGCGTTACGTTAAGCGTCAGCAAGTGGATCTCTGACAGCATGGGTGAAACGTGTTTCGATATTACCATGCCGAAGTCTGAAGCCATTCCGGGTTCAGTACTCAGTTCAGAATCTCGTTGGTATCAGGGTAGTTTTAACCCTACTAAGAAATCAGTTACCCGAGTCAGCCGTGTACTCGAGTGTCAATAATTTAATCGCCCTCTGAAAGGAGGGCTTTCTTATTTGAAAAGGATATTAAAATGAAATACGCATTAATCGCTCTGGCATTATCTACCGCTGTTCTGTCTTTCGGATCTCAGGCTAGTACCGATCCGCTGGATATCGTTGGCGATCGTTGTGCTCCAGGTGATGTGATCTTCTATGGCCAGAATGTGAAGCACACCAAAGAAGTTCTGATTTGCCAGTTGGGTACGAATATCTTCTACTCATTTGGTCGTATTGGTCAAGAACCAGAGATGGTTGTTAAGTCTGATAACTCAGAATCTAAAGTAGAGATCTCTGATGGAAATGTTTGGTCAACCGATTACATCTATGTTCCTAACGTGGATGTAACTTATCGTGTTGGCCATACTGGCGACTTCATTCAAAACACCGAGGAAGAAGCCATCTACGTTTATAGCGAAGTTCGTGAAGAACCGATTGCTGTGATTAAACTAGACCCTGCAACTGTGGTCAACGGAATTCGTTCCAACTTTGTCCCAAACTAAACATCTAACCTAATAGAGGTGGCAAAAATAAATCGACTTACCAGTCGTTGAGAATACTTTTCATTATTCTTACAAAACTGTTTATCAATTTCAAACTTTAGTATAGAAGGAAAGAATCATGAAAACTATTATCGATATCATCCGTGCTTTGTTCCACAAACTGTGGGTATCTCCTAAACACGCTTTGGTTGTTGGTTTTATTCTTGCATTGACCAACAGCTTATTCCTGTTCTCTGCTTGGATCGTTATTTATGCATCTATGTATTATGGTCACAAGGTTGCTCTGGCTGCTTCGGATTATAATGATTACTCTCGGTATACGCCGTATGCTGAAGCCGACTTGCGTTTCAAAGATGCAATCACCCCGTCCTTCTTTAAAGCTCTGGCGATTTACGCAGCAGTCTTTACTGGTAACTTTTGGCTTATTCCTGTCTGTTACTTAATTACAGATAACAGCACTTGCTATGCTTACATCAACAGAGGTTTCCGTTATGTTATCGTTCTTTGATCGCACAGCTCCTTTGTATGGGCTGCCGATCTACTGGTTCGCAGCTCAGTTCAATCCGGTATTAGCAGCGGCATTGTTCAACGTGTACTTAGTGATTGTTCTGATCACCCTGCTCAAAAAGATCATGAAGGCTAATAAAGGTAAACCTCAGGAAGTGGCTAAGGTCAATACCGCTTCCTGGGTTTCTTCTATCGCTGTCATGTTAATTACCATTTGGGGTGTTGTTACGACATCCTCACTGTTCATTATTGCTGTGGGTGTAATTGTAGTGATGAGCATCGAAACTATCCGTAAACGAAAATTAGACAAGGAATAACAAATGAACGTCACCTTATACCTGGATACTCCAGAACATCACCCAACTTCTAAAATGCCACGAGCTATTCGTGAGCTTTGGTATTCCAATCGTCGGGAGGGTCTGCTTTCTTTGGTGGAAGGGTATGGTTGCCCCCACAGTGGTTGTGAACATCGTTTCCACTTCACTGCACCACGGGCTGATGTAGTGGCATGGTTGGACTTGTTTGTAGAAGAGTTCCCTGACTGTTCTCCAGAAGTGGCTATTCTGAAATCAAAGATTCGTATTGGTTTCGTACAAGGAATCGGCGTGGACTCCCGTGGGAATATGCGCCTCGTATTAAAAACTATTCAGCGCCAAGTGGGATATAACGGTGAACTACTATCACGCCCATGGTTTTGGACACCTGAGTGGGAAGAAAAATAAACCCATCCATATTTCTTACTAACAAACTCTTTGAGGTTAACAAATGAAATACATTAGTTCTTTTATTCACGTCCCTACTACTGACGGTCAGTTGGCTCTCGATGTAACAGCTATCACTTCCATCTCTGGTCATGCTGGTGAATACAAGTGTTGCGTGATGACTACTGGCCCTTCACCGGTCGTTGTTGATATGAACCGTGATAAACTCATTGACATGGTGGAGCAACTTCGTCGCCAGATCTGGGAAAATCAGCAGAAGGGTAATGCGGTTGCGATCAATCTCTTAACAGAGATTGCTAAGAACACGACACCAGAACCATCAATCACCCAGCAGTTAACTAAAACAGTTCACTTTGGGAATAACCATACAGGATAAAAAAGTGAAAAGAGAAATCGAAGTAAATCTGATAGATATGCTCGGTGATAACTCTTCTGGTACCACCCCAGAACTTATTAATATTGAAAATATTGCTACAGTGGGTAGCAATAATAATTTCAATACAGGGACCATTCGTCTGGATGATGGTAAGGTTTACTATACCAAGGAAAGTTATAGTCAGCTCCGTGACAAGATTGAAGAAGCTAAAATTCTTCGTGAATGTTACACTGTGAAAATGAAGTCCGAGGGAAAGCGACCTAGTAATACCCACTACATCCCCCTCGAGTCAGTCGACCTCATTGAGGTTAACTCTGAAACTAACCATGTAACATTATGGTGTAAAGGGACCCGCTTCAATACTGGCATGACTGGCATTGAACTTCGTAAAACTATCATCAAACTTCCAATGTAAGGGATAGTAATGGAAATCACAATTGATTTAGATGTTGATCGACACGGCGTATCATCCAAGATCGTTAAGGTTGAAGATATTGCTTGGATGTCCGGGCACGCTAGGCGACCAGGTTGCTACGTGACTATGAAGGATGGTTCTCGTTATAAATCCACTAACGATTCCATTGCCCTCCGTCAGCGTCTCGACCAAGCTAAAGCTAACGATACTAAGCCGCAGAGAGGTTAATGTGAAGGGTGTATCTCGCCGGTCGTTGTTACTGTTTGCGGTGGGAAGATCCATTACACCAAAAGCAGTCGTTGTGGGCACAGTAACAGAAGTAATTTGTAAAGCCGTAATTGGGCCAGAGCTAACTTTGCTCACTAACTTTAGAAAGAGGTTGCAACATGTTAAGTAAATTTAAGTACAATCGCATTACGGGGATGTGGTCTCGTATCTTACTGCTTTCTGACGGTAAAAATAATCCTTACCAAAATGAGGTGATGTTAACTCCTGTTGAGTTGGCTGGCTATCCTCGTACCTGGGATGAAGTAGCGGAACTGAATGTGGTTAAGTATTTCCATCAGCAGCTTCCTAACGACGTTAGTTACTACTCCGAACTCCCTTCTGATATTGAACACGAGATGCTGGAGAATCTTCCTTACCGTGTTTGGGATGTCTTAGTACAAAAAGATATTCCACTTATTCACGTAACTCTCCCATCTGGGTTTATCGTGAAAGGGAAGGTCTGCGTATCGGGTTTCAAGGAACTTATGGAACCTCAGCACACTCTCGGTAGCGAAGCACTGGGTAACCAGTTGAAGTCGTCTCTCTTTGGTAAGGAAAGTAACGATGCTCAGTAAGAATAAAGATTGGTTCCGTTTTAATCGCTACTTCCGCTGTTGGGAGCGCGTGTTATTACGGGGTGGTGGTGACTATACTCATCAGGTCTCGGTTGACTTAACTCCGGTAAACGATACCCCTAATGAGTGGGATAAGGTACGCGAAGTAACCATCTCTCGCCGAGATATTCGTTTCGCAGCAAAACCTTTACTGGCACGTGACATCGTCTGGACGCATCATCTTCCAGATGAAGTGTATGACCAGATGGTTAAGAATCTCGGTAAAGATAAGGCTGATTTCTTAGTCCATGCTGATATCTACAAATTGGTGGATTGGAATGAATACTCTAAGTACTCATTCGGCGCGTCTTGTGCGTTACGCTTAGTTCGCCGTGATCTGACGGTTAACTTCCGTTCCATCCATACAGATGAGTATGGCACTCGTGAAATCTATCTGAAACCATCCCAGTTCCAGCTACACACGGATATCTCTATATCTCCTAACTGTGACATGGTTGGTGGAGTTGCCTTCACTAAAAGCTCCGAGGGCACTGGTAACTCGATGAACACGATTGTGATCTATTACGATCATATCAATCAGCTGACTGCCATAGAGATCAAAGCCTGTATCCCAGAGAAGGAAGAACTGAATACTCGCATTATTGGTCGCCATGGCGAACGTTGGGATGACCGTATTACTAACTATATGGATGAGTTAGTTTCGCTCGGTTATTTCAATGTTGGGAATATTGGCGTAGTGCGTGAAATATCCGCTAACGCCTGGACTCTAATTCAATCGGGGAATATCTAATGGATGAGCTTTATCATTTTGATTATGGCGTACTTATCACTTATGGTGAAGGGCCGTCGTGTAATGTAGCCGTGTTCCGTGATTACTGCTCTGATCCGGAAATGCTTACTTTTATCGGCGATCGTAAATTGAACTTCAACAATGTTCCATCCATTCCTGTTCCTAACTCATTTAAAGAGATTAGCGAAGTGATCGATGGAGTAGAACGCACAACCAGTTTCTCACCAAGTCACGTTGCCCAAATACTGGATAAGCTGAACTGGGCTGGGTTCTGTTATCTCGAAAAGAATGATCAACGTAGAACAGCATTGGGAATTCTCCCTACGGTAATCTTTGTAGATACCGATCATTATATCGATTCAACCCACTGGGAAGAAATCTCGACTCAACGCGCTATTGAGTTAATTAACCAACACACAACTCCTAAGAAGGAAGAGGAAAATGCAGCTTAAGTTTTTGTTTGGTACTGTTCGTGCTATTCCTGAAGGATCAGAAGACATCATTGAAAATGTGAAGTTGAAAGACTTCCTGGCGTTGACCCGCAAGACAGATGTGTTCCAGCATTCTGATATGCGTTCGATGGTGGTAATGGGTCTTTCCACTGGCGGGTTCGTTAAGAAACTCCATAACCCAGAAAGGATGGACTTCTACGGTGAATCAATTTCTTGTCGTGTCAGAACTGATGAAAGCATGGATCCTATCTATGCTGAGTTAATCAAGACCGGGACCTGGTGGAAACATGAATTCCAACAGCACAAGAAAACGTTTACTATCTTCGGGGTAACCGAAGCTGGGTTTAAACCTTCTTCCGGGGTAAGTGAGTTGAATTGGGTTGAGACAACTCATGCCGACATGCTAGATATTGTAAGGGCTGAAGACGAAGCGTCAAACGGCTGGTAAACAAACATAAACTCTACTCACCCATTTGGGTGAGTAGAGTTGTTAACATATATGTTTTATTTTGGTTTTACGGTACTGCTTGAACGTCTTCGATAACATACAGATGTCCGGCCAAGGCATCTATATTGAGCGCAGTAATACCGAATACACCAGAGTTCCAACTTACCATATCAATTGGCTGGTAATCCGTTTCAATGGTATCCCAATAGATATCACCCATCAGCTTCATTGCGTTATCAGGGTTGACATCATCGCGCTCCATCACTAGTCCGTATTTGGACGTTTCAGTAATGAAGACCACTCCAGCTTGCTGGTTACCATTTTTAATCGCACCAACTAAATCCATAGTAGTTGCATGAGTACGAATAGTGACTGCGAACTCTTCAAAGATGAGAGATACGTCTACCTTCTCAACTTCAAAGTCGCCGCGCAGGAAACCAGTCTTACGGGATACGAAACAGGCAAGCTCGTTGCCATTACTAAACGAAACCGGAGGCTCAATGATAACGTCTTCGGCTGTCAAGCCGGTATAACGTTTCTTCGCCAGTTCGAGTTCGCTACTAGGTCCTTGTGCTTCCAGTTTTCTTATGCGTTCTTCCATCCATTTACGAGCGGATAAGAATACAGGATCTTTGACCTTTTTATTGTTCACGCCTGTGACAACAATCATGAGTCATTACCTATAGGTGAAAATTAAAACGATTGGATATCCAAACGATTCAACCGTTATTTAATTTGTAATAAATTACAAGCAGATATTATCCTTATGTAGACAATATTAATGAAGTTAATAGAGGATTAAAATATGGCTGTTCTGATTGATGGGATTACTTTGGATGTTGATCAACTTAGACGCATACAGATGTTGTACGGTTCAATCGAAAAGATGAAGACCTATCCTTTCTGGATTGAGTGCCAACAGAAACATAAGTATTTAACTGACTTGATTGAGAACATCAAGATAGGTCGCCAAATGGAAAAAGATAATACTCCTCGTTGGAATATTTTATCGCGTTGGATAGTGAGTCCATTAGGTACCTGGGGGATGAATAAATTTATCATCCCTCGTATTGAGAAACTCAAAGAAAAATATCAAACCCTACTCACCCTTCCAGCTGGGTTTGCTGTCTCCGCCGCCAATGAAGAGTTCGATAAGTTCATTGAAGAACTCGGTAATTTCATTGCTGTCACTAACAAAATAACTGGAATTAAGGACGACCCTTATGTCAAACCAAAAGCTTGATTTATCTAAACCATTTGTAGCTGATCGTTCAGAAATTGCAGCTGATGTGATTAGCGATCTTTGTAACCATATCGAACACGCCCAGAGCATTTTCAAACTGGCTCCAATTTTTCATATTGGTAAGTTCTTCTCATCTCTCGGAATGAAACTGGATATTAAGAAGGCTGTCTCTGTTTCTTACCAGCTGCGCGAAATCAAGTTATGGTTGGCGGATGGCCAGAGAAGTAAAGACTTCAGTGATACACATGAATTATTATGTGAACTGAATGACCTCCTGGAAGAGAATAAGGAACTTCTGATCAGGGTGTTCGAGCCAGTTGCCATCGACTGTAATTTACGGGTTGATGGGACAGAGTTATTTAACGCAACAACTTATGGAGGGCAGATATGAATACACTTTTCTGGGCCGATGGTCATGTTGATCATTTAGCAGCAGCGAAACGTAGAGGGTTTGAAACTCTTCGTGAATTCCAGGAGAAGTTTGCTGATGGGTGGTGTAGCAAGGCAAACAAGAACTCTATCGTCTACTGTGTGGGTGATATGGCTCTCTTCCATGAGGGATTAGTTTTCCTCAAGAAGTTACCTGGTAAGAAGATCTTGGTTATGGGCAACCATGACACCGAGCGTCAAAACGATACTCGCGATCTGTTAGAAGTTTATGATGAACTCGCTGGGTTCCATAAACATAAGAAGTCCCCATTGTACATCGGACATTGTCCAAGTCACCCGTCCCAGTTACGTGGCCGACTAATGGTACATGGGCATACTCATACGGACATTATTCCGGATGAGCGATACGTTAACGTCTGTTGGGATTTACTCCAAGACGGCCCCGTATCGATTGAAGATATTGTGTCCGGGAAATATAAGTCCTGGCGTAAACCCGATTTATTTAAGGAGCATCAGCACCATGATAAAGTTCATCGACCGAATGTTAACTAGCCTATATATCTATAGCACTGCATTCTGGTTTATCTCTCTGGGTTTGCACATCTTTAAGCCAAGCCCTAAAACATCAACTTTCTTCTTTGATGTCGCTGCACCAGTGACGTTAAGTGTGGTGGCTATCGCTATGTGTCACTGGGCTTACCATTACCGGAAACTGTTGAAAGGTAGTTAAATGTTCATGCGCTTAATGAAGTTGACCTACATCCTGTTAATACTTATGTTTGTGGGTCACTGGATTTATCTGAACGTTGGAACCATGGATGAGGAATTCCGTGGGTTTTTATTTAAGGTAAATGTAATACTAGGAATTGCTATTGCTTACCTAACCTACGCATTCATTATGAATAGCGTAGAAACAACCATCCAAACTGAAGAAGAGGATTTTCATGAAAACTCGTAACGGCGAAACCGGTATCTCTAAACGTTTCAAGTGGATCTCCGGTATTTACACGGTAATCATCATTGCCATCATTCTGTACATCCTGGCTGCCGATTGGTTGAACTATGCGGCTAACCCTACACTGATCAAATACCATGACAACCTTTTGTTCCCACTTTGGGTACTGATGGTCGGTTATGAGTTCGGTGTGCGTCGCACCTACAAAAAGCTAACCGCCCGATGGAAACATTAAAAGAACTGGGTAAACTGTTGGATGAGATGCTGACTAGATTGTCAGCACTTATCTTAACCGTTGCGCTTGCAGGAACATTGTTCTGGCCAATAGGACCAGAAGAATGGTGGGATCGTTTCCTCAAGTATGTTTACATGGGAGTTGGTGGCGTGGCGATATATTTGGTCGCCCCTATCATCTACTATTTCTTTAAAGCAGCTTATTACGACTGGAAATTAAAAAGGCTATGAAAAAGTATAATCGTTATGAAGCCTGGTACATGGACCAACTGGGTAACATCATTGAGAACGGGCAACGTCGTGGGGATCGTACAGGGACTGGTGTTATTTCACAGCCAAACCTCAGTTACACCCATGACCTCCGTGAGTCGTACCCATTGATGTTTGGTCGTCAGTTTGTTTATGATCAACCCATCACTGAAATGATCTGGATGATGTCGGGTAGCTCCAATATCCAATATCTGAAAGATAACGGTTGTCCTTTCTGGAATGGCTTTGCTGTTAAAGATGGTCAGGTGACTGAAGCTGATCTGACCCGCATGGAACGACTAAAGATCTTGGCTGACCAACGTGGGATGCCATTGAGTCAAGTCGGTACCTTATTCGGTAACATCCCTCTTGCAGAGATCGATGAAGAACTGGATAAGCAGCAGATTCCAAATATGGTAAATGCTGCTGTGGGTAAGATTGGTGAATTAGGTCCTGTGTATGGGGTTATGTGGCGTTACTGGCCAAACCCTGATGGAACTACATTCGATCAGTTGGCGTACGCTCTGCGCGAGCTACAAAAGAACCCTAACAACCGTCGTATAGTAGTAGACTGCTGGAACCCAAGTTTCTTACCTGATCCGAAGATCAAACCCGCCGATAACGCAGCAAAAGGTAAAATGGCATTAACACCGTGTCACTTTGCTTTTGGTTTCTACACATGGGAAATTCCTTTCCATGAGCGGGCTGAACTTCTGATTAAAGAAATGGGTGCCGAAGGTAATAAATTCTACCCAATCCGTAACGAAGATCGTTCCGATTACGAACTTTTGTTTGAGATTCACGGTATCCCTGAGTATTACCTGGATATCAACTTTACCATGCGTAGTAATGACTGGATTCTCGGTCAACCTGCTAACATGAACATGTATTCTGCAATGAACATTATGTTCGCCCAGCAGTGTAACATGGTTCCTCGCTTCGTTAACTATACGGGCTGGGATTCTCATGTTTACACCAACCATCTGGAAGGTGCTGCTGAATTGCAGAAACGTTGGGAAAGTGGGATTTACAAATACCAGACTGTTGGGATGCATACCAATAAAAAGGATGACCTCTTTGGTTACCATAAGTCTGATTTCCAATTAATCGGTGACTATAATCCTGGAGAAAAGATTAAGTTCCCAATCGCAATTTAATTAACTAGGAACAGGGATCCATTAGGGTCCTTGTTCTTGAGGTATTGCAGATGGACGTCTTACACGAAATTATAACACTCTGTACTGAAAACCCAGACGTAGCTTTTAACATGATCGTTTCAGTCATCTTCTTTTTAGGAATGGTTGATACAGTTCATGAATATAGTTATCCTGGTGGTATCCCTGCGCGTGACCGTAACTTAGCCGGATATAAATTAAAAGCAGTCGGCTTCTTTACATTGATGTATATTGGTAATACTTTCCGCTACTTCGTTATCGCCGTTGCGGTAGTCTCCGTAGTCTCAACTATCTATCTCATTATGTAAGGAATTAAAATGGATCTCCAAGATATTAAAAACGTTGCTGGTGTGGCTTATGTACAAACTCGCCTGCAAGCGTTGCTGGAACAGCTGAACCCATTGATCTTCTCGATCAACGAACCTATCGTCGTTGACGGGATGTGCGGGAATAATACAATCCAAGCATTAAGTAAGTTAGCTCATTTCTATTATGGTGTACATGTCGCACACCCAGCTATACACGAATATGTATATGGAATGAACACCATACAGCAGTGGTACCGGAATTTCCATCATCAGGTCAGTGTGAATAATGTCACCACTATTGCTGATTTTGGTATTGCTTTCCACGATCCGGAAATGGATGGTAAATGGGGTAAGGATACCAAGGCATGTTTCGACATTATCTTCTCCGACATCGCAGTGGGTAAGAGAAAAACCGGTGGGGCGGATCCTAACAAACACGCCTTCCATACATTTTCTGTGGCCAGTCAGAATGACTCTAAATGGGTAGTGGAATCTGAAGCATTACTTCGTAGTGCATTGGCGGTACCTGTAAACACCATGGTTTCTGTCTCTCTACTTACGCCTTACAACGTGGTTATCTTTGCGCGCGATATCTACGAAGGTAAACCACGTGGTGTTCTTGTTGCTCGTAAAATAACTGGTAACTGCTCAGTATCCAAGTTTGCCCAAGACGAATTATTCATTACTGGCCTGCACGTTAATCCTGATCTTGAGTGGGACGATGTTGCAGAAGGAATGATTAGTAAACTCCTGGAGGTGAGTAAATTTGGGGGAGTTAAGGAAATATCACACGCTCAAACTTTCCAGCGTGGTCCCATGTCTAAAAGAACAGAAGAACTTTTAGTCTCTAAGTTCTCATTCTACAAAACAGGTCACGGAACAGTAACGCGACGTGGTTAACATATTTCCCTCTACTCCTTAACGGGAGTAGAGGGTTATTGTTGTTCTTATTTTCTTTTGGATTTCAGTTGAAATAGATTTCAGACCTATATTACCTAAGTGTAAATACAATAAGTATTAGTTAGGCTAATACATTCACCTGCAAATTTAAGGAACAACATCATGGCTAACAACTTCGCATTCGTAAACCACTATGAAACCCGTAACGCTGCTGGCGTTGCTTTCATCAAATCTCGTCTGGTTGCTCTGATCAACTTCTCTTCTGAAGAGAAAGAAGATGAAATCGGTTCAGTAACTATGAACGCTATCCGCACGATCGCTCGTGTTGCTTTTGGTCGTATCCCATTCGGTCGCACTGAGTTCAAATCTAACTCAGTTGAAACCTTCCAGAACTGGTACAACGATTTCGCTGAAACTAACAATCTGAAATCCATCAAAGTTACTGGTGTATGGAACGAAGAAACTCAGATCGCTTTCGCTTCTATCGCTGATAAGTACGAGGGCACTCTGTAATAAACAACGTAGTTAACTTAACCAAATTCTAATAAGGAATATCGAAATGACTCCATTCATCAAATCTGTAATCATCACTGTAATTGTTATGGCTCTGATCATCATCGGAAATGTATTCGGTACTCCTGCATTCATCGCTGCATCAGTAGCAGTTGCCGCTATCGCAGTAGTTCTGTCTTACTATGTGTTTGATGGAATGATGGCGGCATTCAGAAAGTGTTAATAAGAATCCCATCCTAGTTTAATACTAGCGATGGGATAACTTGTTTACTTTATTTTATTTTTGTTTCAAGGATCCATAATGGCTAAGAAAGTTTTACTTGCAGTTGACATGGATGACACGTTAACTGAAACTCGTCTTATAATACTGAAAGATATTTATAACCGACTTATCCAAAATGGTCGTTTAGCTGAAGCGACCTATGTTAATCAAAATTATCACATCTCTCCTTTACTCTGGAGTAAAGAAATGTGTGATGTTGTTTATGAGTACGTAATTGAGTCTGGCGATTTCATGTGGTGTGCGTCGCCCGCTAAATTAGTTAGAGACGGTCTGGCTGATTTACTGCGTGCATTCAGCGACCACCAATGGGGACCTTATTTTAAATCAGTTGTCTGTACGCACCGAGGATTCCATAAGAGCGGGTTACTGGCGACAACTGACTGGCTGATTCGTCACAACTGTGACGATGTGTTCTCTGAAGTTCATGCGTTAGATCCCAAAGAACATCCTAACAAGATTGACTTCTTGCGGAAAGTTTATCCTGATTACGAAATTCTGTTATTGGATGACAATCCATTCCATGATCCGCATCTGGTTCATCCATACTCAGATGAAGTTCTGATTGTTGAAACAGAGCACGCCCTTCCTGGTTACGTTAATCAGGAGAAGTTTACAGACCTGGACGATCTGAAAGTCCGTATCATCCGCAAGATGTTTGGTCGGCGTGGATACGAGAAACTCATTAAACAGTATGCTGATATCGCATAAGGAAACACCATGGGTGTTGAAATAAGAATCCTCACTAATGATGATCTAAGAACTATTCCCACCAGAATCAGTTCAGGGATTATTAAGTTGGTAAAAGGATTAACAGAAGTTGAGCAACCTTTAACCCGATTTGACTTTGAGCGTGTCCCAAGTGAGGTTGCTACCTATGGGCTAGATTTCTATCTTGCTCCTGGTAACATAATGACCATTGCTTTAAACACAGTCACATCTGAAGTATTGGGGATGGTCATTAATAAGATCAATGACGTAGATCACTTGAAGGTATCTGCGTTATGGTATCTGTATATCGTTCCAGAGTGTCGTGGTAAAGGTCTTGGTAGACAGCTTATGGAATCTTCGGAAGAGATGTCTCGTCGCTTAGGAGCCAACTCAATGCTTCTGAGCGTATTACCCGATAACCTCTCTGCAATCGAGTTCTATAATGAACTTGGTTATAAACCACAATTAATCAATTTAGCTAAGGATCTCTAATGAACCAGACCTTTTATAAGGTAAACACCTTCGCATCTCCACTTTCTTATTCGCTGATTTTGGCTGCTGATGAACGTGGCGGGATTGGGCTTGATAATGACCTCCCGTGGAAACTGGCAGGCGTTAACAATAAGTCAGATATGCAATGGTTCCGTGATAAGACCAAAGGTAAGATCATCATCATGGGATATAACACCTGGGTGAGCATCGGCCGTAAACCTTTACCAGGTCGTTACAACGTGATCATTACTGAAAAGCACTATGACGAAGTCGGTAGTGATTTAAAGGCATGGGGTGAGGAATACTACAAAACAGAAAAGGGTCAAGCTTCACCGATTCACTCGGCTGTGTGTAAATCCCCTAGCCTTGCTGTCGCGTACCTTGAAAATACCTTAGGTTACGCAACCCGTGGTGGCGAGGTAATGGTTATCGGTGGTGCTCGTATCTATGAAGCTTTCATGGAGTACGCATCCCGCATTTATCTGACCACTTTCGAAGGTGAGTTCAAAGCGGACACATTTGTTAAACTGGATCTAACTGATTTCGAATTACGGTACCGTGATACCATGGGAGTACTGGATCCTAAGTTTGAGATTTGGGATGTTACTGAGCAGGTTGCAAAACGTCCAGATTCAGAGATCATTCAAATCTCTTATGGTCTCAAAGAAGCCACAGGTTGGGTTGCTGATATTGTTAAGGATAAAGAATAATGTTTGTTATTCCAAATGAGCACGTTACTGCTGTAAAGGCAGATGAAATCTTTATCGTCTCTAAAATGGGACATGGGCGTGCTTCCTTGTGTGGAAGTAAACTCACTCTGGATGTTCCAGGTGAGGGACTGTATCTGGGAATGCGCTTTACGGCTACCGCCAACAACAGGGTTATTCCTGTGAGTAAAAAGAAGCCATTGTTTAAATGATAGTTGGGTGGGGAGCTTCGGCTCCTCATCCTTTTTGTCTTCCTTATTATTTTTCGGACAGATATTATCATCGTGTATAAGCTCAATAAAATTTTAATCTAAGGGTAATGAGATGGAAAAGTTAGTCAACATTTTAGCGAGTCGTGGAGTTCTGATTACACTGGCGATTCTCATCGTGGTGATCAAGGGCGGAATGGCTGTATTCAGTAATCAGGGATTTAGTCTGGCTGACTTTGGTATTGGCGGGGTCTGGGCTTTCACTATTTACTGTGTTCTTAAATTCGCTGTTAATTTCGCTAAAGGGTATATCACTGGTAAAAGAGGATAACATGTCCGAAGTTAAAGAAGTGGTTGAAAAGAAAGAACCTATAATCGCAGAAATTTCCATAAACAAGTCATTCAATCATGATGACATTGTGACCCTGACCGAAACAATCAGAAAAGGTGTGGATAGCTTCGACACGCTTATCTTCTATATGAATAGCATGGGCGGTCAAATCAACACAGGTCTGGTATTCCGCGATATCGTCAATTCCTGGGATAAGAAAATAGTTTATATTTCTGAACTATTGAATGCCAGTTTGGCGACTGCACTTCCCCAATGCGGTGATGTATTGCGTCTAGCTTATCCGACTTCCAGATTTATGCTACATGACAGCACTTATACCTATAAAGGTACACGAGCCGATGTAGCTAACCAAATGGAATATACCAGTCATGCCGATGACGTGTGGGATAATGCCTACATGGAAGGCATTGGGTTGACCAAGAAGGAATATGCCAAACTAGTTGCTTTCGATAACGTTATGTATGCCAACAAGTTCATGATGTTGGGAACTAAAGGTGGCATCGATGGAATGATTCTTAAGCGACTCAATGTTGCCCAATATGTTTGTAATACGCGTACGGGTATCAAAATGATTGACGTTCGTTATCATACCCGCAACGATGTTCCTAATTTGCCCTTGTATAAAGAAGGTGAATGATGGAACTACTTCACTGGTTAGCTGAACATCGAGTAGTGATTATTACCTCAATCTCCGCTTATCTACTGCTGGGTGTATTCTCACTCAGGTGGACGATAATGGGGCTGATTGGTTATCACAACGATCCCAAGGGTAACTGGATGCTACTGGTGTTCATCGTTCTTTGGTGGATACCTGCCGGTTATCTTTTATGGGCTGTTATTTGCGGATATCTAAATAGCAAGTTCGAACCCAATAACAAAGTTAAAGTAGTCGAACAGTCAAATCAACCAACTCTCTTTGTTTGTGTTGGTAAGGGAGGGAACTATGAAGCTCTCGGATTTGGCACCCCATTAGGTTCCATGGCTATTGCTCCAAATGACTTAATGTACTTTGGGCTATCGCTGGGAGCCGGTACATGTCGAGATGAGAAACTGTCAGTCTATGCAGCAGATCAGCTCGGCGTGTTTTATTATGAAGGTTCAGTCACCAATGATGAGAAGCGAGTCTTCTACATAGATGTCGGGACCAACAAAATGTATCACAGAACTACCACAGATTTCTCACAACGCATGAAGCGTATTAAGTAATCTGTTAACCAACCTCATTCATATCACCTATAGAAAGGAAATAACAAATGTCTTCCATGTTAACTGAAATCTCTTTCACCAACAAAAACGACACCCGTGAAATCGTTGATGAAGTCGTAGAGAATGCATTTAGCTCTGTTTGTTCCACGATGGGTCCTAACGGGAACTACGTGGTGATCAACCAGCTTAACAGTCCGAAGGTAACTAAGGATGGTGTATCGGTAGCAAGAGCGCTGGACTTCAATGAAGCCCGTCGCAACATGATCGCTAAGATCATTACTGAACCGTCAATTAAAACCGATGCTGAAGTAGGTGATGGTACAACTACAACTGTGTTCATCACTTATCACCTGTATCAGAAATTCAAAGACGCAATGTCGTTTGCAAATACCCGTTATCTGGATACCCTGATCAAACAGGTACTTCAGTATATCGGTACTCTGATTCAACCAGGTGAAATCGAAAGCGAAATGTTCCGCAACATGTTGCTGACTTCCTCTAACTATGAAGAAGAGATCGTTGATAAGATTCTGGATATCTATCGCGAACATAAGAACCCGAACATCCATCTGGAAAAATCTCCGATGCTTCCAGCGGACGAAGTGAAGATGACCAAAGAAATCTATTTCGAAGGTTCCTTCCCAATTGAAACTCAGGTTCCAGCAAACGGCGCATATGTAGTCGGACCAGAGAAAGTCGGTGTAGTTTTGATCGATGGCTCTATCCGAGCTTATCCAACCCAGCTGATCAATGCATTACTGAATCGTTTCATTGATAACCCTGTTGTTCTGATGGCTCGTAACTTTGAACCTGAAGTGATCGCTGCTATCAATAACGAAAACCAACGTCTGGGTACCAGTCGTATCTTCGCTTATAAAGTGAATGCGGCAGGTCTGTTGGGCGCAGGCACAATCGATGATCTGGGTCGTCTTCTGAACATCGGTCCAGTATTCGACGTCAACTCTGTTGATCCGGCTCTGGTGAAATATAACGACGTTACTCTGTGGTTGGGGCGTAAAGGGATCCTGCTGGATAAGTCTATTGAGGAGGTTGAGTCTCGTGCTGATTCTATCCTTGAAGGTCTGGATAACCGTTATGAAGCTCTGGGTATCATTGAGCGTCAAACACCGATCGGTCGTGAGTTGAATCGTCGTATTGGTCGACTGCGTGCTAATAACGTGACCATCAAAGTAACTGGCGTAACTGTTTCTGATGCGTCCGAACGTTGGGCTCGTTATGAAGACGTTATGAAAGCAGCGCGTACCGGACAACAGTTTGGTGTGATCCCAGGTATCGGTTATGGCTATCTGATGGCTTCCAAATGGCTTGAGGCGAACGTTCCGCAACAATCTGATGAGAAGCTTGAGAAATGTCGTATCGGCTTGATTGAAGTGTTACGTGCGCAATATGAGCACTTGACAGGTCATGACGGTAGTGCAGAAAACCCAATCTTTATCGATCTGGTAACAGGACAGGAATCGGATACTCCGATGAATGTATACGATAACGCAGCGGCTACTATGATCGCTCTCGAAGGTGCTTGGCAAACCGCTAAGACCTTAGGTAAGATCAGTAACGTTATGGGTCGTTCTAATACAAACTACGCATAATGGAGCTGGCCCGGGGGAAACCTCGGGTCGGCTTTATCTCTCACCTTTCTTTTTCTTTAAGTTAATATGAATAGTTCAAACGTTCGTCAACTACTTAAGCAGCATTTGGAAGCAGACGACTTCATGGTTCAAGTGTACCTGAACAACAAGGATCCAGGCTTAAAGAATGAAGCGTTTTATTTATGCTTCCCTGTAGACTGTTCGGTAGATATTTTCAGAGTAGAAGGGAATCACTTAACTTATCACAAGAAGGAATTAAGCTCTGACTTAGAGACCGATGATATTGAGCTTCACTGCTTATATATCGAGGAACATCATGCAGTCGAAAATAAAACTCAGGTGGGTACTTAGCTTAACCGAAGGAGTTTCACCATGAACATGAAGAAGATAGCTGCGGCGAAGAGTGGGGGTAGAAAACTTCTGTTGAAGTCAGATACGTTGTTCCCTCTCATCTTCATGCTTATCGTGGTAACCTACGCTCTATCCCATGGTTACAGGATGTTTGCTGTTTTCAGTATGGGGTTGATCGTAGCAAGGATTGGGGAGATTATCTTTGAGATAAAGAGTAGTCTTTTCGATAAACCTTTTTTCCACTGTCTGTTGCTAATTGGAATTCCACTACAATACGGATGGAATGTGATTACCAACTAAACAAGGGCAGGACTTGCATGGCATCTCTTTACTTTTATTTCAGCACGATGAATGCTGGGAAATCAACGGGACTGTTACAGGCTAACTACAACTACGGCGAGCGTGAGCTTGGAACGTTAGTTATGAAACCTGGAATTGATGACCGTGAGAACGGCGCTATTATCAAATCACGTATTGGGCTGGAATCACCTTGCCTGATGTTTGGTAAGGATGAGAATCTTTATGATCTTGTCTATGACCGAATTAAGGCGGGTGAAGAAATTAACTGTGTATTAATTGACGAAGCACAATTCATGGAACCTATCCAGGTCACTCAGCTTGGGATGGTTGTGGATTGTCTTAAAGTCCCAGTGATGTGTTATGGTCTCCGTACTGATTTCCGTGGGGAACTTTTCCCCGGTAGTGCTAAGTTAATGGCTATCGCTAACGACATGTTCGAAGTGAGAACCATTTGTTGGTGCGGTAAACGTGCTCAACAAGTCCTGCGTCTTGATGACCAGGGTAAGGTTATCCGTGAGGGCGATGTTGTCGTCACAGGGGGTAATGAGCGATACGTTTCTGTATGTCGTGAACATCATCGGTTAGGGATTATCCGCAAGGCTTCTAAAGTCAAGCAGATTCATTTCCACGAAAATTGAGATCGATATTATCTAAGTGTATAGAACATAAACTATTTACTTGGAGATATATCATGAGCGACGTATATAAAGAAGCAGTAGCTGGCGGTATCCGTGGCGCAGCATCTTACCTGGCTGATAAAGTTACAGGCAAGAAAACAGTTGAACCTGAAGTTGAATTAACTTTAGAAGAAATGGCTGACCACAAACGCAATGCCAAGAAAAACTACCGTGGTGGTTGTATTGGTGTGGCTGGTGCAGTACTCCTGGAACTGATGTCTCCTACTGGTTCTAAGACTTCAGCATTAGCCGCTGGCTTGGCCGGTGCATTTGTACTACATCACTCTAAAGGTGTCCTGGATGCGGCTCCGCAGAACACTGTGATTGCTACTACAGCAGGTGCAAGCGCTGGTTGGATCTCTATGGTCGTTGGCCGTACAATGGCTTCCTACTTCCCTGGTAACGGTGAGTAATAGAACTGGCTACCTTCGGGTAGCCAACTTCTTATTCTTATTTTTTTTTCTGTTCAAAGGTGCAACATGAAGATATCACATAAGTTAAGGGTGCTAATCTTATTGTTGGGTTTGGGAGTTACTTTTGTTGTATTAGGTAAAACAATCAAGCGTCATTATACTGATGCCCAGCTGATGCAACATTGTATTAACGTAAACAAAGGAGACATACTTCCCTACCCTGAAGGATGTATGAAACCTATTCGGATAAAGAACGACATATTCGAATTCATTAACGTTAATGGGCAAAAGGAAATGTATGTTGTTATAAAAATGAGAGATAGTACATTTCGTTATGCCAAGGTAAGAAATTCATAATTATCCTATGAAAGGTAATTTAAGCAGTTCCACTTTCTTTGCAATCATGGAAATATAAACAATGCCAACTTTGAAAACTCCTTTTCAGTACCTGCTTGATCTGACCGGTGCGTCTCGCATCAAAGCAGCTAAAGCAACTGGTGATGCAGCTGCTATCGCCAAAGCTGAACGTTTCTATCTGGGTCTGGATGAATCTGAATGTGAGTTCACTACTCCATGGCAGAATCCACTGGCCGGTAACAAATGGCAGGTTGATGTCACCGTTCGTACTCGTGGCTTCAAAATCCCTGGCCTGCGTTTCAACACCGGTACCCTGTCTCCAATGATCCGTCCTGGTGCAAACATCATGGCTAACAAATCCTCTCTGGATCTGTCTACCGTGACTGGACTGTATCACGTTTATGAAAGTGATGCTGATCACCTGCTGATTCACCCGAACAGCAATATCTACGAAGCCCTGAAAATGACCGGCTTTGTATTTGACACTTCTGCCTTTGAAGTGACCTGGTATCCAGAACGTGATAAAGATCAGAAAGCTGATGGCTACGTTGATGTTAAACATCCGGTAGTTGCAGGTCGTCTGTTCCTGTCAGTAGTTCAGCGTGAAGTCTCTGGCGCACCTAACGTTCCTCCAGTTCTCCCGACTGATGCTAAAAACATCATTGAAGGCAAGTCTGAAGAAACCGAGGTCCAGTTGGTGAAGGCATCCAGCTTCAAACCGTAGTCACTCAGGAAGGTGAAACCCTCCCTCCAGTCGATGAAAGCGTTGATGCTGAAACAGCTGCTATCCAGGCACTGTTGAATGAAGACAGCAAAAACGAAACCACTAAGCTGGCTGAAGACGCTGCGGACAAATCTGTAGCTGCTCAAGAAGCTGCTAAAGTTGTTCCTGCTCCTGCTCAGGAAGAAGCTCCGGCTGAAGCTCCTGTACAGCAGAAGAAAAAGAAATAATGTAATCCCCTACCCCTCCGTAAGGAAGGGTAGGGTTTTATGTACTGTTGTAAAAAATTATAAACAGATATTATTATGGTGTTGTAACAAACATAAATTTATTAACCCACAGAAGGAAAAAGTGATGTTTAATCTAATCAATACTGGTTCTTCCAAAGCTGATTACATTAATGCTGTAATTGCCGAAGTAGAGCGCATCGCTGCATTGTCAAAAGAAGAAGCTTCCAAGGTAGGTAAGACGGCTACAATCAAACTGGTCCATGAAGTCCAGTTCGTTAAAACGGGTATCCGCTCCAATGCACATATCCGCGCTAACACCACTTTCACTCGTGAGAATGGAAAGATTGATTGTCAGTCTGAAACTTTCGATCTGGAAGATGGTATTAATTACTCTCATGATGTCTTTAACGAGATCATCGAGGATTGTACAGCTGCTGTTATCAACTGGATTGATATGGCGATAATCTGCGGTAATGACTTATCCCCTGATGACATTAACCACGAATTCCAGCAACGCCTAATTGTCGGATTACGTAGTGGCGGTGTATTTGAGAAAGTCACCAGCTCTGTAGTAGCATCTCAGGGGGTTATCCAGTCGGTAACCATTACGGTGGTATAAATGGAATACAAACTTAGCCGGTACGGTGCCGTTTCCATGAATGGGGAAAACTTTGATGACCAGTCATTTACTGAGCCTCATGTCAAGTTGACTGTTCCTGGCGCAATTTCAGCGTGTACTGTAAAACTAGGTCCGTTGTTATATGTGACCACATTTTACCTTCGCGATGGTGAACAGCATTATGTAACGTTGTTTAAGTATCACGGTAAATGTAAACCACGTTGTGTAGAAATCAGTGAGCTTCTTGATATCCGATGTACCTCGGAAAAGAAACTCATGATCTTTATCTTCGGTGTTCTATTAGGATTCGATCACGATCGTTTATCCAACCGGGACCGCAATACTTTACTGGCAGGTATTCGTTATAACCTTCCACCGGTATTTGTGGGGACAACTTTATTGCACGGTTTTGAACGTGGCTTTTATGTTAACAATGACCAACTGACGATCTTTACAAAAGTCAGTAAAGATGCGGGCGTTTTAATTCGCACAGGTTATTCTTTATTCTCTCGTAATATCAAGGACTCTTTAAAATGATCGACCAAATTATCTCAGCGCTGAAAATCTCTCTGAATGAATGTAAGAAATTCGAGAACCCAGCGGAATACATTTATGAACTGAACATGGTTCTAAGTCGTTACAAAACAAACCTGTTCAACATGCTGGAAGATAAACACAAGTATCTTCATGATCCTCGTGAGTTCTTCCAATTCCGCATTTCAACTTCATGGCGCACTAAACCTGGGTTTAGCCGTGTTACTACGTTGAAAGACAATTCTCCCATTATGCTTCAAGTAAATGGGTTCCAACCATTTGCAGGTGAGCGTAAGAACAAAGAGAAGATCTATAATAAGGCAGTCCGGATTGATGACGTTATTGATCTGGAACGTATCATGTCTCTGAAGTCTGACCACTATTATTGCGGTCTGATGCAATCACCTGGATATGTTTCTGAAGAAGATGTGATTCTTACTCAGCTGGGTGCAGAGAAGTACGCTGAGATGTCAATGTATCTTAATCTGGATAAAACAGTTGATGACGTGATTGTGTTTTCCTTACAGCTGAACTCTGTTGTGCCTGACAGTGTGATGGCTAAACATAATGAAGCATCGGCAGCTGCAATTGCAGATAACCCAATGACTGCTAAGAAGCTGAGAACTCTTCAGGCATTGGCTAAGGTACACGAAGGAATGGAAGAACACCGCATTCCTAAAGATGTCAAGATGTATATGGATGGTAAGATTCCTAATCTTGATAGCGATAAGGAAAGTATCCCGACCAATGTTGTTGATTCAATTTTTGGTGGTACAAAACAAGAAGCCGGTAGCATCTCTGCATCAGCTGTTAAAAAGACCGCACCCTTTCGGGCTAAAAATCATCTTAGGCTGGCCAATTTAAATGGTGGTGTAGGAGCCTCCCGTAAGAAGAATAAATTCTGGTAACATTAACATATATCGAGAATCTCGATAAGGAATAGAAATGCAAGTTCTCCTCCATCGTTACTTCAATCACCTCAAACCCGATAATGGCTTTTATAACATCGGGGTCCATCCTCAAATGGATAACGTTTTAATCGTAACGTTAACAGATGAACAAGGCCGTGTTGGCATACCTGCTGACCGTTGGGCAATGGACGTCTATACTGATAAACTATCGGCTATTATTACAAGCGCTGATAAATACGGGGTCTACTTCTCTCATTATTCCATCAGACGTATTAATGATGGTGATGAGGATGGTAGTTTCTCTTTATATGCTACATGGGAAGACCTGGGCATTCATCCGAGTGCTGTTACAAAAGACATTCTCAATCGTTACCGTTCATACCTTCGTGATTACATCTATACGAAGTTCTTCAGACACATCTTGTCATTGGGTAGTCGTTCTCGCAGAATCGCACTACACTGGTTACACGACTCAGGGGACGATAATTACAGCACAGTCATGTGGCGTATTGATTCTCGCTATAAACTGATTCGAGAAGGTAACCTTTATAACGTTTATCTTTGTGACCGTCATCGCATGGTTACTCGGATAGAGGTTGAACGACTCACCGCGAATATGTTCCAATAACATAAAGAACTCCTACTCTACCCAGTTGGGTAGAGTAGGATTATTCTTGATTAAATTTTTTATGGGTTCAGTGCTTTCAACTGACCTTCTAACTCAGCGATATATGCGTAGAGTTGCTGGTTCTCAACAGTAAGCTTTTCAGCACGTACCAAATCGGAAGGTTCTTCCACAATGGCCGTCTGTCTTGTCTTTTCCCATGCTTCGGCCTGTTCTTTAGAAACATACCCACGAGTAGGCATTGTTCCAAGAGATACCTTAGGGTTAGCAATCCCCATTGACTTCTTAACGTAGTTAGCGAAATGTTCAAGAGCTGCGTTAATACGATCACGAGTAGCTGGAGGACAAGCACCTAAGTCGGTGATGATACACATACGTTCATAAATAACACCGTCGACCAATGGGAAAGATTTAATATACGTGGATAACACATATACTGGTTCTCTCCCACGGCTAGTCAATGAAACGACAACAGCGTCATCACTGATAGCTTTAGCGACCATATCTTTATAGGTAGTCTCATCAACACCGGCTGGTGCAAAGACAGTTTTGAAAAGATCAACTTTAAGAGCCTGCATCTCCGGAACAGTACGCACAGCTTCGACCGTATAGAAGATCTTTGGATCGACTACGTTGGTGAATGGAGGTAGTGCTTCGAAACTACCTGCTGCGTACACTGCTGGGATGATGTTAGAACTCATTCGACGATAACTCCATCTTTAACGAACTGATAACGAGTGATCATAGTAATTTTGGATTTACTTGAACGGCGCGTAATATAGAGCTTACCGTCTTTCATCACACGCTGAATACCTTTAGGTGGCATCCCGTCTGGAGTCACCACTTCACCAGCAGCAAGCATCTCTTCCAAGTCCATAATGAACTTGGCCGTATCTTTGGACATCATGCCCGCTTGAGAGTCGGTAGATGGTATTAGCTGATAGTCAGGGTAAATCTGAGATATCTTAGTACGATCCCCGTGGTTCTTAGGTTTACCCACAAAACCCATTTTAGCAGACTTGTACAAATGCGGTACAATTTGCAGAGATTCTATGACCGCTGCTTCGCCCCACAGAGCACAATACTTGTTGGGTAATTCATCGCCATCTTTAAAAGTAAAGATTGGTGAGTAAGTAGAACCAACCACAGTTTCGTTGATCAGACCCAGTTCATTCCAAAAAGGAACTACTGCGAACTCTAACGGGTTAAACAGATCAGGTATGATTTCTGCCCATTCGTCTTCGGTGTGTTTAGAGTTATTAAGGATACACTCCTTAATCTTCTCATACGTTTCTTCTTCAGCATCAGTCGGGTTACCATAATAGATAATGGTCCAGTGACCTTTGTTGAAGTTAGGTGTATTAACCACATCGTAGATATCGAAGGACATGACAATACGAGCAGTGTAAGGATTGGTATTCTCACCAATCAGTCCCTGTACTCGTGCCTCGATCTTATCCGTTGTTTCCAGAGCCAGACGTTGAGCAACTTGTTTATAGTTGTTGTCTGCCAGGAAGTCAATATCAGCAATGGCAATCGGATGAATAACATAAATTTCACGGTATGGGAATTCAACAGCGAAATATTCGTTAGCAATCCAAATCTTGAACTCATGAACCACGCCTGCAACGTCAAGCGTAAAGGAGATACTTGATGGCATCCAGATAGCATTATTGGTCACCATCACGTTGACATCTTTCCACACCCATCCAGTTGTGTATGTCGCTTTCAGTAATTGTAAGCAACTCTGAGAGGAGTCGGTTGTTTTATTAGCTATGGCCTGTTGGTATAACCAATCCAACATGGTCAGAACCTTATCGGCATGAGCCTTAGGAATCTTCTCATACATGGAAGTTGCAGATACACCACGGAACGAGTAAAGATCAGCACCCTTTCCTTCCAGGAAATATAAATCAGGTTCTTTAGAATAGGTCTTTGATCTATTCGTCAGTTCACCGATAGGGGAGTTAGAACCATTGATAATTAAATCATGGAACTCGCAAAAGCAACTGTACAGATTTGTTGACATAGATTAACCTTTTAGATATAATAAGTCATATTCAAAAAGTGGTGGACACAGCATGAACTTCTTTCTCAGGGAACTCATCAACAGGGTAATCAGTTACCTGATTCGAGTTTCAAAAGGTGAAACGTACGAAGAGAAGATTGAACAGCTTCTTAAAAAAGCGTTACTGTTTGCAGCAATGGCTCTCATACTTTCCGCTACCATGACATCTAAATGGCTTGTAGCTGGTTGGTATCTGGATGACTTGGAAAGCTCGTTCGGTAAGATCGATACTTTCATGGGCACCCAGCAAGAGAACATGAACCAACTGTTCCGTATCAATGGAGACCAATATAACACCATCGTCAAACTCGAAAAAGAGAACAAGTCGATGTTAAGCGATATCCGGTTCTTACTTGCCAACCAGAAGCAACTCGAAGAAGAAAACGAGAAGCTGAAGGCGAAGCAAAAGAAAGGAAAGTAAAATAAGACAAGGATGTCCATCAGTTGTTAAATAACAAAATCAGGTATGAGAAAAATAATGAACATCGTCTATTATATCGTGAGTTCATTCCTCAAGGACAAGAACGTGGGGATTTCCGGTGGTCATGGATATTCCTACGATCCTGCCAATGAGAGCAAGCGTAAGCTTCAAAAAGATGTACCAACAGTTTACGGTTACTTTGTAAATGGTAACTATCAAAATATCGCAGTGGATCAGATAGATATCTATAATGGTCGCGTTCTGAAACAACCTAATGAAACAGAAGCATTCCTTTTACACTTAGAAGCAATCATTAACGAATGGTTGACTGACAAGAAAGAAGGCAATAAGCTTTTGGTTATCACAAACTGTGTCAAGGGACACAAGATGATAACTAATAACCGTCATCCAGAAGCAGTTAACGCTGAAGTATTCAAACGCGTTTATGATCTGTATGCTGAGCATAAGAAAGATATTATCATTGATGTCGAGTATCATGCCAAAGGCGGTGAAGGTCCTAAAGCTGCGACGAAGCAAACTGAGTTAGGTGAAGCACTCTCTAGCCTTCCTTCTGCTGATGAAGTTACACTGGATAAGTTGGACCTTAAGTCTTACAAGGATCCAGAGATCGATTTCAACAAGTTAGTGACAGCCACCCGTTGGTACTTCAACACCGGTGACAAATCTGACTTTGAAGAAGTTGATGATCGTGGTTACCGTAAATATACTTTTGGTCGTGTTGACCCGGATAAGCAGTATTACGGGAAAGCTACACCAGACGTTTATTATTCAACACTCTATACCAAGACACCAATTAAGGTTCTTGATAAGTTGTATAAGTTCTGTCAGAAGAATCGACCGAACCCTTACAACATCATGAGCGCTGGAAACTTGCCACACATCAAGTCTAAAGAGATCGCTCGTGTTATTGACACCATCCCTGGTACCTTTGGAAAGAAAGAGCTCATCGCTCCTATGACTCTTGGTAACACGGAGAACGCTGCATTAGTAGAGTTCATCGACCCACCAGGTTTAAGTTATCGTATTCGTGACTTCCATCAACAACTGGACATGATTTATAAGTTCTTCCGTAAACGCGACGAGAACGGTGTGTACCAGAAGCACAAGTTTGTGGATATCACTGATTTGTTCTTTGTAACTGATGCTAAGGGTAAGACTAAAATTCACCCTGACTTCACCAACAACACTTTGAAAGTTCCAGTAGCCGTAGAAGCCCCTGGTTGTGTTAAGCCTGTTGTTATCAACCTCTCTATTAAGTATGACATCCCTGAGCGGAACTCACTCAATAGCCTGATTGTTAACAAGGTAGAAAACATCAAGGTCTACTTAGCTCTCGACTTTACCAATGATGCTGGTGTAGGATACTGTACTGTAGTTTCAACTCCAGAGTTTGACTACATCCACTCCAACAGTATTGCCAACTTACGCGTTTATTCCATGAAGGAATTAGGTAAATAATCATAAATCCCCTACCCCTCCTAATGGAGTGGGTAGGGGTTATGTTTGTCTTTATTTTTATCTTCCGTGAAGACTAATACGAGTCAGTTCTTCCAGTGCCGGAGTAATGCTACCACTGATTGTAGCTTTAGCGCGCTTAAAGATAGCCGCAGTGACTTCATCGATTGCATTGGTCTCAGTCTTACGCCATGCGGTATCGAGGTTAAGAACACCGTTACAGGCAGCCTCTACAGCTTTGATCAATTCCTGAGTAACAGACACAGCACGATTGAGATCGCGATCACCTTCGTCGGTATTAGCAGCCATCTTATCTAAGTTGACTGTCGCTTTATCTTTACACTCGGAAAGTGAAACACGGGCATTGATAAGGAAGCGGATGTTCTTCATCAAATCCTGATTACCAGCCAAGGTTTCTTCCATCGTGGATTTAACGATGTCGATAGCAAACCCTAAACGATTACGTGTCTCTTCAGTTGGATCGATACGCTCGATCTCTTTCAGATGAGTCATAATCTGACCAGCAGCACGATCGACCACACCTTTAACACGTGCTTCGATATTGGTAGATACCATTACCAATTTATCTTTAACATCGGCGTTGTTATCAATTTCATCGGCTGCTTCTTTTACCGCTGTTTTCTCTTCAGGAGCAAGACGACGTACTTGGTTACGAAGCTCATCAGTCTTCTTCTTGCGGAAAGCATTGTAATCAGAGAGCGCTGAAATGTTACCAGGTCCTTTAGGTGACTCATCAGTACCCTTAATGGCCTGATCTTGACCAGCCTTTAGAATGGACTCAGGGGTAGGTTTGTCACGCAGTTGCTTGAACATATTTTCGACGGCTTTGACATCAGCTTCTTTTGGCTTGAACCAAGAACGAATGTAAGCGATCAACTGCTTAATGAACTCTTTGATCTTCACACCAGCTTTCTTCACACCGTCCATGAATCCTTCCTGGCCTGCCATTGCTTCCAAATCCAAATCGTTCAGCTTGAGTACAGTAGTGGTGTATTCAAGATCATCACCCAGAGGTCCATCAAAGTTGATGTCTTCGTGAAGTGTTTCAAAACCAGAAGTGAGTCTCACGACATGATCGAAATCACTCATAAGAGATTCAAAGCCAGCAGTGTCAAATGTAATTTCCATGTGAGTACCTTAAAGAGGTGGGAGTTACCCCACCTGTTAATTAAAAGAGATCAGAGATAGTCGCGAACTTGAACTTAGGGTTGTGTTCGCAATAAGGAGCATCAAGTTCCATGTCAGCCATGTACATTGAATAACTCTCGAATCCGAGGTAACTATTCAGATCGAATGAACCCATTGCTTTCAGTGAGATACCTGCAACGTCAGTAGGTAATCTACCACCACCCAACAAGACATCTACCTGTTCTTTACTCCACTCCATGATGTCGATGGAACGAGAAGTAATGTTTTCTTCTTTACCCGTATCCAAGTCAACCATGTAAATGAAACATTCTTCATCCTGACCTTTACGATAAATACGAGCGATGGTCTGCTTAAGTTCGTAAGATCTGAACGGGGCATTCATCAGAATGAGCTGGTTAGCCATTAATAACGGGTAACCTTCTTTCAGGGTGTTGTAGGTTGTAATGAGAGGGTTGAAATTAGGATCAGCCGCAAACTCATTAACTACCTTATCAATATCCTTACTGTTCTCACCATGCACCCAACCTGACTTAATTCCCAGCGTGTCGAAGTAATTTGTCAGTTCTTTAATGACCTCGATGTAAGAGGTATAAATAACCGTCTTCTTCTTCACTGCATTGATCATCTCAGGGAGTTTAGCATGCTTAATGATGTCACGTACAGCTTCCATACGAGACTTGCTCAGAACGCGTCCCAGGGCTTCTCCGCGTATCTTCAAGCTGAGGTATTTAACCGCTGACTTGATATGACGGAAGTACTTCAGATCTTCACCACGTAATTCGTGTTCAATCTTGGTCTCCACCATTTTACAGTACTTGGATTTATCAGAGTCGGTAAAGTTGTTGTATCCATGCTTCTGGAAGTATTCAACAATTTCGATATACTTGTCGAGTTGGGCTTCTTCAACTTTATCCCCAGAGATATACTGACGATACGATTTAATATATCTCCGCCAGTCGTTCTCATACTGAGGAAGGACTTTCTGATAGAACTGGATGCGTTCAGTGATGAAATCCATCATCTCAGCACGGATACTATTCAGGGTGTATTTATCAGCGCCAGGGAACGATACAGGAACCAGGATAGGCTCAGGTGCTTTACCCATGCCCTCAACTTTGGTAATCGTATACTTGATACGGCCAAGACGGTGTGCGAGCATCTCGTTAAGGAATGCGTTATCACGACCGTACATTTTGAGGAAGTCATCTCTGACATAATCATCGAAGAACTTATCGATGATAGTAAACAGAGCGAATGTTTCACGACCCTGTGCTTTAATCGGAGTACCCGACATAAACAGAACGTCAGAAACAAATGGGTGTGTAGCGAGTTCAATCAGACCCTGAGTCTGTTGTGACTTGTGCTCATTATAGTTGTGAGATTCATCAACGATAATTTTGATTGGTTCTTTACCATCTTTAGACATCTTGTTGACAAGGTTGTCGTACTCACCACGTCTCAAGTTCTCTTTATAGATGATGAAGAATTCGCAGTCCAAATGGTTGAGAGGATCAGTACCATCAATAGAGGTCCATATTTTAGGAGCTTGCTTGAAGTACTTATTCGTCATCTCGTCAACCCAAGGTTTGTTAACCAAGTGTTTTGGTACCACGATGATGGTCTTATAGGGAGAGATCATTCTCGACCAAACTAGGCTGGTGTACGTTTTACCAGAACCCGGTTCTGCATCAAGTAAACAACCTCTTAACTGATATCCAAACTTGATACGAGAGTAATCCAGAAGGAACTCACGTTGATCAGGGAAAGGACTCAGTGTGAAATCACGCAGTGCTTTATTGAGATCATAAGGGGCATATTCCTGGAAGGTTGTTTGAATCCAAGTCTTTGCTTTGATCTCATCGAAGAGTTGCCGATACTTCAGCATTCCCACTCGATATCTGTTAACCTGTCGTTTATTCTTATTGTTGGTGAAGTGCTCTAAAATCCAAGCCAGTTCAACCATGAAGAAACGATGGATTCTAAACTTGCGGTTATTTACTTTCTTGACAATACGGTTAAAGATAACTGACGTACCGAAGTTAGATCGCAGGTCTAATTCGAAGTCATTTAAATTTATACCACTTACCTGATAGTAAGAACCAACACTTTCAACACTTGGCGAAAAGCTAAAAAAGTCCATAATGGAGTGCCTTAAATGAGCGAGAAACAAAAGATGTCCGATATTCAAAACCAAGCCAATCTGATTAAGCTGGCTCAATTCCTTCGCCTGGATGTGTTAGATAATGAAGTAATGGTTATCGAACATCAAGAATGGCGTGATCGTTACAAAGTATCCCTGGCTGGAAATATCTGGTACGTCAAAACCCAAGCTGTCCCTCATTTCTGGTTGGCACTTGAGAAGGGCGACTATAACTCTATCGGTGAATTGTCAGAAGGTAAAGACGAGCTGGTTAAATTCCGTCATGCTCCGTCTATCCAACTCATCGATCGTAACTTTGATCAAACAGGTCCTTTGTCCGAACTGATGGGTGAAGACTTCATCAACATCGATCGTCGCATGTCTGGTCTGGTTAACGCTGGTGCAGCGAACATCCGTGACATTGCCAAAATGATCAATACTGAAATGGATCTGGTCAACAAAGATACTGACGTTGTTAAAGACTTCGATGGTATTCTGACTTTCAACACTCCGGTCGGTAAAGACTTCAAACTGGAACTGTGTTTCGATAAAGTGAAACCTGTTGATGAAGGTAACGAAAAGATCGAGATCCAACGCACCCCTATTACCAAAGAAGACCAGGATACATATCTGCGTGGGACTGGTAAGAAAGTCGTTGATCGTCTGAATGAAGTTACCAAGCTGGTACAGTCTCTTCTGAATACACCTAAGGTTCAGTCTAACCCAGAGCTGCTCGACTATGCTGTACGAGCTGTAGAAGTTACCCTGACTATGGCGTTCCTGAACCAGACCATCACTTACATCTCCTTCGGTGGTGTTGATGATTGGCGCCCACAAGGCGAGACTACTCCTAACAATGAAGTCTGCATGAAAATCCTGGATGATGAAGTTGAACACCTGATCAAATTCCTGGATGACATTCCTAAACAGGAAGGTGTTGATGTGTACTCCATCGATATGGATACCTTTGCGATCTTCGGCCGTAACAATGACAACCGTGTGGTAACTCCTGCCCTGCAAGGTTATACTGGTGACATTCTGAAACGTTACTCTCGTGGTTTCGAACGACTGTTAGCAATCCGCATGGGTCTGTCCGATAACGCGCACTTCTTCAAGGCGTAATTTCAACAAACAAACATATCGCTTAGCGAGGCCGAAACCTCGCTAAGCATTTATGCTGTTTACAGTTTTTTAGCTTCATCGATCTGCAATTGCAGAATACGAGTCAGTTCACTTAACTGGGCTACCATCATACCAGCAAAGGTAATGGTTTCTACCAGTTCAGAGATAGTGTCGTTCAGTAGACGGCTTGCGCTGTCATCCAGAACCATATCGCCTGAGTCGATTTTCTTCTTCAGCAGGTTAACAACGTAAACCACCTGGTCAGCAGATTTAGACAGTACTTCTATATCACGTGATTTAAGTGTCTCAACAACACGGTTGAAGTTCTGATCAACTTCCAGAGCAGTACCGAAGTTAGGGTACATCTGGTTCAAGGCACGAGTATAAACCTTGGTGTCTTCAAAGACCAGCTTAGCTTGTTGTTTGGTTTCATTAACCATGATCATCGCATCGACATTGCGAATCGAGTAAGGAACTTTACCCGTTGCTGCAATAGACTTGATGCCACGATAAACAGCGTCAGTTTGAGACTGAGCTAATTTAACCAGAGGGACTGCTTTCAGCACGAAATCAACATACTCTTTAAACGACATTTTGTCGGCATTAAAGAATACTGGAGATGGGATATGTTTGATAGAAACATCAAAGTAAACATTTCTGGCGGTGAGCTGTTTCCAAACTTCTTCACCTTTTACGGTGTGAATAGTTTTGTTAAAGTTCTTCGCGTTGAAGGAGTCGATCCCCAAGCTCAGTTCTTTAAAGAAGGATGTCAGACGCTCGCCAACTGTTAGCGCTTCTGCACCAACGATTGCATCAAGATCAAATGTAATAGACATGCTATGGCAAACTCCATTAGTGTGTTTTCGAAACGATTCATAACATTTAAACAAAAAGGGTATATAGATGCTGACCGCATTGAATTTCTTAAAAGATTATGGTGCCGAATCCAACCTGCAAATCGGTTTGAACGTATCACCAATCTTCGACATGCTGACCACTAGCATGATTAAAGGCAAGGATGGGGTTTGGTATCAGAACGGTGGACTGATGCCTATCAACGGTTTGGCTGGCGGTAACAACACCCAGAAAACTGGTAAGACTGTTAAAGACGTTGCAGCGCTGCTGTTCCGTTTTAAATCATCCGTCATTCTTTATGGTGATACTGAATCTACTCTGGACATTTCTCGTCTAGCAGAAGAAGTGGATCGCCTGTTTGGTGAAGAAGGTTACTTCGCTGAAAACATCGAAGATATCCGTTTCCACTACATGCCTAACTCCGCTGGTATCGATGGCACCGAACTACATAATAAAGTCATCGAGATCTATAAGACTATCCATGCACTGTCTGAATCAAAAGACAAAGCAGAACAAGAAGCTTATAAGCAACTGTTCCTGGATACTCCTTTCTGGAGCGCTAAGGCTAATAAGCACGTTCAGGTAATGCAACCTATTCTGTTCATCTGTGACTCCATCTCTGAAGTTCTGTTTGACAACCTGATGTTCAAACAGTTTGACGATGGTGATATGGATGAAGGCGGTAAGAAACGTACCCGTGACATGGAGATCGGTAACCTGCGTCGTATCTTGATGACAGATACCTGTATCCTTGGCCCACGTGTCGGTTTACGTTCTTACTGGATTGCTCAGTCCGCTGACGTTATTAACATGGATGGTCGTCCTAAAGAAAAAGACTCCACCTTCCTGCGTCACAATAAGAAACTGGCTGCTCCGAAAGCGATGCTGAAATTACCACACATCGGTATCGAGATCATTAAGGGTACAGTTCTTAAGCAGACAGACCACTCTGTAACTTATCCTCGCGGTAAAGATTCATTAACCTCTACCAACGCCAAGTCTAACCCAGAACTGGTTCAGTACTTCACTACGGTCTTCCGTAACAAGTCTGGTTCATCTGGCGGTGATATTGCATTCGTTGCAAGTCAGGCTGAAGGTATCCTGGTTAACCTGTCAATGTACGACTCCCTGAAAGAGAACAAGTACTTTGGCCTGGATGGTAGTGCAGTGCGTCACTCTTGTGCATTACTGCCAGACGTTTCTATCACTCGTCCAACTGTTCGCGATATGATCGAAGGCCCAGATGCTAATCCTAAGCTTCAGCGTGCTATCGAGATTTGCTGGCAGCTGTGGTACGAACAAACATTCTGGGACAACTTCCCTGAGGAATGGAAAATCACTCCAGCTCAACTTTACGAGAAAGGTAAAGAGCGCGGTCTGGATTGGGATGACGTTCTCGAAAACACAATCTACTTCTGGCACGATAACCATGAAGTGATTAAGAAACATACATTAACTATCTACGAACTGATGGAAATCGTCGTGGGTGGTAAGAAACCATATTGGATCAAGGACAAGAAATAATGTCAGACTTCAGTTACGATTACTCGGTTCTTGTTGTAGCAGAGCCGGACTTTCTGAACAAAGGTAAAGATATCGAAGCTTACATGGATAAGCTTAATAAGTTCTTAACCAAACGAGCCGGTGAAAGTACATTCCGTCCGGTAACAGTATCTGGTAACTACGGTTTGAACCTGGCTGTTAAGATCGAAGTAGATGATCGTAACAAAACTGCCTTCTCTAAATCAATTGCGGATCATTTGATTCAATTTGATGACATTGTTCTGATCACGAACTTTGAGAAGGATCCGTACCTGGATGTGTTAACTGGTTTAGCGTCGGAACTCTCAAAGCCTGTAACTATTTACAACTATGAGATAAAGTAATGTTAAAGAACCGCAAAGAGATTGAAAACGACATCCTGTCATTGGCAGAACGTTTTACTCAGGGCGGGGGAAACAAAGAACTTTATGCAGGGCTGTTTAAACAACTTGATGATGAGGGGTTTAAGCAGTTCTGGAATAAGGTTTGTGATAGTGGATTTATCCCGATGTTTGTGGATAACTTCGACATGAAGGAAGGCATCAACTATGACCATATGGTTAAGCTTGCTGTCTCCCTTGCTATCCCCCTGGAACAACAGTTGGTATTCACCGATCCAGATACAGGGTTAGAACATACCACCCCAGAGACAGCTCTGGTTGGTTGGGCAGAAGTTCGTAAACAGCGTCAGCTGCAAGCCAAGAAGTTTGGTGCATCCAAACATGACTATGAGACTGAAGACCTGACAGGGCAACCTACAGGCGCTTCTAAAGCAGGTGGTATCTCTAACCCAGAGATCCAAGTTCTGCTGAGTCTTGGTCTTCCTACATTGGCTAAAGAGTTAGCTGACGTTCGTGGTGGTGACGCAGGAGCGTATCGTGCATATAAGAACGATATCTTGACTTCTGGTGTTGCCACTACCGAATCTGCTCTACAACGTGGTACTGGTGTTAAGTCACTTCAGACTGCACATTACCTGTTACGTGCTCAGCACCTGGATAACAACCTGGCGGACCGCGATTAATGGAAGAGAAGGATCCTATTGTCCTTCTGTTAAACTACATGGCCTCGGAGCTACATACCGAGGTCATTATTAACAGAGACAGCACAGATTTCTGGGAGAAGGCGCAGGACTATATCTTTGATAACTCTTTGGTATCTTTCCGTGAAGGCATTGACACTTTGTCGGAAGCGATCAAGAAAGAAAAGGATATGTACAACTACCTGTCGGCATTGGTGTTCCGTACCTTTGCTCAGCCATTCACCCTAACTGCACTTAAACAGTTTGCTGACGGTTTCGATGCCACAGCAAGTGACCCTATTCTGGGTGGGTTTAATTTCACCGCAGCAAAACTCACGAACATAGAGAAGCTTATGCTTTTCTTCACCGTCCACCGTAACAAGATCACCATTGCACTCTTTGAGCGCGATGAGTTGATTAACCTGGAAAAGAAAAGTAAGGGAAAAAGTAGCCGATGAATATCGATTTGTTTACCAACGTGGGCTCCCTCTTTGATGAACGTCGAGGCATCATTACCAAAGTTGCCATTGAAAGTGGTAACACCAAGTTCGATTGGAACACTAACTTCAGCGAGATTTATGCACGTCGTCGTTTCGACTACTTTAATCAACCCGAGTTAGGTATTACGCAAGAGAAATATCTTGAGCGTTTTGCTAAGCGTTCCATTGAAGACTTTGCTGACCACACCCAAGCTTTCATTCGTCCAAGTAAACTAATTCACAACATGTTTAAAATTGTACGTGAGATAGAATTTGGCGTAGGACAAATGTTATCAGTATCAACTTTCTCGTTGACTGTCAATATTTATCCTTATGTGATCGAGGGTGAACTGTTAGATGAACTGGCTTCGACCATCCGTGGAGCGATTCCATTTAACATCTCTCTATCCTTTGTAGATTTCCCGTATGAGAAAATAACTCCTGCGGTACTTCATAGCTACCAGTACGTCTTCCTTTATGACTTCATGTGTACACCACACTACGAGGTATACTGGAAAGAATATCCGAAAGCGCAACCTTCCAATGTGAAGTTTATCATTCCGGATGTACTGGCAAAGAGCCCTGAAGAACTTCCCGAAGAAATGAGACGCGAAGAGCCGATCGAATTACTTGGAAAGATGAATGCAACTCAAGGCGGTAAAATTACCTGGGTGCCATATCCTAAAACCATATTCGACTATAAAGAATAAGGTCAACCCCTGAGCCCTTCACGGGGCTCAGGGGGTGTTTAACCTTTTGTTTGGTTTTATGACTCTGGGTCCCAAGGAGTATCCTCGGAATCATCTTTGTCTTCAGTTGTTCCGGTAACTCGGATATCTTCCAATTCTGCAAAGGAAGCTTCAATCTCTTTAGAGTCAACGATCTGGTGGCCTTGATACAACTCTTCACCTTTGATCTCATCGTCTGGGTTAACAGACAGGTTAATCATAGGAGCCATTGGATCAAGAATGATTGCTTGAGTGCCGTAGTTAGGAACAACAATGCGACCAGCTGTGATTTCATTAAGGGCGTTAGCAAACGTAGCAAAGTTAGCACGGTTGTCTTCCAGCTCTTTATCCTTCAGACGTTCTTTACGATCGTCACGTACGGCTTTCTCAAGCTGAGCCAGGATAGTGTTAATTGAGTCCAACAGCTTTGGATTGTTTGGTTTACTGATGTAGGTTTGGGTAGCGATATCCAGCACTAATGTTCTGTGCTTCTGAACGATGTTGATAAGTTCGTTCTCATTATCTTTATCCCCACGACCACCTGACAGAACAAACTGAATATCTTTAATCAGTTGGTCCTTGTCCTTCTCAGTCTTTAACTTTTCGTCTGACTGAGGAGCCGGATGAATTTCATCCCCGTAATCTTCGTATGCCATGATATGCTCCAATACTTTTAATAAGACTATTATATTTCAGACAAATATTATCAAAGTAGATAAACGGAAATCTGTTTTAATAATATTCGTTATAGTCTCGAGGAAATTAAAATGTTCTTTCAAAAGTTATTAAACAAGATTCCATTCTTCCGCAATCGACAGATTAAGAAGATAAAAGAGGACCTTGTAGAAATTCAGCGCGACTTTGGTGAAGGGTTCTTTAACGACCGCTACATCATTAGTCTTCACAATATCCTAAATAACTCACTGATGGACTTCTCAGACGATTTAGTGAGTGGGTCATTGAACAAGTTCAGCTCGTACACAAAGTCGTCTATGAGTGCTCTGAAGCTCATAGATAAGCCCGAATTGAAGAAGACTAGATTAGAGAAAAGTAACATCGTTTCTTTGACTAAGGAAACCGACTATTTCTCAGCCTGGTATTCTAATGAAGAATCTGTACGTGAGTTTATCGATAAAATGAGTCACTACATCGTAGCTCAGGTTTGGTTAGCAACCCCGAACCCAGACTACGAGGCTCAGGAAAAGATAGACCATTATATAAGCGAACTAAATAATGAAGTATTTGACTCGCTAATCTACCGACTCCTTCTTGAGGATTTGGTTAGCATTGTATCATTCTACATAGAGAGTAAATATGAATGACAAAAAGAAAGCGTTGAGTTTTGGGAAGAACAAGAACTTTGTTCCCCCAGAGCAGCTTACCGATGTACCTAGCCGTCTTTTCAGAAAGATCACCCAGGTACTCGATATCAACATGGCCAAATGGAAAACGTATCTGGATGATTACCTTCGTTGGATTCATCCCGACGACAGTGGTCCAGCTGCCGATGTTAAACGCAACCGTTCTACTGCTATGGGAAATATCCAAAGTACGTTATTCTTCTCTAAGACTCTGTCATGGAACAAGTTATTAATGGGATTGAAGATTGCCAAGATCGCAGAGATTGAAGTCATCTTTAAAATCAAAACAGAATCTGGTGAGGAACACGTCATCACCGAAAAGACTATTCTGCGCAAATCCCCAAGGGGTAGTGGCGAAGACTGACGGAATGTTACTCTACCTTCGGGTAGAGTAACCACACCCTACTTACTTTATTTTTTTTTCAGGAATTGACATGACTCTCTTACAACGCAATGGTACGTTCCAAGGTGTTGATTTAAATAACACTTTGCAGCAAGCTAACCGCTCCATGGGTGAGGCGGTATCTGGTTTAGATAAACAGCTAGTTAACCCATTCAAATCTATTACCGATGGGATACAGTCCGGTGTTGCATTAGTTAGTGAAAAGGAATCACAATTACTAAGCAATATCTCCAGCTATAAATCAGCAGCCATCGATGGGATCAATAACTCACTGAAGAACCTAACAGGTGGGTTATTTAACATCGGGGACATTGGCTCGATTATCACGTATCAGGATGGGTTTAAAGTAGACACTAACCAGTTACTTCGTTTAGGAAGTAAAGGGCTAGGCTTTAACATCAACTCAATGATGGACTTGAAACAAGAGATAGGTGATGGGTTCTTAAAGGAACTGGACTCCATGACCTTTGGATTAGCCTCTTCTGTATTTCGTGCAGACGGCACCAAGATCTCTTTAGCCGATGACTGGAAGTTTGGAGTAGGTAACTCCATCATTGACTTCTTAGGTAAAGATGACCCAGAAGGATTCGGTACAGTAGTCAACGTGGCTGCTATGAACTCTATCCTTAATACCATGATCAACCAAACCGTCACCACAGGTATGTGGCAGGGCTATGGTAACTATGGTAACATGTACATCTTCGAATCAGATTACCATGGCGCATTGATTGATTCATTATCTATCGCTATTGGACGTGGTGATGCTAAATCTATCCAGACCATTTTGGATATCATTGCAGAAGAAGGTGTATTAAAGGTTAATGCCAAATACCCTGATTTGATTGAACAGATGCTGGGTAACTTCACGTTCGGTAATGATGTTACTGCCGATCAGTATCCAGAGCTTACAGCGCTGCTCCTGAAGGTCTGTGTTACAGTTGCTGGACCTAACTGGTACAAATACCCTACTCAGTTTGGTGATGCCTATAAACTGTCTCTGGTTGGCTTTATCTCTGAAGATGCTAAGACGTTACTGAATGAAGAAGAACCTCTCATTCCTTTACTCTGTTCATCTGGTATCTTTGTTGAACAACGAGCACAGGACGTGTTCTTATCTGATTTCCCTAAAGCCGTCGTATTCGACAAAACAACAACATAAACATAACCCCTACCCCTCCGTAAGGAAGGGTAGGGAGTATATGCTTTATTTTTTTTTTATCTGTTTAATGGACGACCAGTGAAGATACGAGAAATATCACCCACAATGGAGTCGTTCACCACACCTGCAACAGTGGCCGGGTTAAACATGTTCTGAACGTCGTTAGTGAAACGAGTTAAACGTTTGTTCAAGTCATTATAACGAAGTACTGTGTCCAGGTAGTCAACACCAGCAACACGGTTTACCCAATCGTTATATTTACCGATGTCACCCAAGTAGCGAGAAGACTGCTTAGCAACGTTCAGTAAGTCAAGTGGGTTAGTCACACGTGCAATAGGAACAGACATTACTTTGTCCAGGTCAGCTACTGTTAAGTTAACACGGCAGTTACGTGGTTTCATATCAGTAGTCCAACCTAATGGACCGATACCGAATTCAATTGAACAGTTCTGCACAATACCAGTACGGATGATCGACTTACCACGTTGGAATACTTTCAGTAAGAAAGGTGACGTATAAGTAGAACCACCTGTTGAGAATGGCACCACGAATGGCATGATCAAACTCAATGGCAAGAACACGTTAGTTGCAATGGAATAAGGATGGGCGTACGGAGCTTCAAAATAGAAACTGAAGCTTTCACTATGTAAGTTGGTAGTAGAGTCAGACCAGTGTTCTGGAATGTCTACTTTGGAGTTACCTAACAAAGCAAGTGGAACGTTACCAATTACAGAACCTGCCGCTAAACCTGCTGCCGCATCTTTGATCTGGTTGACAAAGCCATCAATGATATCAATACCAGTAGCGCCGCCAGACATGTTAAACTTAAAGTCCTGTACCGCCTGGACCGTGTTGTTAAATGTCGCAGCAACCTGAGATTGAGTAGTGGATGATCCAAAGGAGTCAGATACAGAGCCAGTTCCTTCAGTACGGAACGTAACCCCATCTAAACCGCCATAGAACCCGTCCATAAGCAGTTGTCCGACTTGACCGAACCAACTAGACTCATCGATGTCATTAACGTCAGAGAACGATCCTGGGAGTGTTCCTGACAGATCAGGAGATGCACCTGTGTTAGCGCCATCACTACTACCTGGGTTATTATTAACCCCGTAGGACTCCGCTCCGTATTTGGTTTGGAGATCTGTGATGGAAACACCTGGATTACCCGTAGCTTTAGCAGCGGATTCAGGTTTGATGTTAACACCGGCATCACGGCTAGTATATGCAGAGGCTACTTCAGGATAAGAGATTTCATCAAGACCACGAGAAGCACCAACTGTTTTCAACTCTTCCATCAAGTAGTCGCGCGTATTCGTACCCGCAGCAAAACCACTGTTGGCGTTGACAAACCCAGAGTCCTTCATCAGACCAGTCAGTATGCCTTCGATCTCTCTATCTTTATCCTTAACTGTTTTAATGCCAGCACGATCATCCAAGTCCTTCACTTTCTTCATGAAGTAACGGAACTTACGAACACCACGAGTGGAGATCTTAAGAATGTCGATCGTACCATCTTTGTTAATCGCATCAGGGAAGAGACTGTGCATGTAAGAGATGTTATCTTTAGCTGCACGAGAATCACTGACGTAACCTTTCTGCCCACCTGCACCGAAGTCACGGTCGCCCGCTTTGGTATTACCCTGGTCAGGACGTTCATAAGGAAGAACTGTCAATGCGTAACCCGCAGCAACCATCAGGTCGTTAAAGATACCCTGAGCTGCTGTGAAGTACATCCCCTGAGTTGGTTTACAATAATACCATTTGTTCTTTGGTACCGTAGACAGGAACTCAAAGAAGTTAAAAGAGGTAGCCATGATCTGGGCTGGCCAAAACGCAATAGCACCTGCTGCCTGACCGATATAGAACGCCCAAGTCGGAGCACGACCTTTGTTAGCCATTACTGCTGCTGAATAATCGAACATGTTGAGGATAAACGTAATCATCCCCGTGAACTCAGCAACGCCAGCTGTCAAGGTAACGCCTTGAGCATTATCATGGTGGATACGTTTATAGTATCGTCCCATATTACCCAACCGGTTTTCAATCATCGGTTTGGGGTAGGGGTCTGTGTTACGACCAAAGCCTGGTAATGGGTTTATAAACTTGCTGTCACCGATTGCAGTGGAAAAGAAACTCGTGTAGAGATCGTAGTCTGAACGAATCAGTACTTTCTCAGGATCACGCACACCATCGCTCATAATACGGAATGAACGGCTGATGATGTTCTCGTCCCTGTATGGAAGTTTTATACTCATTGATAACCTCAAAGAAGAAGGGGACCGAAGTCCCCACCTTTATTACATATTAACCATTCCGCCCCCATTAACGGATTGCTCAAGCAGTCTAACGATCTGCGCGAGTTTAGCGTCACTGGACTGTGCAATGGTTGCAAGTGCTGCATCTCGACTAGCCTGAGCTTGGTCGTTAACCGCTGCCGGAGAAGGCTGTGGGCTAGATGCTGGTCTTTCTGTTTGTTTAACAGGAGTGACTTTAACAGGAGCAGCTGCCGCAGCACCAGAAGAAGAACTTGCACCCGTAGGTGGTTCTTTATCGGAACTAGGACTAGCGCTTGCACTACTTCCACTCGTTGGAGAGGAACCTGTTGAACTGGCTGCACTTGCTGAAGATGCATCGCTAGCCGGGTCTATTGTTGATGCAGAACCTGTTGGAGCTGGTCCGCCTACATTAGATGGTGCGTTGTTAGCATCTGTTTGGGCTATGAGGTCTTTAACTGCACCCGCCCCAGTTGGTTTAACGATATCCGCCGTAGTGTCTACGTGGTCTTTAGGGACGTTCTTATCTGGCTCAGCTGGAGTTTCAGTTTCAGGAGCTGCTGGTTGTTCTGCTGCTCCGCCACCACCGATATCCATATCACCACTACGAAGTTTATTCAGGTATTCGTTATAGTACTTACGACGCTCGTCAGTTGCTGGAACTGCGTTACCACCGTTAATACCACGAACCGCTGTATCGAAGTCACCTGTCTTAGCAATAGACAACATCGCTTTGTTGTTCTTGAGGAAGTTAACAGCAGACTGTGCCATTACGTTTGGATCCTCAGAAACAAGACGAGGGTTCTTAACAACGTCAATCCCTGTTTCCCGTTTAAACTTCTCGTAGTTAGCTTTACCTGTCAATTGGAACAATCCACGCCCACGATATAACCAACCGTCTTCTGGTTTGGTGTTACCGAGAGAAGGACCCTTAGGAGCACGACCGTAAACATACATCGCACGTTCTGCTGGAGACATCGCTGCAACTTTCTGTGCGGTAGCTTGGTCAGGAATGTTCTTGAAGTATTTAAGTAAGGTTGGGGCAGACCAGTTGGTATTTTCGACAGTCGCCTGATAACCGCCTGTTTCTTTCTTAGCCATAGCTAATGCAAGAGCCAGAACTTTGTTATCACGGAAACCTGCTTTCACTAAGTGATTCAGCATGAGCTGCTCACCTTGTTCCAGACTCATCTTAATACCTTTGTCTTCTCCTGCCATCTTGATGAATTCAGGGTTGAAGTTCTCGTTAGCTGTACCTGTAAAGGCACCCGCTGAACCAGCACCACCACCTGGAGCCGACATGGTTGCGTTTGGAGTATAACCACCGCTAGCACCACTTGCTCCACCGAACCCAGCAAAACCAGAATCATTACTGGTAGATGTTGCACCAGTTTGACCCCCAGCGAAACCACCGCCGTAAACTTCAGCAAGTACTTTGTCAGTATCTGCTTTACGTTTGGCAGCTTGAGCACGTTGCTCTGGATCTTCGCCGTCTGCACCTTTACTCTTCTCAGCTTCCATCTCTGGATCTTTCAGTCTAGCTTCTTGCGCTTTGGCATCCAAGATTTTCAGATACTTATCAGCACGGTCAGCCCACTTACCAGATTTAGAGTTAGGGAATGGAGAAGCTTCAATTTCCCATACAGTCATCTGCTTATCACCAACAGTCACAAGTTGTTCTGTTAGCTGACGAGCAATGATTGCTTTGTTGGTAGCAGTAAGTTGTTTCCACCCACGTTCAGGAACAACACCACGTGACTTCTTAATCTCCTTGAAGTAAGTCATCATGACAGGCAGGAAACGATCCCTGAACCATGTCAGCCAGTTAGTGGCCGCGATATCGCTATCTATACGGAATGAAGGTTTGAACAGTTCGAGAACTTGACCTGACTTACCAGTGAATCGAGCATCATCACCTATAACCATAATGAAGCTTTCGAGGTAACGTTCTAAACGCAACACAGCTTCAACACGCCAAGACATGTTATCGATGTTACCGTATGCTGCTAAACGAGCCATTACAAACGGATCCATTTCCTGGTCTTTCCCAGCGATCATGTCTGACACATCAATGGTCTTGACTTCAGCAGGAGTTTGGAACTTCTTACCTAATGCATCCTGAGATGCACGTGCGGCAGCAGCACCAAGTGCGTCCTGAGCACCCATCTCAGCATTTGGGATATCCGTATTGGTTTTCCCACCTGCTTTGGTGGCAGCATCAGTCTGAACAGTCGTAGCGATTTTCTCAACGGACTCAATAGGGGAAGGAATCAACTCTCTTAACTGAGCTAACTTCTTGTCCACCATTTGTTTCGTTGAAGCATCGTCCATGGTTCCGGTACGACTATCAATGCGAACGTTGATGTTGTATGGATAAGGGTCGAGTGTAGCGATGGATTGCTGTACACGTTCGATGATCTGAATTACGTCATACGAGTTAGACTTGTCAAACTCAACAATGTCACCCATACGTGCAACGGAGATAGCTGCGGTGTAGATCAGATAGATTGGTTTAAAGCGAGCAACAAACCAAGTCTCGATAGCATCCTTATCTCTCCAGTTACCTGGGTCGGCATTCATGAACTGTGTGAGGAGTTCTTCGACCGGAGTGTCTTCTTTGAAGCTACCACGGTTATTACGAATGACAACATAAGGATAAATAAGTTTCTCAAGTAACATGACACGACGCGCAAGGGAGTTATCAACACTAGGGAGACCGTACATGGCAAAACGTACTTCTTTTTGTTTTGTCATCTTGTTGTCTTTATCCGTAGCTGTCCCGTACCCGTCTTTGTTTCTAACTATCCCTTTAATCTCATCTTCATGAGCTTCCATTTCGTCACGTTTAAAGAAGAACTTATTATCAGAAGAATAGAAGAGACCATAGTTGTTCAGAGTGGAAACAGTTTCAGAGTTAGCCTGACTCATAAGAGCATCAACAACCATACCCTGAGGTAACCAATCGGTTAATGCTTCAACCGCTGCGTCACCACCTGTACGGTAGTGTCCGGTAACTGGATCACGTTCGCCAATGGAAACATCTGAACCGCGAGTTGCGGAAACCGGATCTTCTAAATCCGAGTCTTCATCATCGCTGAACATATCCAGGCCAACTGCACCAGCGCCCATCGCTAAGGAAGTCCCGATCAAACCACGACCGAATCCTCTACGACCACCACCTGCCCCACGTCTACTACCCGCACCTTTCTTCTTCTTACGCTTACCAGACTGGCCACGCTGGTCAGGAGGACCCATACCGTCGCCACCCATTCCACCTAAACCACCGGCGGCACGTTTACCCAGGAAAGCAGCACCCAGTGCTTTGAACCCCCACTTGAGCAACTTATAGATAGGAGAAGTTAAACCAAGTACACCACTGAACAATGCAGACCCGATCTTACCAAGTCTTCCCATTGATGCAGCAAGTGAGCCACCAACCATACCAACGCCAGACATTAATAGTCCGCCGATAGTACCGAGTGGGTTCTTGATCAAGTTCATGGCGAAACCACCAAGTCCTTTGGCCATACCTAATAAGGTACCGAACAATCCTTTCTTCTCGCCCTTCTCTTCTTTGTCGCCTTTCAGGTCACCCATTGATTCAGAGATATTGATGATAGCTTGGTTAACCTTATGCTTCTCATCTTTCTCTTTCTTCTTAGCCTTCCAAGCCAAGGAGTTCAAACGGAACCCTGCACCTGCTCCGCCACCCGCGTCATCATCACCAGTAGAACCGGTAGGATCAGATTCCATCGGGATGTCCATGTACTGAGACATCATGCGATAGATTTTATCTAAACGTTTTTCAACGCCAGACTGTCCACCGAAACCAGGCATCTTCAGACCCCGAGAAGATTTCTCAGTCTCGTCACCTGCGGCTCCAGGTGCTGCGCGATTGTATCCAACACGGCTGAGAGCCCAATCCAATCCAAGCTTACCCATTGCCGCTGCACCGCCAGCCATAGTACTAGCCATAGTGCCCAGATTACGTACAGCAGTACCTGTAGAGGTGACCAGTCCGGAGTTATATTCATCCTCAGTAACCAGTTGGTTACCTTCGTCATCATAGACTGGACCATTGATTTCATTCCAACCAGTTAACGGTTTGGTGTTACCATTCTCATCACGAGTGAAGTAACTTCCATCTTTAAAGCCAGCTGCTTTCAATAATGGTTTCTTCGGATTAGCCTTGGAGTAGATGTCCTGTTGGTACATCATGTCCTTGCTCATCTGAATAGTGTTCTTGATACGAGTAAATGGATCAAGGAAGTTGAATGCTTTCTGACCACTTTCTCTTAAGAACCGTAAACCTTTGAGAGCAACTTCACGACCATCTGGACCGAAGATTTTACCTGCTAATTCTTTTGCCCCAATAGTGGTGCGCTCAGCAGTGTCATAGATAGGACCTTTAACTTCGTCCCAAGTCTGAATAACCTTCTTCGTTGATGCGTCGATGTAATGACCCATGTTCTTCTTAGCCGCTTTGAGGATTGGTTCCCCGGTAGCATCTAAGATATCCTCTTCCTCACCAGGACCATCGCCCATTGCAGAAGAGATTTGGTTACGACCTTTCCATTGAACGTAAGCCCCAGCCATTAATCCAATACCACCAATACTGGCAGCCATTAATGGGTTAGATGCAAAGGAAGCACCAAGTGAACCTAACAGACCACCAATGATCAGTGGGTTGTTTCTCATGAGAAGGTCTACACCTTTACCCATGACGTCACCAGGCATTACCTTGCGGAACTTCTGAACCAGTGAGTCTTTAGCTGCATCTTCCTGACGTTGCTCAGTTTTGCTCTTAGGAGCACCACCAACCAACTGACCAGCTTTTGCTAAGTCCAGTAAATTACCGAACATGCCATTAAGCTCACCCATGCGATCTAAGATCCCACGGTTACTTTCCTTTATATCAGTAATCTCACCAGAGTAGGTATCGAAGTTAGCTGATGTAGAAGAAGTAGGTTCACCTGGACGAATAGCGCCAATGGTCTCATTAAGTTTACTCAGAGTTTCATTCAACTCCGGATAAGGGTTTTGAGTTGGAGCTGGTTTACCAGTGCCAGTGTTAAGGTTGATGTCTGAACGGTTCTTGCCAGTGACATCAGAACCAGGAGGCATCCCACGTAAAGCTGGGTTATTCGGGTCATCCATATACTGAGCGAAACGATCATGGAATATCTGCATGTTAATGCGATCCATACCGTTCTCTGTATAAATGACACCCAGGTCACGAAGCATCTGTTCGTTACCAGTAGAACGAAGTAAGTCAATACGCTCAGCAACGTTCGGGAAGTTCTGTTTAATGTTTGCTGCCGAAGCAGAAACAGTATTCAGTCTTTCACGACCTTCGGCTGTTGGCATGTTGATCATGCGCTTCATTCTGTCCATACCACTGGACTTATTAAAACCTTCAACGTCGTCAGTGCTAATACCAAAATGACGCATCAGCATCGCACGGACTTCATCTTGGTTAGACTTACTCATCCCAGGAATTTCACCGAGATAATAGTAAGGGTTGAAACCTTTCTCTGTATCGATGTCTTTGGCTACTTGCAAAGCGAATGCCTTACGAGCGCCGCCGGACAACATCTTATCAGGATCGAGTTCATCAACCAGCTGCAATGCAGAAGAAGAGAAACGTTGGAAGTCAGCATGAGGCATTAGGTCAGCTGCAACTGCAATACGTTTATTGGTCGTTGTTTGGAACTGACCACGCATGTAGTTATAACTGGTGTCTTCTACATCATCATTACCAGTACGGAGTTTTTCAATGTTTGTGTTGATCTTAGTCAGCAAACCAGGAAGAACTTCGTTTAGGGTGATGTTGTTGATCTCTTTCCAGATACCTGGTTGAGTGAGATCCTTAACGTTCTTACGAGACATGACATATTGAGTGCCACGAGTCTTTGTAACGTCCGACATCAGTTTGTTGATTGCTTCCTTGCCTTTGTTACCGGCTGAGTTCATCGCCATCCACAGACCCTTAGGGACTGCTTTCTGACCAGGCTTTAATTGGCTAACGTAATCATCGTAATCCATGTACTTCATTTCGTCCAATGGTTGCCAGTTGTCAGCCATTGAGTTCATGAGTCCCATGCCAGATGTGGAAGCGTAGGAAACGATATTACCCATGTCGGTAACTTGTTTCACTTGCGCCTTGATCCAAGAAGCATGTTCAGGATATTTACGAGATAGGTTCTCAACCATCTTCTTACCAGGACCCCTAGTAAAGAAGATAGGTAACTGGTCTACAGCAACACCAGCGACCACCTTACCAATTACGTTACCGATTGCTCCGCGTGACATACCGCCATCACCGGACATCTCTAAACCTTGAGCAACTGTACCAAGTAGGTCACCCATTACACCGTAAGCGCCTTTACGGTTTTCTTCACTGAAACGATCACGCAGTAAACCAGTAACACCGCCCATACGTTTACCGGCAGTGGAAAACAGTTTATTACGGATATAGTTCTTAGAAGCGGTCAGGGTGGAAGTCTTCTCGTAATCACTCAATGCTGAGTTACGAGCGATCTTCTTCAGTTCAGCAACTTCAGCATGGATACCAGCTTCCATGAACTTATAGAACTTGGCATCCTGTACATAACTCCGGGCCAGCAAGTTGATCTTGGCTTGGTCCATCTTGGCTTGTACGTTTCTTTGGTAAGCCAGGATGTCTTTCATAGTTCCTTCTATGTTGACAAGCTGACGGTTACCTGCTCCGATAGAAGACTGTAAGGCCGCAGTAGCTGCGACGGTCATTCCGTTAAGAGACTCTGATAAAGCATTAAACATTGAGGACTGAGAAGTGACTGAACTATCAATTGCTTGATCTACATCGTCATCACTTGTGTAGTCCATTCTGTCTTTGAATCTGTCACTCGACTGTCCGTCCAGCGATTCCCAAGAGGAGAAGTCTTTCTGACTGAAAGAAACCAATCCACCACTCATAAAGCCTGGAAGCTTTGAACCCATTTTACGGTTCAGGCTGCCTGCAATGCTTTGTAAGGATTTGACGGATTGGGCATTTTCCTCTTTGAACTCAATAGCAAGTTCGTCGATACGGTCTTTTACGAAAGAGACTTTATCAAGGGCGTTATTGAACGAGCTAGGAAGGAGAGTTCTGGTTGTTCTCATACGAGCCGCACCAGAGCCCACTGTTTCATTAACGAGTCCAGATAAGAATCCAGTTGTTAACCCGCTAATGAAACCCTTCTTAGCGAACGGATCAGAACTAAAATCCGTGTCGAAGTCGAGTTCGCCTGCAAAGGGATCTGCATCCCAGTCCATGCCGAAATCGAAATCATCGCTTGCCATATTTTACCCTCATTTAGGATATTTCAGTAATGAGTAGAAACCCAACTAACTTTACCTTATTAGACCCTAATAAGGTACCCTGGCCATTGATGAAGCGAGTTACTGTCGCTGATACCTTTGAAGGCCAGACAAGTAACTTGCATGATGAAGGTCTTTATTCTACAACTATCTTCGGACGAGTTGGTACCGATGAACGTGATAAGACCGAATCCTACATCGATGTAACTCTCCCTATTTTTAACCCTACGTATTTCAAAGCACTGGTCCAATTGAAAGGATTGTACGGAGAAATCATAAAGGGTAAGACATATGCCGTCTGGGATGAAGCGGAGAAGGATTTCATAAAATCTAACATCCTGGAAGGTGATACAGGTTATGCCTTCTTTATGTCTCACTTCTACGAGCTTGATCCCAAACAGAACGAGTCATTTAAACGTAAACAGAAGATCGACCTTGTAGAAATTTTTAAAGATCGAGCGCTGTCGAGTAAGATACTCGTTATGCCAGCTGGTATCCGTGATATCGAGATCGGGCCTGTTGTTTCTGAGAACGAGATCAACGACCTTTATCGTAAACTGATCTTCCGTAGTAAGTCTCTGAACGTTAAGAACATTGACTTAACCGATCCAGTCTATGATAACATCCGTTGGGGATTACAAGAGTCCTTTAACAACATCGCAGACTTCCTCTTTAATATGCAGGAAGGTAAACGTGGTTTCATGCAGCGTCGCATGGCACGTCGTTCTGTGTTTGGGGCTACGCGTAACGTAATCACCTCTCGTAAAGTTTCTGTTGAGAACTGTGATGATAACGTCACAGGCGATCCTAACTCAACCATCATCGGTTTGTATCAAGCTTTACTGGGCTTCAACCTTGTTGCTATCCACGAACTCACCAATGGCTTCCTGAGCGAAGTATTTACTCCAGGCATGGCAATGGCTCGGTTGGTAGATCCAAGAACACTGAGAAGCACCTACGTTGATGTAGATCCACTGGTGGTAGATAAGTTCACCTCCTCTGATGGCTTAACCAGTTTGTTCAACGGGTACAGTTCACCACAGCTTCGTAACCGCGATATCAAAGTAGCCGGTCATTACCTTGGGCTGGTTTATGATGATGGTCAGAACGTTATGCTTCTGCATGATATTGATGACCTGCCTGATGGTTTTGACAAGAAGCTTGTTCGTCCAGTAACTTATACTCAGTTCTTCTATATGCAGTGTGTAGGAGCAATTGAGAAGAAGATGTTACAAGTTACTCGATACCCAATTACTGGGATAGGTTCCATCTACCCGAGTCGTGTATTCGTCATGCCAACTAACTCAACGTCAAGTTCGAGATCTCTGTTGGACATTGATGGGAACACTGTTCTCCAACGTTTCAATTACTTCCCTACCTACACGAAGAACCCAAGCTACTTTGACGGTATGTCCATTGCGAACATCCGTTTAGGTCTGGCAGGTGGTGACTTCGATGGTGACGCCTTATCGGCGAACTCCATTATGGCAGAGGACTCAATCCGTGAGATTGAGGAAGTGTTTGGTAAACGAGACTTTTATATCTCGGGTGCAGGTGACTTCTTATATGACCCTGTACAGGAACCTCATGAATTCCTTTTACGTTCATTAACTAACGGGTTGGCATAATGTTTAAAAGTGCAAAATTAGGAATGTTTGCGCTGGACGGTAATGAAGCAATGATGTACAATCAGTTTGTAAAACTGTTTGGTACTCGTGAGAAGATCAATGATGTAACATCTCCCCGATATACTCCTGTCGGGGACATCATGCTTCCACGGAACTCGTTGATTCACTATCAACAGCAGCACCCTGGAGAGGTTGGTCCAAGTAACACAGCTCCGTTTATTAGTAACTTTGATAAACGCATCAACATGTTCTTCAACGTTAACTACGAGGTCATTCTGGGTTCTACAAAAATCCAGAACGTCCCGTTAACCAAAACCATCACTGGTTATGAAGGCAGCCACTTCATTTATAACCGTACGCGTAACTATACGACGGTTGTAGGTAAAGAAGGCGAGCTGTTAGTCAACAACTTGGCTATTGGGCAACTCCCAGTACTTTACAAACGTCGTACTGTATTTACTCCATATCAGAAATGGTACAATGACCTTTACACTCTGGTCGGTTCCATTAATGAGTTCAGTAAGTATGGTCGACATCAGTTCATCGAAATTCAATTGCCTCGTACGTTCCCTACGTATAAGACTCTTGAATTGATGTTCGACAAATACAAGAAGTTCTTTAACGAAGACGGTGAAGTTGTTCGTATGGACAAAATCCCACTGGCTCCTTTCCAAGCTGAGCAGTCTTTCTGGCTGTTAGACTTGTACGGATGTCTGATGGGCTTCGACAACTCCAATTACAGTTTGCTTGCTAAGCTCAATGAAGATGCTAAGAAGCAATTGGAAATTATCTTTACCTATAACGGTAAGTGCTGGATCGTTAACCTTCAAAACCTTATGAATCTCATTAGCTATTCTGATAAGGAAACTGATGAGAAACCAGGCAACTTAAAGATTAACTACTTCAAGCGCTTCTACGTTTCTTTAATTAGCCTGGTGACGCCTATCTTAGCCGAACCGGAGCAAGAGAGTGAACAGGAAGCAGCTGTCGGCGACAACCGAGAAGATAAAGGATCCTCTACCAGAGGAAGTGACGAAGATGAAACATCGGCGCAAGGGGTTCCTGGGAAGGATACCGCTGTGGATGGTGGTTCTGGGCCTAGTTCTTTGGCTGACCTTTACTCCAGCAGTAAGAGATCTACTGCTGTACAGGACAGTACCTCACGAGATGAGGGAAAAGAAACTAATAATGAAACACCTAGCCTCGAAGTCAGTATTGACGAAGAAGGAGAAGATGTTGGAGCCGATTCATGGGGACAGGACATAAGTGATGATGTATTTGAGCAAGCCTCGGTAGAAAATGCCGCTATCGCTCAAACACGTCCTTATAGCCCAACTGCTTCCATTGAACGTGAACTTGATGAGCTTGCCCGTACTGGTCAATTGACAAGTAAGGAACGTGAGTTCTTCGAGAAAGCAGCCAACACTTATAAAGACCTGGCCATTGGTGGGCGTACGATCGAAGAGATCATCGACATCAAACCAGAAGACATGAAGCTCACTAATGATGACATCTCTCCAGATTCCATCGTAATACGTGACAAGGCAGCATTGAAGTCTCGTACCGAAGAACTGAAGAACGCCTACAACAGTAAGATGCTTCGTCGTAATATCATTGAAATGATTGTCTTTGCTCAGAACGGTAAAGTTGCCGTGACTGATTTGGATATGGAACAAGTGGTAACAGCGGACTCTATGTTCGACGTATACACCATTCGCTACCAACCAATCAAAGGCAGTCAATCTACTCGTCGTATTCGTATCCCTACCGTAATGGAAGATGGTACCTTTACGATGAACGGTGTTAAGTCATATGCTCAGTTGATGCGTATGGAAGCACCTATCAGAAAGATTAGTCCAACAAAAGTGGCGTTGACTTCTTATTATGATAAGAAGGTAATGGTCGAGCGCTCTACTAAAGCTGTCGATGATTTCGGTCGTTGGCTGAAAGCGTCCATCATTGAACGTTCTTATGTTGACAAATCGATCCGTGTTAGTTTGGGTGGATTCAAACCACCTAAAGATCAGGTCTGTTATTATTACAGCATCCTGGCATCACGATTCAAAGCAATTGAAACTCCTCTGTATCACTTTGACTTCGACACTACCAACTTGGTCACCACCAAAGCTTGGGCTAAGCTCTGTAACGATAAGAGCTGGGTAATCGGTAAGCAAGGTGAACATCCAATCATCATTGACAACGCTGGTCTTGTTACCATCGATGGCGTGGAGAAAGGGTATATAGAAGAACTGCTCGGTCTGAACATTGTTAAAGCACCTATCCCGTGTGCTACCGTTAACGTGAACGGTTTCAAGTTCCCTGCCGTAGTCGTACTCTCTTACTGGACTGGTTTCAGTAACTTACTGAAGATGCTGAAAGCTGATTACCGTACGGTTGACCCTGACCAACGACCTCAGTTAGCAGCAGATGAGTATTTGGTTTCCTTTGCTGATGAACGTTTAATCTTTAACCGTCGTGACGAACTGACTACGTTGATACTGTCTGGATTGCGCAAGCTTCCTAACTTACACAACTTCTCACGTTCCCACCTGGATGACCCTAACGTTTGGTTCTCTCTGATTGGTGACCCTCGTGTCAAACCAACTCACTTCAAAGAGATGACCTTACTGTATGACATGTTCATTGAACCTATCATGAAGCGTCTTCTGGAAGAGAAAGGTTATCCGGTTGTGATGGACGAGTTAGTTATCGAGGCATGTAAGTTACTCCTCAATAACGAGTCTAAACACGAGATCGAAATTACCGAACAACGCTTTGTAGGTTATGAACGATTTGCTGGTCACGTTTATCGTGAGCAAGTTAAAGCAACTCGTCAATACCGTAACAAGCCAAACAACGGTAAGAAAACGTTTGACCTTAACCCTGATGCGGTGATGATGAATATCATTACTGATTCCTCTTGCCAGGCTATGGAAGAGGTGAACCCGATTCACCAAATCAAGTCCCAAGAAGAATATACCTTTGGTGGTACATTAGGTCGTAGTGACCGTGCGATGGTTCGTCGTACTCGTGGTCAATTGCCTAACTACGCAGGCATCGTTTCAGAAGCCGGTAAGGACTCCGGTAAAGTTGGCTTCATTGGTTATCTAACTTCTGATGCTAAGATCGTCGACCTTTATGGTAATGTTGATGTCAATGCGAAAGCAACTACAGTAGGTCGTGGCTCTGTTGTCATGAACGCACTGTACGGCACAACCAAGGATGATACCAAACGTACACTCTTCTCCGGCGTACAGCAGTCTCAGGTTATGGCTGCCGATAACTACGTTGTTAACCCACTGCGTACTTCTTATGACAGTCAGATTGCGTATCGTACTTCTGAGCTGTATTCTTCTGTTGCGAAACAGAAAGGGAAGGTAACAGAGGTTACTCCTTACGGCATGACCGTAACGTATGAAGATGGTACGGAAGGTAAGTTCCCGTTAGGTTATGAAATCGGTAAAGGTGCTGGTGAATATCACAAGCATAATAAAGTTACCGATATGGCTGTTGGTCAAGAGTTTGATAAAGGTCAGATTCTGGCTTGGAACGAACTCTTCTTTGACCGTGACATGGTTGACCCGACTCGTGTAGCTTGGAAGTCAGGCGGTATGGCACGTATTGCGTTGATTGAAGATCAGTTCACCTTTGAGGACTCCATCGGTATCTCTAAGGACTTCTCGGAAGCTTCGACTTCTCCGTTCTTGAAACCAAATGACTTTAAAGTGTTGGGCGAACAGTCAATCAAACTGCATGTCAAAGTAGGCGATGTTGTTGAGTATGACCAGATCCTATGCGACATAGAGAACCCGGTCTCTTCTGTATTTGAGTATGATGATGCAGATAGCTTCGAAGGGTTAGATCGTATCGGGATTAAACAGGTGAAGGCTAAGCAGTCAGGTAAGATTGCTAAGATTGAGGTCTTCTATAATGCTGGTGATTTGGATGACTGGGATGAGTCTCTCCGTACTTTCATTAAGAAGTATGATGGGGTTCGTGCTAAGTCAGCTGAATATAAATCAGTAGCGGCTAAAACTGGTAACGTTGGAATCAACGCGTCAATTGGCAAGAGCAAGATTTACTTGAACACTGCCGTCGTGTACATCTACATTGAGAACACGATTAAGACGACTACTGCGGATAAGTTCGTTGTAGGTAACCAGATGAAAGGTACAGTTGGATTCATTTATGAAAACCTAATCTATACTCTCGATGGTCGCCCTGTTCATATCACGTTCTCTTTGAAATCACTTCTTAACCGAATGGTTCTCAGTCTTCGCGATAAACTGGTTGCTAACGAAGTAAACAACGTTTACACCCAACGCATGATTTCCAAATACGGGAAATACTAAGATGAAAAATAGCGAGAAGAATGCATCGATAATTATGTCGATACAGAGAACGCTCGCTTCACTCTCACTCTATGGAGGCCGCATCGACGGCCTCTTTGGAGAGAAGTGTCGTGGGGCTATCATCTTGATGCTGAATAAGGTCTATCCTAATTTCAGCACCAACAAACTTCCGAGTAACACATATGAAGCGGAATCCGTGTTCACGTTTCTCCAGACTGCTTTGGCTGGTGTTGGTCTTTATACCATTACTATTGATGGTAAATGGGGTGGTACTTCTCAAGGTGCTATTGACGCCCTCGTCAAGTCTTACCGTCAAATTACCGAAGCGGAGCGAGCTGGGTCGACGTTGCCATTAGGTCTTGCTACTGTGATGTCTAAGCATATGTCTATTGAACAGTTGAGAGCAATGCTCCCTACCGATAGACAAGGATATGCTGAAGTTTATATCGATCCTTTAAATGAGACGATGGATATATTTGAAATAAATACTCCATTACGAATTGCTCATTTCATGGCCCAAATCCTCCACGAAACGGCGTGTTTTAAATATACCGAAGAACTGGCGAGCGGTAAGGCTTATGAGGGTCGTGCTGATTTAGGTAATACTCGACCAGGTGATGGACCACTGTTTAAAGGTCGTGGATTATTACAAATTACCGGGCGACTGAATTATGTGAAATGCCAAGTGTATTTGAGAGAGAAGTTAAAGGACCCTACTTTCGACATTACGTCGTCTGTAACTTGTGCCCAACAGCTCTCCGAAAGTCCACTTCTTGCTGCATTGGCATCGGGCTACTTCTGGAGATTCATCAAACCTAAACTCAATGAAACGGCTGATAAAGACGATATCTATTGGGTTTCTGTTTATGTCAATGGTTACGCTAAACAAGCGAATCCTTATTACCCTAACCGGGATAAGGAACCCAACCATATGAAAGAACGTGTCCAAATGCTTGCAGTGACAAAGAAAGCACTCGGAATAGTTTAATCAACAATACCACTAATAAAAGGAATATCCATGTCTGCCGTAGACAACATCATCACGGTCTCTAACCTCTTTGAGGTAGTGGCTAAAGTTAAAGAGAAGGTCGGTTATGAGTTCCAGGCTCCGCTTGACGAAGCTACTCAGAACGAAGTCACTTCTCGCGCTATTAAAGATATCGTATTAGGGGAAGGCGAATAATGATCAAGCAAACTACTGTTTTGATGGCAACCCCTATTGCTCTGGCTGCTTCCGCTAAAGGCATTGATCTTAATGATCGTTGCGGCGATATCATCCAAGGTCTGAACCAGACCGTAGGTACCATCAAGAAACTGACTGAAGATAACATCGCTGTTGATCTTCCTGAGTTTACTTCTACTGACACCGAACATACCGATGTCATGGAAGCAACTACTGACGTCATTGCTGAACATATCCGTGCAGCACTGAACACCATCTCTAAGAAAGTTAAACCTATTCTTAAAGGTGTTGAAAACGTCATGAGTTCTCAGCTGGATCCTTCTAACGTTTCTGAAACCATCTTTGGTTATCTGAACATCAGCATGGTTAACATTGAACCTGGCTTCTTGAACTCTCCTTTCTATCCGAAAGAAGTTCCTGCTACGTTTAATGGTATCGATACCATTCGTCTGGCTGATTTACTGCCAGGCGCATACCCTCAGATGAATCCTAACGATCTGGTAGACCTGATCGCTGTTGATGTTGCTGAGCTGATGCCATTCTTCTCTAATGCAGAAGAAATCCGCAATGTGTATAACGGTCTGTTCGTTGAGAAAGACTTCTGGTCCTTCTTCGGTGCTAATGCAATCGACAACGGCGTGCTGTCTATCCGCAACCAAAGCAACTATCGTTTCAGTGCTTTCCGTCCTCTGGTTATTGGTAGTCTCATTCTGAACCGTTTGGTTTCTGAAGACGATCCACTCCCAGGTGTAACTGGCGTATCACTGGACAACTACCGTGCTGGTCTGCGTATGACTCGTGACCTGTTCAGCTACATGCTTGTAACTTTCCGTACTATGTGGGAAGAACGCGCAGGCGCTGGTGTAGTCATCGTTGATAACGAAGTGAAAACCAAAGTTGCTGATTTCGGTAACATGGTCGGTAAAGAAGTTCTGTCCGGTAATCTGACTATCGGTTACAACCGTGCTGTTCTGGAAATGTTTGCTAAAGGTGACGAACTGTCTCTGAGCGAATACGCTGTCGGTTATCTGTACGCTAAGAAACGCGGCTATCCGATTAAAGACATCATCACTGATGCTGGTCCGATCAAGAACGCATGGATCGAATATTGTAACGATGTTCGTGGTGCGCTGGTTCTTCAGAAGTCTTCTATTGCTAAGAACGCATTCATCGCTACGATGGAAGGTCTGTATGCTAAAGAAGAATTCAAACCTCTTATCGAGGTAATGGAATCTGACGTTCATCCTACCCAACGTCTGTTGCAGCGTATCCAGGCTCAAATCGATCTGGACCTGTTCTTCAACAACATCCCAATGCTGGATGCGATTGTTCGTAATGAGAACTCTCTGATGAACACTCATCTGGCGGCAGTTCTGGCAGGCGCTCTGGATTCTCCTATTGCAGAAGAAATCCTGATCCTGAACAGCAACAAACCAGCAGCTTCTATCGAACAGCAGCGTAAAGCGCTGTCCTGCTCTATCGACACTGTTATTCTTAAGCGTCTGATTAAAGCTTGATGGAAATTGAAAAGCTGACTAAAGACCTGGGGCGGGTTGAAGCCGCCCTTAAGGTCTTACCAGATGGTAGCGTAGTTGCACTGCAACGATTGAAGGCTTGTTTCCCTAAACGCTTTGAACAATCTAACCTGGCCGACATCGGCGACACAGTCCAGACCATTTTAATGGTTGGTGTAATCGTTGGTGACTATTATGCTTTCTTTGGTGGAATGACCAAAGTAGTAATGAAGCCGGGTGATATCTACGAAGCGACTCTTGGGAATGATCGTTACTTTGTGCTTGACTTTGAACCAGGTGATGTAGTTATCGAAGCGTTGACTGTTCCTATGGACGCCAACATCGGTTATTACTATTACTTGGAGTTCACCAAGTATGCTCGCTTACCGTGGTACTTAACCCATGAAGACCTGTTAGGTGTTTATGATGAGGCTAAGTTCTATACTGGTAAATCAATGGGCACCAGTAACCAGGCTATCCGAGTTCTCTATGCATTAACGTGCAGAGATCCAAAGAACTTAGATATCCCGTTCCGTTACGGTAGCTCTATTAACGATCCCAGCGTTAAACCGAAGATAATCGGTATTAACAACCCTGGTCAGTTGTTGAACTCTACCTTTAGCCGTTTGGCTTCTGGTTACATGTCCGACAACATTATCTCTGGTATTCTTAATCCTGATACTAAGGTTACGAATCTGGAAGAAGTTATTCGTGGTCTACCAAGTCGAGGAAATTCATAATGTCCCAAATTTCATTAGGGAACATCATCCTTGCTGGTACTGGTAAGAAAGGGATTCTGGCTCCAGAAGCAAATGGCACCTACCTGCTTAATGCAGGTGGGTTTAACATCCCTAACCATGCTGGCATTACTTATCCTGCCAACGAGTATGTACTGGATCAGATTAATGAGAACTCTGATTTGCAACGCCGTGTTAAAATGGGCTATTGCAAAATGGAAGTTGAACATCCTGAACCATTCATCTATGTGATCGAGAACGGTGTCAAATACCGTCAACCTATCACTGACGTACTCCAATGGATCAACCGTCTTCGTTCTTATGACCCAGCTAATATCTGCGGTCTGATTAGTGAAGTGTTGTTTAACTTCGATAATCCGAATGATGTACGGGCACCGATTTGGAACCTGATTCGTTGTGAACCATTTGGTCCACGTCGTGAAGAGTTCCGTGAATCACTGGCTAACCCACGTCACAACACTGCGGTATCCATCCGTACTCAGATCTCTCCGTTCCGTCCTGGGGATACTCAGAAGAACGTTGAGTTCTGGACTGGTTATGATTGGGTTTCTGAGCCTGGTATGGTCCATGCTAATAAACACATGACTGCTGGTTGCGAATCCTTCCTGAATGACTTCGGTCTTAACGACAACATGCAGAAGTTCAGTACTTCTGAAATGATTGAACGTTTGGATGGTGCGCTGGCTGAAGCAGATAAGAATGCTGAAGCTCTTATCCGTGTTGGTGGTATGGAAGCCCTGGATGACTATCGTCAAATCCTGGGTGGCATTAAGGCTAAATACAGCAAAGGTGATTCCATCATTGTTGGTAAGTCATTCACCGATATCTTCTAATTGAGATAAGTAGGGGTCCTTCGGGATCTCTACTTATTTTTTATGTCTGTTTCCATTATACGTTACGAACAACATTCTCCCACCTAAGGAAATAAAGAAATGTCAGAACAAGAAAGCGCTCTCAAAGAAGCTGTTACCAGTCGTCACATTCACGCAGTAGAGCAAGCACTGGACGCACAGGTTCCTACTCAATGGACAGCTAAGTCCATCAACCTGGCTGACCTGCGCATCGCCACACAAGCTCGTGAGCTGGTTATTCAGGGCTACACTTTGAACAGCACCTTTAAAGAGTTCAATGAAGTATGGCTCAGTCTGCATACCGAAGATAAGAAATGCATTATCGTCGATCAGGTAGCAACTAAGCTTAAGTATCAGCTGGTTAACTTGTATGCTATCAAACTGGTTAAGTATCTGAACTCTATCATCGGTTTGGATCTGGTTCCTCTGGCGCAACAAGACCCAGCAACGCGCACCTGGAAAATGGATGCGGTTATTCTGAACATCGCTTCCAACAAAATCACTGATCACGAGCATCTGTTCCGCTTGATGCTGGTTAACCTGTTTGGTATCAGTGAAGATATCGTTGATTTCTCTCTGGCACCTACTTACGGTAAACTCCGTAACTACCTCAGCAAAACTTATGGTTGGGTTCAGCCTCTTGAACCAGCAGCAGCTGACGATGCAGTTCCTACCATCGAAGCTCTGTCATCCACTGTTGTTGTTTGTGCAACTCAGGGTAAACTGACTATCGGTTAATGTTAACGTTAGAGAGGGTAACACCTCTCTAACCCCTTATGTTTGTTTGGAGATATTTATGGATCATTGTACATCCTTGTTTACTCTTACCGATGATGGTAAACATTACTCACTTAACTTATTCGTCGCTAAGAAAGAAACTATCGACCGCTGGGGGATTGACTTAGTTAAGAAACTCTTTAAGGCGTATGAAAATAAACAATTACTTCTAGCTACTGATATCGGTGCTATCAACGTTGGTAGTGTCGAGAAAGTAACTATTGGAGAATGGGGATCCAGATCTCCTGAAGAAGTAGAAGTAACCTCTGTTACTGCTTCCTTGTTAGTCGAGAAAACTGACATTAGCAATTATCTTTATAACAACAATATCCGAATCTCGGCACAGCTGGTTCCTACCGCTCACGGTCTTAGTTCCGTGGTCCATATCAGCAAGGTTGTCAACTTCGGTAAAAATTATAACCTTTCAACTGTAGTAGGAGCAAGCCATGCAACCCGTAAATGAAGCATTGATGACTGATGAAGAATTCCTGGTTCACATTGAGAAGGTCATAGAACCTCAAGTAGCTGACTGCGGTAATGTTCAATTGCGAGCAGCCACCATTGGTCGTCTGTGTACAATGATCCGGGCTCGCGATAAAGCAATGCACCTTCAGCTCCAAACCGCCAGAACTACTTTCGCTCGCATCTTAGATGCTAATGGTGATAGTGCCAAGCCTAGCACTGTGGATGATTACCTAAACCTTCGCAAACAGGTTGAGCGTAAACATGATGGCACTCATGAAGTCACTCTTTCTATTGTCAATGTCCCATGTGGGGTGGATGGTAAGAAATGGTCAATGGGTGATGAGAAAACCAAGATCTTCCTCAAGACAACCCGTGAAGAGTTGACCCCGCTTCTTGACAAGATTGTACTTCGAGGTGCGATTGGTGAGACAGATCAGAATACTGTTCGCCAACGGGTGCGCTTAGCTGGGGCAGGTACTGATTTTGGGATTAGTGAATATTCTAAGATCGATCCAGCTAATGTAGCCGGTGTTTTACTCGGCTATCAGATATCAGGTATTCGTGATGGCTCTGGCGCATTGGTGATCACTGGTAATGTGAGACTTACCCCAGAGGCAGCAGCGATGATGGAATCTGGAAACTATGTATTTGGCATCCGCAGCACTGTCTCTATGGACGGTCTTCACAGAGTGATTGATGAACTTCACGCGTTCGATATGTTCCCAGTTCATGAATTGAATACATCTATTTAATTTGAAGTTGATATTATCTACTTGCTTATTTGATAGATATTAAAGTCTAGTACCAAACTACTAGTTAATCAACTGAACAACGAGGAATTCAGAAATGACCACAACAGATCCAAAAACAAAATTAAATAAATTCGAAGAAACTAATCTTCTCGAAGCGCTTCATAATAACTCCCGTCGTACAACATCTATTCTACACACTGGTAACGCCTGCTTCTTACAGTGCTGGTATCCTAACTTTGATTTGGGAATTCCTAGTATGAAAGGACCAGTGTGTCAGATCGTGTATAACGGCGGAAAGCGTTCACCATTTATGGATATGACTGATGCCGGTAAACTACTGGCATTGGCAAAACAAGTTCGCTCTCATGACTGGAAGATGTTCCCTGGTTATGAAGGTACTCATGAACTTAAAACAACCCGCGTTAAACTAACCTGGAATAAACTCTGGTTCGTCGATGCTCGTTGTCCTCGTTTCCAGACAGGTGATTTTATCCCTACGGATAAATTCCTGGTGAACTTGATTGGTTCACTCATCATGTTTATTGCAGGTGGGAAGGGGGTTGATGAATATCCGGTTTCCGCAGTTGGTACCTATGCCGATATGACTCATAAAGATGAGTTGTTTGCGGTAACTGATTTCGGATACTCTTCCGTCAACTCAAAACCTTCCTGGTTGAAATACACCGCTACAAAATCTACTAAGTCTGGGTCATTAGTAATGACTTATGGAGAAGTCCAATTCCATATTAAGAATACCTTTACCCGTGGGGTTGATTGGGAATTCTTTATTGGACAGATCGCCAAGGCGGTGATTGATGTAGCTTGTGGTGATCATCAGTACGTTGAGGTCTTCCTCGGTCATCCTGTACTTGATAAGTACAATACCTATGTTCGTAAGTATGTTGAGGGGGATCGTACCTTTATGGTTATCAACTCCGACATTCATGCTTACAACAATAAAGTTATGTTCATGCTGGGAGAAAAGAATACTCAGCATTTGAAAGATTTCTTTACCACGATTATCAACTACCACAAATAAGAATAAAAAGGTTTACCCCGGGATGACCGGGGAGCCTTTGACAAGTGTCATAAACCAACCAATAAGCGAGGAGCTTATAATGAAAGAAGCAAATGTAATCCCAACCCCAAATAAAGGCTACGTTAAGAACATCGGTACTTTCACATTGCCCGTTCCGTCCTACTGCATGGTGCTCTCGAAGTTTCAATTGTCATACGCTTTGGTGTATGACGAGAATATCCAGTTTGTACAGGACCACAATGTTTCTCCTGCTCTCACCAAAGACGACGCTAGAGCAATCCTTATGGGCATCGCTGATGTAGAACGTCTTGAGAAAGAGAAACGTTATGACATCTTCAAGAAGAAGATTGTCAAAATAAGTGGCGGACGTGAATTCACCATAGCGGGTTTAGGGTATCGTTTAGGTAATGTTCATATCCATGGTCGTGAAGAGATGGCTCGTTTAAAAGATTTACTCACTGCTTTTGTTTGGGGTAAGTCGAGAAATGAAATGGGCCCATTCACTATAGACCTTGGTGAAATAAGAACACACGGAGAGATTGAACGTTTTGGTAATGTCTCCAAATACGTAACCTGGAGCATCCGTATTAATGATGGGCTTTGTGTTGAAGATCGTGGTCGCCTAGATATCGTGGGACCATACGACGGAATCCGTTATCACTTCGGAACCGAAGAAATCTTATCAGAGATCATCAAAGGCGTTAAGACGCTACTTAATTCAGATGCAACCGAATACCGGTTCACTGAAGAAAAAGCTGTTAGCGTTGGACTGAGGCTCTTTAAAACCACCATCCATGATGGTTCTATTGCCGTGGGTATTTCAACAGATATTCTCTTGCCGAATCAAAGAACGTTTATGTTCTTAGGTAAAGAGAGTGGTGAGAAGTTCCTGAAGTTCCTTCGCAAAGGTAAGAAGTTATTTAAGTAAATAGTAATTAAGGGGAGTGATCCGATCAAAAGCATCACTCTCCTGGACAGAGTTCCACAAACCCATAGTCAAACCTAAAGAGGACTAAACCATGTTAAAAGCACGTCACTGTTATGCAACTGAAACTGCTTTCCACAACGCACTGTTCCGTGAAAAAGCAACTGCTCATGTCTTTGCGCTGAATCCGGCAGGAAGGGTGCAAGTCAAATTCCTTATCGGTAATGAAGAAACGGCCGTAACTGGTCGTGAGAATGTCTTCTTCATTATCGACAGCGCTGACCGCAACCGGATGTTTAATCTCCGTGATGCCAAAAATATACTCGATCTCATTGCGATCATCCGCGATAAGCGAGTCTCCACTTATCAGGGCGCAGGGTTAGTTTACGATACCTCGGTCGGTGGTAAGTACATTCGTCGATATCTTCGTACTTCTCATCAACAAGCTCATGAATCCATCATCAGTAATGATGGGATGGTTCCTCTTGATCTCAAGAATGATCCTAAGTTTGCTGAGAAGCATTGGGAAGAAAGCCTGAATCGGTTTGAAGAAATCATCCGAGAATTCATCAATGTTTGTGATGGGAAAAAGGTATCCATTAATAAATGGTTCCGTCAACGTCGTTATATGATGCTCCCTCTTCATAATGCGTTCAATGGTCCATTCAAAGTTCATAGTCTGCGATTGAATTGGACTCAGGACATGAGAGTGAACAATATCGCATTCCAAGTCGGTGAGAAGACTGTATTATTCTACGCACTTCATAAAGAAAATACCTCTTCCCTTACCGATGTTACCGAGGGGTTCATTGACGCCATTTATCGTATTCTTGATGAATATAAAGTATTCGTAGATGACGACGACATGTTCGTCAGTTCAACTCCAGTTATTCTGTCAGATGACAGAAAACACTTTATGGAATATGTCGGTGGCCGTGGTGTTGGAGGCGATTCTTACGAAGGTGGTTTCAGAACCATTATTCTTAATGTCAACTCTGATGCTTCACCAGCATGGTCCAAAATCCATTTCCATTATGAACCTAATTTTATTTGTGATTTGGTTGATGGGTTACGCTTCTGTACTGATTTCGAGATCTAACATGAAAAAGATTCTCATTGCATTACTGGCTTTCTCTTCTGTAGCCATGTCTGCCGAGCATCCGGTCAATATAACTGATGGTGAGTCTAAGTATGTTGAGACAGATCGATTTATTGTCACTGATTTACCCGAGCCCCTGTACAAGGTGATTACTGATACCAGGACCGGTTGTCAGTTTTTACTTACTTATAGAAATGGGATTAGTCAGATCCCATTGGGTTGTTTCGAGGAGTATAAAAAGAAATGACTGTAGCTAAGATAACTACTCTTGAAGAGTTAATCGATATCGCTGAACCTAAGTCGATCTGCTTGCTCCTGGAAGTTGAGCACGGGTTTACCTATGGTGATGCTGACCGTGATTGTAAAAATGTTCAACGTATCGAGCACATGCTTAATCGCATTGAGAGCGTCGGCACAAAGGGCGACTTAGAGATAATGACATTCTTAGTCTCTCGTCGACCGATCCCTGAGGGTCACGCACAGATCATCCCTGTGTACGTTTTCATCGATCCCAAAGATGATTGGTCTAAGACTAAGTCATCTGACCTGACCATTATCAAACGCATTGATAATAAGGTCGAAGTCGCAGGTATCTCAGAAGAGTTCGAAATACCACTCCGTACTTTACTCGATTAATCCATAACCTCCAGAGAGTAGCGCGAAGCTACTCTCTGGTAAAGGAACTATTATGTCTATTTTAAATTCAATTGTGAAATCAGCTGTTGATAAAAAGTGTGCTCCTTCTGATGAAGCCATTGCTAAAGTTAAAGCATGGGCTCACCAACACGGTCCTTTGTATTTAGAAGATTTCCTGGTGGCTGCTGAACCACGCGATTGCATTATCCTCACAATCATCAATAAAGAAGCGGATGTCGATACCAAAGAGAAGATTGAAAAGATCTCCTCTAAGTTGAAACACTTCATTGACACGGTTAGTGAATCAGGACAGTTCCCAGAAAAAGTCAAGGTGGGGTATGCGCTGCGCATCTTTGATCCCAAAGGTCCAACTGTTGATTATAAAGTAGTCGATGTTGAAGACAACAAAATCTCCTTTAAACAAACGGATGGTTCTTTAATTCTTAGTGATCTGGTTATCGTTATAGACGACCGGGACCGTTTAAGCATTATGCGTTCTAAACTTCATCCTTCCGGTATTCGGATGGCATGGGGTAAATCGCTGACCCATAAACTTATTACTAAACTCACCGAGGCTGGGTTGAAAGGGGATCATACAACTTTGATTCCTTTCTCCGAGAAAACAAGAATACCAACTCATCGTTTATTGGACATCATGATGGGTTATGTGATTAGTCCAGAAGTTGATGAGATCAAAGCAATCGCAGATGCTCTGGATATTCCTTTCTTGGAATTAATCGGCGACGATCTTAAAGATATCGATCTCTCACCTCAAGTGGGTAAGTGAAATGATCAAATATCAATTTATAGTTAATAAGGATAACACAGTAACTATTGATAATCTTCTCGATTCCATGAATCCTAAAGCCATTGGAATAGTGACACTTGCTGGAGAAACAGAAGTAGTCAAATCCCTTAAGGAAAGACTCATTGCTTTTAATCCAAGCATGAAAATTGTTATGGGTGTTGCGACACGTGATGAGTCTCACATGGTAAAGGTATTCCATGGAACAAAGGTACCAGGAATGTCCAGGGAAGATATAGTCGGATCTGATATTGTTTTCTACGTGAATGAGTTAGATCAGATAAGAGCATTCCGTTCACCTCCCCAATTACCAACAGGTGTTAGATTCACTTTATAATTTTCTACCGGCTATATTAGTTCAAGTAGATATTATTAACGTGCAATCAATGCGAAGAAGACGAACACGTACTTCTTTTCAACCATTTAGTATAGAGGATATTAATATGTTTCCAACTCCGGAAAAATCACAAGCAAAGCGTCTTGAGCTGATGTATCACATTGAAGATCAAATCAAGAAACGTCGTGAACTGAAAGCCAAAGTCGCCAGTGGTGAAATCACTGAGGAAGAATGGCAAGCTTCCATGGACAAGATTCGTGCGGAAATCAACTGTCCTATTCGCAACAACATCAACCAGAAATTTGGCTCAATGGGAACCGGATTGGATGGTCGTGGTGACCCCATCTTGACTTCTGAAGTTCGAGTTAAAACTGATACCTATGGTCGCCCAATTACGTACACCACGCTTCCTGAAATCATTGATGGTGACATGCCGGATATCTGGATCTGTGTTGACGGTAACAAAGTCGATACCCAGATGGCTGAAAATAAAGCCCATCTATTCCGTGAGTTAATTCACCACGCGTATGCTGGTGAAGTTCAGGTACACTTCTCATCAGGACCAACGGCAATTTCAATGATACTGAATGAACCCCTGGTTCTCGAAGCTCAACATAACGGCTTCTGTATTAAGAAATGTCCAAAGGCTCTGACCCACAACGGACTCTATCTCCATTATCCGCCTTCACCAGAAGAGAAGAAAGTTTCTATTCTGGATCTGGTTGTTGATGAAGATATTAATAAAGTCGCGATCTTTGCGATTACCTACCCTGACAGCACCCCAGAGGAACTGGAAGCTCAGTCTCACTGTGTTGCCAAAATGATGCAGGATATTCGTACCATCAATCGCAAGACTGAAGTGGCCATCGTTCCTATTGACATTCCGGTTCGTCAGGCCGATGTTATTGTTGATGGTCTGATGATGGGTTACATGTTGACATCATGGGTGACCATCAATGTCGTGGGTGACACGGCTAGTGTAAGTAAAGCGCGTGGGCATTTCCCATCAGTAGTAGGGTATAAAGTAGTAGGTTTATAAAAATACTACACCTCCAATTCAACGTTAATCAAACTCATTCGTAAAGTAAAGGAAAATAGCATGACTAAGTTAAACAAAGGTTTCGGTAAGATCATGGACGCTCGTGTTGAAGATCTGGTTAAGAACGCCGAAGTCCACAAAGACACCCACCACATCAGTTTCAAAGTTCCAACTGCGCTGAGTGAAAAGAAAGACATCTCCTTCGGTTCCGAAGTTGAAGTTCTGACTCACGCGGTTGATCTGATCAACGGTTACGGCTTAGCTGTAGAAGCTGCAACTACCCAGATCGCTCACGAACAGTTCCCTGAAACCAAACAGGAAACGTGGGATGGTCGTCTGGGTCTGTTTGATGGCCTGACTATGAATTCCGACATCCGTCTTCGTGAAGTCGTTGGTGAAGACACTCTGTTCGGTACAACACAGACCTTCATCGATCACCCTCACTCTCAGGATATGGTTAACTGGTATTCCAACTTCCAGGAAGTCAATGCCGATCGTGCTAAGAAGCTGTTCGACTAATATCTGACCCGATGATGGTTCCTCCTCTGGTTTACACCAGGGGAGGTTCATATTTAATTTCATTATTTTTAGTCGGGTGGATATGGAATACAAGAAGACAAATAGAGTAATGTTGGGAGATGATAACACTGTCGATGCGATAACCACATCAAGTGAAATCATTAATGACTCTATTGAAGAAGATAAACCTATCTATAAAGGTGATTGCGAAATAAGGTTTTATCTGGGAGGCCGACCGGTCATACTTCATAATGACACCACTACCAGCGATAACATAACTTCGTTGAATGAGTATATCAACAAGCTTAATCGCATTATGGAAATGTCATTAGAAGTTTGTGCTGAGATGGACTATAACCCTGATGAGACTTTCTTAGTAAGGGAATTCTTAAATCCGTTTGTTCCTACGGATAGGCTATTCGGTGGCACGTTGCTAATACTGTATGGTGCTCGGTATAAACAAGTTACCTTTGATATTGCTGACTGTAGTAACAAACTCCGTCGTACATTTAAACCTGATCAATTCAGAGTGTTCACCCAAAAGCTTTGCGAAGCAATTCGTAATGCTATCGGTGAATGTTGGGATATAAAGGATCTCATTAATGAATCTAAACAAAGTCAAACGCGAGTATAAGAAAGCCCGCCGAACAATGTACGGTCAGGCTCCTGATATGCGCGGTGTTACTTCTCTGGCTCAAGTCACTAAGCGTTCTGAAGGGCCAGTGGTTTTAATAACTAAGGAGCTTCACGGTCAAATCACTTTTTACCTGGGTGGTCGTCCTGTTACCATCCATGGGAAGACGGCTGTTAATAAAGCGGGGCGTAAGGATAAGGAACCTGAGATCTATCGTGCTAAGATAGAGCTGTTACGTAAGGTTATCTTTGAAGCCTTCGTTCATCTGAAATCTAAAGATGAAGCGCAGTTCATGTCTCGTGAATTCCTTAATCATGAAGACGATGATAATGACTATGGTTCGTCTATTATGATTCGTGTTCCTGAGTTCCAGAACAAACACGAGTTCTGTACATTTGAAATTGCGTCTTGTCATTTCAAAATCAGAATGAATCCAAATCGTCAAGAGTTAATCAGACACTTGAAATTCATGATTAAAACTATTGACCTACATATGTTCGATTACGAACAAGCTTATCAGGTATGGAAGGGACAATGACACAACAACTTTCGGTATCAGAGGAGTTCAATAAGAAAGCTTCCTTGTTATTGGTCAGGGCGATTGAGTCTGAATGCGATACTTCTTTATCGGTATCCATAACCAGGGCGCACAGACTTCATAAGGATATCCTTCGCGAATTCCGTAACATCGAGAGAGCGTTGTTTAGCACCGATATGTCTCGTAAACCTGTGGGACTTATTCTTCACACATCACTGGTTAAACGGGACACCGGTTGGACGCTTTCTATTTCTACACGTAAAGCACCAGGGTCTAACGTGGTCACTATCACCGACCAAACTAAAACCCTTTTGCGTAAATGGCTGAAGTCTGGCTTTAAACCTACAACGATGGCTTCTTGGAGATCCACTTATCATGGTCTTTGAAGATTACATTAAGTTTGCTAAGTTCCGCATTCATACGCTGAACGACATTAAAAGCAAACGTACTCCTAAGGCGATACTACACGACATCGATAAAGAGATGACGCGTATTTGTAACAGTATCAAGAAAGGCTATACCTTAGGTTCTATTAGACAGGATGTCATGAATGGGCTGTACAGACCGTATCGTTATTTCGATATCACATGGACAGCTATTAATAATGATCGTGACCTGAGTGTTGTTATCACTCGCGGTACATCATCAATCACCATCACTGAAGAGAACTGGAGTAAGTTCTGCATGTGGTGTAACCATTGGAACGTTGAGCGCCCTGCAACAATGGAAGCATGTGATGATGTTAACTATTATAATCGGTGGTGGTAAATGGAAGATGGTTCCCTGAAACACCGCCGCATTGATACGTTACGAACAACGTGGAACTATCTTCGTCGTCGTATCGTTGATGCACACCCAGCTCGTCGTCCTAAGGTAGAGGTGTATACTTCTGTTGATGCAGAGTTTAGACGTCTGGTTCGCGCCATTTATACGCGTAAGTTAAGTGTTCAAAGTTACAAGATTATCCAGTTCGGTAACATCAGCTTTGATCACGAATATATCGACTTACGCTCTCGTGACTCTCATCTCGTTCGTTTGTCTTTTAAAGATATCGATTCCTTTAGTGACTGGGCATTTGCTGAGTGGCCTGATAAAGAAGTCCAAATGAAAAAGATGATTCGTATCGGTAATCAGACTTATGAAACCTATGAGACTGAAAAGCCTGGAGATCTTTAATGACCTGGGTGAAACGCACATATAAGCGTGACTGGTTACAACGTTCTCCTTATTTGAATACGGTATCTTTCCGACATGAGTTATCTAATCAGACTCGTTGGGAAATTAAACCAGAATCCATTGATAAGAATGAACGTAAGTTAACATGGGCTGATGATTATTATCCAGTGGAGGAGATGATCGCAACATTTGAGCTGGTCTTCTCCATTGGGTCTGAAATCATTAAACTTCATGCTAACGATTTCATCGGTCCTTCTGATGCTTTGAAGGACTACGTTAGAAAAATAACTTTAATCAAGGAAGTCATAGGACACTTTATAAGGGACTACAAGAGCTTCCATGACAAAGATGCACCATTTATCATCAAGGAGTTCCTAAACTCGTCTGAGGGCCCTTCAGCGATCTATACGAGTACTATAGCCATCTCCTGCTCATCCACCCATTCTTTCTTCTTTGAGATTGGGAGCTGTGACGATAAGGCAAGACTCTATATAGAAAAAGAAAAGGATTTTCTTGAGATGCTGATCAAACTACAAAAGTTTCTCAGCGGAGCGATAACTGATGCACAAGCAGCTCTCGATACGTATAAGGGTCGATTGTAATTCAGTTGGATAAATGTTTGGGTATACATTATCTCTGTGTATACCCAAACTAATTTAACTATTAAGGAATTTACCATGAGTCGTATTTGGAACATCGTAATAGGTCTGAGCTTTTTAGCAGCTGCTTTAATCGTGGGAATGAACCCTTCCCATGCTGCTACCCCACCAGTAGGTTGGCATCTGGCAGACCCGGAAGTAAAAGAACTTTCTCATCTGAAGATCATCTCTAACCGAGGTGATCTCGGCGGTGAATTATCATTGATCTGTAATAAAGATACCAAGAAGATATCACTCACCTATAGCTTCGACGGTAAGCAATATGACTTTTATATTGTTCGTAACTTCGGTGACAGTAATCCAACAGCTGAAGGAAAGCTGCTGGTCGGTGCGGGCGATGCTTCTCAAGGTGATGTATTCTGGCATCTGATGAGGAATGATCAAGGTTTCTCTATCGATCGTTTCCCAGTAGGGACTAAGAAGATTTGGGATGACTCTGTAGCCAAAGCTGTTAAGAGTAATGGCGATGTCACTCCTCCTGATATCAAACAGGAAGGTGAAGAGTTCTTTATCTCTGGCCCTAAAACCAATACGTTGTTAAATCATGTGGGTGCTTACTGCCCACTTGTTCCAGGCGATAATGCTCCTGTACTTTAGTTGAAAAAGTTTACAGGAATATATAATCAAATTGACTATAAGCCTTGCGGCCTTTGTTTATTTTCAGCCCTGGTTTATCCGATATCATTGAGGTAGTTATGAAGAAGATTAATTTAGTATGGGCAGCTGCGGCAGCTCTTTTGGTTATCGCATTCCTGTACACTACTGAAGGTAAGGCAGCGTCCTACGACGTTAAAGAGAATGTGGCGGTAGTTGCAGCAGAACGTGCTGACCGTGTCGGTATTCAGGCTGACAAAGTAATGAATGGTATTACCGATGTTACCATCACTCAAAGTAAAGACGGTAATGTTCAAAAGTTCATCCTCCAGTGTGATGCGACAACTAAGTCGATCAATATGTTCTATTACCTGAACGACACGCTGGGGACTAAGGCTAAAAGCGCTACCAACTTCCGTGTTACTGTTTACGGTAACGGGGATGAAGGATTTATCAAAGGTGGTGACGTTACTGTATTCGATGGACAACTAACTACGGATAACCTCCGTAAAGGTCTTGAGAAACTTAATGCCTTAGGCGGTGCTGGATTTATTAACTTCGAAATCGTGGAAGCTCATGACGGTATCGATAATCCAATCGCTTACTCTTATCTGATTCCTTCTTCTTATGGACAACGTATCCTCCAAGCTGTTGATGGGGTGCAAGGTTCCGAAGGTTGTGATATTGACGGTGGGTTCGTTTCGATGTACTCACTGAAATCTCTGAAAGACTCAATCTAAACTAACTCCTACTCCTTAACGGGAGTAGGAGTTATTCATTTGTTTATTATAGGAAAAGTACCATGAAACTTATCAAAGTCGTATTTGCATTCATCGCTCTGTCCATGTTCAGTTCAACTGCCCTGGCTCAGTATAAAGAAGAACCAATCGTATTCTTCTTTGCTAATTGGAATTCCGATCAGCGCGTGGCCGCCTCTATTGAGTGCGTGAATCCAAATGCCCCTCAGGGCTTCAAAGTTACAATTGCTGATAGTAAGAAAGTAGTCCATCCGGAATACAAACTTTACTTCGGCGTAAACAATGGTAAACAGTTCCCTGACCGTTGGGAGCCTATTGAAAACTATTCTCCATCGATCCAGACATTCATGCTGGCAATGGTGCAAAACCGCGATCTGTTCATTGACCGTAATAACCGTGATGCTGGTATGCGTTGGGGTATTGGGCGTAATGCAGCAGAAGCCAAACAGTACGCTGTTAACATGAAAGCTCGTCCTATTCTACAGGACTTCCGTAATGCGGTGGTTCTTCATTCTTGTCGTGCGCAGTAAGGATTCAATATGAAAAACTTCTTTAAAGACTGGGGCTCCATTCTGGGGATCAACTTCGGATACCTGGCTATCTTGATCATCGGGCTTTCATCCATTAATTCTGCTTTCGCTAAAACTCCATTAGTCGTTGAAGCAATGGACAAGCAAACCTTCAGCATGGTTGGGATCAAAGAAGTCAAACCAGAAGGTGAGCTGGGGATTATCTTTGTCTGTCATAAAGATGAAGATGAAGCAACTGTGGTTATTCAACAACCTGTGATTGATAATGAAGTTCCAGTGATCACCGGTTTCACTTTTGTTAAATATGATCAGAGTGGTAGTGAGTCAGTTATCGTACCTTACTCCACTGTGGTTAAGGGTATCTGGAACATCCGTACAGCTATCCGAGTTATGCGCGATCCTTCCTATTCTGGAACTTATGCTATTCGTTTCCATAAAGCGGATGGTGGGTATGTTGAAACCCGTAAGTTCTACGATAGTGAACTCAAACGACTCTGGGGTGATCGCAAGTTAAAAGGCTGTGATACCTCGCATGTCAAAGAAGCCAGCTCCTGGGAACATGTGGGTGAAGTAGACTATAACGTCTATAAGAAATACCAGTAACTTATTTGTTTCATCTAAACTAATTCAAATATAGAGAGATATTAAAATGCGTAACATAATTAAAATGATTTCTGCGTTGGTACTGACGTTGTTCCTGGTGGGTTGCGATTCTGAACCTAAGTTTGACACCGACCACACCAAAACTCCTAACACTGCTATCACTAAGGCAGTGGAGACTTCTCGTGGTGAAGTGTTACACGAAGCTATTTACGCTACTCGCGTTACTGGTAAGTCGGCTGTATTGGGTGAGGGTCTATACACTTACGGGTTTGTTATCGAATCACAATCCCGTCAGCCTGTGATGGTTAGCCTTACCTGCTCAGTTGATCTGGATGGGTCAGCAATGGCACACACCATTTTGGATAACGAGGGTAATCCTATTCGTGGTGATCAGACCATCAGTATCATGAAGTATCGCAAAGATATTAAAGATATCCGTGAGATGGATGAGTCATCTAAACCTCTCTTCTCATTGGCTAACGGTGATACTGATATTATTACCCCTCTGACCAAGATCAAAGACTTGGACCCTGAGACGCCAATTGCATTCACTGTCGAGAAAGAACAGTCTGATGGTTATTCGTATAGTGTTGGTTGGAGCCCATTAATTCGTGCGGGTGATTTGGCTAAAGAAGTTGCCAAACTTCCACTGAAATATTGCGCAACTCTGTATATCGCAGCAGGCGAAGAAGACGTGGTTACTGGTTATACCAATAAGGAAATCGTTGGTCTGGCTAAAGCAGCGCAACAATAATGTGATAAGGTAAGGGAGCTGCGGCTCTCTTACCAAGTCGCCCCACCTATCTTTTATTTTTCACCTGCATATAAATACTCAAGCAGATATTATTATGTTGATATCTGTAAATTAATTTAACTTGAAGGAAAGTATAGATGGAAAATGTTATCACCGAGGATGAAGCCAAGGTCTTAGCAGATGCTGATTGGCAGAAACTGTTCAATTACAAAATGCAAAAAGATTTACTCCGTTGGTGCATATATTCCATTTCCCTCAATGACGTTGCTCATAACTTAGGGCACGTTCGTGATGTGTGCGAACTGGGTCGGCACATCTGCCATGAAATGGGACTGGATGAACGCACCACCTTGCTTGTTTATCTTGGATGTCTATTACACGACATCGGGTGTCGCTATGAACGTAAGCATCATCATTTGATAGGATATGGACTCAGTTACGATCTCATCAATCGGTACTGGCCGGGTGAGTTCACTGATGAAGAACTATTGACTGTCGCTACCGCGATACTGGAACATCGTAGCTCTAATCCCAATAAACCCACCAACCTGGTCAGTGAAATTGTTTCTGTTGCGGACAGTGGCGCGCCTAACTTTAATAAGTATATTCGCCGGGCAGTTCAGTTTCGCTTAAAGACTCATATGGATCCGGAACTCCTTGTTGAAGATGTCTACAAACATCTGCTGGAAAAATTTGGAGTAGAAGGTTATCACTGGGTAAGTTATCCAGATATTGGGATGGAGTTCTTTAAGCTTGAATGGGCAGAGTTCTCCACTAAGCTTTACGATGAATCTCTTACCCTTGGAAAGATCAAGGAAACCTACGAAGAGTTACGTTAGGAGGTGCTGTGAGCAATCACTCAGCTGATTTTATTCTGCTGGGAGGGATAGTACTAATCGTTGTTGCTATCGGCTCAACACTAGCATGGTGGATGATACATGACCAACCAGTAGGAAGCCAGCGGTTTAGCTGGCATCAACTCACTAAGAATAATTTCAATGTGACGTTGATAGACGAGTTGGGAAAAACATGGATCATGGATATTCATTATAATAACAACATCGAAGCTCCCAGTTGCACGATGAAAGGGGACCGAGGTTTAAGGATACAACTTCCTGTTGGATATTCTCGAAGCGAGTTTATTATATTCGCGAAAGAGATATCTGGAATAGCTGATTGCTTTGCTCTGTTAGTCAAGGGCGTGGTCAGTGAAAAGGAGTTACACAAATTAAACTTCGGTCATGACGATATTGCCACTTATAGAGACTTCAAACGTCATCTATTATTGAAAGCATTAAAACGAGTATGAATGTAATTCTATTTGGTGGACTTTTCATAATGGCTGTTCTGATTGGTACAGTCATCATGGGAACTTATAAGCGAACTGTAAAGTGCAAGACTCGTGGGCATGAGTTCACAATCACTTATAAGGACCGAACTCTTTATATCACCGCATCACGTGAAAAGAGAATTCCTTCGTATAAACGAGTGGGTTCTTTTGAGTTCATCACTATCCCTGTGGGTAGAGGTCATGAAGGGATCACTCAAATAGAGAACTTCATGCAACGGTATCGAACTTCTATATTAGCTAAGGGGTTATTTAACTTCTCAGCTAAGAGACACCCAATAAAGTTGTTTCAGTTTGATCCCGAATATGCCAGAGAGTTAGTGGAAATACAACATAAGCTTCACTGCTTTTGCAAAATGAAATAAACAACATAAACTCCTACTCACCCATCTGGGTGAGTAGGAGAATCAACTTATGTTAATTTTTTTA